ATCGTAATACAGAGATGTTGAATTCTCTGTTAACTTTCAACATGGCCATGGTGCCTAAAGAGCAATTAGCAAAGATGAACCTTGAGAATAATATTAAGGGTCAGGCTCAAGCTTTTGATGGTTTAGGCAATGCTACACGAGGGTATACCCGAGTACAACAAGATAGTCAGGAAGCTGCTAAAAAATATAATGAGGCTATGACTAACTTTAAGGCTGGTCTTGATCATGGACAAGCCGCAGTAGAGTCATTTTCAAAAGCTGTACTTAGCGGGGAAAGGTCATATTCTAAATATGAAAGTACATTAACTAGCTTGGCAAATGGTTCTACTAGTGTACTTAATAATTTTGGCTTGCTTGGCAAAGGCTTAGGAATACTCACGCAAGGCATTGCTAAAGTAGGTAGTGCTTATTTAACTCAAGCGGACAATGTATTAAAAGCCTCTGATCAATTATCTAAATTTGGAAATGCCGGTGCAATGACCGGTGAAGAATTACTTAAGTTAGCACACCAATCTGGAGTTACTAGTAAAAATTTAGACTTATTAGTTAGACCACTGCAAAGTATGGGCTCAGGTCTAGTCTCATTGGGTAATACCGTAGGTGACGGCACTAAAGCATTTGGTAGACTAACTTCAATTACTAATCAACAAAGAGAAGAATATCTTAGATTAGGTGTAAGTCAAGGGGAGTTAATACAAAATCAAGCAGATTATATAAAACTTCAGACTATCTCAGGAAGAAATCTTAGCGCACGAAATAAAGACGAAGCCTCTTTAAGAAAAGCTTCATTAGAATATACTGATAATCTGTTAACACTTAGTGCTTTAAGCGGAAAAGATATTGAAACAATTAAGAAGGAAAATGAAGCTGCATTAAGTAGGGAAGAAACATTGATCCAAACCAATTTAATGGAAATGGAAATCAATCGTTTACGCAAAACAGGTCTTCCGTTAGATGAAGAAAGAGCAAAGAAATTAGAAGCAGAACTAAAGGCTAGAGATGCTTTATTGGTAGGTATTCAAAACCAAGTTAAAGATCCTAAGATGGTCGATGCCATGTCCAAATTCTTGGCTACTGGCGCGGTAACCCAAGAAAGTGCAATGCTTGCAAGAATGGGCGTGCCTATTGAGGAATTTGCAAGACGCATAAAAAATGGTGAAGATGTAACACAAGAATTCTTGAATTCTCTAAAAAAACAAGGTGATCAAACCTTACAGAATGTTGGCGTTTCTGCAATGCATAACAAAGAAGTAAGGGAATCATTTGGTTACTCTAAAGAATTTTTACAATTTTTAGGTGGTAGAAGAGAAAAAGATGAAGTAGCCGCTAAAAAAGAAGCTGAAGCTAAAATCAAAGCACAAAAAGAAGCTGGTAAAGATCCTATGCAGGATACCAGAGCCAAAATGGTCACTGCGGAAATTCAGGTTGCAACAAAGTTTGATGAGATAGTACTTGCAGGAAATCCTTTAATTGCTGGCTTTGATAGAATGACACTAGCTATTGGATTTGCTAGTGCTGCATTAACTGGATTAGTAACTATTGGTCTTGCTAAATTTGGAAACAGTTTAGTAGCCTCAGGTACTAACGCTCTTGCTCAGGCTACGGGTATGGGTCGGTTAGGTGCAGCAGCAGGTGCACTTCCCGGAGCAGCAGGTGCTGCACCTGCTGCATCTGGCTTTGTAAAATCGGCAAGTGGGCTGTTAATTCCTGCTAGTGCCGCTGCACCTGCTGCTGCACCTGCAGCAACGGCTGCTGCATCGTCGTTGTCATCAAGTATGTCAGCATTAACCAAAACATTGGGATCGGTTGGCAAAGTATTAGGATCTACTGCCGGTACAGCGGGAATGGGCGCAGTTGTGGGAGCATATCAAGCCTATAGCGGATACCAAGACGCTTCTAAAGAATTAAAAGAAGGAAAGATCACCGAAGAAGAAGCTAACAAAAAGAAAGGCGGCGCATTAGGTGAAGGTGCAGGAACTGCATCTGGAACACTGATAGGTGCAGCGATCGGAACTGCGATATTACCTGGTATAGGGACTGCTATAGGCGGTGCATTAGGTGGTTGGTTAGGTGGTAAAGGTGGACAATTACTAGGAGAAAAACTTGGTGAAAAAGTATCTACTCTAGATACCGCAAAAAGTGATCTTGCAGAAAAAGAAAAAGAAATAGTAGATGCTAAGGCTAAACAAGATGCTGCCATTGCCGATCAGAAAAATGCTACAACTGCTGAGGAAAAAGCGGCAGCGGCCAGAGGTATAAAATATTGGGAAGAGAAGTTAAAAGAGTTAGAAGTAGAGAAAGCAGCAAAAGAAAAAATTAAAAATAAAGAAGAAGAGCTTCAAAAGAAAGAGGAAAAAAATAAAGAGGCTCAAGCTAAAAAAGAAGAGGCGATTCAAAAAGCCAAACAAAAAATTGTAGAAGCTGAAGCCAAATATGCAAAGTCTATGGAAACTGCATCCCTTACTCAAAAAATGGGATTTGGACGAGAGGCTGATCAGAAAAAAGCAATAGATGAGTTAGCTAAGGCTAAAGCAGAATTAGGAAAAATGTCAAATAGACCGGCATCATCCTTTGAACAGAAACCAACAGAGAACCAACCTGATTCTTCGGCAGTTGACCCAGCTACTGAACTTAAAAAAATGTTAGCTGACAGAGCAAAACTGTTAGAGAGAGGCCCTAAAACTAATACAACAAAAGATGCAATATCATGGAAAGAAACCATGAATTCATTGGACAAAGCAATTAATTCTTTAGAACAAAAAACTAAAGTTAATTCAAATTTTGATGTAGCGGCAGCGCCTCCTGCAGTGACTAAATCATTTAATACTACAACATCTACCTTAGCATCTACTGCTTCTACCACTTCTACAGTTAAACAAAATGAAAGGGAGTTACAGGGTCAGGAAAAAATAGAAGAACTTGAAAGACAAAGAAAAAAACTTGAAGAAAAAGGACCAAGAACCAATTCTCTACAGAGTAAACAATCTTACGAAGAGATGTTGAGAACCTTAGATGGGGCAATTGCTCAAGAAAAGAAAAATCAAGAAGCGGTCAAACTAGTACCTAAAGCTGCTGAAGGTGGTATATTCAGTGGTCCTAAATCTGGTTATCCTGTTGAATTACACGGTAACGAGGCAGTGATCCCTTTATCATCAAAAACAGAATTACCTGATGGATTGCAAAATAACGCTGATCAAAATTCAGCAGATAGTAAAGAAGAAAAAGAAAATACTGAAGCGTTTAACAAGAATTTAAAAGATTCTGACGCTATACTAAAAAAGTTAATAGGCAATCTTAATAAATGGAATACAGAACTAGACGAACAATTAGAACTAAAAGAAGAAGAAACTGAGAAACTTGAACAGTTTGTTGATGGTACAGCTGGAATTACCGGCGGGGTTAAAAACGCATTTTTTGATTTAAACAATTTTACTAAACAAATAAAAGTAGTAACAGGGCAGCTTGGTAGTGGAGGTGCCGGGGGTTCAGGCGGATCTACTGGTGGTGCAAGTGGATCTACTGGTGGTGCAAGTGGATCTACTGGTGGTGCAAGTGGAGGTGGATTTTTTAGCAACATGGGTGCTAGATTGTCATCAGGATCTCAACCAACAGCGACCAGTGGCGAACAACAAAACAAATTTTTAGCAGAATTAAAAAAACAGGGTATATCAGATACTGGTTCTGTTTCTAATCTTATGGCACAAGTGCAAGCCGAATCTGGCTTTAAAGCTAGATCAGAAGATGTTGGTAAATACAGCGCACAAACATTACTTAGGTTATATGGTCCGGGTAGTGGAAATAAAGTTCGTTTTAGATCATTAGAAGAAGCACAAAGTGTAGTAGATAAGGGCCCTGAAGCAGTTGGTAATGTAATATACGGCGGCAGAATGGGCAATGCTGCTGATGAAGGATACAAATATAGAGGGCGAGGATTAATACAACTTACCGGTAAAAGTAATTATGAAAAATATGGAAATCTTATAGGTGTTGATTTAGTAAAAGATCCGGATTTAGCTAATGACCCGGATATAGCGGCTAAATTAGCTGCTGTATATTTTAAAGAAAAACAATCTCGTGGGGTCGATCTTGGTAATATTGAACAAGTTGGTAAATCTGTTGGATATGCCGGAGGACAAGCCGAAACACAAAAAAGAATGCAACTTGCACAAGGTTTCTCAGGCAAATTACGATCAGGTGAAATACCTCAAGCTGAACTGGGAGGTATCTTTGATGGACCTATGACAGGTTATCCAGTAGAACATCATGGTAGAGAAATTACTGCTCCATTAGACGCTAATTCTATATTAGAAAAATTAGCAACGACTCCCGCTTCTCAACCAATAGAAAGCACAACTACTACTGCTACGGTCACCGGAACTGACATTAATGACAGGATAATAGAAATGCTTACAGATAAATTTGATGTAATGATTTCTAGATTAGACGATATGATTAATGAGTTATCCGAGAGCAACAATACCCAAAGTGATTTATTGAAGTACACTAAAGTTTAATAAATACATTATGACCTACAAAAAACGATTTATAAATAGGAGCGGAGTTTCTAGTCCTATATCCGGTGTGAACAGTAACGCCGGTGCTTGGAACGGTAGCCCAGGACAAAATGGTAGTTCTACTGGTGGTTGGAATAATCTAGATTGGGGCTATAAAAACTATATGAGTAGACTTCCTGAAGTCTATACAGGTCACCCAAACCGTATTGAACGATATAACCAATATGAAATGATGGACGTTGATGCTGAAATCAACGCATGTTTGGACATTATATCAGAATTCAGTACACAAAAAAATGAACAAAATAAAACTCCATTTGCTTTTGAATTTAAAGAAGATCCTACTCCCCATGAAGTAGACTTATTAAAAACTCAATTGCAGCAATGGTGTAAACTAAACGAATTTGATACCCGCGTATTTAAGATATTCAGAAATGTTATTAAGTACGGAGATCAAGTCTTTTTGCGTGATCCTGAAAACTTTAGACTATATTGGATTGATATGCTAAAAGTTATTAAGGTTATTGTTAACGAAAGTGAAGGTAAGAAACCTGAACAATATGTCATTAAAGACTTAAACATTAACTTACAGAACTTGTCAGTAGCACAAAAAACTAATACAGACTTTGCAGCTAATCCAGCTACTGGATTAGGTGGAACCGGTGGCGGTACTAACACACCGTACACTGTTCCAGCAATGCCTTACAATACTACTGGTAGTAGGTTTACATTAGGACAAAGTGAAAGTTCAGTTGATGCTAAACATGTAGTACATTTAAGTCTAACAGAAGGTCTTGACAGATTTTGGCCTTTTGGTCAAAGTATTTTAGAAAATGTCTTTAAAGTTTATAAACAAAAAGAATTGTTAGAAGATGCGGTATTAATCTATCGTGTACAACGTGCGCCTGAGCGTAGAATGTTTAAGATTGACGTTGGTAATATGCCAAGTCATATGGCTATGGCGTTTGTTGAAAGAATTAAAAATGAAATTCATCAAAGACGTATCCCTTCAGTATACGGTGGACAAAGCATAGTAGATGCTACATATAATCCATTAAGTATGAACGAAGATTATTTCTTCCCTGTTACTGCTGATGGTAGAGGAAGTAGCGTAGAATTATTACCAGGTGGACAGAATCTAGGCGAGATCGATGACCTGCGCTATTTTAATAATAGATTGGCACGTGGATTGCGTGTACCAAGTTCATATTTACCAACTGGTCCTGATGACAATACTACCCCATTAAGTGATGGTCGTGTTGGCACAGCAATGATACAAGAGTTTAGATTTAATCAATATTGTGAGCGTTTACAAAATTATATTGCATTAAAATTAGACGAAGAATTTAAATTATTCTTGCGTTGGAGAGGATTGAATATTGATAGTGGATTGTTCTCACTAAAGTTTAATCCTCCACAAAATTTTGCTGCTTATCGTCAAAGTGAGTTAGATACTGCTAGAGTATCTACATTCCAAGCAATGGAAGCGTTTCCCTATATATCAAAAAGATTCGCACTAGAAAGATTCTTAGGTCTTAGTGAAGAAGAAATTACTAAGAATGAGCAACTTTGGCGTGAAGAAAACAACAAAGATGAAGACCGCACACCTGAAGGTGGTGATTTAAGAAACATTGGAGTAAGCATAGGTGATATAGAATCTGATGAACAAACAGCAGATGATATAGAACAAGCACCGGCTGAAGGTGAAATGCCTGCAGGACCTGAAGTAGCTGGCCCTGTGCAATCAGCACCAGGCGCAATGCCTCCCGGTGGAGCAGGTGGCGGCGGTTTAACAGCATAAGATAAATAATTACATGAAGTTACTAGAAATGTTTGATCCGCCGGTTGAAGGTTATCAAGATGTTGATCAAGATAACAGTAAACCTATTTGGAAACAATCTAGAAAAACTAAACTTACATTAAAGCAAATAAGAAAATTAAGAAAAATGCTTGATGTAAGAAACTACGAAAAGAAACAACATCTAAAAAAAGTCCACGATCAATACGGACCTAAGGCAGAAGCAGCAGCTCCTACCCTATAATTTTGTATATATTTTACAAAAACGTAAAAAAACAGTAGTTAATAAGCTGTTTTTTGGTATACCCACTAAATAATTATTACAAAGCCATTTCACTTCAGGAGAACAATAATGGATCATAGAAAATTTGAACAACTTATTGATTTGATTATCAATGAGAATGAAGAACAAGCCCGTGAATTATTTCACGATATCGTAGTAGAAAAATCCCGTGAAATCTACGAATCTATCATGGACGACGAAATGATGGGTGAAGAAGGCATGGGAGGTCAAGTCGGCGATCTAATGGACGAAATCAGCGCAGAAGAAGCTGGTGGTATGACAGAAGATGAAGATGATATTGGATTCGATGACGAAGAAGAAGTCATTGACATTAGTTCTGACGATATGCATGATGAAGAAGCTGATGATGAAGTTGAAGATGCGGTTATTCGCATTGAAGACAAATTAGACCAGTTAATGGCTGATTTTGAAAAGATCATGGGCGGTGATGACGATGGTATGGGCGACGAAGAAGATTTCGGCGACGAAGAAGAAATGACGGGTGATGAAGAAGGCGAAGAAGAATTTGACGATGAAGAAGAAGGTGCTGAAGAAATGATGGAAGCAATTCAATTAAAGAATGTTCCAGGTCTTTACGGTTCTAAAATCGGCGGCGACAATGGCGCACAAACAAAGAGCCCAGGTCTACAAAACAGTGGACAAGCAGGAATGGACAGCAAGCCAGTAAAGTTCTCTGGTGCATCTGAGACAGTTCCAACAAGTCCTAAAGCTCCTAGCAACTACGGTTCTAAGGGTGAGACAACTGTAAAGGGTGCTGGTCAGTTTAAAAACACACCAGGACAAGATGCAGGCAAGTCATCATTCAAAGAAAAAGTGCCAGGCGGTTTTGGTCACAAGACCCCACAAGGTAAAGAAGCTGGCGCCGGTGGTTCTGTTCAACAGAACGACAAGAGCGTTATGGAAAGCAGAAAACCTGCTAGAAGAAGAATCTAAGAGAATCTGAGAGAAATGGCTTATCTCAAAGAACATTTAACATTTGACCGCGCAGGAATGGTGGTCGAGTCGTTAGATGACGCTAACGGAAAGTCCCTATACATGAAGGGAATTTTCATTCAGGGCGGGGTTAAAAATGCTAATGAACGCATTTACCCCGTGTCTGAAATTGAAAATGCCGTGCAAACTCTTAATGAGCAAATTTCAGATGGTCATTCAGTTCTAGGTGAAGTAGATCACCCTGATGACCTCAAAATTAATTTAGACCGTGTGTCACATATGATTACTAGTATGTGGATGGACGGAGCTAATGGATTCGGAAAACTAAAAATATTACCAACTCCAATGGGTCAGTTAGTAAAGACTATGTTGGAGAGTGGTGTGAAACTAGGCGTATCAAGTCGTGGATCAGGTAATGTAAACGACATGGACGGCAAAGTAAGTGACTTTGAAATAGTCACAGTAGATATTGTCGCTCAACCAAGCGCACCTAATGCATATCCAAAGGCAATTTATGAAGGCATAATGAACATGAAGCATGGTCATAGATTGTTGAGTATTGTAAAAGACGCTAAAGGCGACAAAAAAGTAGAGAAATTCTTGAAAGAGGAAGTCATACGCCTCATCAAGGATCTCAAAATTAAATAAGGGGATGTCCAATGACATTGGAAATAATCAAACCATTACTTGAGAGCGGACTTATTAATGAAGACGTAGGGCAACAGATTAATGAAGCCTGGGAATCCAAGTTGAATGAGGCTCGTGAACAGGTTCGTGCAGAACTTAGAGAAGAGTTTGCACAAAAGTATGAGCATGACAGAAGCGTTATGGTTGAAGCCCTTGATCGTATGGTAACAGACAATCTTTCAGAAGAAATTCAAGAATTTCATAATGAAAGAAAAGCAATGAACGAAGACCGTGTAAAAAGCCAAGTGAAACTTCGTGAAAGCGCATCAAAATTCAATGATTTCATGGTTACTAAACTAGCCGAAGAAATCAAAGAATTGCGTAGTGATCGCAAGATTCAGCAGGAAAGTCAGCAAAAGCTAGAGCAATTTATTGTTCATGCACTTGCCCGTGAAATCAAAGAATTCTCACAGGACAAGAAAGCAGTTGTTGAAGCTAAGGTTAAATTAGTTGCAGAAGGACGCAAACAACTTGAAGCACTAAAGGCAAAATTTGTCACAGAAAGTGCTAAGAGAATGAATGCTGTTGTTACTAAACATCTTAAAGGTGAACTAAGCCAGCTTAAAGAAGATATTCAAGCCGCCCGTGAAAACAATTTCGGTCGCAGAATATTTGAATCGTTCGCTAGCGAGTTTTCAGTTACTCATTTAAATGAAAAAGCTGAGACACGCAAGTTAATGGCTGCGTTAAAAGAGAAAGATCAAAAACTAGCCGAGTCTATGAGTTTAATCTCACAGGCTAAACAGTTAGTTGAGAGCAAAGAGAAAGAAGTGCGTATTATCAAAGAATCTAATCTTCGTGAAAAAACAATGAGTGATTTACTTGCTCCATTGAACGAAGAAAAGGCTAAGGTAATGCTATCTTTATTAGAAAGCGTTCAAACCCCAAGGTTACAGAATGCTTTTGAAAAGTATCTACCGGCTGTACTAAACAGTGGTTCTGAAAAGAAAGCTACTAAGCAGACAATTACAGAATCAAAAATGATTAGTGAAGTGACAGGTGATAAATCTGCCAAAAAAGATATTATTGATACCCAAGAGCGTGATAACGTGATTGATATCAAGCGTCTGGCAGGGCTTTAATTTAAGACATAGATTAGGAGAAAATAAAAATGTCAAAAGTTCTATTAGAAAGCCGTTGGGACGAGACCAAGGAAGCTCTGTTAGAAGGCTTAAAAGGCACTCGCCGCTCAACAATGGGTGTTATCTTAGAAAACACCAAAAAGCAACTACTTGCTGAAAGTACCGCAGGTACAACTACAGCTGGCAATATCGCTACATTAAACCGTGTGATTCTTCCAGTTATCCGTCGTGTTATGCCAACAGTTATCGCTAACGAGTTGGTTGGTGTTCAGCCAATGACTGGCCCAGTTGGTCAGATCCATACACTACGTGTCCGTTATGCTCAGTCATTAACTGATAACTCTGCTGCTCAGACAAGCGTAACAGCTGGTCAGGAAGCATTAAGCCCATTCTTAATTGCACAGGCTTACTCAAGAGTTAAAGGTGATGCTACTTCTACTAGCTACTATACTGCTAACGATACAGCAGCATTAGAAGGTAATGGCGGTAAGCAAATTTCCGTGCAAATCTTAAGACAGGCTGTTGAAGCTAAGTCACGCAAGTTACAGGCACGTTGGACATTCGAAGCTGCACAAGACGCTCAAAGCCAGCATGGTATTGACGTTGAAGCAGAAATCATGGCTGCTCTAGCACAAGAGATCACTGCTGAGATCGACCAAGAGATCCTCTTGTCACTCCGTACTCTTGCTTCTACAGAGTATACATACAACCAAGCTACAGTATCTGGTACAGCTACATACGTTGGTGACGAACACGCTGCTCTAGCTGTTCTAATCAACCGTGTTGCTAACTTGATTGCACAGCGTACCCGTCGTGGTGCTGGTAACTGGGCCGTTGTTAGTTCTGCTAGCTTGACAGTTCTTCAGAGTGCTACAACTTCTGCTTTTGCTCGCACAACAGAAGGCACATTCGAAGCCCCAACAAACACCAAGTTCGTTGGTACATTGAACGGTGCAATGCGTGTGTTCGTTGACAGTTATGCTGCTGACAACATTCCTGTGCTAGTCGGTTACAAAGGTTCAAGCGAGACAGACGCAGCCGCGTTCTATTGCCCATATATTCCTTTGATGAGTTCTGGTGTTGTCCTTGATCCGTCAACATTCGAACCAGTCGTGTCATTTATGACTCGTTACGGATACATAGAATTAACCAATACCGCAAGTTCTTTCGGTAATGCGGCTGACTATGTTGGGGAAATTGCTGTTTCTAACCTTACATTCCAATAATATTGGAATAACTTTAATTCTCAATCGGGATGGGAAGTTACAGGGAAGCGCACTTCGGTGCGCTTTTTTGTGGCTAATATAAATTTACTGACTAAAATCTACTGTCATAAGTAGAACAGAGGAAAGTAAATGAAATACAGTATAGTAATCCCTACCTATAATCATTGCAATGATTTACTAAAACCATGTATAGAATCTATATTTGAATATTCAAATATAACAGATATAGAACTTATTATCAGTGCTAATGGATGTACTGACAATACTTTGGAATACTTAGGAAATCTAAAAGAAAAATTCAACTATCTTAGATTAGAAAATCATCTTAAGATAGTTTGGGATAATAATCCCTTAGGTTATCCAAAAGCAACAAATGCTGGTATTAAAGTTGCAACAACTAATAGAATAGTATTGTTTAACAATGATGCAGTACTACTACCTCAAAATAAAAATGATTGGTTAACTCTACTTAACAATGGATTTGATGATAGTAACTGTGGAATTACCGCAGTACTACTAAAGTATAGCGAAATAATAAAAAGAAATTTTGGAATATTTTTCTGTGTTATGATTGACCGTAAAGTATTTGATAAGATTGGATTATTAAACGAAGATTATGGTACGGGTAGTGGAGAGGATATTGAATTTTGTATGGAAGCAGAATTAGCAGGGTTTTCAATTATTCAACCTGTTCAAATGGTATGGTCTAATGAAGCAATGCTACACGTAGGTACTTTCCCCATATATCATCGTGGTGAGGGTACTGTTCATGATCCTAATCTAGTTCAGAATTGGAATCAAACATTTAGAAATAATGAACTAAGGCTTGCTAAGAAGTATAATCTAGAGTGGTATGAAGCAAATAAACACACAGGTACAATATGAAATATAGTATAGTAATTCCCACTTATAATCATTGTGATGATTTATTAAAACCTTGTATTGAATCTATACTAGCATATTCTAACATAGAAGATATTGAGTTAATAGTCAGCGCTAATGGATGTACTGATAATACGCTAGAGTATTTGGGTGCGTTATCAGAAAAGTTTACATATTTAGGATTAAAAAAGCATTTTAAAATCGCATGGGCTAATGAACCACTTGGATACTCAGGCGCATGTAATCCTGCCATTAAATTAGCAACGACGGACTTAATAATACTGTTAAACAATGATGCAATATTATTACCTCATGAAGTAAATGGTTGGCTAAACTTACTAGAAAGTCCTTTTATTAGTAATCCAAAATGCGGCATTAGTTGTATCATTAAAGGTCATAGTGAGCCAGCAGGCAGAGACTTTGCTGTATTCTTTTGTGTAATGATTCATAAAAAAGTGTTTGATAGTATTGGTTTATTAAGCATGGATTATGGTGTAGGTGGCGGAGAAGATACAGAATTCTGTATTGAAGCAGAAAATGCAGGGTTTGAAGTATGTGAAGTACTTAACAAATCTTGGGATACTACTACTAATCTACATATCGGCGAATTCCCTATATATCATAAGGGTGAAGGCACAATGCACGATTCTAAACTAGTAAATGATTATAATGATGTATTTTTAGAAAATTCATTAACTCTAGCAAGAAAATATAATCCTGATTGGTATAAATGGCGTCTTTCAAATTATTGGGAGAGGGCTGTATTTTTCAAGGGTGATCCTGTGTATGACCGAGAAGTAACTAGATATCGGTGGGCCGCAGAAAATCTATTAGGAACTAAGGTTTTTGAATTAGGATGCACTAGTGGTTATGGAATTCAATTCTTTCCTAACACTATTGAATATACTGGATTAGATTATGACAAGTATATAATTAAAGCAGCCAAAGATCAAGATTGGGGATATAATGCACAGTTTATTAATGCTGATATTAATAATTTTGAATTATATCAGTATGATACTATAGTTGCTTTTGAAGTAATTGAGCATTTGGAAAACGGATTAGAAATTGTTGAAAGACTAAAAAAGCATTGTAAAAGATTAATGATAACGGTTCCTATGCTTGAGCCACCGGGTAAATGGGGTCCACATCATAAACTACATATGTTAGATGAATTATATTTCCCTAGTTTTAAATTTAAATATATAGCACCTGATGGAAGATTATTAGACGATCCTTTAGTAAGAGGTGACCCTGAGAATATAAACTTAATGTTATGTATTTGGGATAAAGATGAAACTATAGATTTGAGTTGGCTAAAAGAACAAGATGCTAATATGCATCGTGAAGTTATTGAATCAAATCAATACAATCTTACTAAAGAAGAATTAACAGGTAGATCAGTTATAGATGTGGGAGCAAATATAGGAGCCTTTTCATTACTAGCCGGAGCAATGGGAGCTAAAAAGGTAATAGGAATTGAACCTGTTTCTAAAACTTTTAACATTTTTCAATCTAATGTAAAACGATCAGGCTTATCTTCTATAATCGCATTAAAAAATGTAGTGGCAGCAGAGCATGGGAAATATATTAGTGTAAGCATTAATAATGACAATGCCGGTGCAAATAGTATGTATAATATTACAACTGAGCATGAATTGGTTCGTAGTCTATCTTTGCCTATATTATTAAAAATGATAGAAGGTAATAACATATTATTAAAACTAGACTGTGAAGGTGCTGAATACGATATTATTTTAAATGCGACTCAAGAAGAAATGAATAGAATTAACGAAATTGTGCTAGAAATTCATACTGACTTACATCCTACTTATAAAGGCAAAGAGATAATAGAAAATAAACTAAAAGAATTTGGATTTACTAATTTAAGATCAGACCAAATATATTGGTATGAAGTAGATCATTTGGGTAATAAATTTAATTGGAAAGAACTTCCTTATTGTAACCAACGTTGGAAAAGATGAGTAAAAACATATTATGTTCCATTTCTACTAGAGGTCGATACGATACTACATTGCCATTAGCAATGATGAGTGTAGTTAATCAAACATTGAAGCCCGATAAACTCATTGTATTTGATGATAATGTAGAACCTATTGATGTAAGAGAACATCAGCATTATCTATACATTTTTCAAATGCTAGATCAAAAAGGCATTCAATGGGAATGGTTATTTGCTGAAAAGAAAGGTCAACATTTTAATCATGACAAAGCAAATAGAATGGGATATAAATGGGTTTGGCGCATGGATGACGATACAGTTGCCGAAGCCAATACACTAGAAGTATTATATTCACATACTGCGGATGATGTTGGTGGAGTAGGTGGTAGTGTATTAACACCTCCATTAGGTGGAGAAATACAGGCTACTGGTAAAATTGAAGACATTTATAATGAAGGCAATTTACAGTGGTATTATATTAAAGAAAAACAAGAAGTAGACCATTTACATTGTTCATTTTTATATAGAGCAGGAATAGCAGATTATCATTTGGGCTTAAGTAGAATAGCACATAGAGAAGAAACTCTATTTACCTATGCACTAAAACAGCGTGGATATAAAAATCTTATAGTACCAAATGCAGTTACTTGGCATTTAAAAAATAGAGATGGTGGTATAAGAGATGGTCATTATGAAATGTTCATGCATGATGAACAGATATTCAAAAACATAATGAATCTTGGAGATAGTACTATAGTTGTATTAGACTGTGGTATGGGTGATCATATAGTGTTTAAGAAAGTATTACCTGATATTAAAAATCCTATCATTTTTACTTGCTATCCTGACATTGTTCCTGGTAGAAGTATAGCCGAAGCCAAACAGTTATTTGGTGCAATTGAACATTTCAATGTTTATCAGAAGATGGATCAATGGAATTGGACAGGCAGTTTGGAAGATGGATTTAGAAAACTATATGTGGATAAGACATGATTAAGTTAAATTTAGCATGCGGTGATGATTATATCGATGGATATGTTAATGTAGACTTGTATCATGATGGAAAAGTTGACGCTAGGTTTGATGTAAGCACAATACCCTATGAAGATAATTCAGTAGATGAAATAAAAGCATTTCATATTATTGAACACTTTGATTGGCATAAAGGTAAAGATGTACTTAAAGAATGGCATAGGGTTTTAAAACCAAATGGTAGATTATATTTAGAAACACCTGACTTCTTAGCAAGTTGCAGAGATTTTGTTAATGGCTCACCTGACTATAGAATACATTTATATGGGCATTTTTTCTCAATGCCTTGGATTAAAGGTCAGGAACATTTGTTTTTATTTACTGAAGACCAACTCCGTACCCATCTGATGTGGACAGGGTTTAACAAAGTAAATAGATTACCTGCCGCTAGCAAATACCTAGAGCATTATCCTGCTCATTTATTTTTAACTGTGGAAGCATTTAAATGATTATTTTATCACCCTACGCAAAGACAATGCGTAATGGAAAACAACATCCTAAAAATTATCCATATTGGGAAGAAGTAATTGCTCAAGTCAAAGAGCATATTGTTCAAGTTGGGGTAGAAGGTGAAGTACCGCTAGTGGCTGATTTTAGACAAAATTTATCGTTAGAAGACCTCGCTGAATTGATTAAAGAATGTAAAACTTGGATGGGTATTGATAGTTTTTTCCAACATTATTGTTGGGATCAAGGTAAACCAGGTATAGTACTTTGGGGCCAAAGCGATCCTGTAATATTTGGTCACCCTGAAAATGTTAATCTACTTAAAGATAGAAAATACCTAAGAGAAAAACAATTTTGGTTATGGGAACAATGTGAATTCAATGCTGAATCATTTGTTACCCATGATGTAGTATTAGAAGCACTTGAGTCATTTGGCGTTGAACTCAAATAAATGTCCAATGTATTTCAATCAGCATATGATACTAGATTAAAGAGTTGGTATCGTCTACGACAGTCATTAGAAGATAAAGAGTTAAAAACTACCTGTGTAGAAATTGATCGGTGGTGGCAACATGCACCACTGGTCAATCATTACCTTCATACTGATTTTATTAATGATTGGCCCAATCCATGGGAATTATTAGCAGAAAATAACTACTGTACTATTGCTCGTGGTTTGGGTATGGTGTACACTCTACTACTATTGGGCGTAGATCGTGTTGACTTTGCCCACGCTAAAGACTATAATAATGAAGATGTTGTGTTGGTTTTGGTAGATGATGCAAAATATATACTTAATTACTGGCCCAATATGGTAGTAAATAGTTGTCTACAAGATTTTAAAATTTCTAAATTAATAGATATTTCTAAAATAATTAAAAAAATAGGTTGAACATGAGAATAAATGTCGTTAAGCGTTCAGGCTTAAAAGAGCCCCTTACAATAGAAAAATGGCAAGCGCAAATTGCAAATATATGTACAGGCATTGCTGATGTAAGCCAAAGTATGATAGAAATCAAAGCGCAACCACATTTTTATGATGGCATAACGACTAAAGAAATTGATGAAATTACATTAAGAGCTATTGTTGACTTGATTGACGTTGAGACCAATCCTGATGTAGGTCACACTAATTACCAATATGTTGCAGGTAAACAGCGTTTAAGTATGCTACGCAAAGATGTTTACGGAAGCTATACTGTTCCTAAACTCTATGATGTTGTTGTACGAAATATAAAAGTGGGTTTATATACCCCTGAATTATTAGAATGGTATAGTGAAGATGATTGGAATAAAATGGAAGCTTTTATTGATCATGGAAGGGATGAACAATATAGTTATGCGGCAATTGAACAATTAATTGAAAAGTATTTGGTACGAAATCGTAGTTCAAAAGAAATTTATGAAACGCCGCAAGTTCGTTATATGATCGCTGCCGCGACAATCTTTCATAAAGAAGAACCGCTTTCAGCAAGATTAAAATATATCAAGGAGTATTACAATGCAGCCAGTGATGGGTTATTTACTCTCGCTACTCCTGTTCTTGCTGGGCTTGGGACTCCTACAAAGCAGTTTTCTAGTTGTGTTCTCATACGCAGTGATGATGATCTTGACTCCATATTTGCTAGTGGAGAAATGATGGCCAAGTATGCTAGTAAACGTGCTGGCATAGGTTTAGAGATTGGTAGGCTACGCCCATTGGGTAGCCCAATTAGGGGAGGCGAGATCATGCATACTGGCATGATTCCGTTCTTAAAGAAATGGTTTGGGGACTTGCGCTCCTGTTCACAAGGAGGGATTAGAAATGCTTCGGCGACTGTGTTCTATCCGATTTGGCATCACCAATTTGATGACCTTATTGTGCTCAAAAATAATCAAGGAACAGAAGAAACCCGAGTCAGACATATGGACTATGGTGTCGTACTCTCAGCATTCTTCTGGCGTAGGTTTAAGAACAAAGAGAATATTACGTTCTTCGATCCAAACCAAGTACCGGACCTCTACGAAGCCTTCTACAAAAACACCGAACTCTTTGAAAAACTCTATGTAAAATACGAACACCAAGATGGTCTTCGTAAAAAAACTATCAGTGCTGAAGAAGTATTTAAGAGTGGCATATTAAAAGAACGCACAGATACAGGACGTATCTACTTAGTGTTCATTGACAATGTTATGAAGCAGGGTCCATTTGATCCCGAGTACCATACAATTTACCAAAGTAATCTTTGCTGTGAAATTCTACTCCCTACCCGTCCTTTTAAGCGTTTGGATGACAGCGATGGCCGTATCGCTCTTTGTACCTTGGGATCGATTAACTGGGGTGCGTTCAGAAATCCTGAGGATATGCGTCGTGCTTGTCGCATTCTCCAGCGCAGCCTGTGCAATATCCTTGATTATCAGGACTACCTTAGTATCCAATCTAAACTAAGTAATGAAGAAATTCAACCACTTGGCATTGGAGTAACTAACTTGGCCTACTGGCATGCCAAACGTGGTTACAAGTACGGTGAAAAGGATGCACTTCAAGATGTTAAAACTTGGGTTGAGCATCAAGCATATTATCTAACAGAAGCCACTGTAGAATTAGCCAAAGAACGTGGACCTTGCAGAGAAAGTGCTAGAACACGATATGGACAAGGTATCTTTCCGTGGGAGTTACGAGCCGAAGCAGTTAACGATTTGGCAGAATTTAGTCCTGAACTTGATTGGGAAACTCTCAGAGAAAACATGATGAAACACGGTGTTCGTAATGCTACATTAATGGCTATAGCACCAGTTGAATCTTCCTCAGTAGTTATTAACTCTACAAATGGTATTGAGATGCCAATGAGTTTAATCTCTGTAAAAGAAAGCAAAGCTGGTTCTTTCGTTCAAGTAGTACCTGAATATCAAAAACTAAAAAACAAATATCAACTAATGTGGGATCAGCGAGACTGTGATGGTTACATCAAAACCGCCGCTGTATTGGCTGCTTATATAGACCAAAGCATTAGTACTAATACTTTCTACAATCCGGCATTTTTCCCTGATCGTAAAGTTCCTACAACACTTATAGCTAAAAATCTGATGCAAGCTCATATTTGGGGTTTAAAAACTTTTTACTATAGTTTGATTAATAAAGCAGGAAGTAAATCAGTTATAGAAGAGGCTCCTCTTGCCCCTATTAATTTTGATGATGAAGAAGATTGTTTGGCCTGTAAATTATAAGGACAACATACAATATGAGTTATATTATCGGATCGTTGCCACCAATCAAATGTTTTGTTAAAAGAGAATTTCTTTATAACTTTGAAAAAGGTCACGGTGAGTTAGAACCTGCAATATGGGTTAGCCTCAAAGCCCTACGAGGGCAAGTGTTTCGTATTGAATCATTATTACCTAATTACGGAGCACTATATGATAAACTACCTATCCACGCTTATGTATGGCAAGAAAACTATACGGGAAATTTACCTATAGATACTTTACAGCTTTGGGATTGCATGGGATATCGCTTTACTATTATTGAAAAAATAGGTCTGCGTAATCTAGGTGTTAAGTTTTTAGGAAAAGATCGTGCATGGCATCACGGAATATATTTATTTACAGTAGACTTTTGTGCTGACGGAATGGATGTTGATACTGGCTTTACTGAGGTTGCTGAAGAACATAAGTCATTTAATTTTATTCGTCTAGAAAACGGTCAGTTTGCTTGTCAGCCTAACAATCGATGTTTATGGTATGATCAAAGTTTGATTTCAGGCAAAGTAAAATTCCCAGACTTCAAAGCCGCGCAGACTATTTTCACAGTAGATGGCACACGCAAATGGATTGCCGGAGATGATTGGTTTTACACTATTGACGAAAAAAATGAATAACAGGACATATCAATGACCGCTAGAAGTAATTTAGCACAAGGCAGAGAGAGCTATGATGCTGAATTAAGTACAGGCTTGGTTGAATTTTTCAATAGAAATATTACTCCTTATCCTACAGAATCTAGTGGGCCTAAATTTGATTTGATTCCTGTTGAAAAACAAAAAGACATTATGGTCAATGTAGCCAAAATGCACGCCCAACAAGAATATAATCGTATTATGGATTTGGTTAATGTACTACAGAAACAAGCAGCCAGTATTAAACGTAGACTAGACATTACCGAATCAGTACATAGTGCTAAATATAACTTTCAAATATATCATGGGCAGATATATTGGCTAGCATTTAATCATATAGATAAATGCACAATATTGACACATAATGGACCTGATGATTGGAGTAGCGGACCACCAAGTCATTATGAGTACATATGCAAGGTGAAATGGTTAGGCGACTATACGTGGATAGAGCTTGACAAAGACGATAATTATAACTAAAATAGAAAACTATGTCAAAACACCAATACAACCTAAACACTAAAACAGACTATATAAATCGTAAAATGTTTCTAGACCCTGAAGGTCCTGTTACAATTCAACGCTTTGAAGAAGTCAAGTATAATAAATTACAAAAGATAGAACAAACAGCTAGGGGATTCTTTTGGGTACCCGAAGAAATTTCTCTATCTAAAGATGCTAATGATTTTAAAGATGCCAGTGATGCAGTTAAGCATATCTTTACTAGTAACTTATTAAGACAAACCGCACTTGATAGTATTCAAGGTCGTGGTCCAGCACAGGTTTTTACACCTGTTGTTAGTCTACCTGAACTAGAAGCACTAATGTATAATTGGAGCTTCTTTGAAACTAACATACATAGTCGCAGTTATAGTCATATCATTCGTAATATCTATAATGTGCCAAAGGATGTGTTTAACACTATTCATGACACTAAAGAAATTGTGGACATGGCTAGTAGTGTGGGTAACTATTATGATCAATTGCATATGATTAATTGCCATAAAGAGCTTGGCGAGGCAATTAGTGAAAAGGTACATATTCGGGCCATCTGGTTAGCACTCAATGCTAGTTATGCCCTTGAAGCATTTCGTTTTATGGTTAGTTTTGCTACTAGTCTTGCTATGGTAGAGAACAAAATCTTTATTGGAAACGGTAACATTATTAGCCTAATTCTACAAGATGAACTCTTGCACAAAGAATGGACTGCTTGGATGATTAATCAAGTAGTAAAAGAAGATCCTAGATTTGCTCAAGCAAAACAAGAGTGTGAGCAAGAAGTATACAGTATGTATATGGATGTTATTAGAGAAGAAAAAGATTGGGCTACCTATTTGTTTAAAATGGGTCCTGTAATTGGACTTAATCCTAATATCCTAAGAGATTTTGTAGATTATACTGCACTACATGCATTAAAAGATATTGGGATCAAATATATCAATACTAATGTTCCAAAAACTACTCCTATTCCATGGTTTAATAAACATAGCGATACAAGTAAAAAACAGTCAGCCCTTCAAGAAACAGAAAGTACTAATTATGTATTAGGCGTGATGAGTGAATCACTTGACTATGACCAGCTACCTAAAGTATAATAAGGAGAAAAAGTATGAAAGCTATAGTATGGAGTAAAAACAATTGTTCAAATTGTGATCAAGCGAAGGCATTGCTCAATAGTAAAGGAATACAATTTGAAGAAAAGAAGATCGGTGAAGGTTGGACAAGAGAACAATTATTAGAGGCAGTACCAACTGCCCGAACAGTGCCACAAATTTTTCTTGGTGAAGAGTATGTGGGTGGGTTTCCAGAACTCAAACAAAAATTAGCAGCTTAAGGAATATAATGCTTAATACAGATGAAATTTATACGTTTAAATTAAACAGTGGAGAAGAATTAATCGCTAAGGTAATTAAATCAGAAACAGATTACATTACTATTTTTGACCCGGTGTCCGTAGCACCTGGTCCGCAAGGTATGGGATTAGTTCCTAGCTTGTTTACCGCGGATCCCCAGGGTGAAATAAAGCTAAATACTAATAGTATTGCAATTTATGGAATAACTGACGAGGGTATAAAAGCAAAATACACTCAAGCAACAACAGGAATTGCAGTACCTAATAAAAAACTAATCTTAGGATAATATGGCGCAATTGAGCAGACAGGGTGATGCAAATTCAGCAGGCGGAAAAATCATGCGAGGCGCCGGCACGGTGTTCGCTAATGGCATGCCTGTAGGGTTACATGTAAGTGTAATGACACCTCATGCTCCGTTTGGTAAACCACATCCTCCTCACAATGCCGCTAGAACTACAGAAGGTAGTCCTACTGTTTTTGCTGAGGGTGAACCAGTACTTCGTACTGGTTCAGGTAATACATGCGGTCATCCTATTGTACAAGGTAGTTCGGATGTATATTGCCCATGAGTACTACAGGTAAACAAAGTCCACTGGGTGTCAATGTAAATAGTTCCTTGTTACAAAATATAGGTCTATGCATTAATTCTACTAATCAAGGCTATATAGGGACTAGCAAGACCAATGCTAGTCATACCCCGGGTAGTCTAGTCAACAATACATGCCTTAAATTATTAACTTACGCAATAAATCAAGCATATAACGGTAGTGTTTCTCAAACTCCTGCTGGAACTTCGACCTATGACAATTTAATTGCTATAGGTAAGGATATTATTCCAGCATTAGGTAATTCAAAAAGCCTTGGATACACTACTGATGATCCTACTAATCAATGGCAAGGACAAGCTACTACTGGTTATTCAACTGCAAGTGATACTGGTGATGGACAAAGTGCAACTTGGATTCCATATGATACGACCAACAATAATAAAAGTGTTACCCAATGGGGCTTTTTAAGATTGTATGCATTACAGGCTTGGAATGAATTTAATTGGAATGGCATCGTAGCAGGTTCAGGTATGCCGGAATATAAAGATTTTTTGTCAAGCTTCCTAGCCTCTCAAAATTTTATAGACTATTCTAATACTACTATCAACGCATTGCAGGGTTCTACTAAGTTCCTTAAAGGCACTTATAGTAATATGAACGATCTAATCAGTGCTGATGTAACTGGGGTAAGCCTAGCAACACAAGCATTTGGTCAAGACTGTATTACCGCAGGTAAAGTAATAGATTTATCTAAGATACTCAAGTTTGGAATGCCTTCTGTACTATTGCAAACTATTAAGAAATATAATTCTATTACTCAATCGTTATCATTAGCCTTATTATCAGCAGGACTTTCAACACAAGATATAGATGACATTTCTAGTGGAAGAATGTTAACACCTACAAAATTACAAGAGCAACAGATATATGGGGCATTTTTAATTATTGTAGGACAGGATTTAGCTGACATACTAATACCGTTGAATTGCAAAACTCAAGGATTAGAGTCATTGGCAGATTTACTAAACATTAAGAAGTTATTTCCAAATAGTTATCAATCATTGACTGTGCCTATTTACAATGCTAATCCTGGTCCTACTAACGCTAAAACATATTATCCTATATTTGATAATGGTTCAGTAAGTTCTAGGTTAGAAGCACCTGCGATAGTTGAGCAAATCGGTGTAATTATTCCACCTGGTCCTCCTGCTATAGTAGAACCTCCTACCCCAATACCACCTGAAGTAGCACCAACCGCAGTTCCGCTTGAACGATTTGTGCCAGAAGCTGCGCCGACTGGACAGTATAGGGGAGGTGGATGTCCTGCACCGTGGATCAATATTACATTAGCAGATAGAACTTCAATACCTGCTAAAGACATTAAAGAAGGTATGTTAGTTTATACTCAACACGAAACAACTAAAGAGTGGGGGGACTACCCTGTAACTGCGGTATCATTTGAAGATGCTAATCGTTGGGAAGTCGGAATTGATGATATTAAATTGGTTGGATCACCTAACCATAGAATGTTAACTGAAGAAGGTTGGATTGAAATTGAAAGGTTAATGCCAGGTGATATTATTACGGCTCATAATAAGTTAGCAGTGGTGAAGTATGCTAAACCACATTCTTTTGGAGAAGTCGTAAAAATTACTGTAGCAGATGCTCATACTTATTTGACAGAAGGATTGGTATCGCATAATGTCAAACTGGTGATTGGTGTTAATGAGGTTCTAAATTAATCATGGCAGATACATTAAATTTTCAAGTAGCAAAAGAAGGCTTTGGCTCCTATCTATCAGGAATATTACCTGACGAGATTGCTGTAACTGCTGGAGCCTTTTCTGCTACTATGCAGCAAATTAGAAACATCCGAAATGTTGATTTTGAAAAATTTTCTCAAGTAGTTTTTAATATTGAAACAACAAAAGGGTTAGATCAAGTTAATGGTACAAATGTACCAACTAATACTGATTTATCTACAACAGCGTACAACTTAGTTGCATTAGGAAGTGGACCATATGGCGCATATACTATGAGTGACTTTTTAGGATGTATGAGTGGGTTACCATATGCATGGAATGATATTCAATCAGGCATTCAATCATTACAAACTACTACTCTAGTCAACACTTATAAAAATTTATATCTAGCGGTTACGTGGGAAGTTGGTACTGTTTCTGTTCAATATACTAATGATGGGTTTGGGAATTACACAGTTACAGGAATCACACTAGTTGATTCAGGTGGAGGGTATGGTAGAGAAGGTGCAGCCGCACCTAGCATTACATTGAGTAATGGCGGGACAGGTAGTACTACTATTGGTACGGATCCCAATGATGTAGCTACTTACGGCAGAATAACTTCCGTTGCATTAACTTCAGCTGGTCCTATTACGGTAGTAGTGCCTACAGGAACAATAGCCAATCCTCCAACTACTTATGGTAGTGCAGGATGGCCTGGAATGAATACAGCAGTACAATATTATATTGATGCTGCTAATGCAGAGATAGCAGTTATACGAACTATTAATCCTATACTTAGCGTAGATTTAAATACTATATATGATGCATTTGGCACACAACTTACAATAGAACAACGAAGTAGATATACAGGAATACCCCCGGTACCTAGTCCTACTCGTGATACTTGGTTAAATTTGTATCCAACTAGTCAGTATGTATTTGTTGACTCGATCCCTACTATTGCAAAAAGTACGTTACCCCACATGTATGCTCAAACATTGGAAGCTATCAGTGATCTAACCACAGTTGGTGGTCAGAGTATTGTAGCAATGATGAGACAGGAAAGAAATGGTGCTAGATTACAAGAGATTGGTATAGAATTGGATAATAATATACCAGGTGAATTGGATCAACAAGAGGTAGAAATTTTAATTTCTAATGGAACACTACCTACAGGTATAGAGGGAATTACAGTTACGGGTATCAACGGGGACATGGATAATCCATCAACTACTTTTACTCTGCCTAGCAACTCATCTGCTCAGCCAATTGGCTATTACGATCCTAATACTACTCAATTTAAATTAGCAACAACTCAGACTATATCGCCTATTAAACAGATTTTAAATACAGCACGAAGTAATCCTAATAATAAAAATTTATTAGGGCCAGCTAAGAATGGAACTGGACCAGCTCAACCAATCATATCACCTACAACTTCTACTGCCAATGGAATCGCTAAACCCTCAGTTAACCCTAGACCCGGGTTAGTATCTGCGATTTTAGAAGCCGGACCAGCTGGATTAGAACCCATTGCAGTTATAACTAATGGGCCAAGCTCGCAGGGTACGCCTCTTGATATTGGGGGCCCTGCTGTACCAGGAAGTCTAGCTGGTTCAAATGCCAGCAATATTATTCCACCAAATCTAAATGCGGCATTGACCGCATCAGTTTTGTCACCATCAGTCTACAATGTAGCAGATGCAATTGAAGAAGTTATCAAGTGCAACTGCGATTGTTGGATAGACTAACCTAACCCGTTTCTATTGCGTGGATATAGAAAGGATGATATAATCATCCAACGAGTTACTTTTACTAAAAGGAGTTGAAAATGGAATTTTCAATCAGAACGATTAATAGCATTTTCGGCGTGCTATTACTTGCTGTACTTATTAATGCAGTAACCGCTTTTAAGTTTGGTTCTGTTCAAGAAGTTGCTTTGGACAAACCACGGTCATATGTGTCAGCAAAAAATGTAGACAGAACATTAGATTGTTTGGCTATGAATATTTACAAAGAAGCGGCTCAGGAATCATTTGAAGGTAAGGTTGCGGTTGCTCAAGTGACCCTTAACCGTGTAGACGATCCTAGATTTCCTAAAGATGTATGTGCTGTAGTTTACCAAAAGAACGTCATCATGGAAAAAGTAGTATGTCAATTTAGCTGGTATTGCATAGGTAAGACTAAATCTAAACCCACGGACGAAGCATATAAAGAAAGTTATGCGGTAGCCAAAAAAGTGTTGTTAGAAGGGTTTAGACTTGACAGTTTACATGATGCATTGTATTATCATGCTGTATATGTTCACCCGGCATGGCCATATCAAAAAATCAACAAAATCGGTAACCATATTTTTTACAAGGATAAAGCATGATGACCAAGTTAGTAGACCTTTATACATTTTTAATTGAATTTCTTACCACTAAGTTACACAAAATTTCTGCGGACACGCTAGGGTGGTTAGCTAATATTGCGCTTCATGCGGCTACACTACCTTCGTTTTTAGCCTTGATGACAGGGTTAACTGACAAAGCACCCAATGTAGATGTTGTTTTGATGTTGTGGTCCGCTCTATGTTTGTTATTCTTTCGTGCTATTTTGCTCAAAGATTTACTTAATATCGCTACTATTGGTGTAGGATTTATGCTACAAGCAATGGCATTGGTACTTATCTATTTTAAGTAAATGTCTAAACTTCGTTCTAGTCCTAACAAGTATTCTTTCCAACGAACAAGTTATATAAAACGATGCAAGGAAGAAAATCAAACTCCTAATCAAGAATATCTTGACATGTGGGAAAACATGATTAAAAAAAGAAAAGAGGATGAGTTAGATCCTATGTGGCAAGAAAACAATATGGAGTACGATCTGTTAACTTCTGATTGGATAGCAGAAAAGTGCAAAGATGATAGATATGCTCAGAGTCTTTATGCTGCCTTGTGCAACAATGAATTTATAAAGAATGAAGTATGGCCTATACTTAATGAGAAAAAATGGAGTTGTAGTTGGCGATATGCTGGTGGAATTGTAGCAGATATTAGACAACAGGGTGATTACATGGATTGGTATTGTTCTGGCATGGGCAGTGGCCTTGGTAACGGTGACGAAGACGGTTCAAAAGGCTATGTTGGAGAAGGTGAAGTCACAGAAGAGATTAAATCTGACCTATTTAAATTGGGTTGGATAGTTTTTGAATCTGATAAAAACGATTAAATAAAGAAAAGGAGAACAACATGGCTTATTCACCTCAAGTAGTTGATCATTATGAAAACCCACGCAATGTTGGAAAATTTGAAATTGACGATACAATAGGCACCGGACTAGTCGGAGCCCCGGCATGCGGAGATGTGATGAAACTTCAAATTAAAGTAAATGAGAATGGAGTAATAGAAGATGCTAGATTTAAAACGTATGGGTGCGGGTCAGCGATTGCTAGCTCAAGTCTTGTCACAGAGTGGGTTAAAGGCAAAACCCTCGACGAGGCAGCAACAATTAGAAACACACAGATTGCGGAAGAACTCGCTCTCCCGCCAGTCAAAATCCACTGCTCAATCTTAGCAGAAGATGCGATTAAATCGGCAATAGAAGATTACAAATCAAAACGGACTGTTCAATAAAGTTTTAAAAATATTATTCATTTTGGGCGCCTTGTAATATTCCTGTAACATAATTATTATTAAATAATAATTGTGCAAGAGCACATATTATTAAAGGAAATCAAATGAAGAAAATTGTTGGAATTCTATTAGCCGCAGCCGCATTTGCTGCACAAGCACAGATTACTGGAGCCGGGGCAACTTTCCCGGCTCCTATTTATTCAAAATGGGCAGCAGCCTACAACAAAGAAACTGGTACTACTGTTAACTACAATCCAATCGGAAGTGGCGGTGGTGTTGCTCAAATCATTGCTAAAACCGTAGATTTTGGTGCAAGTGATGATCCTACACCAGACAATAAATTAAAAGAAGTTGGGCTATATCAATTCCCATCAGTTATCGGTGGAGTTGTTGCTGTAATCAATATCAAAGGTATTGAGCCAGGTAAAATGATTCTTGATGGCAAGACACTAGCCGACATTTATCAAGGTAAAATCAGCAAGTGGAACGATGCTGCTATTACAAAACTCAATCCAAGTCTAGCATTACCTGATGCTGCTATCAACGTAGTGGTTCGTGCTGATGGATCAGGTACAACTGCTGTGTTTACTGATTACTTAAGCAAAGTAAATCCTGATTTTAAAGCAGGTACCGGTACGGGTAAAACAGTTACTTGGAAGCCCACAAACTTGTCAGCAGGTAAGGGCAATGCTGGTGTTGCTGCCAACGTTCAACAACTGGCAGGATCAATTGGTTATGTTGAGTACGCATTTGCTAAACAGAGCAAACTAACTCATGTGGCCATGAAGAACCGCAAAGGTGCTGTAGTTCAACCAGATGACTTAACATTTGCTGAAAGTGCCAAGACTGCTGACTGGTCAGTGCCCAACATGGCAGTTAATCTCAATGATTTAGATGGATGGCCTATTACTGCCGCTACATTTATTCTCATATATCCTACTGGAGAGCGAACAAAACAAGTTACCAAATTTTTTGATTGGGTCTATACAAAGGGTGACAAGGACGCTACAGACCTAGATTATGTTCCATTACCCCAAAAGGTTAAGGATCAAGTTCGTGCCGATTGGGCAAAGTTAGTCAAATAAACAAACATACAAAAGGAGTTTTAAAATGAAATATACCGTTCTAGCAGTAGCCGTAGCAACGGCTCTATTAACAGCATGTGGTAGCGATGACACCACTGTAGCAGCACCCAAAGAAGTTACTGGTTTTACATCAGGCAAAGCAACTAGTAGTTCAGCAGATCCTTATATCACACCAATTGACAGCAGCGTAAAAGTTGCCAGTATCTTAACCGTTGGTGACGCTGTTGGCACTTATCGCATGGTAGGTATCCCGGATGGGCTAGGTGCTTACGACAATGGTGACAACACATTCACCGTGCTAATGGCTCATGAACTGGCCAACACTGTTGGTATTGCCCGTGCTCATGGTGGTATTGGTGCTTTTGTTAGTGAGTGGGTTATTGATAAAACTACTCTACAGGTCAAGAGCGGTAGTGACCTAATGAAAAAAGTTTATGCACAGGTCAATGGTGCTTGGGCCGAGCAAACTGCTGTAGCATTTCAGCGTTTCTGTTCAGCCGATCTACCAGCAGCCGGCGCTTTCTTCAACTCAGCAACAGGCAATGGTTCTTCGGTTAAAATGTTTATGACTGGTGAAGAAACCGCTAACGGTACTGTTACAATGGGTCGGGGTGTTGCTATTGTGGCTAGTGGAGCAGACAAAGGCAAAGCATACATTCTCCCACACTTTGGTGGATTTACCACATTTGGTGTAGGCTGGGAAAATCTAATCGCACATCCTAACAGCGGCGATAAGACCATTGTTATGGCCAATAGCGACAGTGGCAGCAATGGTGTTTATATGTATGTCGGCACTAAGAACAAGACTGGTGCTACTGAAGTTGATAAAGCAGGCCTAACCAATGGTACGCTGTATCGTGCTGTGGTCAATGTTGGTGGTGTTGCTGCTAATGAAACCACTGCTACTGATGCTGGTTTAGGACTAGTCAACAAGACTGCTACATTTAGTTTTGTTCCCAATGTTCCTGTAACTGGTGTTGCTGGTACAAGTTTCTTGCGTCCAGAAGATGGTGCTTGGGATACAGTTAACAAGAACCGCTACTACTTTGTAACAACCAACACAGTAGATGCTGCTAAAGACAACACCGGGGGCAAGATCAATACCAGTATTACTAATACTGCTCAAGTTGGTCGCACACGCCTTTGGAGCATGACATTTACTGATTTAACCCGTCCTGAATCGGGTGGTATCCTTGAAATGGTGCTCGATGGTACTGAAACAGTTACTGTTGCCGGTCGTGTTCATGGCACACAGATGTTTGACAACATGACTGTTGCTAGCGATGGCACAATCATTCTACAAGAAGATGTGGGTGGTAACAATCACAATGGTAAGATTTGGAGATACAATCCTGTTACCAAGGCACTAACACTACTTGCTCAACATGATGAGAAGCTGTTTGGTGATTATTACACAGGTGTTGTTGGAACTGAGACCAATGACGAAGAATCCAGTGGTATCATTGAAATCACCAGTATCTTAGGTCGTACTGATGGCAAGCGTTACTTCTTATTGGTTGATCAAAATCACAAAGCAGCAACTGGTGCTAATGCTGCTGAATTAATTGAAGGTGGACAGCTACTATTATTGAGTTTCTGATATTTTGTAATAATACTTTAATATAGTAGCAGTTAAATAAGGGTGAGTGGACATGATTCACTCACCTAACCTAAAGGAGCAACCCATGAGATTACAAGATTTAGCCGCAAGATTAGTAGCAGTAGAAGCTAAGTTAGCAACACTAACTGGCACAGAAGTTAACACAGATTATGCCACAAGCATTGAAGAACTAGACACCAGATTGTCAGTTGTTGAAGTTCAAGTTGATCATTTGATCGCTGAAAAAACTGAGAGCCATATTGACGCCATTGTTTATTCCGTAGCTGATGAAGCACCAGTTTCTGTTGAAGATGTACTAGCACTTTCACCAAGTGCTGACCATGCAGAAGCCGCAGGCATTGTTGGCGATGTAGTAGCTGCTCAACACGAAGCAGATGCAATTGTTAACCCTGAAGTTGCTGATATTGTAAAAGCAGCGGTACTAGCAGTTGTTACAGCAGAGCCTGAAGTTGTCACAGACCCTGAAGCAATTACAGCCGCTATTACAGCAGCAGTTGCTGAAATGCCTGCACCAACTGCAGGTACAGAAGAAATTGCCGCTGCGGTAGCTCATATTGTTTCAACAGCAACAGGAGAAGCAGTTAATTCTGAAGTTCATCAACAAATATTTGAAGCAGTTTCCGCTCCAGCAGATCCTGCACTAGATGATATTGAGCATCGGTTGAATGTTGCTGAAGCGAAGGTTGATAGTTTATTGGGAAAGTAATTACCAGCGCAAAACGCTGGTTTAGTAGTTTGTTTAAAACGGGCCCAAGATAGAGGGATCGCTGGACGCTCGTAACCAGCACTAAAGGGCCATATGGCTCTTTTTTTATGATTGTAACAGCTTTGTAATATATTAAACATTAAATAGTATTATGCCGCAAACAACTTACCGTACAATCTCTATTAGTGATGTACACCTCGGTACTAAAGCCTGTAAAGCAGACTATCTAAACAACTTTTTAAAACATAATAGTTGCGAAACGTTGTATCTAGTAGGCGATATTATAGATGCGTGGAAAATGAAACAGAACACTCTAAAGTGGCATCAAAGTCATACCAATGTAATTCGCCGTGTATTAGGTCATGCCAAACGCGGAACACAAGTAGTTTATGTGGCAGGCAATCATGATGAATTTTTACGCCCACTTATACCATATGGTGTTAGTTTTGGTCGTATTAAAATCTGTAATCAGGCTATTCACACCGGTATAGATGGAAAAAGGTATCTTGTAGTTCATGGTGATTTATTTGATGGTATTACTAGGCTGGCCCCTTGGCTCAGCATATTAGGAGACAAAGCATATGACTGCGTACTCAATATCAATACTAAATTCAATTGGATTCGTCATCGTTTGGGTTTTGGCTACTGGAGCCTTAGCTTGTACCTTAAGCACCGGGTCAAAAAAGCGGTAGACTTTATGTTTCAATTTGAACAAAATCTAGCCGGTTATTGCAAAAAGAAGGGCTACGATGGTGTGATCTGTGGGCATATACATAAGGCTGAAATCAAAGAAATCAACGGCGTAATCTACATGAACGATGGTGACTGGTGTGAAAGTTGTACAGCACTAGTTGAACATTGGGATGGTCGCTGGGAAATCGTAACATGGGCAGAGGTGCGTGAAAATGAAGACAGTATTAATCATAACCGACAATGAACCAACGCAGGTTAATGGTGTTGTTACTACCTTTCATAACCTGGAAGTTTTGGCTGAGCGGGATGGCTATGATTTTGTTTATCTTGATCCCCGGCAGTTTGTTAATATTCCCTGTCCTGGCTATGGTGAAATCAAACTTAGTTGGACCTGGGGCATTGGCAGGATTATTGAAAAAGTAAATCCCGACTACATACACATTGCTACAGAAGGTCCAGTGGGCTTTGCTGCCCGTTGCTGGATGGACTATTGGGGATGGCGTTATAATACTAGCTACCATACTCGTTTCCCCGAAGCCATAAACAAAATTGCAGGCATACCCACTGACTGGAGTTATCGTTACTTGCGTTGGTTTCATAAACATAGTGGTCGTGTACTGACCACTACACAAAGCATGGTTGATGATTTGGCTAGTCGTGGATTTAGAACCGACATCAAGCCTTGGACTCGCGGGGTTGATCGTACCATATTTAGCAGCAGCACTAGAACTGCTACAGAACTATCACAGCCCATATTGTTAAATGTAGGGCGTGTCAGCAAAGAAAAAAACTTAGATGATTTTTGTAGATTATACTATCCAAGTGCTACCAAAATAGTCGTAGGTGATGGTCCATGCCGCCGTCGTATGGAGCGTGAATATCCTGATGTTGAATTCGTAGGAGTAAAACGTGGGGCAGAACTAGCTAAGTATTACGCCGATGCTGATGTATTCGTATTCCCTAGTTATTGGGATACGTTTGGTATAGTAATGATTGAAGCTATGGCTTGTGGCACACCAGTAGCAGCATATCCAGTAACTGGACCTAAAGATGTTATAGATCAGGGACTAACAGGTTATATGGATGAGGATTTAAAGACTGCTATTGACCAATGTTTGCGATTAGATCGTGTTCGTGTAGAAGAAGCTAGTCTACGTTGGAGTTGGGAAGAGTGTTGGCGTATATTTAGAGATAACTTAGTAGATAAATGTTAATGGTAACCGAGTAAATATTAAGTAACTTCTCTAACAATAGGGGAAAAGTTTATGCTTAAAAAAATATTGGTATCTACCAGTATCGTCTTTTTTACGGGTACGGCCTATAGTCAAACTTTAATTAATCAAGGTAGTTATGATTCTAAAACTTTGGTGGATACTAATAGCACTAGTAATAGTACCAGCAGTGTCAATACAACAAATACCAGTACTAGTAGCAGCAATAGTACGAGCACTAGTACAGTAAACAGCAACAGCAATAACGTCAATACCAGCGTTAATACAAATAATAATATCCAAAGCGGTACGGTTACCAACAACAATGTCAACAGCGGAACTGTTACTTATAACAATAACAATAACAATGTTAACAGCGGAACTGTTACTTATAACAATAACAATGTGAACACTGGAACAATGACTAACAACAATAATAACGTTAGTACTAGTGTTAATACCAATAACAATGTTAATAGTGGTACAATGACATATAACAACAATAATGTCAATAGTGGTGATATGACTAACCGTAATATCAATACCAACACAAGTACCAGTGTCAATACCAATAACAATATTAATTCAGGTACAATGACATACAATAACAATAATGCCAGTACCAGCACTAGTACTAGTAACAATGTCAATACCAACAACAATATCAACAGCGGTACAATGACATACAATAACAATAACGCTAGTACTAGCAATAATGTCAATAAAAATGTTAATACTAGTACAAGCAGAAATGTCAATACTAATAACAGTACCAATTACAATTATGGTACGATGACCAATAACAATAATAATGTTAGTACCAGCACAAGTACTAACAGAAACGTGAATGTTAATACTGGCACAATGACTTATAACAATAACAATGCAAGCACTAGCACTGCTGTTAATACTAACAATAATATCACTAGTGGCAGCATGACTAATAGAAATATTAATAACAGCACCAGCACAAACAGTAATGTTAATACCAATAATAACATTAACTCAGGTACAATGACCAACAACAATAACAATGTAAACACTAGTTTAAGTTCAAGTACTAGTAGTAATACTAATAATAGTAACAATGTCAACCAAAATGTACAAACTGGTGACATGACTAACCGAAATATTAATTCGTCAGAGATTACACAAAGAGTTATACAACCCCCTCCTACAGCAATCGCTCCTACTATGATGAGTGGTGGTAATGCTGACCTATGTACCACTGGTGTAAGTGGTGCTGTTCAAACACAAATCTTTGGTGTTAGTAGTGGTTCTACTATTAGAGATGTTAATTGCGAAAGACTAAAGTTAGCCAAAACACTTTACGATATGGGTATGAAGGTAGCAGCAGTTGCCACAATGTGTCAGGATCGCCGTGTGTTTGATGCTATGTGGAGCGCAGGCACACCTTGCCCGTATGAAGGTAAAATTGGAGATGCGGCACGAGCAGCATGGGAAGCCAACCCAGAAAAAATGCCAGTGGCAGTAGAGGTAAAAGAAGATGACACCCTTAAGAAAATTGGTCTCGGTAGCTTGTTGGGCATTGTTGCTTTCAAGTTATTCGGCTTCCACTAATAGTCAAAATATAGACCCTGTTACAGGTCTAAACCTAAACAGTACTAACAATATACTGAATTTGGGCGGTGGACTACCTTGGAACAATACCGTTACTGGTGAGGCAGGTGGAACGAGTGGTGGACCTACACCCGCATATAATCCCTCGACGGGTAATATTATTTTTAGCAATGCTCCTCGTACAGTAAGTCAAACAATTGCGATTAATCAGGCATTGGCAAATTCTGGAGCAGGAGTCCAACTTAGTGGATATCGTTATCAGTGGCAAATCAATAATGACCTCAATAATTATCAGGGTAATAGAGGAACTTTAACCGGCAACGTTTCCTTAAAAGGTAGTACTGGTAACATTGTAGAAAGTTTCAATTATGACTATAATCAAAACTTGCCAAACTTTACTACTTTTTCGGGTACACAATTTTTTAATAATCGCTACGATATCGCCTCAGCTAGTAGTATAACCGTTAGTTTTACTGGTAAGGATCAAAACAACTGGGCAGGATATTATGGGCCTAGAGTACATGTTGATAGCTTTAATTTACTATACACTGTAGATCCTTGTAAATTAAATCCTGCTTACAGTTCTATTTGCTCGGGATTTGGTAACATAATAACTACCGGTAATCTTGCCCCAAATCCTGATGCTGTATCTACTTCAATGACTCAAGTAGTTGCTATTAACACAGCATTAAAAAGTGCTGGGTTTGGTGCTACAGTACATGGCTTTAATTATAAATTTGATTATACAGTGGGGCAAGGGTTCTTTGGATGTACTGCTTGGAATCAAGATGGGTGTAGTTGGGTGATGAACACTCCAGCATATGTCAGTGCTAGTGCCTCAATGACCAATAGCAGTAATCAAACCATAATTTCAAGAAATCATAGTTTCAATAGTGAAGGCACTAGTGGAACAGTAAATTCACAACTACTACTATCAAGTAGCATGAATCAATCCGCACTTGGTAATATTAGACTTTCAGGTGGGGCATCTGGTATAGGTTCTTCAATTGGCAATTATTCAATGAGTCTGATTTATACACCAGATCCTTGTGTTAAGAACCCACTATATAGTCCCGATTGTAGTGGCTTTGCTCAAGCAATGGCTGCCAAACTTAGTACCAGTAATACAACATCCACTCCAATAGCGGAACCACCCACAGCTAGTACTTCTGCTGTTACCACTGCCAATATTGCTCAATCAACACCACAGCAAACAAGCAATACTACAGCAGCCAAAGGCAGTCCTCAATCCAAAACTGTAGCAGCAGCATTAAGTATAATTGCTAAGAATCAACAGCGTGAACAGGCAATACAAAATTCCGCAGTACAAATGGCTACAACAGAAGCAACAGCGGCCGGTGACAAGGCTCAACAACAGGCTGTGTCAGTTGCTACAGCCGCAGTTACAATGAGCCAAACACTGTCCAATGCATCAGTACAGACTCAAAGACAAACCAACACTGCCACTGCGAGTGCGCCTGTTAGCCAAGCGCAATCAGGTCTATCAATGGTTAATGCAGCACCCCTTAATAACGAAAATAAATCTGCCACTGTGGCAACAACTGTTCAAACCGCCCCATTGAGAGTATCTACACCCGTAGTTACTACTGTGTCATCTACTACAACAACGGCTAATGATTCACAATATAGCATGATATCTGCTGCTCAAACTTATTTTAACAGGGTACAATCAACTCAACCTGTTCAAATTACAGTAACAAGTAGTCTACCCCCGCAACCTAACAAATCTGCTAATACAACAGTGGCGACCGCAGTAACTCCAATCATTACTACATCAAATACACCTGTATTTTCACAATCTTCAACCGATCAACAATCTTTTATGACGTTTGCCTATGTACAACCGCAGAACACCTTGTTTTATGCTATGGCAGCAGCACCTGTTGAACAGCAGCAGACCACATCACAGCAAGTGAGTTTTACTAGACAAACAGAAGTAGAACAGGTTAGCAGTACGGCAGGCTTTATGACTAATCGCACAGACCCACTTAATGAAGTAGTTGAAACAAAACCAATTGTAACTACAAATTCTACTACGGAGTCAAATCAAAAAGTAAAAACTAATGTCGCAGCAAATGAACTAGCAGGTAATGTGGATATTAATAAGATGGCTACTACTCCAATTGGCTATAGTAACTACACTAATTTGATGCTTAAAGATGGCAAAATGTATGAGCCAAAAGAAATCTATAAGAACCAAACCCCAGTTGATAATGCTAGAGCGTTAAGACAGTTATCAACAGACCGTTTACATCAACAGATGATAGAACAACAGTATAGGAGATAATATGACTGAAGAAATTAAAAGCGTAGACGCTAAGATTGATGACGCCGAAGCCGCAGTAAAAAAATATGCTAGCAAAGATACTGTAATTAGTATTGGTGGCTATGAATTTACCCCTGCTAAACTTATGGTAGCATTTACTATTGTTAGTAGTACATTGGGTGGCTTATATGGCTGTTTTGAAGTATATAAAGACTATCAAAGTATGAAGAAAAAGATTTCTGAATACACTGCTCCTGATCTGTCGGGCTTTGATAAACGATTGGCCGTGATGGAAGAAAATTCAGGCAAGACCAGTGACTATACTAGAGATATCAAAAACGATTTAAAGAATGATATCCGTCGTAATGAAAGTGTTACAGAACAAGTAGAACGCAGCGTTAAACAAGCACAGCGTGAAACTGAACAAGAAATGCGTGATATGCGTAAAGCAGTGCGTGAAGATTTAGAAAGAGCCCGTAGTGAGGCTGCTACCATACGCAAAGATATGGAACAAACTCGTAAAGAGATTAATTCAGAGTTTACTACTGCCCGTAGAGAAATCAATCGTGAAGTGGAAACACTAAAGCGTGAAGTTGATCAAAAGATTCAAAAAGCCATGGACAACCCACTGGCTGGTAAATAATATACTATTTTAATAAATAGTTAAAAGAGGAGATTATGGATATGCAGGAAAAAGTTGATCAAGCACACGCCAAAAGCCAACTAATTGAAAAGATTAGTTTTGCACTATTACCGTTGTTATTCTCATGTGTAGTGTACCTAATGAGTGCCCTACAGAACCTCAGTCATGACGTTACCATATTGAATGGTAAGATTTCTCTAGTAGTTACTAGCGATAACAAACAGGCCAACAATTCAGGAGCAGAACTTGCCCGTGAAAAGTTACGTCAAGACCTCGAAAAAGAGATTCAACGTAACCGTGACATGATTGCTGAGAATCGTCAGCATATTGCTGTTATTGAAGACAGAATGAATGTACCCAATAAAATTGGGTCAATGTCTAAAAATTAATCTTCGTAGTCTTGGCGTAGATCACTTTAAAGGAGCAATTTCTTAGCACATTCTTCAAAAGTTGGGTTTCCCTTAAATCTTAGACTAAGGCACCACCGATCTTTATTATCTAAATTCTTAACCAAGTGAGGAACACTGGTTCTTACTAGCGTTGGACCATTAATGCAAAAACTATCGAGGACTGTATATTCATCACGGTCATGAAAGTTGTTATTATTTTTAGTGCCATAATGAATTCCTCTTAATCCAGTTGCTCCTGGCATGGGATACACTTCAGTATCGGTAGTTGAAAACCAATACATCAATGAATTAGTGTTGTCAAGGTTAATATTAACAGCACAATGCCAACGGGTCCATGCAGATTGAAAACTATCCCAAACAACATCAGTATGAACAATACCTATTATTCCGGGACTTTTCTTAAATATTTCTCCATCTTTTAATTCTAGATTATGACTTACAAAAAAATCAATTATCTGTTTTTTAAAAAATTCTATTTTAACATTCCAATAATTAACTTTAATATCATACGAGCCTGGACGTTGATACTGCTCGGTCAACACATCTGTTGGAAAATTAGGCAATTCTAAATAGTACATCAGTTATTTAATATCTAAGTCTTGAAAATTAATCTTCGTAGTCTTGTCTTAAGTCGGGGTCAATGAGTTGTCCCTGCATTAAATATAGTGGACTTTTACGATAGATAACGACATCGTGGAATGGATCTGTAATGATCTTAATACACCAAGTGATAGCAGTACGGCGACTTTCAATAGCAGTAAGTTGAATCATTCTAAATACTACACCTGCTACACCCAACCATAACCAACCCCACCCAATACGATTAAACAGTGTATCTGGGCTAGCATCGGGCATGATAAAGTTAAAAAGTTCGGCATCAAAGTAAGCTAGTATAGGTACTGCTGCCCAACATGCTAGTAACACTCGTTTACGTTTGAGATTGAATCCAACTTTTATCTTTTCTTTGTATTCAAAAGTGGCCTTGTTATATTCATCGTAACCATCGGGTTCAAAAAAGAAATGCCCAATTTGGCGTGTAGTCATAGCTACAAACCAAGCAATGTAAGATGAGATTACGGGGTTGACAAACAAATATACATATGCTACTAAGAAACTAGTAGCCGAAATCAAATGTAAGAATTGATTAATTCTGCTATGATGATAATATCTATGATCGTCCCAACGTTGTATACGCAATGTTTCACGAATTGAAGGTATTACAATCTCACTCATATATTGTCCTTTTTTAATATTTATACATTTTTTATGGGTAAAAATTATATTGACACCACTTTAGAATAAATATATACTGTATGAAACTTTTTAAAGGAGATATCTATATGAAGAAAGTTTTCGCAATCGCAGCACTAGCGGCTGTTACTGGTCTAGCCAATGCAGCTAGCATTACCCTTGAAGATCAAATCCAAAAGGGTGATCGTGGTGCCCGCGACAGCAGCAACTATCAACTCAGCGTTAAAGAATCATTTGGCAAAATGTTTGCCGGTGATATTGGCTTTACAGCTTACCAACAGGCTGGCACTAAAGCACTTAGCGACCGTCTTGAAGTTGGTTTAACTGGTTCACTACCAGTTGGCCCAGTTGGTGTTTACACCCGTGTTGCTACAGGTGAAAAGTTCACTAATGGCGCTAATTTTGGTTACTACAGTGTCGAGCCGGGCGTTACATACACTATGTTTGACAAGCTAACTGCCAAGGTTGGTTATCGTTTCCGTAATGGTTTTGGTAACAATGGTGATCTTGACACTACCCATACTGCTCGTGCCGGTGTTAGCTATGCTATTACCAAACATGATAGTGTTGGTCTTCGTTATGACCTAGTTCGTGGTGACAGTTTCAATCACAGCTATAACCTAGCGTACACTCACTCATTTTAAACTAATTTAAAATGATAAAAAGGGCCGCACGGCCTTTTTTGACTAAATAACATCACACACAAAGGAGACATTATGTCAAACACACTTAAGAACTTAGAGAGCGCATTGGCAGGCGAATCAATGGCTCATATTAAATATCGCTATTTTGCTCGGATCGCCCGTGAAGAAGGGCATGAAGATATTGCCCAACATTTTGAGCATACAGCGGATCAAGAACTCAAACATGCTTGGGGTCATCTTGAGTTACTTATTGGCAAGCCCAATACTGTAGAATGTTTAACTAAAGCCATTGAAGGGGAAACTTACGAATACATGGAAATGTATCCAACGTTCCAAGGACAAGCATCCGATGAAATGTATGGTCATGCAGTCAAAGAATTTGGTGAACAAATTGAAGAAAGCCGAGAGCATGCCGAACAATTTGCACAAATTTTAGCTAAGGCAGAAAAACGTTTTGCCGCTCTTAAGCGAGTTGAAGAACGTCATGCGGCCGCCTATCTACAAAAATTGGAGGAGTTAACTCATGGCTAATCAAGAACACGTTTGTATCGTATGTGGTCATGTCCACAATGAAGAACTAGAAGGTCATTGGGAAGATTTACCTGATGATTTTGCTTGTCCTGAATGTGGAGTAGGTAAACAGGACTACGAACTTCTGTGATGGACTATTAAACCTTTGGTTACCAAAGGTTTAATTCTAATTATAATAAATACATTATAATGGGAGAATAGTATGTACACTGTGACAAGAACTCAAGTAAGACCTAGCACTTCAGTAAATTTTTATATACCACAATGGTCATTTTCTTCACCGGAGGAAATTGAATACTGTATAAACTTTAGTAATAATTATGTACAGACTATGTTTTGGTTAACCTCACAGTTTGAATATTCAGAAGATAATCTAACTCTTACTATGCATAATATTTGGCAAAGTGAAGAGCAATATCTAAACTTTAAATCGGATCCTTTAGGTTTGGCAAGATTTGAATCTTTAATAGACGCTTATTGTTTGGAAAATAATATTACGCATCAATTAGTTACGGCAGTAACGTCATAAAAGTATTTACATTTTTCAATAATATTTTAAAAACTTCCTCTCTAGATCGTTGTACTATTCCTCGGTATAAAAATCCATTATACTTTTGATATAAAAATTTTTCAAATTCGTCAATAACGAATTCAATTTTTTCAAATCCGGTTTGTTTTTTTCTAAAAAGCATTTCAGGGTAAACTTGTTTATATGCTTGAATTTTTGTACTTCTAGGCCCAAGCTTACCATAAAATCCGTCATTTATTAACGTATTAATCCACGGTGTTTGGTTATATGCTAATGCAAGTTCGGGGGTATATTTAAACCATAACATTATAGATGTTCGATTGGTGCGTTGAATATATTTGTCCCATCCCATTTCAAATTCAAATTCAGAATTAACCCATATACCAGGCTCTTCGTAACTATGATTAAGCCTATGCCAGCTCGGTTCACCGTGACAGCCAATTGGCATTTCATCAATATAATCTAAAAACTTTAATTGTGGTAACAAACGGGGGTTGTCAATTTGAGCATATTCGCTTATTTTTTCGGCACCATGTTCAAAAAATTTTTTTAAATTTAGATCAATTAACCTATATTTTTTCTCATGTGATTCGCACAGTGTAATAGCGTATGATACATCGTAAATGTTTATGTCGTTTTCATAACGAAAAATATATGGAGTAAAGTCAACTTTATTTTTTATAAATGTTCGAAATACCGTTTCACTTTCTGATCCTCCAGATAATAATAAAGCATATTTTTCATTTGGAAAGTCATTAACAAAGGTCTTTAAGTTATAATCCAAAGCTTCTGCAAATGTCATTGATTTTATTTTGTCAATGACATATCTACTACAAAATGTCTGATCTATTGATGTCCGTCGCCCTAACCAATTTGAATTGTCATATCCCCATTGATACCAATTATTATGGCCAGTAAAAAACATTCAACTTCTCTTATAATAAATAGATATTTATGAGACAAAATGGACTATTCTAAAATTCTTTGCTATATGGATATGAACTTAGGGAATCGAAATTTAGAGACTCCTGTTCCTAAAAACTATGAACCTGATCCGCAACGAGTAGTAGCTAGTGAATTAGATCAAATAAATGATCCTGATAGAAGACCATATGTTGATACTGATGATGGAAGAATTACAAATGTCGCTTATTTCTTACATCATAAGCTACATCCAAATGAATTAGAACCTATGATTGAATGGTCTAAAAACACTTTTCCTTTACTTTCTGAATTTAAATATAATGGGGATAAAGATTCGGTCGGAGACGATTGGATGATTCATCTTCAAACAACATGGCCCAAATCCACGGAAAAAAATGGTTGGCAAACCCCCCATGTTGATAAAGGAAGAGCCGGTGAACTTATATATTTTATAGATTTGGGCGGTGAAAATATTATTACAAGTTGGTATCATGATCCAAATAGCTCGTTATATAAACATGAAACAATGAAAAATATACGGGATATAAGAGGTTATAAAGAAATAACTAGTACGATTTTAAAACCTAAAACCTGGTATTATTTTAGAACCGATATTATTCATGGAGCTAATTTTTTAACAGGTAAAAGAATTGCATTAGTTATTACATTTAGAAAACGGGATTCAAAATTAAATGATGCATTTTACGAATATCTTCACGCACTAAATCCAAACTTTACGTTGAATTTGAATCTCTAATATATTTGGTATGAAACTCATACCAAATTGGAAATTCGTTTTGTATATTTTTATTTTGTAGTTTGGCCATATCTAGAAAATAATTAACTTGAAATGAAGGATCATTGATATGGGTTATAATATTTTCTAAATACTTAGATATAAAATTAGCTTCATTATTTTTTAAGTAGTGTTCAATATATTGTTTGTCGGAGTAATAAATCCCAGCTAATGAATTTTCAGCAATTTGTTGTTGAATATTGATATTATAACGTAAATTTTTCAAGAATTTAATAGTATTTGAAAAAGAAAATAGATTTAAACTTTGGATGCATGTACTAGAAACAATGTTTTTTGTGTGTAACTGACTTAAATATGCATGTAAATTTTCTTGTTTTTCCTCCCATCTGCTAGGCCATCTTATAAAGTCATCTTCTTTACCTATTGATTCTAAACTGAATCTAAATCTAACATTAGTAAATCTATTTAACAGTTCAACAATGTCTTTATCGTATATAGTTAAATTTGTGGTCACATGCAAGTATTCAATTGGAACTTTTTTTGATAATAAAAATTCTAAGAAAGGTTTAAATTTTGGATTAAAAAATGGCTCTCCCCCTGATATTTTAATATTCTTGACAGGCTGGCATAATTCCAAAACTTTTTGATACGAATTTTCATCTACAGTCCAATCATGGTTGTCATATAAATTTACCTTAGATTGGTAAATTTTTTTTTGTTTAGTATTTGAAGTATTGTCTATTAATTTGAAAATTGTTTTTTGAACCTGTGAACTTTCTTCGGGATGGCACATAATACAACTTAAATTACATAAGTATCCAAACTGTAAATCTAAAAATGTTAGTTTAGGGGTTTTAATTAACTCTTCATTTGGAAGTGCTAATAATCTTTGGTATCTTAATCTATGACTATCAAGTCCTGCATTTTCAGGTTCCCAACAAGAGTTGCACAATGGAGTTAATTCTTCTATGCGATCACTCAACATTTTTTCTTGAAGTATCTTAATAGATTTGCTAGGCCATGGTACTTCCGATGTTAAGTCTTTGATATTTTCCCAAGTGGGCATATCAGGACTATTATACATGCAGCATGGTCTGATTGCGCCTCGGGGCGACACACTCAATGAAGTGAAAGGAAACATACAGGTTTTTGGATTCATTCGATGAAATATAAACTACTATTATTTACTCAATAAATACATAATATGAAAAATAACAGCTACTACCGTGTAGGATCTAAAACATTTACTAATAAAATTTTAGCTTGCATTCATGCTACCGAAACTAATCAAGAAGTAGAATGGGCGTTTTATGACAATGCTTTTGATAAATTTGATTGGACAGTAGAACCTAACCAAACTCTTGATGAGTTATATGACAAAAGAGCCAAGGAATTGCGGGAAAAATATGATTATATTATAATTCTATATAGTGGTGGAGCAGACTCACATAATTTGTTAACTAGCTTCCTTCGTCAAAATTTAAAGGTTGATGAACTGCTAGTTATTCATTTTGAAAAAGGAACAGTTTCAGTAAAAAACTTAGATAAAAACGATCAATCTTCATCCAATTCATTATATTCTGAGCATGTTTTACAAACAATACCGAGGCTGAAAGATATTCACAATTTATATCCTGATATAAAAATTACGGTATCGGATTTAACTGACCATGTCTTTGATTCTTATTTAAAAAGCAATGACGATGGATGGATTGAAAATCGGAGAGAATTACTAAGCCCGGTCAGTGGGGTCAGGTGGGATATTGCTGCTATTGATGATGTAAGAAAAGTTTTAGATAAAAATCAAAAAATTGGTGTAATATTAGGTGTATGTAAACCTAGATCTGCTATTAATAAATTTAATGATTTTGTTGTTGGTTTTACCGATAGAGCTACTAATTCGGGGGTAGAAAATTACCTTCAAGGATATGATAATGCAACAGTAGAGTATTTTTACTGGAACCCAAATGCATTTGAAATAATATGTAAACAAGCACATGTTATTAAAAAATACTTAGAGTTAAATCCTGTACATCAAAAAATTTGGACTGTACCAATTGGTACTAAAGTTTATAATCTTATTCATGAGAAAATGCTGAGAAATATAATTTATTCAACTTGGAATAATAATTGGTTTCAAGCTGATAAGCCAATCTTAGATTGGAATAGAGAGTATGACCATTGGTTTTTAATCAACCATACAGAATCTAGAGCCTACCAAATTTGGAAAGAGGGAATAAACTCTATGGTTAAAATGGCTAGTAAATATGTGTATACAAATGACAACGGTCCTGAGGGCCTCGTATCATTTAAAAAAATTTACAGAGTAGGAAAAATGAAAAATGAAAGTTCTAATTAAATTAGTTTTAATTTTTGGGTTAATAACAAATAGCTTTGCTAATCGTCAACAAGAACTAATTGTTGGGTATGCGGTTGGTGGTAATACTGATATTATAGCTAGAGCATTGATAAAAAATAAGTTATCATTAAATTATATGGTTACTAATAAACCAGGGGCAAACGGTCAGCTTGGTATACGAGAAATGCAAGAAAAAAAATCTATGTCATTCGTTGTCATGGAAAATACATTTGTTACTAATAAAATTATATATAAGGAAAATTTAATTTACAATGTAGATGACCTTGAGATAATTGGATTAATTGCATCAAGTCCGGCTGTATTAGCATGTAGGACAGATTTGGGATTTAAAAATGTTCGTGATATATCAAATTATAAAAAGGATTTGAATTTTGCAAGTACCGCTGTTAACGGGGTAGAAGAAATAACTTCTAAAATATTTTTTAATAAAATAAACAAAGATCATCAAATAGTTAACTATATTACGGGTGGAAATAAACCAACACTTGATTTGTTGGGAGGACATGTAGATTGCTATTTTGCAAATTTACCTACAATACTCTCTTTCATCAATAATGACAAAATAAATTTAATAATTTCTACTCACGATATTTCTTTTACGGGTGTAAAGGTTAATACTTGGGTCGAAGAGTATAAAGAAAAATTTCCAACGCAATTAACTTTAGGGGTAGTTGTTGATAAGTCATTACCTTTATCTGTTAAAGAAAAAATTATCAATGACTTTCAAACTGAAATGAATTCAGCAGAGACTAGAAGAGATATGCTAAGTAAAGGGTCTATCCCAATTGGCATATTTGGTGAGGCTGCTAAAATTGAAAGTATAAAATTCTTAAAACAGCATCAAAAAATTCTTAACGATTTAAATATCAAATAAATTTATTTTTAATTTCATGATAGCCAGTATCTATATTACCAATAGATAATAGATATCTTGTTGTAGTGTTACTTATATTTCTCACGGAATGATATTTCTTAGTGTTTAGTAATACAAGTTGGTCTTTTGCATAAGGGATGCGAAATTTTTCTTTATCAGTGCCATCAATATCATTTGCTAAACTAGAATCATCTACATAAAATACTACCTCAAAATCATCATGATCATCTACCATTAACATATTAACTGCAAAAAGTCTTTGCCCATCAATATGAACTGGATAGGTCCAATTTGGAACATTTTTAAAAAATCCACAATCACTAATTTTAAACGGCATTATATCTTGTATTTCTTTTCTTAAATCTTTGTTTATATTATATCGCACTTGTTCAGTAGGACTGATATAAAATAAATTTTTTGAAATAGCATAATTTAATTCATGATACAGTTTTTCCCTTACTGGAAAATCTATGTTTAATATTGTAAAATAATCTGAATAATCCATTTTTATTTTTTAATAAGTTTAATAATTAGCCCAGATATATCTAATTCGTACCAATTATATCTAGTGGTATAATTTCTTGGATATCTATGATGATTGTTGTGCCAAGTTTCACCCCAGCTTGGTATAGCGAATACCCAACTGTTCGCACTATGGTCATTTAACTTAAAGTTTTTATATGATCCATACCAGTTATCTTTGTGTCCCGCATAGTTTACAACATTGCTCATTACCGCTACTACTACAGTTGGTATCCAATGTAAAAATATCATTAATTTCCAACCTCCTAATATAAACAACACTGAACTATATAATACTATCAAGAGATTATAATATTTATGCAAAAATAAATGAAAAGGGTCACTGATAAGTTTACGCATTCTCCATTTTATTCCACTGTCACTGGGGTAATTAAGAAGGAATATTTTCCATTTTGAAATCCATGGACTATGAGGATCGCCTGGTTTATCAGAATGTAAATGATGTTTAATATGCGTAGCAACCCAAGATATTGAACTTCCTGTATTGGCCATACAACCTAAAAAACTAAAGACTTTAGTTAGTATAGGATACGTATTATAACTTTGGTGAGTCAATTGCCTATGAAATGTTATTACTATGCCTAAGCAACTATATAAAAAATACCCAGTAACAATTAACATCATGTGGTCTACAGTCAGTTCATAGTTATAGAGCCCAATGATTCCCCCTATAATTGCTATAATTAAAAATAGTTGGGTTACTAGAGTATTGTTAGAGATAAGTTTACTCATTTTTTTACAAGCATTATGCAGTATGATAATAAATCTATTTCCCACCAATTTTCTTTTAAATTCCATTTTCTTGGGTTGTTATGGTGATTGTTATGCCATCCCTCTCCCCAAAGAATCAATGATATAAACCAATTATTTTTGCTGTTGTCGGTGGTACTATGACTAATGTACCCGTATTTATGTGTTAATAAAACAAACAAATCTAGACTTACAAAAGTCAAAAACACAGGTATGACATACAAAAAATAAAAGATAGCAGGACTCAGAATTAATAATAGAACAGACCATAATATTATAAAACCCATGTAATACCTACTTATTAGTATATGAGGTTTATTCATGAAGTCTTTGATAACCTTTTTGTCTATAGGATCTTTGTAATTTTCTACAAGACTTGGGAATATTATTTTCCATCCTACAGTTTTAGCTCCATGTGGATCCTTATCTGTATCTGAAAATTTATGATGTAATCGATGTATATAAGCCCATCCAACAGGGCTGCCTCGTCCGGCTAATACTGCTACTATAGTAAATAACCATTTCAACCATGTATATCTAAATTCGAATGATTTGTGAGAGTAGTATCTATGCAATGTCATGCTTACACCCAAACCACTAAAAATAAAATAACCTAAAAATATTAAGGAGCAATTTACTAAATTAAAATCAAAATAGTTGAACCCTATTATAGTTAGGATTACAGATAATAATTGAACTATACTTAAACTATGTGCAGATGAGGCCAAATATTTCATTATTCAACATACCTTATTAATTCCCAATTTGGGATATAATCTTCGTCTATTTTGTGGTATACTACCCATTGTTTAGTATAATTAATAGTCACTGGGAACTCAACTTCATATTGACCATTGTAAAACATACTATGTGGACCACGTCTTTTTTTAATTCCTAAACCCGATCTTGTAATATGTTTTATTAAATTTTTATTATAATCATTGAATGATATAGCAATAGTCTTTAAATTTTTTTCTTTTGCCCAACTCAACTGTATGGGTAAGATATATTTTCCAATTAATAGTTGCGTTCTATGTTCTTTATTTATCCAAGACCTAACACCGGATAAAGCTACAAAAGGATCAAAATCAGATATGTTGACTCCTGCATTGGCAATAATATTATCTTGCTCATCAAGTATAATATGCATGTCACCGTGTCCATTTCTAAATCTTTCACTTTTGTAAATTAAATAAGGTAAAGTGAAATTTTTTTCTTCCCAATTTTCATCCCACATATTAATATGTCCCGGATGATCTTTTTCCTGATAAGCCGCAATAAAATAATTCAATAATTGTTCTTTATGACTTAGGTGATAGTCTTGGTCAAAAACACTTTTAGTTGTAAACATTTTATTTAATTTGACCTAATATTAGCAAATGTTGGTATTCCTATTAAATGTAATCGATAGCTATTGGAACAATTAATAAAAGTATGAAGTTCAGTAGTAGTAACTTGGTAAACACTATCAACTGGCAAATGAATAACTTCCCCTAATTTAAAAACAAAATAGCAGTCTGGATTTGTTATTATTGGAACATGAATCCTTATCGTATAATCCCTATGCATACTATAACAAGAATATGGCCCAAGCCACATGAATCTAGTTCTTTTTAACGAATACTTTTCAATAATATTTTCAAATATTGTGTCTTTAAAAAAGGGATTGATTATGTCATAATCTAACTCATGTCCCTTACTTTTACCTACACCGCTTGTCCAAGGATCCTCATTTAGTTTATATTGAAGACCTGTCTGTCTACTATTCTGACCATATCCAGTCCAAACTATCCCGTTTTCTAGAGCATAATATGCCTCTAAAACTTTACTTACTTCAATTTGATCTAATATTTTTATCATTTTATTATCTGTAACTGCTACTGTAGATAAGTATATTTATCTACGGCTTTTTACCAATCGAAATATGACATGCAGATAATATTATTTACTGACGTTGCTGACACATATGGATATGGAAAATATGCAGGTACTTATAAAGTAGCTACTGAAATACGAAAATATGGCTATACTTGTCAAGTTGTTGATCTTTTTAGTTTTTATCAATATGACCAATTAGAAAAAATCATAGATAAATTTGTCACTAAAGACACTTTATTAGTGGGGTTTGGTGCTACCCTAATGGAAAAACGAATTAACGGAAAAGTTTTGAATTTTGGAAGACCTAATGAAGAATTTACTAATATAGCCAATTATGCTAAATCTAAAAACTCAAAAGTTAAAATTTGTTTAGGTGGTGCTAGACTAACTGACTATTGTTATTGGGCAGGAACTGATTACATTATATTAAACAAAGCCGATAATGTTATTATTAAATTGATTAGACATCTTAAAGACGGCGATGATATAAAAATAATGAAAAAGGACCAATGTATTTACATTGACGGAAATGATTATTTTTATACTCAAGAACAATTTGCTCATAGTCAAATTATATATGAACCCCATGATATTATTTTCCATGGTGAATCTCTACCTGTGGAAATAGCTAGAGGGTGTATTTTTAGTTGTGCATTTTGCAGATTTGACCTGATAGGTAAAAAAGCAGGTGATTGGCAAAAAAATGGAGAAACTTTAAAATCAGAATTACTTAGAAATTATGAACTATATGGCACTACTCATTACATGTTTACTGATGAACTAATCAATGAAAGTGTTCCTAAAATGGAATTCATACATAGTGTGTTAACTACATTACCGTTTAAATTAACATATACTAGTTATGCGAGATTAGATTTAATTTGGAAGTTTCCTGAGATGAGGGAACTCCTTTTAGAAAGCGGTGCAAAAAGTCTTCACTTTGGAATAGAAACACTGAATGAAGAAGCAGGTAAAAAAATAGGTAAAGGACTGGGTCCAAATAGAATTAAAGAAACTTTAAGTTATTGTAATGAGTTATGGAAAAATAATATTATTGCGAGTAGTACTTTTATTGCCGGACTTCCTGGTGAAAGTAGGGAAAGTATACTGGCTAGCGTAGATTACTTAGTTAGTGATGATTGTCCTCTTGATGTATTTGGATTTTTGCCTCTTACTGTTAGAGACTCTCCAGATGGAAGAAATTCTAGTAAAATAGATAGGGATCCTAAAAAATTCGGGTTTAAAATAGAAAAGGATCGTCCGTGGGAAAATGATGATATGACTTTTCAAGAAGCAGTTGCTTTAGTAAAAGATATTAGAAACGACCCAAGAGTTCAAAAGAAAAATAAATTTGGCGCTGCTACTTGGGTAGGAAGAATTCTTAATTTAGGATATACTATGGAAGATTTATTTAAATTTCTACAAGATGATACTTTAACTTTTGAATCATTTGGTAAAAAATTAGATGAAAAAACGGTAATATTAAAAAATCAATATTATGAAAAATTAATGTTGCTGTAATTGTTCAATTTTAAATTTCAATTCTTCCAGTGTCGGGTTTCCTAAAAATCTTAAGGCTATCGTACATCTAGGATTATTAAAATCGCTGTTAACAATGCAATGTGGTACGGAAGAATCAACCAAAACCCATTCGTTTGTACCTGGTAAAGTCTCTATTATTGTTTTTTCATCAGTTTCTTTATAATAATAAGCACTTTTTTTCTTTATAGGTAAAGCATTAATTTGATAAAAATGCATCAATGAGTTTTCATATCCTATTAAAGGCAAATTTAAACTACATCTGATATCTTCTTTGTGTATATCTTGATTACGGTGATGTTTAAAAAATATAAATTGACCAATCATAGGTAATTGCAGTTCTTTCAATGTTGAAGAAATTTCTTTTATCATCGGATCATTAATATTAAATGACACCGAAGCAACACTGTTATTAATAAAAACTGTCGAGGAAATTAATTTTAAAAAATAATCAGTGTACTTCCTAGTCTCTAAAAAATTAACTTTAAAATAATATTTCATTATATTTTCTTTATAATTATACAGTCTTGAAAACATCTATTAGTAAAATCAGGTGATTGCTCTAAAGAAAAATCATAATCGGACAACAAGCTAGCCAAATATTCTTTTTTGTAAAAAGCTAAAAACATCCCATCATTGGGTACTTTGGATGTTTTATTGTCAATGAGATAAACGTAATCTTCTGTTTGAATCCTATCACAACTACCAAAATCTTTCATACGTTTTTGATAAAAGTAAGCTAATGCTATTTTATTTTCTTGATCTAACCAAGTAATAAACATTTTTTTATCTGATTTCAACTTAGTATAGAGCCAGGCAATAGCATCTAACATGTCTTCTTTTGTGGTATGTGTTATGACACTATAACTTATAATACAATCAAATTGTTCATTAATGTCAGGCCAAAGGCTTCTAGACCCGGTTGGGTTGTACATAAAATTATGTTTGTCATAATGAATAAATTTTGCATTTGGAAACATTTTCTTACCAGCTTGCAATGCCTCTAAGTCTACATCTATACCAGTATACATGTTTTCAGAGAATAAACTTCTGCTACTTTCTAAAAACATTCCATAGTTACAGCCATAGTCTAATACGGAACCTGTGATTGGATCTTGGTTTAATTGGCAAAAATATTTGTATGAATCTAAAAAATAATTTATTTTTGGCATACAATATTTATATTATTAAACCTAGCTCATATATTAAATATAGTATATGGAAAAACTAGCCAATTCAATTGGGAGACTCATGCAAGTTAGTGAATGGGGTTTAAATGTTGATGAAGCCACACATAGGCATCTAAGACATGGGTTAACTTACTCACAATTGCATAGTAAGATTGGCGCGGTTAAACACCTATCTAATTTAACTGATTATTATTGTATCTTTATGGGGCAGTGGCATGGTATGCTGCCCCATATGTTACATGAACATGATATTATCAAAAGTGCTATAGGAATTGAACTAGATCATTTTTGGGCTAATTTCAGTAGAAAATTAAACTATGATTGGGATTTTAAATCAATAATTGCCGATGCAACGCAATGTAATACTTGGGAAGATAATATTAAGAACAATACCTTGATAGTTAATACCTCATGTGAGCATATGAATTATGATTGGTTAAACTTTAAAAAGTATGAATCAGGATATGTTTATTTACAAAGTACAGATTTTCAAATAGATACTCATATTAATACTGTTACTAGTACCGAGCCTTTGATAAAAGAATTAGTATCTCGTGGATTTAAAATAGAAGATGATTGGACATTACCATTAGAAGTATATACTAGATATTGTGTATTAGCTAGTTGGTAATTATTTAAAATAATAATTAGGGATAAATAGCTTTATGAAAACTTGTTTCTTATCAACCTATATTAAATCATGGTCATTGGAGACAGCCTATCCCACATCTGATAGAAGGGCTACTCCGAGGTTTGGATAACAAGTAAACATACGAATTATCAGAACCTCGGAATATTCCGAGGTTTTTTTATGGTTGACAGAAAAGGAAGATTGAGATACAATTGAAAGACAGTGTAAGGTAACGAGGACCTACTCCGCACTATAAATCGGAGAAACGGGCGGCGCGGTGGATGAAAAGCCTAATGTGGCTTGAAAAATACCGAGTAGTAAAGCATATTACATGTAGTATGTTTTACTACACACTTTGGGACGGACATAGGCTTGCCCTGGTAAGGCGAGGCCCCAGAGTGTTCATATTAAGGAGTAATCATGAAAACAACATATTTTGAAAATTTAGTTAATAAAGAAAAATATTCATGCAAGAACCCTAACGACATTAGGTTGATTGATGGCATTGAATATTTGCGTGTGTTTAAATATGGTACTCAAAGAGATTGTTTGGTTCGCAAAGATTCTCTTAAAAAAATACCAGAAAGTAAACTTGATAGTATGCGCTAATGGATTCTATAGCGTAGATATATTTAGTATAATGCGGTACGTATCATATAGATATTTCTACCAAATTGATCATACTGTAAATAGTTAGTAACAAGGAGTTTTTAATGTCAGTTTTAGCACTGGATATATCGGGAACGCCCCGACAGTGGATTTCATATGATAACGCAATTCTTTACCATGCAACCAAAAGTGTTGCATGGACTATGGGTGAAATTGTGGCTAAATATCGTGGTGGAATTCAACGCAATGGCGAACTAAGTTACATTGAAACTCAATCAATTATTGCTATCAAAGGACATGGATTTAATCCAACTAAGCATAGTAAAGTAGCACTAGGCAATAGAACATTGTTTGGTAGAGATAGACATATCTGTGCATATTGTGGTGATTATTTTCCCAATGTTAACAGCCTAAGCAGAGACCATATTATCCCCAAAAGCAAAGGTGGGGAAAATGTATGGATGAATGTAGTTACCGCATGTAAAGATTGTAACGCTATGAAAGGGTGTAAAACTCTTAAAGAGGCAAGAATGGAACTACTATATGTTCCATATGTGCCAAACCATTTTGAAAATATGATATTACAAAATCGTAATATTTTGGCTGATCAGATGGATTATTTAAGAGCAGGATTACCAAAACATAGTAGAATTTTATTGAGTTAGTGTATACTAATTAAATATTAACACGCCCTCTTGGCACAGCTGGTAGCGCAACTGATTTGTAATCAGTAGGTCGGCGGTTCGAATCCGTCAGGGGGCACCAATTTACTTTAAAAGAAAATACAATGTTTATTAAACTCACCAACGCTAACCCCGCACATAAAGGGAAAAAAGTCGCAATTAGAAAAGATTTGATTGCAACGGTACATAGAAGCACTATCTTGCGTGAAGATGGAACATCAGAAGAAGTTACTTTTGTGTTTGCTCCTCCCCACGGTACATGGGAAGTTGAGGAAACTTTTGAAAAAGTAATGGTTTTGATGAAATAGATAGCCCCTCGTTACTGACAGTAATTTAAATATGAATTTTGTTACTGTTACCTTTAGTACCGATTTTGATGCAATGTTATTGCAAGCATCAAGTTTGGAATTTGTAATAGACAATGTAACTCATTTCGTTATAATTCAGGATACTAAAATTGAATTAAGTGAATGGCAATCGGCATTGTCGCCGTATTATACTAGACATAAATTAGTACTAATACAAAATGATTTGGTATTACAATCTGGCTGGCGGCAACAGCAAATTCTAAAATTAGAAATTGCTAAAAAAATTAATACTGAAAATTATTTGATATTAGATAGTAAGAATTTTTTTATAAAGCCATTCACTCTTACTGATTGGAATGTACCTCACGGTAATGGATCTTTGTTCATTTATTATAAAGGTAACAAAAAACGAATGGATGTAGATGTTTTTTTAGAAAAAACTTCTAAAAAATATAAGAAAGAAATTCCAAAACTTCATATTGACTACATGACTCCTTATAAGATGAATACATCTATAGTCAATTCTATAATTTGTACTGATTATACGTCATTATTTTTTGAGGATGAATTGCCAAGTGAGTTTGCATTATATAATATGTTTTTACCTAATTCAGAATTACTACATTGTAGTAGCGGCATGAATAAGTTGTTTATGAATTACCGAACTTCATTGCCTACAGAAAAAGTCTTAGAAAAGATATATGAAAACAGTTTTGTTTTAGGAATACATAGAAATTTGCGTATTAAAGAAAATAATAATAGTTTATCTTTCTTGATAGAATATTTAAGTTTTAGAGGTTTAAATACAACGTTATTAAATAACACATTTACAAAATTTTTTCCTCGATAGCTCAGTTGGTAGAGTGCCGGACTGTTAATCCGTTGGTCCCTGGTTCGAGCCCAGGTCGAGGAGCCATATTGCGACTGTAACTCAGTGGATAGAGTATCCGGCTTCTACCCGGTCTGTCGGGAGTTCGAATCTCTCCAGTCGCGCCATATTAAAACACATTACCTTTACCGAACGCGGAGAGGTCGAAAGAACTAAAAAGTGTGTTTCAATATGGAGTGGAAGCATCAATGGTGATGCAGTGGACTGTAAATCCGCCGTCTTTATGGCACGACTGGTTCGATCCCAGTACACTCCACCAAACAATTCCGGTGTAGTATAATGGCAGTGCGGCGGTCTCCAAAACCGCTAGTGGTGGTTCGATTCCATCCACCGGAGCCATAGAATTCGGGGATTACGTCAGTCCGGTTAGACGGTCTGCTTTGGGAGCAGAAGGTCGCAGGTTCGAATCCTGCATCCCCGACCAAATTGCCTCTATAACTCAGTTGGTAGAGTATCACCTTGATAAGGTGGAAGTCCTTGGTTCAAGTCCAAGTGGAGGCACCAAATATCACTGTTGCTAAAAAACAACTAGCAACAAGCGTTTGACAATTAATCGGTAGGTATGTATAATAGTTTCTGTAGTGAGAAAAAACGAACAGAAAAGGAACTATCATGCAAGTATATGTTCTAGTCACTGATGAAGGTCCTGAAGGGACAGAAGTTCTTGGTGTCTATGAATCACGTTCACAGGCAGTTGACGCCGCCCGTGAATACACTGTAACTTTTGGAGATTATCGATTTTTTGTTGAAACTCGTGTAATAGGAGCTCCCCCTGAAGAGGGTTGGGACTCTTATTTTCGTGAGCGTGTAGAGTTGTAAGTTTATTCCTCGGTAGCACAGCGGTAGTTGCACCTGACTGTTAATCAGGGTGTCGGTAGTTCGATCCTACCCCGGGGAGCCAAGTTTTCGGGTCCATAACTCAATTGGTCAGAGTATCAGACTTTTAATCTGAGAGTTCCCGGTTCGAGTCCGGGTGGACCCACCAAGACAATTGGGGTATGATGTAATGGTAGCATACCGGATTTTGATTCCGTTCGTTGGGGTTCGAATCCCTATACCCCTGCCAAGTTGATGATTTAGACATTAGACTGAGTGCGCTAGCAAATGTCCAATCAGGTGTAAAGCCTGTCAGTATATGCACCGTTAGCGCAATTTCTAGGTTAGAGTGATAAATACTTTATCAAAGGACTAACCTATGCCGAAAAAGAACTGCTTAAACTGCGATACCAAATTTATGTGGCACCCCTCTCAAAGTAAGGGCAAATATTGCTGTAATGAATGTGGTATACAACATGTATTAAAAGAAAAGATTGAAAGTGGTATTTACACTAAGTCAAACGCACTTTCATATTTTAGAAGATTCACCGAGTACAAATGTACTGAATGTGGTATATCTGAATATAACGGCAAGCCGATACGACTTCAGATTGACCACATTGACGGAAACAACAAAAACGATAGACTAGAAAATTATCGTTATCTTTGTCCTAATTGTCATACTCAAACTGAAACTTGGGGTGTCAAGAATGCTAGCGACGAGGGCAAACAAAGAATTAAAGAGGCTGCTAAGTTGGGCAATGACATTCGTAATGGTAGAATGCCCATTGGCAGTAGATTGAGTTAGGTCTCAAAGTGTTCATGGACGCACATCAGCCTGTCACGCTGAAAGAAGGGGATCGTTACCCCTTGGGACCGCCAAATCATGCATGATGGTTCAAGTCCCCTACGGTGCGCCAAATATAGTGCGGTGCCAACGTAGTCCAATAGAACGGATTGCAGTGGGTGCGAACCCCACCCGCACTTCCAAATAATATTTTCCGCGTATAGATAAAATAATAAATATTTTTCTAATCGCGGTAAATGATTAAATGCATAATCAAAAATTTTTAAATGAATATTTTTCTAAACATTGGGTATCAGGTGACTCAAGAGGATTGACTAGCCCTGCAAGAATATCAACTTTCATCAATGATGATGAATGGTTGTTAGATGTAGGATGTGGGGCTAATCCTTTTAAGTCCTTAGTAAAAAATGTTATAGGTATAGATCCTGCGTTTGCTCAGGCTGACTATAAATGTACCATAGAAGAATATGAACCAAATAGGTTGTTTGATGTTGCTACTTGCTTAGGTAGTATTAATTTCGGCACTAGTGAAATCATTGAACGCCAAATTGAAAAAGTAGTAAGTTGTTTAACTCCTTCATCAAGAATATATTGGAGATTAAATCCAGGTCGTCGTGACCACGATAATAAACAGTGTTTAGATATTCCTTTTTTCCCATGGACATTTGATAAATTAAATGTATTTGCCAAAAAGCACAATTATGTTCAAACAGTAGAAAAAATAGATGAACATTTAACAAGGCCTAGATTGTATGCAGAATGGCATAGAACTTCCTAAAAGAATATTTTTTACTGGTGTGCCTGGAAGTCGGTGGAGCGGAATAGCGCAGACTATTGAAAGTCTTGATGGATTTAATATTAGTGATCGCACCTCTGAGAGAGAATATAGTCATAATGGATTTAGTGGACATAAGGGTGCATACTTTGGGCGACACATGGAATTCGATGCAATACTTGATGCTGAGTATATAGATCAAGCATGGTCGAGTTTAGATGGTACAAGGCTAATCAAAAGTCATAATTGGGCATATATCTTAGATGACGTAAAAACATTTTTTCCTAATGATTGGATAATGTTAATTTATAGACCAGACATGTCTAGTTATGCTTGGTGGCATGAAGCAGGTGGATTTAATATTAAATATCCCGATTACACTTGGTATAAAAATAGTACCAATATGTTAGGGGAGATAAGTAATCAGAATTCTCATATATTAGAATTTGCATATAAACATAATCTAACTTGGAATTATTTTACAACAAGTTGGATTGAATATAACTTTAATCAAACTATAGAGATAAAAAACAAATGGTCAGATGTTTTAGTAACATTGTTAAAATAATTGTATTAACTTGTTTGTCGGTATCAGCATATGCTTGGGAGCCTACAAAACCAATAAATGTTCTTGTAGGGTTTGCACCTGGGTCGGGTAATGAAATTAGTTTTAGGGGTGTTAGTAGTATATTAGAAAAGTTAAATCCTAAAATTAATTTTGTTATTGAAAATAAGCCAGGTGCAGATGGTGTAGTGGCCATGAATGAATTCATCAAAAAACCCGCAGATGGCTATAATATCTATGTGCCTAGTCATCAAGGAATTTGGGTCACTAGTGAATTCTTCAATAAACCAGCTGTAAAATATACATTAGATGATTTTGAATATGTAGTTACTATTGCTAAAAGCCCGCTAGCTATTATTGCTTATAGTGGTAGCACCGTTAATAGTGTGCCTGAATTATTAGAAAGAATTAAAAATACTGACAAACCTATTACTTTTGCTGCTGGTAGCGGTGCTCATAAATTAGCATTTGAATATATGTCCACAAAGGTCAAAGTTAGTGAATTAGTAAAGACTGTGGGATATAAAGGCCCTGCTCAAGCCGCACAAGACGTTGCCGGAGGTCATGTTGAGTTTGGTATTGTCCCTACTGCGGTAGCCGCTACATTGTTATCTAGTGGAAAAATTAAATTCATTAGTATATGCGGAGAAAAACCTTTAGTAGGAATTGATGCTCCGTTGATGAATCGATGGGTGCCGGGAATGAATGTATATGCAGCTTGGGGTATCATATTGCCCAAAGGCACTGATCAGGACATAGTTAAATGGTATGTGGGAAACTTTTCTCGTACAATACGATCTGTTGAAGCCAAAAAGTTTTTTGATCAAAATTATATGTTTATAGAAGAAAGAGAATTAACACCTGCTGGTTTTAAAAATAGTATGACTCAACTAAGAGAACAATGGGTTCCTATATTACAAAATTTTAAAATCGACTGAATATGCATTTGGGCACTGAATTTGTACCCATTCTGTTAATTTTGATAACCAATCACCTAGAATAAAAACTTCATATGGTTCGCCAAATGTTTCTTCGATTACCTGTAAATTTCTAAAGTAGTAGTTTGAAATAATTTCGGGATCGATTGGTTTTTCCATATTTAAAAGTTGACAAAATTCTTCTGAGTTATTAACTGGGTCTAAGTAGAGATTATCTATATTATATGGAATCCATTTACCAGTGTTATTTTGAACGAAGGTATTATAATAATTATATTTTTTTAAAAAAAAATTCTTAACAAAATCCGTGGAATTATTAAATAAATTTGACATGGCTAAAATTTCAAATGAATAATAATAATTTCTATTAGCAAATATGCTATCAAGTATTTTATTTCTAGCAGCTATATCGAATTTAGAGGTATACGTTGAAATTTGTTCTCTAATAAAAATCTCTTTATTTTCACACTCTTGTATGAGAACCCATCTTTTTATCCATAGTAATAAATAAAAAAGGGGAGTTAATTGATTACTATATACTCTAATTATCTTAAGTCTAGGTAATCTATATATTGTATCTAAATGCGCTTGATTAAAATAACTAAAAAAATGAATAGGTGCTACTAAATTTTTTTCATTATAATGTAAATCTATATTTTCTAATGTATTGTCGGTAGTAACTAGTAAATCTTGCATGAATTGGTTTTTTGTATTTAAATTCCATTTTGCAAATGGATTTTCTAAATCATAGGTATTGGTAATAGGATTAATTTTATATTCTAATGGATAAAAATCACTATCTTTAGAGATTTGAGAGCATAAAAAATCTCCTCCTGATCCGCCATTAAATGCAAGTAAATAGATATTGTTCATTGATTTTCCTATAAAAATTAAAAATTAATTGAATATGAATTTGGACATTTAAGTTCAATCCATTTTTTTAATTTTGATAACCAATCACCGAGAATAAAAACTTCATATGGTTCGCCAAATGTTTCTTCGATTACCTGTAAATTTTTGGAATAATATGATGCAATAATTTCGGGATTAATTGGTTTTTCCATGTTGAACAGTTGACAAAATTCTTTTGAGTTATTAACTGGGTCTAGATAGAGATTATCTATATTATATGGAATCCAATCTTTAGATACGGTGTGAGGATTAGGAAAGGAAAAAATAAAACAATAATATCTATAAAACCTTTCAATGCAATCTATGGCATTACCAAGTAATCTAGTTGCGGCTATTAGTTCAAAATCATATACAAAATTTCTATTTGCCAATATATTATCTGCTATTTTATCTCTAAAGAATTTAGCATATGCATCATTGGGTAAGCTACTAGCACCTGTTACCTTTCTTAAAAAAGTCTCTTTATCTATAAAGTGCTTCGGGCCAGACAATCTTTTTATCCAATATAACAAATAGAAAAGGGGAAAAAATTGTTTAGTGTATAGGTGAACTCCTTTAAGCCTAGGCAATTTAATTTCACTAAGATTACCGAAAAAATGAGTAGGTGCTACTAAATCTTTTTCATTATAATATAATTCTATTTCTTTTAACATAACATCAGAAATTTCTAAAACCTTAAATTTATGATGAGATTTTAGGTCAATATTCCATTTTAAAAATGGATTCTCTAACTCACATGTATTAGTCGCAGTATTCATGCTTGATTCTAATGGATAAAAATTAATGTCTTTAGAAATTTGAGAGCATAAAAAATCACCACCACCGCCACCTGGAAACGTAACTAAATAAATATTGTTCATATATTGTTATTTATACAACGCCATTGTAGATATGATATTGCCGCATTGCATAAATACTAGATGCGTTATCATCAATTATTAGTTGAAAAGGTTCTTAATCTACATACTCCTGAACAAAAAATGAAGTATGCGGATAAGATATGGGATATGCTTCAGCGTAGTTATAAAAAGATTGGCGGCTTTAAAAGCGCTAATAGTGCTGAAGAATTAGCAAATGATTTAGGTTATTGGAAAGTAGTTCGCCGTGGTGATCATATAACTGCATTAGGTGTTTATAAACAAGTATCTAATACGGATAATTTTAAAATGATTGCTAGTGCTACTGAAACAGAACTTAATCCTGAAGGTGAATATAAAGCCACTGCACAAGGATTAAAAGATTATAACATGCTCAAAAAAGATGACATTAAAACAAAAAGAGCATGGGCAGAAGTAAGCGGACCTGCTGAAAAATTAATGCTTAAAGCAGGCGCAAAACCAATTGACAATAAATATGCTGAGTTTTTAACTGGTAAAAAGATATTAGATTTAAATCCTGATGGATATCATTATACTAGATTAATTCAGGGCGAACCGCATGAAAAGATAATAGTTGGATTTGTCAAATTAAGTCCAAATGGTAAAGAAAAATTATCTAATTTAGGCTTTGATTTAAAGCATCTTCCTGACAATATCGTATCCAAAATTTGACAAATATTCTATAGTTTGCTATACTATAGTTCAGACAGTGACTTTTGGGCGTCAATATGATAGTTTACTTACATGGTTTTGCGAGTTCAGGCACTAGTGATAAGGTCACCGCTCTCAGAAAACGGTTCGGTGACGATAAGGTAATCGCACCCGATCTGCCCTTTGACCCCGATCTAGTGGGTGAGTTGGTCGACGGTATTGTCTGTGACTTTATGAAATCCCGAGAACCAAACGAAAAATTGGTATTCGTTGGTACTAGTCTAGGAGCATTTTACGCAAATTATTTCGGTCACTTGTATGACAGTTGTGCTGTGTTAGTTAATCCTAGTTCTACCCCCAGCGAGACTCTTAAGGAGAAGTTAGGACCAAACAAAAACTATTATACTGGTGAAGAATTTCTTGTTTCTATAGCACATTTAGATAAACTAGATAGTATGCGGAAACATGTCCGTGAAATCTATTCCCCTAGTTTGGTGAGTTTGTTTGTCGCTAAAGATGATGAGGTCATCCCCCATGAATCTATGCTAGAAGGCTTTCCTTACGCAACAACAACCATCTTGGAGAACGGTGGTCACAGGTTTACTGAGCATTGGGATCTAGTTCTAGATCGGGTAGAAAGTCTCTTAAAATAATTGACAAATATGCAGGTGTCGTGTACAATGTATACATACACTGAGAAATTAGAAGTTCTTTAAAAATTAACGCCCGGGTGGTGAAATAGGTAGACACAAGAGACTTAAAATCTCTCGCTCACAAGGCGTGCCGGTTCGAGTCCGGCCCCGGGCACCAAGTATATGCCTCTGTAGCTCAATCGGTTAGTAGCAGCGGCCTCATAAGCCGTTGGTTGGGGGTTCAAGTCCCTCCGGAGGCACCAAGATTGGAGAGTTGGTAGAGTGGTTAATACAACGGTTTGCTAAACCGTCGCTGAGAAATCGGTGCATAGGTTCGAATCCTATACTCTCCGCCAAGACGTTCCGTCTAATCAACGGATACTCTGACCCAGAGGATATGAAGTACAGTGATATGTACGGGTGGTTCTGAAGAGTAATATCTTCACATGGTAACATGCGGTTTAACCTAACCGGCGCTGGCAATGCGATAACGATCCCTGTCGAGAGCGGGTGGAGGGCGTGTGTGATGGTGTGTGGTAAGAACTAATTGTTGTTCTGAGGTCCATATGCTTGATGCGCTATAATTACCGCCGAGGGATGCAGAGCACCTTATTAGGGAAGCGTGGCAGAGAGGCCGATTGCGTTAGTCTTGAAAACTAAAGGCCCTGAAAGGGGTCCGTGAGTTCGAATCTCACCGCTTCCACCAACAGTGCGGGTGTAGTTCAATGGTAGAACGGCAGCCTTCCAAGCTGCATACGAGGGTTCGATTCCCTCTACCCGCTCCAATTATATTAGCCCCGGTGATGTAACGGTAGCCATGCTGGTCTTAGAAGCCAGTGCAGAAATGCGTGTCGGTTCGAGTCCGACCTGGGGCACCAAAATATATCTTTTATATCTACATATAATAAATAGCAATATGTTATACTTGATTAAATCAGACCAAGACGAATTGTTTACTAAATTGGCTGAGGACCCTGTTCGCCCCAATATACCTCATTCTATAAGAATAGGTAACAATAGAGATATCTTTGTATTGAAAGATGAAAATAACATAGTAAAAGCAATTACTTGTGTTAGTTATCAAGACCAAATACCTACAACAGAAAGCGAATTGTTCAATCATGATAGCAATCCTAACATGGCTATATTCTATACTATATGGAGTTATAAGCCAGGTGCTGGTAGAGATTTAATTTTAAATGCTGTTAGTTATATTAAATCCAATAAACCTCATATTAGTCGTTTTGTAACACTAAGTCCACCAACTGAAATGGCTCGCAGATTTCATTTAAAAAATGGAGCTAGTGTTTTCAGAAATAACACTGAAACTGTCAATTACGAATACCTAGCTTAATATTTTTTTCTGTATCTGTATTCTAAGTAAATACTGTACATTTTTAAAAAGGATATTATATGGCTAAGGCATCTGAGGGTACTACAAAATCGGTTGTTAAACGAACTAGTCAAGGTGGAAAGGTTAAGACTAGCACTCTAAATAAAACAGAAAAAAGAAGTTTTAAAAAATATAGAGGTCAAGGTTAAAAGTAAAAAAGCCTCGTTAACTCAGTGGTAGAGTAGCGCCTTTACACGGCGAATGTCGGCAGTTCGACCCTGTCACGAGGCACCAAATTAATAATAATTATGAATATAGTATTTTGTTTTCCTGGAATGTCATTTAGTAGAACGTGGGTGACATGTTGGACTAATACCGTTACTTGGTTAAACAAAGAAGGTATAGCATTTAATGTTAGCACTACTTATACACCTGTAATTTATAATTGCCGTAATTGGTTATTAGGTGGAACAGGATATCCTCCTAAAGATTTCAAGCCATTTAATGGAAAAGTAAAATACGATTGGATTGTTTGGATTGATAGTGATAGCGTTTGGACACCTAAAGATTTAGAAAAATTAATTAGTAACCCCGAACATAAAATTGTAACTGGATTTTATATTCAATATAATAATAAAATATACGCACAGGCAGTTGAAGGTAAAGAAAAAAACACAATGAATTGGATGCCTAGGAATGAGGTCGATGTTAATGGCGAGCGAATTGAATTATTAGCAACTGGCATGGGATTCATGGGTGTTCAAAAGGGTGTATTTGAATCATTGACATTCCCGTGGTTCAAACCTCTAGTATTTTCTGATAGTGAAAGAGAAACCTTTTTATCAGAAGATACAGGATTTTGTCATAGGGTAAAAAAATTAGGTTATACTATATGGGGAGATCCTACAATACAAATAGGACATGAAAAATCTTGGATATTAACAGGTGCTGACAGTAGTGGGCATAAACCTGCATAAATAGACTAATGAATCACCCGCCAAAATTTCTATTCTTAGATACTAACTTACAATGTAATCTAAAATGTAAAACCTGCATGTATTGGACTAGGGAAGAAGTTGTATTACCTACTCATATCACTATAGAAGAACGCGGGAATATTATTCAGGAATTTCATGAATTAAATCCACATGGTGCAGTAGTAATATGTGGCGGTGAAGCATTAATGAATCCTGAAAGATATTGGCCAATTACTAGATATTGTCGCCAATTAGGACTAAGATGTTTATCAGTGATGAACGGTACAATGGTTACTGATTTGTCAATGGCTAAAAAGTTAATCGTTGAAGGTCCAACTGAGATTACTATATCACTAAACAGTTACATACCTGAAGTACATGATTCAACTAGAGGCATGGTAGGATCATTTGACATGGCTGTTAATGCTATTCGTCTATTACTTCAAGCGAGAAAAGAATTAAACAAATCTAATCCTGTATACGCAATGTCTATAATGTGCGAGCAAAATTACAGAGATTTAGATAAGTTTTATGACTTTGTATTGAATGACCTTAAAGCAGATAAGTTAAAATTAAATTGGCTTCAACCAATGTTTGGTACACTATTAGATAAAGAAGGCAAACAGCGAGATGACAAGTTTTATGATAACAATGTCATTAGGGATCATGAAGGGTTGTTTAAAATACTAAATGCTTGTAATGAAAAGTATAATCTAAGTTTAGATCCTGAATGGATTGAAACAGTTGAGATGTACCATCGTAGTGTTCACAAAAACAACGATGCGGTTATTGGGTGGAATGGTCGAGGTACTGAAAAATTGATTTGTAATTCCTTCGACAGAAATATTATGGTAGATATGGACGGGATTGCCCGTTTATGCTTCTCACATAAGTTCCCTGGGTTTAAAATAAAGAGATACGGTGACTTGAAAAGATTTTGGTATGGCACCGATAACTTAAGGAATGTCATGTCAAAGTGTACACAGTATTGTGGTATTAGTCACAGTGTTCGTAGAGTAAATGCTACATTGAAAGCGCGGGTATGATGTAAAGGTAACCTGAATCCTTGCCAAGGATTATTTGCGAGTTCGATTCTCGCTACCCGCTCCAAACATCAAATGAAACAAAAATTTATTAATCTATATATGGATTGGGCTACCCGAGTTGCCCAATTAAGTTATGCCCGTAGGCTACAAGTTGGTGCAGTTATCGTAAAAGATGATTGTGTTATCAGTTATGGTTATAACGGTACGCCTGCTGGCTGGGATAACAATTGCGAAGATGAAATACCTGTTTCACCTTGTGAAGAATTAGATAATACTTGTACACTAAAAACTAGACCTGAAGTATTACATGCTGAAATGAATGCATTAATGAAATTAGCAAAAACTAATGGATCAGGTAATAAAGCATCTTTATTTGTAACTCATGCTCCGTGTTTAGAATGTGCGAAAGGAATATATCAAGCAGGTATATCTGAAGTCTATTACGGAGAAGATTACCGATCTGAAGATGGGGTATATTTTTTAAATAAATGTGGTATTAAAATACAAAAAGTTTTTAATAAATAAAGCAAAAGGAAATTATATGCCTAGAATTAGTTCTGAAAAAGCTATTAAAGCAATTGGTAATTGTTATGATTTAATTTTAATTGCGGCTGTAAGACAAAGAGAATTAAAGCGTGGTTATAAACCTAAAGTTGAAACAACTAATCTAACTGCTATTACCGCATTGCAAGAAATTGAACAAGGCCTAATAGGCAGAGAGTACCTGAAAAAAGTCAAATAGAGTGGGAAAGTGTTGTATAAAACAACACTTGACAATAAATGGGCGGTTTGCTATAATATATACATGATGACAACAACACGCAAGCGCCGAACAGATCGTAATCATCTGATCTATATGATTCAGAACACTAGTACTGGAGAACAGTACATTGGTCTGACTGCACTGTGCTACAACGGAAACGTCAGGCGCACTCTTACCCGTCGTATGCAGAAGCATCTACAACGGGCTATGGCAGAAAACAAGACTTGGGGTCTGTGCCGCGCACTGCGTGAATATGGTCCTGAATCGTTTGTGTTTGGTCATTTAGAAACGATTCGTGGTAAGGGCCCAGCCCATGCCCGTGAAACAGAATTGATTAAACAGTTGAATCCAGCGTTGAATACATTTGGAACTACGCATGATTGACTGTTTGGTATTAGGTGATAGTATAGCAGTAGGGCTATATCATCATGTAGCGCCATGCGAGTCATTGAGTAAAGGCGGTTGGAATACTACACAATGGAATAGAGACTACTTAAAATACGATCTCACCGCCAACACGGTGATTATCAGTTTGGGTAGTAATGATCATAAAGGCATCAAAACACAAGAAGAACTAGAACGCTTAAGAGAAAAAGTTCAAGCAGGCCGCGTGTTTTGGATATTGCCCGCAATCAAGCCAGACATTCAACGCATAGTCAAAATGATAGCTGCCTTATACGGTGATACTGTAGTGCCAATCACTCGCCTACAACCAGATAAAATTCACCCTAGTTGGGCAGGTTACAAACAAATTGCTAAAGAGGTAAAACATGAATGAATTTTATTCGGTCCAATTAATTGGTTGTGATAATTACTATTGGGCTGGTACTGGTGGTATACTTTCTTGGGGATATTAAATGATTTGGAGCGCACTAATATTTGGATTTTTCTCAGTATTTGGATGGAACAGTGGACAGAAGGTATGGGACAAATATATTGAACCTAAATTTGAAACTAAAGTTGAACAACCCGAACATAAAGGAAAGGATTAATTATGCACCTAGGTGAAATAAACGAAGCATTAGACAACCGCATTACCGGTGGTAGTGAGTATCATTGGCAGTGCTATGGATCTAACGCAAGGTATTTGGATTATGAATCAGACCATGCTCATGCTAGTGTGTTATTTGATTCAAAAACGCAAGTGGTATATGAAGCATCAGTCAATGCTAAGGACGAAAAGCTAACACCATATCGTTGGCTTAATCCTGAATATAAAGACGCATACTATGCTGAATCAGCCGATAAAAAAGTTGACCCTAATAATGCTTGGGATGATACCAATTGGTGTGATTTAGAAGTTGCGGATGATTGGCTTGAAAAGGCTTATGCTATATTCAATGGGCTAAGTTTTGATAACCGAGTGACAGTTCCTCTTGACTTAGATGATGATACTATGCTACAATTGTGTATGGAAGCGCATAAGCGTGATATCACTTTGAATAAAATGATTGAACAAATTTTGGAGATGGCGATAGCCAAAGAATCATGAACGAGGCTATAAATAATTCAGTACACTGGATTATAGATGATTACCGATCAGATCGTATACGCTTTATTATGGAGTTGGTTGCTTGGGCTCTTAGTATTGGGTGCGCTATTGCGATGGCTGGAACAGTACCAAACCCTCCACTTATGGCTCTTTACCCTGCTTGGATTACTGGTTGTTCTATCTATGCCTGGTGTGCTTATTCTCGTCGCTCATTTGGTATGCTCGCTAACTACCTCTTGCTTGTCTCCATTGATTCTGTTGGTTTAATTAGAATATTTTTGTAAGGAATAATATGTCAGAAGAAACGCAGTTAGTATTAGTTGAATGTGTATCAATGTTCCGTATGCGGTACTTAGTTGAAGTTCCTGTTGGAATCGATAACTATGGACATGACAAAAAAGAATGGGCATTAGATACTGTATCTATGGAAGCGGCAAAAGAATTCAGCCAACACCATATTGGCGAGAACATTGTTAGTAGCCGAGTCATTACCAAAGAAGAAGCATTAGTATTATGCAATCAGGATAATGACTATGCTAGGAGTTGGTCCGAAGAACATAAAATTGGACAATTTTTTACTATGAAAGAGGAACACCTTGAATCCGTATAATCCAACTGAAGATTGGGCTGAAAATGATTGGACAACCTTTACCACTTGGCTAAAGGGAGCATTGCACTCCAATGAAGTAACCGTAACCTTTACCAAAAAAGACGGATCCGAACGGGTGATGAAATGTACTCTTGATCCTGAGATTCTTCCCCCTTCTCCTGTGACTGAGGGCAAAACTGAACGGAAAAAGTCAGAAAACACCCTAGCCGTCTATGATTTGGAAGCCCAAGCGTGGCGTAGTTTTACCATCAAATCCGTGAAAAAAGTCACTTTCTCCGTTCCCAAAAGTTGACAATAAATACCCGTGGTGATATAATTATTATATTGAGTCAGCAACTAGCAACACAGATCATGCGTAAAGAAACTATCTCGTTCAAAGTTCCCCGAGCCAAAACTCGGGCACACTTTGTCCTCTTCTCTGAGGATTCCCCCTTCAAGCCCAAGGCTGTGAAGCGTAAGGATTCCTACAAGCGTAAGCCAAAGTACAACAGGTACGAGGAATGATTATGCTTGACAAAATATCGGATTGGGTGTATACTAGACTTCTGATGTTGATGTTTTACCCAATCGAAACATTAATTTTGACTAGTGTTTTTTTGTTTGTTTTTCTACTTTGGAGTAACTGATATGTATACTTACTGGGCTTTTGTTCGTACTGTTGTCGGTGGTTTTATGCGTGTTACCGTTCAAGCAGATAATCCTTATAACGCATATCAAATGTTGCGGGCAATGTATGGTAATCAGTTGATTTCCGAATCTGCTGCTCCGTGTTAATTTTTAAATCCTACTTTATTTAAAGGAATCACAATGTCTAATCAGACTTTTAAGGTTGCGGGTATTACTGTTCATGGCGATTCAATCAAGGTCCGTTTCACGGATGACATGGTTCGTCGCATCAAACAATTCACTAAGGGCGGAGCAAGTCGGTGTGACTTCGTTGAATTGCCCAGTGAGATGACTAAAATTGAGGCACTGAACTATTTGGCTCAGCATGCCGAGTTTCAAAGCCCTAGTGATCAGGCTACTATCGCCGATTGTCTTGCTGATAAGAGCAAGGAATCTAAGAAAGGTGAAGTAAAGGTTAAGGCTGAAAAGGCTAAACCTAGTTTGGCAGCAATCAAAGCCCGTGCTAAAAAAGCAACCGTAACCCCTGAACAAATTTTGGAGGAGGTAAATTCACCCGACGCATAACTTGTTCACAAAACAAAAAGCCCCATAAGGGGCTTTTTTTATGGGTTGTTAACCGTTTTTATTATCCAAAAGTCATCGCTCATGGTAGTGTCCTGAACCACTTGGAATGGCATATAAAAATAACCCTTCAATCCCCAAGAAGTGCCCCAACTGTTTCTAGCGATAAATGCCTCTCTATTCATATCATACCCTACTAACAGTACAGCATGACCACCTAACAACCTTTCAGTTCGTGTATTAGGGTAAGGCATAACTCCTGTTCTACCTGTACTGATAAAACTGCTGTATACATCAAATCCCATTATTATAGGATATTGATTAGATAGTGCATTAATTGATCCAGTGTACTGATCGGTAATGCGTTCGTATCTAGATATTTTTCTTCTTAGCCCATCGTTGATTGCGGCAGTCGATGGCTTTGTCCTAAACTTAATTATGTTGTATGGCCATAATCTTTCTAGTGATGCACCATATTTATAACATGCTTTGATGGCATCTCTTATGTAAGCACCACTATCATAATTAACAGTTCCTTCTATCAATCGTACATAGTAGTAAATAAACAACCTGCTTACATCAAGCATGTTATTATTTTTCTTGTTAAGAAATTCAATCGCACCTGCTACAGCATTTCCTGTACAACTGCCTAAATTGCCCTGATCTTCTATTGGGCTACAATACCGCCTTAAATCTACCGTAGATGAAACTCTTACATTGGACGCATTGTAAACATAGTCTCTTGTATCAATCGTATCACGAGCCCATTGCAGGTTGTATTTACCAGCAAGTGTCCTAGGACCTAATTTAATAGAAGAAACACTATGAATTGGTTTACTAAAGGTATGGTCTGTGTTGCTGTCTATGATTGTGCGAGGATCTTGTTTAATCATATTAGTACCCAAATCTTGATTTGTATGTAGCGTATTGAGATTGTATATCAGCTAAAGTCAACACTCCGTTGTACGCTTTGACTAATCCTATATCAGCAGATTGCACTTCCGAACCTGCAGATCTGCTGAACATTCGTAATTGATTAAAACCGCCACCACCGGCATTTGTTCCGGTGAATGATGTACCAGTTGGTTGAGTACTTGTTGCAGTGTATAGTTGTCCCAAACTTGTTGTGGTATTCCATGTAGCCCAATTGAAACGCCATACTAGATCAGCACCTGATGAAGGCAAGTTCACTGAGAAATTGGGATAGAATGCGTTGGGATTACCGTTGTACAACCCTAACAACCAGTCTTTACTGGCTTCACTTTGTGTGTTCAGCAGTCGTCCGGATGATGTGGCTATGCGTCTGTAAACCATGAATACTGAGTAACTTTGTCCTGTGACCCAGTTGGGTCCGCCGTACATGAAATCTGTTCCTAGCGAGGTGCTTTTTCTAAATAATCCACCGCTGTCGGCTTGCCAAGAAATACTTGAACCGGCATTAGCAACAGTAATAGTATATGCACCTGTGCCAGCCACCGTAGAACCATTTACAGGAACAGCCGAATAGTCTGCCGCATCTAAATCATAGACTAATACCGGCGGAGTAGAAAGAGACTTCCAACTACCGATAGTGGCTTGCATAATTCCACTCATTATGCTACCCCAGTACCGTTAATCATCCAAGTATCAGTTGCAACCTTCATTAGTGTTGCCATACCATAATTACTTACAACACGATTTGCCGCTGTTGAGTTACCTGCCATATACAATGTTACACCACTTGCGGCATTGACTAAGACATTGCCAGCAGATTGAACAACAATACTGATTGCTGTACCTGTTGCGAATGATGTAGTTGTGTTATTTGGAACAGTTAATGTGAAGTTACCAGCTGATGTTGAGTAGTAGTGCTTACCTGCATCCGTTAATGCGATTGTAGTATTGCTTGCAGCAACTTGTGGAATATTCAAGTAACCGATAGCAAAGCCGGCTGTATTACCTGTGATATTACCGGTAACATTCAATGTGCCAGTGATGTTAGCACCAGTACCAGTGACTGTCATAGTTGTATTGCCAACTGCTGCTATAGTAACATTGCCATTTGCTGTTGCAATATTGACATTACTATTACCATTTGCTAATGCACCGATAAATGTAGTTGCTGTAATAGAGTTAGCTGAAAGGTTAGCAGTGAGGCCTGTGCTTGTTAGTTCCGATATGTTTCCTGTTGCCGCATTTGCAAAGATAAGGAAGTTATTTCCTGTACCGGCAGCTACAGTGATAAAATCAGCAACATTAGCATAATCAACATTCAAGTTTGCAACACGAGTTGTACTTGTTACTACCAACGGAGCAGTGCTAGTTGCAATATTTGAGATTAGTTGAGGCGCGGTGATATTGGCAGTAGCAAGAACTTGTGCTGTACCTAAGTTGCCAACGTTAGCATTACCATTAGCATTTAATGTACCTGCTACATTTACGCCGGTTGCAGTAATTATAACTTCATCAGGAGATCCTACTGCCGACAACGAGATGTTACCGTTACTAGTAATAGTGATATTTGAATTACCATTCTGTAATAAACCACTGTTAATAGTTGTAATATTACCAGTTGTAATGATTGCAGTTGTTGTGCCCAAATTACCAACGTTAGCATTACCAGTAGTCGTTAAGGTATCAGAATTGATATACTGACTGTATACGATTGAGTTTAATGATGTACCACCAAATGTAGAATTTACTTTATCATAAATAGCGTTTATAATAGAATAGAATCCACCAAAACTATTTCTTGCTACGTTTGTGAGATCAGGTATCAATGTTTGGGTATTGTTTAATGTTAACACTGAACCAGCACTTTGCGTTATGGCATTAGCAGTATTAGCAGCAGCATAGACCAGCGTGTCAGAAAGTTGTAGTGTTCCTGCCGTCAAAGTTACCGGGCCCATTGAAACAACTGCTTTGGCCAAAACGCCGGCTGCGGCATTGTTTACAGTAAGCGTAAAATAATTACCACCAACTAAAACTGTTGTTCCTGTACCAGTAATGTTTAATGTAGCAGAAGATAAATCACATCCTCTAAAATTTGTATATGCTGAAGATGTTTTAGTTACTGCACCTGTCACTGTACAACCAATTAAATCAACTGACCCGGTTGCGGAAGTTGCCGAGATAACAAGATTGTTCATCTTCAGCCCATCAATAGTACATCCTGTTGTAACAGTCAATGTACCACTAAGCGTTGTATTTTTACCCACTAACTCATGTGTGGTTAAAACAGTGTATTGAGTATCAATGGTTACGTTTTCTACATAATCACCAGGATGCAATACAATTGTTTTTCTTTGTCCCGCCGATGATGTTTCAAAGGCTTCCGCCAATAATGCTTTAGCTCTAGCAATAGTTTTAACTGGGGTGCCAATAGTACCGTTACCAGTATCATTAAGGGCACTCGGGCTAACATGAATTTCTATTGCATATCCTGTAATGTATATGCTTGATGCATCTATATCGTTGCTGTATGTGACAGCGCCTGTGCCCGGAACATACTGTAAAATTCTTTTGGTTGCATACGCACTGGTATTACCACTTTGAGAGAATGTATAATTACTCAGTATGTTTCCGCTTACAGTAAGATTACCGGTGATGTTAGCACCAGTTCCAGTAACAACCATAGTAGTATTACCGACAGCAGAGATATTAACATTGCCGTTTGCTGCAGGGATATTGACATTACTATTACCGTTAGCAATAGATGACAACGCTACCTGAGAACCGTTAGCGTAATTGATAGCAAACGCATTCGCAGGTAGTGTTAAGTTACCTGTGTAATCAAAGTTCCATTGCCCACTGTTTCCGGTACCATCATTACTATTGATAATAACGTTTCCAGTGTTAGCCAATTTTACATATAAGTCATCACTACCTAAGAATAGTTCAGTATTGTATAAATTACCTGAAGTCAAATGTAAGTGATTAAAGTCAGAACCAATTGCTGTTGGATAAACAAGCAACTGTTGGTCAGAATTAATGCCGCCCTGTGGTTTTAGAACAATAGTATTGCCAGTTAATACTCCACCTGGAATGTTAGTTTCATAGATGATACCACCATTTGGTAATGCCAAGTTGCCACTTGTGTCAAAGTTCCAAGTCTTTGTGCCACCGGCATTACCTGCTTGTATATACACATTACCATTAACATTGACCATGACATTAGCATAGGCATCAGTTCCTAGAATAATAGATTCACCGTTGCCGGCAATATGAATGTCTGGACCTCCGGTTAAATAGATATCCAAATAAGCATTAGCGTTAGTAGAATCCGGAGAAAGTTTTAAATTGCCTGCACCTAGTATACCGGCCGGTACTGTTAAGTTACCATCTGTGCCAAATGCCCATTGATTGCTGTTAGTTCTGTCACTGACAACAAAATTATTATCACCGTTTCCAAAAATACCAAAATCCCATTGTTGGGTAGCATTGGATTGATCTTGCACTGACAAGTAAGCACTGCGTGGTGTATTGTAGGTGTCATCGTATCCGACTACTGTTAGTCCAGGTCCAGCAACAATTCCAAAATCGGTGCTCTCTACTCTAGGCGCAAGTATTTGCATATAAGGTGAATTGTCAACTCTTTGTTGATATGCATTGGTTCCATTCAATGTTGGCATACCATTGCTGTCAAACTGTAGTGTACTATAGGTATCTCCGGGTGTGCCGCCTTGATTAGAGAAATTTCCTTGCCAGTTGAACTGTGCTGCACCAGAACTTCCAGCCGGAGTACCTAATGGTACTTGTGTACCGTTGGCATAGTTAACACTAAATGCATTAGCAGGTAATGTTAAGGTACCATCTTCTCCAAAATTCCATGTATTGCCATTAGACTGTAGAGTAATGTTAGCATTAGGTGAATTTGGTCCCCAAACTGATATTTGACTATCACCATAATTTCCTAATGTGATAGCATTACCCGATGCTTCAAACAAATGAATATCATTGTCTGCTGTTGGATAAATCTGTAAAGCATTAGTAAAATCAGCAGATGGTTGAATATATATGCTGTAACTGTCACTAGAGCCTGCAGGTCCTGTCATAGTAGTACCACTAAATGTGATATTGCCTGTGTTACCACTAGTCAATGAATTTATAGTGACATTCCCTGTACCGCTGACCCCTGTACTAGTTATTGATACTCCATTTCCTGCAATAATTGAATAGACACCTGTTTGGTTTACTATATTTTGTTGTATAGTTTGATCTATACTGCTAACATATACATTACCGGAAGAAGGATAAACGGTTACAGTGTCACTAGGCTGATTATTGGCGCTAGTATTAAGTGTTATTGAGGTTGGACTCGTTCTTATAGTCGTTGATGGTAATATAAGTTCAGACTGAGATACAGTGGGTCTTCCATTTGCTATGACGGCCGCTTGTTTTAAATTGGCTTGTAGTTTTCTAGCTACATCAGGGTCTGTTGGTCCAATAACGGATGGCGTTCTTTTTATTGTCATTATTTGTTGTCTCCGGATATTACTATTTAGTGGTAAAATGTAAAAAAGCCCTTGCGGGCTTTTTTATTGGAGTTAATTTTTAAGTTATCCTATACGCCAATTTGTCCCGTCACTGTAAACTGGTACTGTATTTGACCCTGTATTACCCACTGTTGATCCAAAATTACCTGCAGCCACTAAATTAGCATCATTGATAAATGCTCTTAACCCGGCTGTTGTTGCAGCAGGAAGTGAAGAGAACGCAACCACGGTGCCTGAAAATGTGTTTGCTTCAACAACATTAGCACCAAAAATATTGCCACCATCATAAAATTCAAGTGCATTATTACTGTGACTAATTCTAGCAAATTCATTTGAGGTTAAAAACCCACCAGTAGCAAATATAATATCTTTAACAGTACCCTGAGCGCCAGTCGCTAATACTAAATTACCACCACGTCCACCCGGGGCTTGTCCACTAGCATAAGTTTGTACTATGAAATAGCCATCACCTTGTCCAGTTATAGTATAATTAGCATCACCGAATCCTGAACTATTAAAGCCCATGTCTGCCCAACCATACTCATTATTGCCTAAATGACCTAGGGCTACCCAATCAGCACTACCATTATCTGATACATTATTAATAACTGCTTGAATATATGCGTCAAGGTCACTACTTGCTACTAGTACAGCATTAGTTAATTCTTCAACTAATGCATCAGCACCTGGACCAATTGCAATACTTGTTCCACCTAATACTACATTGTCTGGGGCATAAAATGTACCATCATCGCCGAAAGTGAAACTATGAACACCTGCGTTTGAAAATATATTAAAATTAGCATTTGCTGGACCTATCAAATTGCCAGGAGTTAATAAATTACCATCGTTTCCAAAATTCCATACATGGCTGTTTGAACTAAGATTAATCTCACCAGTGCCGTTGCCTGTGATAATAATATTTGTATTAAGAGAACTAGTTGATATATTAGCATTAGCGAATGTAATAGTACCAGTTACGCCTCCACCAGAAACCCAACTTAAATTTCCTGCACCGTCTGTTCTTAATATCTGTCCACTAATTCCACCGCTAATCTTTACATTACCTACAGGACCCAATGAGACATTGCTAGCACTGGTAAAATTAACGGTCCCTGTACTAGTTACTCCTGTTAATGTACCTACACTAGTAATATTTGGTTGAGCAGCATTTGTAACAGACTCAGCATAAGTTGACAGTAATGCATTCTCTAATAGATTGCCTGCTTGAGTTAATACAAAGTTAGCAAGATTGCCTACTGTTACTTTATCTGTTTGAGGTACGCCAGTAGTGTCAACTATAGGTAAAATACTTGATGCTGATATATTAGCATTTGATATCGTTGGTAATTGTGGTATCGTTATTGTTGTCATGTTATTTTCCGTGTTATGCGAATACTACGCCGTTGTTACCTATACAGAACCATTTACTGTTTATGTATTGTAGCGTACACCCATCTCCTATATCTCCAAATGTCATTGTGCCTGTACCCGAAGATTTCCATCCTGCATTGGTTACAGTGATAACCATGTCGCCGGTATCAGCAACCATCATAAATGTCTTTATTTGCCCTGCAGTACCGGCCGCTACGGTCGCTGTTTCAGCAGCAGCGGTACTAAAATAACTAGCGGTTATGGATAGATTTGCAGCAGCGCCATTTGCTAAATCTTCACTTCCATTTGCTAAGAATTGACCTGTTATAATTACATTAGACATTGTAACAGTAGATGGTAAATCAACTGTAATTGTACCTGCGGCTACAACAGGACTACCTGATACTGTTAATGAAGAACTGGACACTCCAACACTGGTCACTGTGCCAGCGCCCACTGTAGTAGAAACTGTTACATTGCCATTGCTACCACTTAAACTAATTCCTGTACCAGCGCTAAGTCTAGTAACTCCAGTATTAGTAATAGTCATTGTGCCACTGGTAGTAACAGGACTTCCTGTTACTTGAATGCCAAAACCTGGACTAAGTCCTACACTAGTGACTGTGCCAACTGATGAAGCATTGGCTATGCTTGTTATTCTTCCGTATGTATCTACTGTTACGGTTGGATATGTATAACTACCTGAAATTACGCCGGTGGTTGCTAAGTCTAGAGTTATTGTACCACTACTAATAATAGGGCCACCACTAGTAGTAATTCTAGCATTAGATGCTGCACCAACTACACTAACACTAGTAACAGTTCCTGCGCCACCGTTTCCTCCCCCAGTTGATTCTATAGTGACATTACCATTACTACCACTTAATACTATTCCATTACCTGCGGTTAATGACAGAACGCCGGTGTTTAATACATCTACTACACCAGTAGTAGAGTTTGAATCTATGGTAATTCCTAAATTGCCGGTATAGGTATTATATGGGCTAGCGTTCCCAAATAATGTAGCAAAGTTAGTTTTTGTTTTATTAAAGGCGGTATATAACGAATCGCTATTTGCAGATTCGTTTTGTAGCCCAATATTGATTACCTGTATCCCCGAAATCGCCATATATAATCCTTATAGTACTATTTATCATACACTAAAAGAACTCCCGCATCCGCAAGTAGTTGTAGCTTGAGGATTCGTTATAGAAAATCGTGATCCTTGTAAATCTTCTTTGTAATCTACTACTGCACCTTCTAAGTATTGTAAACTCATACTGTCAACTAGTAGATTGGTTTTACCTACTTCAAAGGTAAAGTCATCTTCGTTTTGCTCTGAATCAAATGTAAATCCATAACTAAATCCACTGCATCCACCACCTTGTACATACATGCGTAATTTGATTGTTGGATCAGATTCTTCTAATATTAATTCGTTAATTTTTGTTGTTGCGTTTTCTGTAATTGTAATCATAATGATTTCCCCCATCTTGTGTTAATCACATTCCAGTTGATAATCTTCCATTGTTCTTTTAAGTATTTTTTCTTATCACTGCCGTAATCTAAAATCCAAGCATGTTCCCACCAGTCAATTAACAATAATATATCGTTGCGTACCTGATGATTCGCAATCGTTTTAATCTTTCCATCAGTAGATAGATATATCCAACCTGAACCCTGTATCTTCATGGCTTCAGTTTCAAACTCAGATTTCATATTATCATAGTCGCCAAAATGTTTATTGACGAATCCTAGCATAGGGCCGTTGGGGTTGTTATTGTTTCTTACTTCACGGAATTGTGGGAACAATGTATTATGCAGGAAAGCACCTGCATAGTTGAAATCTCTATCACCTTCTTTTTTGTTATAGCGTTCAGCGTAACCTTGCGCTAACTTACCATAATGAAGGTCTATAGTGGCTTTAGACAGCACAGGACTAACCTCGCTGTCTGTAAAATTCAACGGAATAATTTCTATGTCTTGAGGTTTAGTTTTTTCCTCAAGTAATGTAATAATATCTCGCATGTTGTATTTATACAATACAGAAGATAGTTGTTACATTATTTTCGTCTGATTATTCTGCCTTTAGTAAGATCATATGGGCTTAGTTCTACTTCAACTGTATCGCCTAACAAAATTTTAATTTCGTTTTGACGCATTCTTCCTGAAATATAACCTAGTATTTTATTACCAGTGCCTAATGATATTCTAAATGTCGCATTGGGCAAAACATCTGTAATTTCGCCCTCCATTTTAATAGTATCTTCTTTAGCCATATTAATTTCTACGCATAGTGCTAATATCTTTTGCCTGCTCAGTATTAAAGATTGGTACTGCGTTAGATTTATGCATTGTACCAATACCAATAATTTTGTCACCTGTATACATTGGAGTCTTTGCACAGGTTACCGCACCTGTGATACCCAAATTAAGGCTAGGGATGTGTGGAGTTTCTCTAGCGATAGTAGGACTTAGTTTAGGAGCCTGTGTTTTAATTTTTTTAGCAACAGGCTTTAGCATTGCGTCCCATTTAGCTTTATTTTTTGCCCACTCTTGTTCTAATTCTCTAGCCTTGCGGGCTTCATCGGCATTACGGAATTTTTGTTTACCCTTGCGTTTTCCTAGGGAGGTAAGAGCAGGGTGTGCTAGATGCATAGTCATACTGGTATCATATAAGTTACGATACTAGTAGTATATGATAAAGTGGAATAAATGTCAACCGTCACTTTTGAAGAATTGTCCACATCTTTTCTTTTTCTAGGATTTCTTTTTCCAAAGCACGATAGCGCTCGCCCAATTCTTTTAATTCTTCCCATCTACCTTCTAGTTTTGGGTTTGGATGTAATAAACCTAATCGTTTCTCTAAGCTTTCAATAGCGTCTAATAGACTTTTACCTTTAATAGTAACTTCACCCTCAAACTCAGCATCACCTTTCACTGTTAACTGGTTATTAGTAGTAGTGTTTGGCTGAATAGTCCAAATAGGATTGCCTCCTATAGTATTTGGGGCGGTTGTATAATACCCATAATTTGGAACAGTATTTGGAGTGGTAATGGTAACGGTATTTGGAGTTGTGGTAGTGTTAGTTATCATTGTGTTATTTTGTATGTACATTAAATCTTTTTCAAATAAATTTTGCCGTCTTTATCAAGACTAATATCAAGGGAGTCCCCTTCTTTCCAATTTAAGCGGTCTAGTACGGGTTGTGGAATAGGCAATATTAGATCCCCGGTACTCGGGTCTTCTTGTGTAATCACCTCGTATCTGGTAACGAGATCGGGTTTTTTGGCCATGTATTAATTTAGAAATTGTTTGTACAATATTTAGCATCTAGCACGGTGTATAAAAAATTTACCATGCTCTACATGACCAATATCTAGCTTTCCAACGTGGTCCAGGGTTTTCACAACGATGACGGGCTCTAAATGATTTTCTGCGTCCGGGTATATTCTTTTTAATACGCATGTTTTTGTCACCAAAGTTAACTTTGACAACATTACCCTTTGGACCCTTTACATAGACTTTAGACTTGGCTACATCACCCTGCATTGGTTTACCTAATGGAACTTCACGGCCCTGATATTTGGCCTCATCCATTTCATCTTCACCCATTTTAAATGATCCCGCACTAGAAGCATCCGACCCTGAACCTAGTACCATACCTTCTTGATACATATCGTCATCATAGGCTTTTTGATCTGCCTGATCCGCATAATATGCTTCTGCATCATCGCTGTCTTGTGCGCGGTCCCATGCTTCTGCGTCATCTACTGCATCATAGTAATCTTGATCACTATCATAACGATGTGGATTTGTAGATGGTCTGAAACGATTAGGAGCCTCACTTAATAGTTTTTTACTAGTAAGTAATTTAAATGTTTCTTCATCGGCTTCAAGTACTATCCCGTCTTTTGTAAATCCGATTACTCCGGTTTCTATTACAAAGTCTTCGGATAATTCAATATCAAAACTGTCATGAAGCTCAACATTGTCCTGCTCACTTAGTTCTTCTACAATGTTTAATAAATTTCTAAAGTCGCTCATTATATTCTCCGCATGTTTTCGTTGGTTCTCTGATACTCTCCTGCTTTACCATCTAAACTCACACTCCAAGCGTAAAACTTAGTATCAGGGTATTCTTTTTTAAGTGTGACAAAACTATCTAAATTTGGAATAGAATCATCATACATAATCGCTTTGCTATAGTTACCGCTATCTAATAACTTTCTAATAATAATCTTTTTCTTTTCGTCAATCTTTATATTATCTTTATTATTTCCTGCACGGTAGACATGTACTTTATTCATATCTACCCCATATTTTCTAAATGTATCTAAAAACAATTCTTTATCATCAAAATCTGACCTAGCAGTTACCATAACAACTTTATTACCTGTAGCAATATCTTGTTTAAGTTGATCCATCATAGGAATAATTGGCTTAGCATTGTCAAAGAATTCTTTAGCATCAGTGAAATCTCCAAAATCAAACTTTTCACCGGGTTTCAATTTATAATGTGTAAACTCGTGGCTGTTTAGGCTACGAACTATTTTACCATCTTTGATAACATGGACTTTAGTTTGGGTATGCACAAGAGTATCGTCAATATCAAATATTACTAATTTTGATACATCATCTACATATTCTTTTAATATTTCAATTATCTTCATTGGTCAGTCTCAGATGTATTATTTATATCTTGTTTATTGAGTTTCTGTTTACCTAAGATTAATTCTGTTGGTTTTTTATTAATTAGTGTATGTGCAATATGATGTTCAGTATCCAATGCTGATTTTCGTAGTTGAGTTACTGTTTGAACTTTTTGATCTAACCTGATTAAATCATTATCTAATACACGAATTCTATCAATTAAAGCCACTAGTGTAGCACTTGCTTCACTAAGAACCGGTTTAATTTCTTTAGTCGCCCATGACCAAACATAGTAAGTCATGCCACCTAATCCTACTGCTGCTACAATAGGAAATCCAAATCTATTAACCAAATCACTAATATTTTCCATATTAGTCTCTCCTATGATCTACTCGTTCTGCTCTAGCAATGCGTTCGTAATCAGGATCTAGTCCCAGTGATTGGCTAATCTTAACATCTAGTCTTTGTAATTCGTCAGTCATAGTATCAATTCTATCGTCCAATCCTTTAACAATAGCATTCATACTGTTAACACTACTAGTAACTCCTGCTAGAATAAACTTAATAGTGAGGAAAACAAAATATCCCGAGGCGCAGGAAGCTGCAATAGGAAATCCTAATTCGCTAATAAGTTGAAAGATATCGGGCATACATATATTTATTGATTAATATAAATAATATACAACAAGGAGGCTATATGGCAGAAGTTAAAAAAGAATCAAGATCAGAACGTGAAGCACATATTAAAGATAAAGCAGGATGGGTAATTACCGTATTAGCAGCATTACTTGCTATCAATACTTATATTGCAGGTAATAATTCTAGTAAGGTCCTAAACAATACCATTAAAGCCAATGACACTTGGGCTTTTTATCAAGCAAAAAGTATCAAACAGACACTTGCTGAAATGGCTAGAGATGATGCAGAATACAAAAAACAATTTGACAAGGCTACCAAACTTCAAGCTAAGATAGATCGTTATGAAAGCGACCCTGAAAAGGGAGAGGGTAAAAAAGAGTTAATGGCTAAAGCTCGGGCATTAGAAGCCGAGCGTGATGAAATTCGTAAAAGAAGTCCTTGGCTAACTTTTGCAGGTTCTGCATTCCAAATAGCAATAGTATTATTAACCGCTAGTATACTTGCAGTTAATATGATATTGTTTTGGGCCAGCATTGGTGTAGGAACTATTGCAGGAGTATTAATGACTCAGGGTATTTGGATGTGGATACCTTTTATGTCTTAGTTTTTCGTTTTGGAAAATAATCTACATCGGGGATTGGTGTGCGGTCAAATTCAATAGGATCGCGGATCATTTCCCCGTATTTAATTACAATATATCCTAGCATTTTCTCATCAGCATCATCTTCAAATCCCAGCATCATATGATGCCCCCAAGTAATTTTAAACTTGGTTTTAATAACACGGTCATTGGACAATTCTGAAAAATCGTTGTTTATATCGTAAAAGGTATAGTATATCATTTCTGCCACAGAATAAAGTTTATTTGATCAGATTGGTCTACAAAATGAAATTTATATAAGCCAGGTTTTTCACCTGATGGTGATACCATATGCCAGCCCCATTTGTCTTTGCAATTCGTTTTACACCATTCTAATAGTGGATTTAAAGAACCATATGGTACAGTAATATCGGTTCTGAATGCATATTCAGTAACGGTTATCATTCTTCAAGTAAATTAATTTTATTAGGCTTGTCTTTCCATTCTTCTGCATCTGGTGGAGGATCTTTTCGTTTAGTAATGCTAGGCCATTTTTCTGCAAGTCTTGTATTAAGGTCGTACCAAAACTTTACATTTTCTAAATTCTTATCAGTATCCTCTACAATTGCGGAAACAGGGCACTCGGGTATGCATACGCCACAGTCAATACATTCATCAGGATTGATTACAAGAAAATTAGGACCTTCGTAAAAACAATCTACAGGACAAACAGTAACACAATCTGTATGTTTGCATTTGATACAATTTTCAGTTACAAGGTGAGTCATTTAATATATCCCAACATTTCAATATGATATTTGGCTGTTTCGTCACTTAAATTTTTTAAAAAGGTATCATTTAACTTAAACTTTTTACAAAAGGATTCTGCGAAACCAATACCCTTAAGTTTTTCAAAAACAAACTCTTTGCAAAATAGATCGTATTGCTTTTTACTTATCTGTTTACTATTGTTGCTAGTTAATTGTTCTAGACCTGCGGCGATGAAATTCATTTTAATCCCACAAGTTTCTATAGTATTTTGCAAATAAGTCGATACCTTCTTGTATTCGTTTATTATGTAATTCCAAACCCTCATGATCAAACCAATGCTCGTCGGGATTTTTATCAACCATCTGAAAAGTAGTTTCCATCTTTCCTGTTACTGGGTTAAGCATTTTTGTACCACTTTTTTCCCATTTAAACTCTACCTTACCATGATGGTATTTAGATTCATAATCTTCTATCGCAAGTTGCTGAAAACTCCAAATCATTTTATCAAGAACGGTATCCCATTCTAGAATTTTTTTGTTAAACATTTCAGCGTAATCTTCCCTGTAAAAGTCAAAGCATTCTTGGGAATTATAATCTTCACCACCGACTTCAGCAAATTCGTGGGGTACTCCGTGTTTTGTGGCTTTTAATTGTAATAGCATTGGGAGTATAATTAAAGCAAGGGTATGATCCATGCTATAAGTATCAAACTGCTCAATCTTTATGTCTATTTTTCGGTTATTGCCTTTTTTGGGATATTTGCCGATATTAATTTTCATTATGGTTTTGTAACCTTTCCTTCGATAAACATTAACACAGATGAATCATGTTCTACTATGGCAAGTTGAATTTGATTTTGTTTAAATATCTTTTTAGCTAATTCTTCAATTGATTTACCTTGGCAGACAAATGTATCTGTACCTTTTTCAAAAACATAAATCATGTTATTATGAATTTCGGTAATTAGTTTAGGAACATTTTCTGTTTTTGTGTTTTTATCTTTGAGTATACCGTGTTCAATTAATTCTTTTTTGATTCGGTGTTTCGTCCATGATGAACCGATAATAAAACCTAAGGCAAAAATATATATTATAAAAAAATAATCGTCTGACATGATATTATTTAGTAAGTGTGATATTAGACCAAGTTTTTAGTTTTTCAAATTTGGCTAGTTTGGCCTTTTCTATATTATGTTGGCTAACCACACCATTCATTTCTAATAGGGTAATCATTGCTACCAAATCACCTAATTCTTCTTCTAAGTGTTCTTTGTTAGTTTTAGGCTTACCTGGTTTGTGGTTATCTAAACCAAACCTAAAACATTTGCTGATAGCCTGTGTAACTTCAGCACATTCTTCTTGCATAATCAAGAGGATTTCGTTAACATTAGTATCCATAATTTATTCTTTAAATATCCAAATCATATAATTGAAAATCGTATGTGCTAGCCTCATAGCCAACATAACCACGAGGATTGCAAACTACTCTAGTAGAACCAATGCGGTATTCAAAAAAGTCATGGACATGACCATGACACCAAACCTTAATCTGTGGATGATCCAATATAAATTCACTTAGGTCACTTGCATAAGCACCGCTCATATGATGATTATGACTATATCTTTCATGGATACTTTGATATGATGGGGCATGATGAGTAATAACTACTACATCACGATCCTGATATTCAGCCAATGTATTTTTAAAATAGTCTATAGTGTTTTTATGTAATTTGTAGGTATAATCAGGTGTTAATTTATGGTATAAATTTTTGTCGGCATAATAGTTTTGTATCGCCCTATAATCATTCATTCCGTCCTTAACTGTCATCTCAGTAACAGGATCATTCTGATTAAGGTCAGTCCACATAGTAGCGCCCATGAACACTATATTGTTATAGTCTACAGTTTCATTTTCTAATAGTGTTACATTGCTGGGCAATATTGCTTTAAAGTCTTCGTGGGTTTTATCTAGTCTGTGATGATAAGATTCATGGTTACCACTAACCATAAACACTTGTGCATATTTGGCACATTCTTTCTCAAAGAAATCAGTAACAAATGATTTTCTTTTTTTAAAGGTACGGTATTCGCAAATATCACCAGCAAGGATCAATACATCACCACCAAGCAATTCTAATGGACCAAATTCTAAATGTAGGTCACTTGCTAGTTCTATTTTCATTTTTATTCAACCTTAATTTTCTGCATTCATTCCTCATTTCAGGGGTGAAATCAATGCTTATCTCAGCTAAGTCACAGATATATACTTTTTCATGCACTGATGATACCAAGAATTGCGAAATACAATATCCCAGTGCTAAAGACACTCCTATAATAACTAACTGTTTAAGTAATGCTTTCATTATAGTTTAATGTGTTTACAATTGCCTCTGAAGTTAAATCCTTGGCATGTGCAAGTTTTAGCATCAGGGTCAACATAGTACTTATCACCCTTGCTACCAACAACTTCAATTAGGCTACTTTTAATAACCTTAAAAGGGTTTGTTTTAAGAGCAATAAATTTACGCCCACGCTTGTCAATGCGTAGCGGGTTTTGAAAATAAAAAGGAGTTGTCTCACCTTGCTTGATGTAAGCAACAGCCTTATCACCGTCAAACAGATAAGTATGATTGGGATGGACACTACCATCCCAAACTGTCAATTCCTGCATTGCTAGCATTATGCCGCTTCCTTGACAAGGACCTCGCTTAACAATTCAAACCCATTACCTTGGTCAACATACCATTGACCGTCTTTACGAAGAATATATTCATATTCCTCTGTTTGGTGATTAGCGGCATAGTCTTCAAAATTATCAAAGTACTTGGCCTGAGTATCGTTCTCATCACGGTCACGACCATAGAAGGTACACATGTCACGATACAGGTTAGCATACTCATCCTGTGTCATTTTTGCTTCAAACATACTGAAGGGGTGCTTTATACCAATTTGAGTACGCAAGGTAGACAAGTCACCGAGATCGATCAGGTCACGCAACTTGAACGGGTCGCTGTAATTCTCCAACAGAATCGTACCGTTGTGACTCAGGTAACCATCCCAGTGACAATAGACCTGACCAACGGTGTCATCAGCAAATTCTAGAGCGATTGTAGAGCGAGTAGCCATTTCCTAGTCCTTTAATTAACTGTCTAAGATTCTATTATACGCCCAAACTCATTTATTGTCAAACTTTCTCCAAGTTTTGGGCCAAGGATTTGATCCGTTCTTCGTATTCAAGACGGGAAAGGATAATAGTGTATACCATATACAACAGTCCACCAATTAACCCAAATTCAATTAGGGTGATAACGGTTTCCTTAGAGATATATGTTGTAACCAAGTTCAGCAATAAGGCAACGGTAAGGCTTGTCGCCAAAATTCCAACCAATTGCAAAAAAGCTTTAAGTTTAAGTGACATAGTAATTTCCTTTTAAGTTAAGACCTTAAATAAGGTCGATTTGAATTTGCTTACCACGGATTGTAGTACCAAGCCCTACAATGGTTTTCATATATTTGCGCTCAGAAACCAACATCTCAAGGGCTTCATAACACAATGAGCGGGCGTTGGTCGTAGCAAACATTTCAGACATTTGCTTTACCGTCATGTAAAGTCCAACGTCATTTTCAGAGCCATCGCCCTTGAAAATCACACGGAATTTTTGAGAGTTTTTCAGACCGTTGATGATAGTTGGTGTACGCATTTTGAACTCCGTTGTTTAACTGTCTAAGATTCTATTATACAGGGAACCTGATTTATTGTCAACCTTTGGTAATGTTGTTTTTACGCAACAACTTCCACTTTATCCATACAAATTGCCTGCAACATACAATAAGCATCGTAGTACTCGGTATCCGTCAAATCAATGGACCGTTGTCTAGGTGTTCCAAACCCAACTTCCAGTTGATAGTGATAGTCGGCCATTCTCCAAAGAATGGCTGAGTCACCGTTTTCAATGTAACCTTTAGCAATAAACTGTGTCATTTTGTGACCTTTTGTTGATTCAATACAAGTATTATAGATCCAAAACCATTTATTGTCAAGCGACAAAATCGAAGGCGAATTCTTCACCACACTTGCTGATGCGGACCTTGTTGACTCCGCCGAAGTTGTCACAAAGTGTGTGAAAAATACAACGGGCTGTGTCTTCGGCACAATTTACGAACAGTGTGCCATAACTGAAATCTACTTGCTCTCCTGAGCCCAGCAATGGTTTGATCGTGTTGACAACAATTGATTCAAATTCCATTTGTTTCTCCGTTTTCTTAGCGTATAATTTCATTATACATCACTGCCCATTTATTGTCAAATTTACGGCCGCTTGTCAATGATACGGTCGGCTAGTCCATACTCAACCGCTTCTTCACCGGACATGAATCGGTCTCGTTCCATATCCCTAGTCAACTCCTCAAAAGTCTTTCCCTTTGAATTGTGTTTAACATAGATGTTGGTAAGATTACGCTTCATTTCAAGGATTTCTTTTACTTGAATTTCCATATCAGTAGCCTGACCACGTGCACCACCGCTTGGTTGATGAATCATATGGCGAGCATTAGGTAAAATCAACCGTTTATTTTTAGCACCTGCTTGTGCTAACAAACTACCCATACTACATGCCTGTCCCATAACAATGGTTGAAACATCAGGTGTAATAAATTGAATAGTATCATAGATAGCCATACCTGCGGTAACTGATCCACCCGGTGAGTTAATGTAAAGATTAATATCCTTATTGCTATCTTCACTTTCAAGGTAAAGTAATTGAGCAACAATCAGATTTGCCATTTGGTCATGAACTTCCCCTTCTAGGAGAATTACACGGTCACGCAACAGCCGACTATAGATATCATAACTGCGTTCGCCGCGGGATGTTTGCTCAAGTACAATTGGGACTAAACTCATAAAATTCCTTTGTAAAATAATAACTATTATACAGGAATTTTATTCTTTGTCAACGTTTTTTACGCCCAACATCTCCTGATGGTTTAGGTTCTTTTGGCTCTCTTCTTTTTGGATTAACAATATCCATTGATGATGTAGACAAATCGGATACCGTACCTATAACACCATCATCAGGTTCGACGCCTGCCCCTAGTTCATCAGGCTCTTCCAAATCAGTTTTAGGTGCTGTATTGGCTAATTTAAAACTGAATCCACCTTTAGTTGGATCAGTTCCTCCTGATTTAGATTCTAATGTAATTTTTCCTTCAAGTTTAGCAGGCCATTGTGTAGCAAAGCTCATTATTCTACTCTTAGGATCAAAGTCTGCGTATTGCTGAATGAAGTTCATATCTAAAATGGATAATACCACATCTTGGAATTCAGGAATAGCTTGGCCTTCGTTTACTGCATTCATCACTGCTAATTTAACTGCATGAGTTAACTTTCCACCGTCGCTACTTGGTTTTTGAAATTTAATGTCATTAAAAAATATATCATAGCCTGGCATCTTACCTGGATAAGAATTAGGCCTAGATGGCTGCACATTTTTTTTAAAATCTTCGATGCTTTGTTTTACATCTTTTGTAATTTTATTAACATCCCACGGTAACACTGATTTAAATTTCTGCGGGATAGATTCGGGTGCTACTTCATTTAATAAATTCATAGCAGCAAAGACGGAGCTAATAGTTCTAGGTGATGGTAAAGATATTTTAGCGGGAACCTTTTTAGTGCCATTATCACATAAATCAATGAAACCTACTGCACCAAGATAATCAGGATTATTTCTAATTTCATCAGGTACCTTTAATCCACTTACACTTGGAGGAGCACCGCCACCTTGACCTTTACTTGAAATATTAATTTTGTGATTTGTTTTATCGTTAGAAATGCTGGCATAGCTATCGGCTATGTTAGTATTAGCTTTACCTGGAAAATTAATAATTAACTCAGATACATCACTTCCTAGCCATTCAGTAAAACCCTTCTTTCTAGGGAAACGGGAAGTACCCGATACTAGTGCCAACACACCTAAATACTCACCTGCGTAGTCAACAATACTATCTTTAATCTTGGAAGGAACATCTTTGGAGATAACTGGGTTCCCACCATTCATAATAGTTTCAGCCATTTCAATGACTAATCTTCCATAATCAGTAGATTGCAGCACACTGTTATTAATAATTGTTTCTCCTAATTGACTAGCAGGAATGTCTTTGTCAGTGATTTTAATCTGAGAAGGTTTTAATAAAGCTGATTCTTTACCAGTTTCTTCACCCTCTTCACCTGTTTTAGCCTGTCCTCCTAAATCAGAGGTTTTTAACAATTGACTTAATAGAATTTGCCTACCATCTTCTAATTTAATTTTAAGAGTACCTGAAAATTTGCCATTATCATATAATTGTTGGAAACGGTCTGCTTCGGAAGGGTCAGCAATCACCGATTCTTGATCAATAGTATAAAACGGCTGTTGATTAGCAATCATTGATATGAATTTTTCAAATCTACCGGTCCGATTTATAATCTCCGATGCACTCAGAGTGCTAGCTTCAGATAGGGTTTGGATGAGGTTTAGTAAATCACGCATAGTTTAGTATTTATTCTTCTTACCTAATTAAATAATATTAGATTTGGTAGAGGTTATGTTAAATACTTGTTTAGGAGATATATGATGGAAGTAATTATTGTTTTGGTTGTAGTGATAGGTATTATTGGATGCCTGTTATACTTTAGAAGCAGAGAAGCATCTAAGATTGCTCCAGTTGAAGAAGCTAATGCATGGCCTGTTACTGAACCTACTGTACCTGTTGCTACTGTTAGCGAGTCTGTAGTAGAAACTCCTGCCGTAGTAGAAACAGTAGAGCAACCTGAAGTAGTTGCTAAACCAAAAAGAACAAGAGCTAAAAAAGCTACGGTAGAATCTACAACTGCCGAACAGCCTAAACCTGCTGCTAAGCCTAGAGCAAAAAAACCTAAAATGACTGTAGCGAAGTGAAGATAGGGTTTGATTTAATCAGTGATTTAAATCTTTCATCGGAAGATAGTTTTAATTGGGAAGATAAGGCTACTAGTCTATATTGCGTAGTAGCCGGTAATGTAAGTTCTGACATGGGTGTTTTATTAAACACCCTTAAATACCTATCAAACTTCTATCAAGGTATATTTTATATACCTGGTGCACTAGAATATGAGAATGCAGAATCTATAGAAAAAAGAACACATGAAATAGCTAATATTTGTAATAAGATTACTAGTGTTGCGTTATTATACCATCATGTTGTGTTGATTGATGGTATTGCTATATTGGGTGCTAATGGATGGCATACTGATTCGGTTACTGAATCAGTAGAGATCAACCGTTATAGTGATTTAGTATATCTAAAAAATTCAATACAAAAGTTACAAAAACATTTGGATGTGAAAAAAATATTCGTGTTAACTAGTGCTGTGCCTAGTAATGATTTGTATTTTGGAGAAACCCCTAAAAATCTTAAAGGTGTTCCTGAGTTAGTAATTACACTATTAGCAGATATGGAATCTAAGGTTTCACATTGGGGATTTGGTACATATGGAAAAATAGTTGACACTACATTGAATAGTGTCAACTATTTTAATAATCCATATAATAATAGTAGCCCTTATTGGGCTAAAAGAATTGATATAGAAATTTAAGACTCAACCTCTACTTTGATTTGAAGAGGATAACCATGTGTTCTTGCATCTAGTGTTACTTCAATGCCCTTTTGCTCTGCGATTTCATAGGGTAAAATAGCAACTACCGCACTACCATGTTCATGAATGCTATCTGTAATTGAAGCGGCAGATTCATTACTATAGTTAAAATAATCAACCAAAGAATTGATTACAAATTCCATAGATGTAACATCATCATTCATGTAAATGATTTTGAAAAGGGGCGGTTCTTTAAGACCCAAGTTTGGTTTAATTTTGATTTTAGTATCGGCTTTGGACATTTTAGTTCTCTCATAAAATGTGTGCAGCGGATGCTGCACACATACGCTACTATACTATTTAGTGTAGGTAATAGCAATCTTCTTGGGTTTTTGCTCTTCAGGAATTTGACGTTCTAAATTGATAGTCAACATACCATCAGATACAACAGCACCAGTTACTTCAACATGATCGGCTAGCGTCCAAGTTCTAATGAAATTACGGGCACTAATACCACGATGTAGATATTCAACTGTTTCATCCAAATTAACTGCTTTTTCACCCTTGACGGTTAGTTGATTCTTTTCTACAGTAACATCAATGTCACCATTTTTAAAACCAGCAACTGCCAATTCAATGGTAAACTTATCCTCACTATGTTTCACAACATTGTATGGTGGATAATTTGTTTGTTGTTGTGCGGAAGTTTGTCTCATAAGTTCATCAAACATTGTATCGAAACCGATACCAAACTTATGAAGTGACGGAATGTCAAGGGAACGAAGGGATAATGTATTTGTCATTTGTTTTCTCCTTTAATAAGCAAGATGACTGATTGTAGACCCGACTATCGGCATCTACAACAGTATTTATCATAAATAATTTTCGTAAAAAATTCTACTATTTTGGTTAAAAAAGTTTCTTAGGAATTTCTTGACTATTTAAAAATCTTTTCCAACGTTTCTTTGCTTGGGCTTTAGCAACTTTTCTTTTTTCGGTTGGCTTATTATAAAATCTACGGTCTTGAACTTCTTGGAGCAGGCCATCTTCGCTAATTTTCTTTTTAAATTTTCTTAGCGCCTTTTCTACATTACCGTCTTGTACTAATACTTTTCTGCCCTTTGAACTCATACTAATGGTTGTGGATTAATCACCATGTCCTGACTAATATTTATCACGGTTATACCATGATCATGGTATTTGCGAGCATTATACATATGTGGCATTAAGCACCGTTCAATTTCAGTATGTAGACCACGAGCACCTGTTTTAAGTTCTAGGCAATTATCTACTATTTGCTCTAATGCTTCGGTATCAAAATTCAAATCAATATTATCTAGTGAAAATAGATATTGGTATTGGTTTATATAGTTATTTTTGATTTCTGTTAATACCTTAAGTAGTTCATCCCTATCTAAATCAGTTAGAACAACTGATGTAGTAAATCTACCAATGAACTCAGGAATCATTCCAAACTTAGTTAAATCATCGGGCGAAACTAAATTTAGTTCAATATCTTCATGGTTGGCAATAACATTAGCACCGAAACCAATTCTAGTGCCCTTGACCCTTGATTTAATAATATCATATAGGCCTACAAATGCACCACCTGAAATGAATAAAATGTTTTTAGTATTAACTTCTAACATATCACCACCGGGATGTTTTCTACCACCACCTGCAGGAATACGACATATAGTACCCTCTACTAATTTAAGTAGTGCTTGTTGAACACCTTCCCCCGATACATCACGGGTAATGCTAGTAGATTCACCTTTACGGGCAATCTTATCAATTTCGTCAATGAATACAATACCGCGTTCTGCTTTTTTAACATCACCGCCGGCTGAATTAACTAACATACTAATCATACTTTCAACATCATCACCAACGTAACCTGCTTCTGTTAATGATGTAGCATCAGCAACTACAAATGGTACATTCAAAAACTTTGCTACAGTTTTTGCTAGTAACGTTTTACCTGATCCAGTAGGACCAATTAGTAACACATTTCCCTTTTGGATTTCTAAATCTTCAGGAGGATGTGTAATTCGTTTAAAGTGATTTGCTATAGCAACACTGAGAATCATTTTAGCATCAGCTTGTCCTATGATATGCTGATCCAAATACTCTTTAATTTGAATAGCATCATAGGTTTGATGTTCTATTTTTTCAGATTCAACTGAAGAATCATCATTGATTAGTTGATTACATAGTTCAATGCAATCACTGCAAATTGCAACCGATTCGCTGACAATTAACTTTTTTACAACTTCTTTGTGGCTTCCACAAAAAGTGCAGTGGGTGATTTTATTTTCTAAGGTCATGAAGTATATATCTTGAAAGAATTTGTGACACAATAAATTATGTCATAATTATTGGAAAAATTAAAGTTATTTGGTAATTTATTTAGATGAACTTAGGTACGATGCAATCTGTGCCTTTTCGTTATCAGATAATAAATCAACTTCATATTCTCCCGAATCTATTTTTGAAATTAAAAATTGAATATATGCTTGGTCATACAAGTATGAATCGGATAACTCTTTGTTTATCTCTATCCATTTGTTACCATCAAATTTGTATACCTTATTAGGTAATATATCTACTCTTACAAATACATCGCCCTTATTAGAGAACTTTGGAAATTGTGCTCCAAAGTTCGTACTAATCTGATTAGCCATATCGGCTTTGATAGTGAATAAATCAGGACGCATTTCTTTTAATGCTTCCTTACGAATGTGTTTTCCGTCACTAGTTAACACATAATCTTCATCAATTTCTCTATATGGTTTTTCTTTAGTCACCCCTGTAGTTTCAATTGTTATTGACTCTGCCTTAGGTTCTACTATTAGTTCAACTGATTCTTCCTCTTCAAAAGGACCATCTCTAACATCACACTTTAGATTTGGACAGAACAATCCAATACCTGGGGCATTCATTAAAGTCGTTCCGCATTTGAAACAAGGGATTTCTTCAGGCTGTTCTTCAATCTTTTCTTCAGGTTTAGAGACTAATCCAACTGTAGAACCAGATGTAAACCCTTTCCACGGCTTTTTCAAATAAGCGTACTCATCTATTACAGGTTTCTCTACCGTTTCTTCAACTTGTTCTATTTGCTCTTCGGTAAGTGGACCATCATCTGGTTCATACTCAGGTTCTTCTTCGGGTTTTTCTTCTACTTTAGGTTCTTCTCTATCCCACACCCTACTACCATTTGCCGCTAATACAAGAGTTAGTGCTAATGGATCAAACACACTTACAATAAGAATAATTACCCATCGTACTGCTCTTTCAAGTAGGTTAGCATCAGGGTTATCACCGTAGATAAGAGCGGCTATGTATTTGATTGGGCCAACTTCCGCTTCTACTTTGCGTATTTCGGCAGCAATGGGTGCCCTTTCTTCATTAAGACTACTAATTTTTTTCTGTTCGGCTTCAATTTCAGCAAGGAGACGCCCACGCTCTTTTTGTTGATTCCTACGTAGAGCCACGGCTTTATCGGCACCTTTCTCATCCGTACTTCGACCCATAACTTGGTCCACTGATTCATCAAGTTGTTTAAGCGCCTTACGGTTAACATCTATATTTTCCCTTGCTGTTTTAATTTTTTCATCATAAATTGCTATCTTAGCAGCCACGTCACCTGATACTAGGCCCTGATCACTATGTGCTTTACTTAAGAAGCCAAAGATTCCCATACTGGTTAAGAAAGCAAGTGCTATGACGGCAGCTACAAGATAGACACGCATAGTCCATTTTACTTTAGGCCAGTATTTGTGCAACCAAACAGTGGTAACAACCTTTGATATTTCTAGTGCGCTACCCATTATAATAATGGGAATAACAGCAGCCGCAAAGATTGCTGTTAATCCTAGAATACTATACCAAGCTGCAATAGTGCTTAGTGTCAGCGCAGTTAATAGTGTGAGGTTGGTAAGAGTGAATATTCTTTTAAGCATAGTAAGTATTTATTGTTACTTAATGGTTTAAATTATCACTTGTTATTGTCCTCACCTTTAAACAGATATCCATATGTGTTATTGAATTCATGTAATGACATAACTAACTTGCGAGGGACACCGGGTCCTTGCTTTGTTTGATATGTCACCCATTCTTCGTTACCGTCACGAACCTTAACTTGAGTGACGGTGATGCTATCACCGTCAGGGAAAACATAAGACTTTCCTACAAAATCATGCATTATGATGAACCGAGAATTCGCTCCATTGACCACGCCAGTTGTCTTTATGTGAGTCCATGCCCTCATCTTCAAGTTCATACCCGTCATACATCAACCGATGTACCACAGAACTTCCTTGAACATCCCAAGTTTTATAACTTAGTTTGCGTGGATCGAATTCTTTACCTTCAGTTTCAATTGAAGTCTGAATACAACTGCCCTTACCACCTTGAGTCCACATTACAAAGTAACCTGTACCCAAATCTTCAGTATATAATTCTTCCTCTTCTTCAGTGGCTTCCCAACGTGAAAATCTATCACCGTGTGCCTGATAAATGAAATCTTCTAGGGTACCGTCATAGATTTCCTCATTATCACTATTGGTGATAGTCATATGAGTATCATCTTCATCAAAACCCCAAAATGATTTTACATCTTGGTATTCATAGTAGGCATGATTAAACCGAGCATTTTCAGGAGTTTCGTTTTCATCATAGTCATAACTTTCATTTAGTGCATCACTAAGATCATCCTCATGGTCTGAATCACTCCAGTGTTCATACTGTTCTTTAGAGATAGTACCTACACCAATTTCACGGGTACGACCCCAAATACGAATAGCATACTCACCTGCAGGATAGTTAGGAAGTACTTCAACTTCAGGGAACGGCCACGCCGGCGCTACCAATTCTTCTTCTTCATCGGTGATTTCTTCTTGTTCATTAACGGCACTCAAACCTCCGTCAAGATCAATGTTTTCTTTTTCAACAGCCATTTCTTTTTCCTCTCTGGCTTTTGCCCATTTTTCTTTTTGTGCTTTGCGTTTTTCTTCTTCTGCTACACCTGCTTCGGTCAACTCAACTGAACTGTCACACATTGGGCATACATCACTGGTGTGATCCGATACTTCTTCAGTAGAGTGATAATTTTCAATTACTGTGCCGTCAACACGATGGTGCTGAGTGCGTGTTTCGTAGTTTTTACCAGTCCAACGACACTTAGTACATTTAGTTGTATCAGGTGCTTCCTCTGCAGGAGTATGCCAACTTTTTTCGTTACCTAGTTCATAGGTAATATCATACCCACCCTTACGATCGGTCCACCAATCATCATATTGGCGATCCCATTCAATTTCTACATCATTGTCCCACGCTTCGTTAACAATTTCTTCAACGCTAACTTCGCCGGCTTCAATCTGTGCCATCATTGCTTCAATTTCTTCTTCCTCTAACTCAGGATAAATTTCGCTGAGTTTATCAGAGTCTAACTCAAAGGCAAATTGTGAATCAACTTGATGCCATTCATGTTTAACTAATGTTACCATTTTAAATTCCTTTTAATGCTTTTAACAATGCCCGAGCAACTACTCGGTCTTTTTCTTTCTCTTCTTCAGGAAGTTGTGCATAACTCTGTTGTGCCAACTTATACCGTTTCAATTTCTTTTCATCGGGTGTAGGAGTGTCTAGATCCAACTCACCGTTGTAATCTGCCATGGCAGTAATATTCCAACCATCGTGAATAGCATCGGCAATAACATCAACATCGGTAGCACCTTGTTGGATAAGTTTCAGTGCCGCTTTTGCTGATTCTAAATTAGCGAGCCATCCAAAGTTCTTGCCAGGAGTACTTCGTCCATAATGATAAACATCATCAAGTGCTTTATCACTAATGGTTGCTAATTGAATAAGGTCGAGTGATTCTGATAATTCGCTAATTTTCATTTGTAAAATTTCCTTTAATGTTTCCTGTATTGTAAATTACTTGGTCGTACTTGTCAAGTATGTCAAATTCCAAAACCTCAGGCCCAAGTGCCATTTTCAATGCTTCTATTGCCGAATCAGCAACTTGTCTGCCCTGACTGTTTTGTTTGAAAGCCACACGCATCCACTCTAATGCTTCTAGAGCCTCACGCATGGCTTCTTTACTCATTTATCATCCCTAAACCGAATAAAGCGTGGGAAACGCAAACTATATGTACCATCTTGGTTTTGTGTAATTACATCACACAAGATTTCACAAGTGCGACCAATGATAAAATTCCGATTAGTCCAATAATCATCTCTATCACCGTCGCTAAAGCCACTACCCACATTGACTGTGATAAATTTCCCATCATCTACGCCTGAGCAAACCAGTGCTCCAAGTCGTCCTACATTTCTTCCAGTACCCTCTTCAACACCGATCACCTCTAAATCAACTGTAATAGTTGGCTTCCACTTCATCCAAAATGTATTACGCTTGCATTCGTAAGGAGCACCAACATCCTTAATCATAATACCCTCGAACCCTGCATTGACTTGATCCTTAGCATAACGCATAAGTTGGTCTTTACCTTCACTGGTATCAAGGTCTACCATAATGTGCGGAAGCAACTCTACGTTGGGCAATACATCAATTACAGGACGCATGTATTCTAGCATCTCAATACGCTTTTCAAGTTGAGCGTTCCAATATCCTCGACGAAAATCATCAATTGGGATTATATCAAAAATGTTGAATACTGAATCAGTAGCTTGTACATTTTCTTTACGGCGAGCCTGACGCATCAATTCTTGGAAAGAATTTCCAATAACCTCACCGTCAAGTACAAAACCCTTCATCAATGAACGGTTATGCCTAATCAATTTTGGTAAGTACTCACCAATCTGATTTTCAATATGGGTGAAGTTTTCAAACAGTTTACCATTACGACTATACGAAAATACTGCATTTCCCGTATCAGATACCATAACCATCATTAGTACCCTGACACCATCCAACTTAGGCTCAAGGCGTTTGACACCCTTCATTTCAGGGCGACCTTCGCTATTAGCAGCCAATTGGCAAGCAAAAACAGGGATTTCGTAATCTGTTTTCTTACAGATTTTGTTAATCGTTTTTTCTGATACACCTGCACGAAGGTCTCGCCTAAGTACAGGAGCACAGAATGTATTCCATTCTTCGCTATCAAACCTAAGGCTCATATCTTCAATAGCGTCCCTAGCAGCATTACCAGTTAGACCTCGTTGACCAAGATTGTGTAGAAGGTCATTAAACTCTTCCCAAGGATTTTCAGCACCAGTAATACCTTCTGTACTTGGGATTTGACGAACACCAAATGTTACATAAGGATTGTAGCAGACCTTAGTCAATGTCAAAAAATTAACAGCATTAGTACTACCAAGGACACTTGCCTCGAGGGCTTGTCGAATAATATCTTCCTTGTACAGTCGGCTATCACTCTCATTCAGTTTGTTAATCCAACTTGCGCTCATTCTTTTTCTCCTTTAGTGATAATACTCACCAATTGGCGATTGCGTTCATCTTGTTCTTTGCGTTCACGGTTCTTGTCATGTTTTTGACCAAACAACATTTGGTCATACTTGCGAGCCCATTGAATGCCATTCAACCAAATACGAATTTCACTTAATGAACCGCACATAACTTCAGCATCACGGCAGTAGATAGGTAGACTATCTGCGTCTTTGGGCTGAACCCCTGCGCGGTCACTCATGTCACTGCCCCAACCATGTTTAGGTGCCGTAAGCATAAGACCAATTTGATCTAATTCTGATTCTAGTCTGCGAAGTTCTAGTATTGCGTTGTAGCCTGCCATAATTACCAACTTGAATTGTAAAAAACTCTCAACCCTAGGAACAATTCTGTCTTAGCATTGATACAGAATTCCAAATCCCGTTCGTAGTATACATCATCTGAGGGATTTCCAAAGAAAAAACCATTGGTAGAAGGAAGCATGCCGTGTTTAACTGCCCGTTCAAGTGCGTCAACATCTTCCCAAGTCAGTTCAAGTTCAATTCCATTGAAATCGGAATCGTCATGCTTTCTTCCAGGTTTACCTTTGCTAACCCAAAGTTGTTCCATCCAACCATGTAGATTAGGATGTTTACGCCAATATGCAATGTCACGGGGCTTATTAACAGTAGAATCCCTATCCAAACTCTTATACCAATAATCGTCACGTTGTCCGGGGTTCCCAACATAAGCATACATATCAAGACCCATTTTATCCTCTACTTGTTTGTGTTTGAATTTCACAAAAAATATTTATATGCACTTACCAATATAATGATTTAGCAAGTAAGTGATAGAAATCACCATAGTGATGATTCCTACCAATTGAATTGTCCTTTCTAACTTAGACAAGTTTCACCCGATTGAGTTGGGTAGTGTTATCACGGTGAGCCTTAACTGTACCCTGAGCAACAATTGTCTTGCCAGTTGGGATAGTTTCACGATAGCTGAAGAACACCGGCTGATCGTCAGTAGTGATACCAGTGATAAAGAACACGTTCCACTGCTGGCTAAACACACTACGAATAACCTCAACAGTGAGTTTAACTTTATCACCAACACGACCAACAAATCCACCCGACGCACTGTCAATCTTACGGTTAAGATTGTCACGCTTGACGGCCCGCTCATACGAAGCAGGGAGACTTGCGATCACCGCAACATCATAGTTGGATTCGATAACATCGCGGTTAGAGATAACCATTGCGTTGTTGTCAAACTCCGACAACATCTTACCTTGAAGGATTTTGAAAGTAAACGCTTTGTAGTACTTACGAACAGCCTCAGCCTGAACACGGTCAGCATCGGTGATCAGACTCGGATCGGCAACCAAACGGTTGATAATATCGCGGTTGATTTCTTTAGGAGGAGTCTGCTCAGACTCGGGAAGAATGTCCTCGTTAGTCACATAAGAGGTAACAGCCTTGACATACTCACCGTTGATACGTTGAGCCGCACAAGCAGCCGACCAAACAGTGTCAGCATCAAGATTCAGAACTGGGCGTTGATAGCGAGCCATTTGTTACTCCGTTTTCTCAGTGTATGTGTATATTATATAGCCGAAACCAATTATTGTCAAATCAGTGTATCGTCGTACCAGCCATTACCGGTGATAGCATCGAAGCCTGCAGCCTGTACCAATTCTCCACCGATGCCAATGTAACCTTCCCAGTTTCCCGTCGTATCATCCGACATTTCCATAGAAAAAGTGTCGGCTTCGAACAGGCTGAAGAAGTCTACCGAGTTTGTGTATTGTGCTTGGGTTACCATTGCGTACTCCGTTATCTAACTGTCTAAGATTCTATTATATAGCCGTGCCCAATTATTGTCAACCGTCAGGATCGGTCTGTTAGACGATCCCCATGAGTATCATACACAACACTATAGCATATCCAAATAAAATAAAGCCCATTACATGTTTATCTGAAATCATGACATAGAATCCTTAATAATGTAGATTAAAGAAGCAATTAATATTAATGCGGTTATTCCAAATGCGGATAACATAATAATAGGATTATTTAAATATTTTAAAAACCCAATTGATTCATTCATCAATCTCTTCCAATTCTAATGGACCATAGAACAAGTATTCAGTATTATCATTGATCCATCCATCACCTTCTAGGCCTTCAATATAATCCTCTTCACATAATGCAAGAAATTGTTCTTGTTCCTCTTCATCCATATCCTCAGGGAAATCCCACTCAACCCAACAACCATCATCAAGATTGTCTAACTCCCAATCATAGTCGGAATTAGTAAGATCATACCCATTTTCATTGTCAAGGTCAATATTAGGCTGTTCATCACTTTCACAATAGAAGGTTCCCCAACGATAACCTTCTTCTCGGATAATAGTGACACCCTCTTTAGTCCAATATTGCTTTTCTACAGCATTTTTCTTTGACGCGGTTGATAGTTTCCAAGTTGCCATTTGTTATCTCCTAAATAATTATTTGTCAGTGTCTTTAGTTTTTAAACCGTTACTATGTTTATCAGTTTCTTTATCAATATCCTGAAACATGCGGCGTTCTTGCAATGTTAATTCATTAAAGGTTTTTCTAGGATTAGCGCACATTACACATTTTGGATTACCGCAATTTAATGCATGTTGTTTGGCAAATTTATGAGAGTCTTTGATAGGAACACCATGTTCTTTGGCAATCTTAACTTGTTTTTTTACAGCATTTTCATCTTTAAGTAAACGTTTGGAATGCTTGAACTTATCTTCTTCGGTACTCATTATAAATCCCCTTTAGGATATTTATAATTGTAACACCATAAAAATTAATTGTCAAGCCAAAAAAATACCCCCTTTCGGGGGCTTTGGGTTTATTTACCCTTACTTCTTAGCGCCTGCGTTAACGAAGGCATACATCTTTTCTGCCGTTGATAATACCTGCTCAAGTCCAGGAAACTGTGGCATACCAACTGTGGTAATAACAGTGCCTGACTTTTCATCACGCTGTGCCGAGATTTCCCAACCGTGGAATTTAGCGTGGTATTCCTCCATCATAAGGCTTTTGGCCATATCGAGGATTTCTGTGCGGATTTCATAACCATTGCGGTTAAATTTAACTTCGGGAAGTTTTGGTGTGTAGTCTGACATTTTTTTCTCCTATGTGTGTGTAATGTCGATCCATTAGGTGGATTAGTCCTTCTTTGGAAAGTACCTCTCTGAAATACAATCCATAGAATATTTTCCAAGTTCAACAGTGTTAGAGACTAACATTTTGGCAAACTCGGTTTGGCTATTAATATAGTTATGAGCGGCCCTATTCATCTTAGGATCCGTGATCATTCTATTAGTTAGATCCCGTTTAACCCCTTGCAATGAATCAATAAAAAACTCTGGAGTTAATGATGTGGAAGGGGTAGTCCATGCTAGAAAGGGATTAATCATAATGTAATATTTATCTTATTTAAATTTCTCAGGGAAATTTAATTGTTCCCATTCTTCATCTGTAACGGGCCACATTATGGATGAACCTCAAAATCTTTAGGATCAAACTTTAAAAAATGGCGTAATGCGATAATAAAGTTTATCATGTCCATAGTTTAATAGTAGTGATGAATGTTATTGCGTTTACGATAATTATAAACGACTTCGCTCCAAACGGCTAACCACTCATAAAATTTGTTGATGATTTTCATATTAGGCCTTTCTTCCGTATGTGAATTGACGGATAAGATTATCTACATCACCACCGTGACATGGATTGTGTGCAATAATAAATCTTTCTAAATCTGTTTTATGTGAGGTAAACCGATCCAATAAATTAATAAACTTGTCAATTAGTGTTAACATTATATGTTTCCTTTTATTTAGTAGTCACTTATGGTTTCTACTAATGTATTTAGTCCTAACATATTGCAGTGCAACAATTAGCTAGTTAAAAAATGGGGATATTATCCCCATTTCGTATCGTACTTCCTAAGTGCTAAGTACCTAGATAATAGTAATCTGAATTTAATATATTCATCAAGTTCAGATACTATTATCTTTTTTGGTGTGATAATGTGTCGACGGTATCCTGATTGTAAGTCCAAGTCTTCAATAGTGATACCATCGCCATCATCATCTAAACAAAAATTACTTACCTGCGGGCGCGGCAGCTGGCGTAGCAGCCTTTGCGTCTGCCTTGGCAGCAGGTGCACCTTCACTTTTTTTCTCGTCTTTCTTAGCTGGAAGCTTAATATCAGCAGCAGGAGCAGCAGCAGGAGCTGCGGCTGGGGCCTTAGCAGGCTCAGCAGCAAAAGCAGTAACAGCGAAAAGTCCAGCGATCAAAGTTGCGATTGTTTTCATTTGTATTTCCTTTATAAGTTAAATGAAAGAGAGTTTAGATACATCGTGTATCTATATCTATTAACGCTTGAGTTACAGATTTCGTTGACAATTATTTTATCGTCCACGCCCAGTTCTGCGAACTACGTTAGTTCCGCCAAACCCTTTCGTGTTTGGTTTAGGAATTTTGGGTTGATTAAACTGTGAGGTTTTTTTAACTGGCAAAGTGACAGTTGGTTTTTTTGGTTTGTTTTCTTCGGTCATTGTCTCACCTTTATAGAATTTAAATATTCATGTAAGTTGCCATATAATCCTACCATCATAGCAACCTTACTGTCATACAGTCTGATGTAGGGAAGTTTTTTCGTTTCAGTTTTATTTACACCCAAGTAATATGGACATTTAATTTTTTTGTTTACTTCAAGTACAAAACTATGCCAACTTTGCCCTTCTTGTTTAAATTCATAATCATAATGAGATATTTCAGCCAATTGAAATGCTACCATACCTTCATCAGTTAATCTTAGTCCTTCTTGTCTACCTGTCATCCACCACTTGAACATTAGGTCTTCAACTGGGATTTCATGGTAGATATGTAAATGTTGTGGTATTTCTTTTAATACCGTTTCTGTAATTATTTTTTTAGTAGTCTTATGCCTGATCATCAGGATAAACTGTTCTCCCGTTGTTCATAAACACAACGGTAAATTTGTCTGTTTTGAATTGTACATTCAATTTACGACAAAGGTTTCTTGCGTGACCTGGATTACTAAAGCTAGTCTTTTTATACTTAGGAGTAGACTCACTATCCAAGTAGTGTTGTGACTTGAGATTAATTGGTTGTCCCTCGTAAAACACAGCCCAAATACCACTAGCTTCTACGATTTGGTCGCATTTGTAAGTTGTCTTATCTACTATTTCTAGCAAGACTTTGGGCTGTGTTCTACTCATTTGAATGATCCAGCTTTTAATTCAATTTGTATTACTGGTTCATCAACTGGCTTTTTGTCAGTATTTTTTTCGTAATACTCTACTAAAATTTTAGCCAGTTCATCACGAAGGCCTCTAGCCTCAATGAGAGGCATAACAAAATCTTTATTTTGTTTGCTTTCTACTACAGACACTTTGTCAATGAACCTTTTAATATAAATCATTGATTATTTATCTGGTGTTCAGCGTCCAATTTAGTTTTGAAGGGACCCATATATGGATACCGTTGTACAAAAATATACTTAGGACAAAATACTACTTCGTTTTCTCCTGTATGATTTAGAACGAACCAACCGGCTGCATGAAAACACTTGCTTTTGGGCGTCTTAGTATAGATATGAAGTTTTCGCTTAATATCTAAAATAGAGTTGTAAATCTTTCCAGTTGTGGGATAGTTAGCGAAAGGAAGTTGGATTTTAGTTTTGTTAGATTTTAGTGTTTGGAATTCAATATTGGTTGTACGCTTGAGTTCAGTGGTAGTTTTGTAATGAGTCTGAGACCCATTCATTTTAACATCAAATCCTGAACCATTGGCGATCACATTACCAATTTTTTTATCACCATCAGTGATGACCCAATATTGATCCTTAACAATAGGTTTAGCTACAATTTCAGACATGTTATTCCTTTTTATTAAGCATAAAAGCCTTTAGCACTTCATTTGCTTCTGTATAATCTTCATCGGTATCGCTTTCAGCAATTTCAATAAGCAAAAGCCAATACAACTGCTCTGCTAGTTCACGGTCATCGGTTGACAAGGTAGCTACCCAATCATTGAATTCTTCTTGGGAGCCCAGTCCCCACATGATATCTAGCATTGCTACTTGTTTGTCGGTAAGACCATTGATAGTGATTTCTTTACTCATTTTGAAAATTCCTTAGATTTGAGTGAGATGACCGTTGTAAGGCGAGTTTAACCACTTAGCATATGTTTCTGCTTGTTCACTAATTTTAGTCAATTCATACTTGCCACAAAATTTCATAAAGTGAGCACCTACCTGAGAGGTTGTAGTAGTACGAACATCTTTTTTGATTCTATCATCAACCGATATTTTAATATCTTCGGGCTGTGCTGTCAAGTCAATTAGGGTACGATTACGTTCATAACAATCCCTAACCCGATTTTCAACACCCTCATGATCTACCCAACGTTGAAGCATCATGTTATTCCAATGAAACCCTTGCTTTGTACGGTCGGCATATGCCTCAATCAATCCAACCTTATTTTTACTACCTTTAGTACGGACGCCGGGGTACGCTGAAAATACATTGTCGCTTGAATCACCTCGCATACATTTTTCAAATAGATGAAATTTAGGATCACCTAATAGTTTAGGTTCTTTTGTTTTCTTATCTATTACAAGACGTCCTTTCTCATCATGGTATCCCTCGGTAGTGATAAGTTGGTTAGTGATACCGTTGTACTGATGTACGTTTTCACTAATAAGTTGGATATAATCAGTGTCAGAAGAAATAATGTAATGCGTATCATCGGGATGTAAATGAACAAAACGGGCAATGATATCGTCAGCTTCAGCCCGTTCGTGCCTGAGTACACTGACATTAGTTTTTTCACGCATGAATGTAGTAAACATATCATACGTTTCCCAAAACATTTTGTTTTCGGCTACATCTGCTTCAGTCATAGCAGATTCATCTAACTTGCGATTAGCTTTATAAGGTTTGTAGTAATCCTTACGCCAACTGCGACCTTCTAGACATACGACTACGTGGTCGATTTTAAATTTTTTAACGACCTGATTTACACTTGCTAATGTAAGATGCAGGGCCATACCCACTTTCTCCTCAACAGTACTATTGCGACTAGCAATATGCCGAGCACGGAAGAAGGTATTTGCGGTATCAATGAGTGCGTAATTCATATAGGTCCTTAAGTAGTCGTATAATAATTATACGACTACCTGGTTTTATTGTCAAGAAATATCTTCTAGGTATTTATCCGGAAAGTTTTTTATTCCATCGACAATAGTTTTCATATTATAACGTGTAATGGGCAAGAAAACTTGCTTTACCCGTTTCATCTTAAGTGGATGACATTTGATCCTATCTTCAACTATAAGACGCACATAGTCTGCGGTTATGTGTGTGTATTTAGGATCCACGTATTCACTTGGTTTATGATTACCTTGAGGATTTTCTAAGAAGGAAAATAGTTCCCTCATTAAATAACTCTCACAATTTTTTACATGTTCGTCGTAACCATCTACCGCAACATACAGATGATGAACTGTGGGGTTATTGTTTCCTTTATCATATGAAATTATTCGGGATCTAGCTTTTTTAGTGATACCGGGTTTAATTTTACCGTACACCTCTGCAATATATAACATCATACTCATTTGAATTTTGCCTTTTGTGCAGGGGTAAGTTGTTTGAACATGTTAGAATTGTTTTCGCAGTATCGAGTATACAGGCTTTTAGGAACATATTGGTATGTTCCGCCTGCCTTAAGATACAGTTGCATTAACAAAACTAGTGATGCATCTTTAGGGCACCCTGCAGGTATATCACCAAAAGCATCTTTATAATATGTTGGATACAACGATTGTGTAAGATTCTTAAATTCAGGCCAACCTCCAGCAACTTCTTTAACCAAAGCATTCAAGTCACGCATGAATTCTTTGAATTCAGTAGTAGTAAAATCAGCACCTTCTTTGATAAGCTTCTTACGAAGTTCTTGGAAAGGCAACATTTCAATAGGGTCAAGAGGTTCTTGAGGCCAATATGTATAGTGATTCTCACCTAGGAAACGAACATCATGTACATCTAATTTAGACAATAAGTTGCTGTGAACTACCGCACCTGCCTTAAAACGATCAGGACTGTCAGGGTGTACCGGAATAAGATTCCAACTTTCTAATTCAGTTTGAATACGATTAGCAAGTTCATACTTTTCTTGTGTTTCGTTGTCTGGTGAATCTAAGCGCTTGCCAAATACATGAATTTTGTGGTTTTCGAATGGAATGATAGGGAGTTTATCTTCGCCGTTGATTCCTAAGAAATGTTCACGGGCAAAACTAAAATCACTGGTCTCGACTACCTGACAGTTGACTTCAATATCTAACCAATCCGCAGGATCAACATCAGGAAACATACCTAGTTTGGCACGTAAGGCAATTGCAAGCACCGTGTGCTGACCGTCGGTGATATAACATGTGTTGCTTTTAGGCAATTTGATAACATTGATTGTTGCAGGTCGGCGGCTATCCCAAGTTGTGATAATACGAACAAGGTGATCGAAATTAATTTTCCTTTGTACAGCAAGAGCCGATAACAAATGACGAATAGCAATTCGTTTCATTTTGGGCATTTGGCTGTATCGTTGAGGTTTGCCCTTACGACTGAGTTTAAACTCGGCTGTTTCTAAAAGTTGTTTGAGTTGGGTATACTCAGGACTATCAACAAAAAGTTGGGCTAATCCTTCAATGCTATGTTGGTCAATGTATCCGGGCTGTTTGTCCAACTCATTAATTGGACGATCTGTAACAGTGACTTGTTTTGAGTTAGGTACCCAGGCAAATTTAAAAGTAGGTGTTGTCATTTTTTTCTCCTTTGTGTTAAATGACTGTGCAAAGAATATTATTCAACGCACAAAGTAATTATACACGAAAAAAATTTAAATGCAAGCCTTTTTACGCTACCTCGCTACGTCCGTTGCCCAAATCTTTACTTCTAATGTTACGCATATCTGCCATACCTCTCATGTCTGGATCGGCTTGTTGTTGTTCATAGACTTCTAGTGCAATATTTCGTGCTACTGTTTGAAACCATCTATCTATAATCTCACTATCTTTATCATTTTCCTTAATTTTATAACCAGCCTTTATAAGATTTATAATGAATTTATCATTCCAATCTAGTTCAAAACTACCATTACCAATATTGTTTGGATCTAGTTCAATACTAATGATACCAACATAAGGTTCACCATTTTTAGTTGCCAACTCTTTGGGAGTAAGTTTAACTTCTTCCTTAGGAGCACGAGGCTTAGGTTCTTTCTTAACTGGTTCTTGAACTTGTGGTTCGGGTTGTTTCTGAAATAATTTCTTTAATTTATCAAGCATAACTTACCTTTTGTTTGTACCTATCAAGTAGTTTAAAACTAGCTAGATTTTTCGCCTTGCTCTCGCACATGATATCAAATTTATCATAGAAAGTCAATGCCCAATCGTTCACCGCATCATTCCAATAATAGTCGCTGTGAGCCCTGAGTTTTTGTTTATTACTACCAGACTCAATCAGTGCATGATGATTGGGTAGGGTGTCTGGGGCATGATTAATAAGATAGTCTTCACGGCTAACAGAGTAGTGAAGAGTAGGCCTAATACCGCGCCAGCTATCAATAATTTTTTGAATACGTGGATCATTTGCGTTAATATACTCGCCTGTTTTTACCCAATGATGATGTAGATCGAAAACCAAAGCACAGGTATCTACCAACTCTAGGCTAGCCTCGATACCCCATGAGATTTCGTCGTTTTCAATGGTGATTGAATTTCTTGCTTCGGGGGATAAGCGTCCAACCACGTCCTTGATACCTTGGGGACCGCGTTTACCCGAGATGTGTACGTTGATTTTAATGTCTTGGAATTCCTTGCCGTATCCCATACACCGAGCCATGTCAACATGATATTCAAATTCCTTTATAGAGTTATTTATGATTTCTTCACTAGCACTTGCAAGAACTGTAAACTGACCTGGATGAAAAGAAAGCCTAACATCATTATCCCTTGCCGTGTCACCAATTGGCGCAAAAAGTTCTTCCATTCGCCTACGAACATCACCTTGTTTGTAAAAGTATTCCCAATCACCATGTGTATATCCAGTCATCATATCACTAGTTAGCCTAACCATTCTTAGTGCAGGATCTAGTGTAGCAATACGTTTGACCAAATTATGAGTGTTGGTAATGTTCTTTTCCATTACATCCCACATCTTTTGTTCGGCTACTTCACGTTTTGCTTTTTTAAGAAAGGTAAGTGTAGTGCCACCTGTGTTAAGCCCTTCAACGCTAGAGATTTCTCCTTTCTTGTTGATTTCTGAGAATTTGCAGGCAAAGCCAATACGTTTAATAGATTGATTTGTCAAGTTAAAAGTCCAAAGTGATAAATAGTCTATGTAGTGTAACACCGTTGCACAATAAAGTCAACTATTTACGGAAAAATTATCATGAATATTAAAGAATTATTTGAGGGAGTTGAACCAGAATTACCAGGTGCTCCTGAAGGTATCCAAATAATGACCCCTCAGCAATTTATTGCTAAATCCGCACAAGGTGAGGAACCTGAACCCGAACAGGAAGTAGATGAAGATTTCAAGATGAAATCTGATTTTAGTAAAGAAACCGATGATGCTGTAGCAGACTTTTTAAATAAAGGTGGAAAGATTACACAATTACCGCCAAATCGTGTAAGAGTAAAACCTGGTCAAAGTTTAGCCAGTAAGCACATTGGTAGTAGAAGCGAAACCGGAAGAATAATAGGTAAAGATAGAAAAGTTTACGGAAATAAACCCGTAGTTAATGTGTCGGAAAGCAAGATGGCTGAGTTAGACATGGACCTTGATGATCCTGAATTATCTGATCGAGAATTTGAAAAAATATATGGCATGTCTAGAAGAGAAGCTAGAGAAGAATTTTCACAAACCAATAAATGGGATTTTCCTGATGTTAGAGATCCTAACAAAAAACTACACGAACAAGGTGTGGCGGAAGCAACAGCACTACCTGCTAGCACCCGTGAATTAAAAGGTCAAGAGTTAACAGATTATCTAGACCGTATTCGTAATCAAGAAAAGAAGAAAACAGACAAATATAATTTACCTTATGTCCATCGTAGTTCAGTAGTTGGATACTATAATGCTGACGGTAAAAAATATAATACTGACGCTATTAAAGCAGGGTTAAAGGAAAGACCAAAATCACTTCTTAAAAAGAATGAGAAGATGAAGCATAGTGATGGAGCACAAGAACAATTTTTTAACATTGGATTTGCTGCTCTAGTTGGTATCGCACTAGATGAAAATACAAATGAGTTAATTGTTGTTAATACATGTCCAGGTGCTGGTAGTTGTAAAGTAGATTGCTTTGCTATGAAGGGCGGTAAAGTTCAATTCGCTGGTCCGTGGTTAAGCGATGGTCGTATACTTACATATCTACTAAATCATCCTGATGAGTTCTTTGAACAACTAACACAAGAAATTAGTAAAGAAGAAGCAAAGGGTAAAAAAGGTGGTTATTCAGTAAGTATTCGTTGGCATGATGCTGGAGACTTCTTTAGCCCTGAGTATATGGACATGGCATTTGACCTTGCAAACTCATTACCTGATGTTAAGTTTTATGCTTATACTAAAGTAGCAAAGGCTGCAATGGCTAGTAAGCCTAGCAACTTTATTATTAATTGGAGTGAAGGCGCAAGTACTAGCCAAGAAAAACAAATTAAGAGAAATGATCCAAACTTAGACACAACTAAGAATAGTCGTATCGTTCCTAGTAGTTTGTTTTATGACCTATTAGTTAAGGATTCTAAAAAGAATTTAGTTAAAGGACCTGAAGGTCAATGGCAAGTAATACCTGATGAATTACCTGAACTAAAACAGCGCCTCGCCGATAAGTATGGTATAAGCAAAAATAGTATTCTAAGTTATGATGAATGGAATACTAAGGGTAAAAATAATAAATCCATGAAGTGGAATGTTATTGTTGCCCCCGGGGAGCCTGATTTAACGGCAAATGACCCTGGTGTATTAGGCACTCTATTATTGAAGCATTAATGCGTATTAAAGAGTTATTAGAATCAGTTCAAGTACCCACCTATCTATATAAGTGGGTAGAAGGAAATCAATTTCAAAAGTATATTGATTCTAAAAAATTACCAGTGAAAAGAGGTTATGCTCACTATATAGAATCAGAAGGGAAAATGATACCCGGTAATAGTTTTACTGATAAAGAACATATTAGTAGATGGACAGGAGATACATTAATTAGAATTAATGCTAGTAAAATATCTAATAAAATATATCCAATACCAGGACATAAAACTTTTATGCGAACAAAGGGTATGACTAGTGCTAACTATGATCCTAATGCGTGGAAGTATGAATCTGATGATATTGATGAGTATTGGATAGCAGGACCATTAGATTTATCAAGTGCAGAGATTGTCAAGCCATCAGAAAAAAATATAACAGAAAATACAGACAATAAACCAACTATTGGCATCAATGTCAGAAGTGATGGCAATACTGACTATGCTAGTTTAATTGTTGACGGCAAAAAGAAATACGAATCTAGAAAAACTGACAGTCTTAGACCATATGTTGGTAGAACGGTTGGTATTGTTAGAACTGGTAATGGCCCTGCAGTTGCGATTGGTCAAGTAACTATTGGGGAACCAATAGTAGTAGATGCTGAAAAGTTTGATAAACTTAGAAAACAACATCTAGTTCCACCGAGAAGTCTGTTTGATATCGGAGCCACCGATACCAAATACTTGTATCCAATGATTAACCCAGTTAGGTGGGATGAAGAGAAATTAATAAAGAATAAAGGTATCGTTGCTAGAAAAATTGAAGAGCAAGAATTAACCGAGTTTGACTATAATAAACATGTCAACATGCTTAATGATTATATGAATAAATTAGGCTATAGTTATATCGGTCATGGTACAGACGCACATGTTTTTGCTAAAGAAGAAGGTCCAGTAATTAAAGTATTAATACCTGAGAATGGCGATATCTCTACCGCTAAAAATCCATTCTTAGCATTTCTTAATTATTGCGAGAAAAATGCTAATAACCCACACTTACCTAAGTTTATAGAAACTACTAAACAACCAATTCAATTGGGAGTTGAAAAGTTTGATCAGGTAGTTATGGAACGATTAGAAGAATTAGATCCTGACTATGATGAAATGATTATAGATATGATGTATAGTATTGACGAAGGCAGTCCATTAGATCCGCAATATCGTCAATATACTAATTTCTATAAAACACTTAAATCAGTTACAGCAACCGGTACTAAATTAGGATTTAGTAATGATATTATCGCACATGATTATAGCAATGTAATGCAGAGAGATGATACTCTAGTAATTGCTGATCCTTGGGTCAGTGCAGGTTTAAAGTAAATTTAAATCTTTAGTAGTTGACCAATATTATACAACTCATGCATGTAAGATGATGGGTTCTTAAGTACATAATGTTCAATATCACCCTTTCTACGAGGGCCTGTCTTCACATTGATTTTACAATTATTAATACTTTCAAAGATAGTTACCATTTCTTTAACAGTATATCCTTTACCATGACCTAATGCTTCTGTTTGATTTGCTGGCCGTTCAATTGCCAATTTAATAGAATTACAAATCTCATCTACATGAACATAATCTCTAACACAAGTGCCATCACTAGTATTATAATCACTACCATGTATAGTAAATTGACCAGTCGCCCGAGCTTTAATTAAATTGTAAAATAACCCATCTGGGTTAGTAGGATTAACTACTGTGCTACCAATGACATTATAAAATCTAAAGATAGTATAGTCCATACTAACCATTTCAGAATACGACCTTACTACATCTTCTGCCGCTCGCTTACTAATACCATATGCACTTATACAGTCTTGTGCAGCACCGGTACTAGAAAAAATAAAGTTTTTAGTTTTTATCTTATTAACTACATTCATAGTACCATTTAGGTTAGTAATGTAGTATTGAATAGGTTGCTTTTCACTTTCTCCTACATTAACTAGAGCGGCTAAATGTACTACAGCATCAAACTCTTCATCTAAGTTAAACTGACGGTTAATGTCACAATGATAAAATGTATGTGGTGCTACTTGTGGTTCAACACGATCAAGTCCATGTACTTCATATTCATCTTTTAATAGATTAGTAAGATGACTGCCAATGTATCCTGAACTACCTGTTATTAATACTTTTTTCATAATCCTTCAAATAGGCTTAAGCCTGTTACTTCCTCTACTGGTTCAAATGTTGGATCTTTAGATAAGTATGTATCATTATCTGTGTATATTATACGGAATTTATGTTTGTTTGTCAATACAGATTTAATATCGTCAATACACAATAATCTACGACCTAAACTATTAGTAAAATCAATATACTTTACAGTAGTTTCTTCACATATTTTTGCGGTATTACTGTTTGATTGTTTACTAGTAAACTTGTTAAAACATTCATTCCATTTGTGAAATACATCATTCTCTTTACTCTGATATACTTCTAATATATTATTAGCATACCATGTTTTAGCATCAGGAACATTGTTGTATAAATCTAATACAGTTTCAACCATGTTCTTTTTATTTACAGTAAAGAAATGATTTTTATCAAAGTTATTAGTCCAACGTTGATTTTCTAAAACAACTGTAGGTAATTGAATATGTTGCTCATAGAAAGCCATACCATAACTTTCTACTGTACTAGGATTGAATGCTACTCTACAACTAGTAATGAAATCTACTTTTTCTTTACCAATAATACTAACAGCAATTTTATAATCAGTTACGCCTATCTTTTTAAAGCGTTCTTCAAACTTTTTTGCACCATTGGCATTAGTCATTACCCTCGCAGGTAACTTAGTTTTTTCAATCAACTCTAAATATGTTTCGGGATTTTTACCTTCTTCCCAACGACCAATAAACAATACACCTTCACGTGGTTTATGATGTTCTTCTAGTAACCCACGCTCAGTAATTGGAATAGGTAGATGCCATGCGCTATTGCTCATTGAAATTTGATTGAATTTGCTTTGTGTTCCTACATACAATCCATTCATTTCTAATTGATTACGCATCATTTCATTGGTACTATGTAAGAAAGGATTTTTAGTATCCTTAAAGATTTGACTTTCTAAATGAGTATAGGCAATGATTTGAATTACATCTTCAAGACCCATTGTACTAGCAACTTGTATAGTTTCATATGTGTTACAAATTAATGCGTCATATAGGTTATTGGTTGTGGCTTTAATTATTGCGTTGCGAAAGTTAGCCATTCGTTCATAGCAAAAGGTATCACCATACATAAAGATATTACTATGATCTGTGTATGTGAATGACTCAGTAGGATAAACAATATTTGCTTTTAATGAGTTTACAAACTCATTATTTTTTGGTTCTTTGTCAGTAATAATATCAACTTTAATATTATGACTATCCATCAATTCGCAGAAACTTTTAGCGAATTGTCCTATACCACCATGAGGTACTAGTGTTTGGAAACTAACTAAAAAACCAATTCGTTTATCATACGTCCTCATCAAGTACCCCATTCGTTTTTGAACAGAGGTACCTGGAGTCTATCGCTGTATCTTAGTCCATGCTTCATTGCTAGCATGGCTACATTTTTATTATTCATAGAGTAAATACTTTCCACACCACCAATTGGCATTAGATATACATGTCCTTTAAATCCTGCACCACGAAATTCAGCAATAGCATTTTTGGCATCAGCAAAATCTTGTTCTGTAGCAATAACAAACTTTAGATAGGAAGTGCCATATTGTTCATATTCACATACTACCTTAGGTTTAATAGCATCTTCCCATATTTCACCGCTACAAGGCAGTTTGGCACTAACACTAAATGTAATTTCTCTATTGTACCATTTGCTCCATTCTTTTAATGCTGATTTAAATTCTGAAGTTAGTTTTTGAGTACCATTTGTTTCAAAAGTAATTTCTTTTAAACCATGCATTTTAAGATGATTTAATAGATCAGGATATTGTTTTTGCCAACCTAGCAATGGTTCTCCACCTGTAATAACCAAATGTTCATCACGCCATTCATTATATGGAAGAATTTCCATAATGCGATTAACGATAGCATCAGTAGTAAGTACAGGACTCAAATCTTTAAATGCTGGATCCCAACTTGCATAACTGTCACAACCTGTACTTACAAGGGGCAAATCTTTATAATTTTTATAAGGATTTCCTTCATGTAACAATCCAACTTGAATTCGTTCAATACTTGTTCCTCCGCGTGGCATACCAAAACCATCACAGGTAAAATTACAGCCAAATGTGCGAAGGAACACACTAGGCACCCCCATATAACGACCTTCTCCTTGTATGGAATAGAACAGTTCGCTTATCTTAATATTACTCATCTATATAATCTTTAAATAATTGGATACGGGCTTTTTTACCTAACTCTTGGTCAAATATCGTTTTAACTGAAGTCAACATAGCACAGGCTAACATTAGCAAATCTTCCCTATTATCGCACATCATAATTTGCTTGTCAATAGGTTCCATTAATTCTGCCATGCGATTTCTAACATCACTCATTTTAAATTCCTAAATTAATTACCAATGTCGTATAATCCCTGCTATGATAAACATATTTGTAATTATATATGATATCACAATACAAGTTCTAACCAAAGCTATTAGGTCACTTTCTTGATCCGTGGCACCGGACTTTTCTCCCAATGCCTTGCTCCATAATCGCCAAAGTTTAACCCTCGTAGGTAGCTGAGTTGGCTCCATGCTCGAAAACCTCGGCGCTTTTAATTCTTACATTAGGGTTAATGGGATATCGCATATTACCACCGTCTAACAACTCAGCCATTTTGTCATATGCCATTTTAGCAAACATCTCACAACCTACACCTTCTACAATGCGTAAATCACATAGAGAGCCTCTTTGGTATGGCTCGAAATTATTTCTATCAACTCGCATTTCATCTGGACCGGTTTCGGGCAAAGTCCAGTTTGTGTCAATCAATGCCATTTGCTTGAAAAATTCTAGATGAGGATCATCTTCAGCAATAATTAGTGTATGGTCAAACATATAATCAGCCCATGCTTTGAATTCTTTTAGTCCACCAAAGTCCATACACCAGTTTTTGTCATCCAATGTTTCGCATTCAAATACTAATTTAATACCAATACTGTATCCATGTAATGTACTACAATGACTGTGTTTAGCTCGCCATTGTCTAAAACAACAACTTAATCCTCTGTCATTACCATAAGTTTTGGTTGAATAAAACTTAGCCATATTATTCAACCAAATTGGCTACTAGAGTTTTAATTTCACTGTCAGTTAAGAAAAATTGATAGGTTGAAGTATCTACTACTTCACCTTTATCGTTTTTACTTTCTTGGATAAACTCAATATGAGTCAACTCTTGTGGTCTCAAACACCTATTTTTCTTAACTCTAACTGTGTATTGATTCATATCTTTAAGCACAAATTCTTTCATTTTATTACCTTTTTAGTATGTTGATCATTCTTTTTTGAGATTCTTCTTTTAAGAATTCCTCTTCGCCATTAAACGTACCAGATCGTTCAATTATATCATCTAAAAGAAACTTAATGTAATATAATTCTTTTTTGATTTCCCATTGTGTAAATCCATCGTTATATGGACTAGTTAGTTCTCTTCCAGCCGCGCTAATCTGATAAACGACTGTACTTAATTCTAATGGTTTTTTAAATCCCATCTTTATACCTTACATGTACAGTTGCGACCTTGATTGCAATTTCCATTGCAATTACTATTGATTGTAGTTTTAAAAAACATAATATAAGTTATAGCAACAATTACAATCAAGGTCAATATAGTTAACATTAACGCATCCTTGCAATCTGATAAAATTCATTACGAACTTCAGGATCAGATTTGAATCCACCGCCAAGCCTAGTAGTAACAGTACTACTACCTGTATCTTCTACACCTCGGCTTTTGACACAATAATGTTGGGCATCAATCATAACCGCAACATCATTTGTTTCAAGGATAAATTGTAGTGCATAGAAAATCTGTTCAGTCAACCGTTCTTGAATTTGTGGGCGCTTGCTAAAGTATTCTACAATGCGATTAATTTTACTTAGACCTAATACCTTTCTTTTTGGTACATATGCTACAGTTGCTAATCCATCAATGATTACAAAATGATGTTCGCAGTTACTTTGAACGTTGATATTACGTTCAACCACCATTTCATTATAGTGCATTTTATTGTCTACTGTAGTACATTTTGGGAATGCTTCAAAATCGAGTCCCCAAAAAATTTCATTTACATACATTTTAGCAACACGGTTAGGTGTTTCTATTAGACTATCATCAGTTAAGTCTAGGCCGAGAATCCCCATAATCTCACGAAAATGATTCTCAATTTTATCAATCTTTTCTTTACGATCAATACCGTTTGAAATAACAGGAGTTTCAACTCCCATCTTTACTAGATATTCATGTACTAATAGTCCTAGTTCAGGATCTGTTTTGGTTTTATTGTACGACATTTGATAACCCTCCGTTGTGATGGTTTTGTTTTGACATTTTGTCACCTTTGTGTGACATTAGTATTTATCAATACTTATTTTCTCTGAGATATTTACGATAGTCAGTAGACATTCTCAACATACTATCACCTTTATCTTGTAGAATGTCACAAATACGGTCAATAGTACCATCATTATATTTACTAATCTTACCAATATTAACGTGAGGTTTAGCCAACAATTTTTCTAGTTTTGCTAGTGCATCTTCTATTGACCAAGGTACATAAAGTCTTGTATGGTCATTAGAAAAAGTCTCAGGGAAAGACCGATAAGCAGGGAATAAAACATTACACCCAAGACTATCTGCTTCACTGACTGTGTTGGAAACCCAATCTTGAAGGGCGCAATTAAAGACAACCCTACTATCATTAAGGATATTATAATAAGCATTTTTTTCTAAGTTTTCATAAACCGTTAGCAAACCTTTTTCTTGAAATTTGCGAGTCCTACTCATGTAAGATTGGTTATTTGACTTAAGACTACCACCGCTACAGATAACAAATTCGGTATTATGATTTGGATGTGAGGCATGATATGCTTCAATCAGATCCATATAAAAATCAGGTTGTTTTTCCTGATCCCAACGTGAACTGAACACTACACGCATACGCCGATCATTGAAGTTTTTAATTTGCTCAACACGGCTTTGTACTTCATCACGACCAAATGCAAGCCCTGAAATATTATAGATTGGAGCCCTCCAACCTGCTACCTTCATATGCATTACCATTTCTTCGTTAGTAGCAAGTACACCATCTACGAACGAGTCAACCATTTTTTCATAATGGCCCATCCACTCTGACATACCCCAGACATGAACAAAATCATCTGGATCAATAGACTGAGCAAGACAGCGAACAAAAATGCGAGGGCAATGCTCAGGACTGATTTGATTGAGGATATAGGGTAGACTCTCGATTCCTGGTTGAAACATGTCCTCAAAGTATATAACATCTTCATTACTGCATTCACCTGCCTTCATCAACTTAACTAGATTCATTAATTGGCTCATACCAAAGTATGTGCGACCATGTGCATCTAGGACCTGACCAGTAACAATAGATTGGTCAGTAGTTAGTGTTTCGCCGGGTACGATTACATAGTTAATCTTACGCCGCTTAAATACACGTTCATTCCATTCTTGTAGTTGTAGAGTGTATCGGGCCTTATACGGCTCAAGACCCATGTAAAATAGTTTACGCATTAATTAGCCTTAGTATCAATATCCCATATACTCTTTACAGTTTTACCTGAAAGATGTTTAGTGAATTGCCTATAGACGTAGCTTTTAGTGCTGTAGAGGTCTGCTTCATCAAATTTAAATCCATAATCTACACAAAATTCGCGGTACTTGTCAAGGTCATCGAAAATTGCATGAACACGGGGATTAGGTTGAAATTTAATTTTAGCCATTTTATTTCCTTTAAATAGCAAGTTGTTGATAAGGTTTAGTTGTATTATAGTAAATTGTGGCACCGTTCTCACCATCTTCTGAAATAGTGATATGAATGTCACGGTCGGGATAGCGATTAGCAATAGACTGATAAAGGTCATCACTAATCATTTCACAACTTTTGTAATTTAGTTCAAGTGTGCCACGATAAAGGTTCTCTAACCATCGCTTAAACTGAATAAATTCAATATCCCTGTCGTTGTGAAATACTTGAATCGCCACATTGAAATGAAAAATGTGACGATGCGGAGTTCCTAAAAAACTTACATCATATTCATCACCTGTTGCCAAATTAGCATCAATAGATGCAGAAGGGTAACAGTGAATACCTTCTTTTTGAAAAGTAACCCAAATCATGCGTTTAGCCTGATCTTTAATACGATTACGCTTTTCTTGTTTTGCTAGCAATACTTGTTCCATTTAATGGTCATCCTCAAAGTTAACTCGGTCGTGTTCTTCTTCCCATTGCAATTTAGTAAGTTTGTTCAATTCAGTACTCAAAATAAGTACTTGACGCCGCATATCAAATACAGTTTCCGCATCATATTCATTGTATGAATAAATTCTAGATTCTAATAGTTTGATACTTTGTTTAATAGTTTCTATACGATTTTTATAAGGCATATTAATCTCCTAGTACCTCAAGCATTAAGTCATCACTATCTTCAATTACTTCTTCTTTGGGTTCTTCAGTAGTAAACAATTGATCAAACATAGTTCTAGCGTTTACAGTTTTCTTACCACTAAACCCTTGACTACCACTTTGCATCTGCATCCAAAATCTACTATGATAATCAATTAAGTCCAAACTCTTTTGGCGGTCGTTGAGAGAGAAAATTTCATCTACAATTTCACTAAAACGAATACGCTCAAAAGTTTCATTCATAATCATCTTTGGAATCACACCCTGTTCATATCTGCGATTAGCCTCTTGTACAGCATAGATATGCTGGTATACATTATGAGATTGAAGTAGAGTATAACTTAGAGTATCCCAACTAGTTTTTGTTTCTTTACCATGTTGACCAATGAATCCTTGACCCCTATAGCACAGATCCTTTAACAGCATTCTATCAGTTACAGGACTATCTGTAAACACTTTATGGATACCATCTTGTAATACCGCATCACGGAATTTGCGAGTATCATTAGCATAGGATTTTTTCTCTGCGGTTTTTTCCATGCTATAGGACCATTTTTTATTATGCTCAATACTGGTATTGAAATATGCTAGTCCTTTAGCCGCACTGAAGAATGGGCTGGCACAGTCAAAAGTAATCTGTAGTTTTGGATTATGATATTTGCGAACCGCTCGTTGAATATCTGTAAACAATACAGCATATTCCAAGATACTTGTACCCAAACAGTGAATCAAATCATGTTTACCTTCTTGGAGAAGACCGTCATGAATAATGCCTACGATACGTTTGAGAGTAAGATGAATATCAATTTTATTTTGTCCCCCAAATGCCCAACCATTGAAATGATTCTCGGGATAGATATTTGGATCACAATATTTTTTCATCTCTTCATACCACTGATCACTTTGAGTATGAGTAAGACCCTGTAGAACATTTAAGAACTTACAGTTACCATTACGGTTCTCAATAAAATATTTGTTATTGATATGTGTAGCATCAATAGCCTCTTGAATAGTACTGATGCCATGCAATGACTTACCTGTCTTTGGATCTTTTAAGTGAAATGTGCGTAGAGATTGCGAAGGAATATCAAGACACATACCATAGTCCATGTATGTGTCCATCCAATTAAGGACTGCCTTACGCTTAATCATTGCTTTGGGACAGTTAGGATCTTTCCAATCAGCAGGCCATTGACCTTTTAGAATTTGAAAGCCCCCACTGTCACCTAGCATGAAAGTACCTGCTTCACGATCACGGATAATACTTTCGTTGAAGTCAACTTTAGTAGTATCTAAGTTAGCATGACCTGCACTATACAGGCCCCACTTGTAATAGTACAATCCTTCTTTGCTATTAAGAAAATTAAGTTTTTCTACATCACCACCAAAACCTTTAGGAATTCTTGCTGAGTCAAAATACTGTTCGCCATTGCGTTGCTTACCTAAGCCAGCAATATAAAAACTACTAACTGCTGGTAAGAATAGTGCCCAATCGGGATTGTGTGATGTTGATAGATTTACTTGTTCCATTATGCTTTCAAGAGCGTTGTAACTACTTTAATCTGCTCTTTAGTGTAGTTGAGTTGGTCAACTAAATCTTTAAGAGTAGTATTTTCTTTTGCCAGCCTTTCTAGTTCGTGTTCTTCATGCATTTTTTCTCTAGCCCACCGCATAACCATCAGGTAGTCATGGTCAGCATTTAAATTTATTGAATTTTCAATATCTATCCAACTACCACCGCTGCTTACTTGAAATTTTTTACTATTACCGTTCCATTGAACAGCACCAGTTGAAGATGGTAAATTGTATGACGTATCATTTTGAAAAAACGGCACACCACCTGAGTGGTTAATTCTAATCATTTAATTTGAGCCGGTAAACGATAGTAGTATATAGCAAGTCCACTGTCAATGACAATTTCAGCTACACCTTGATCAGAAATTCTTACGGTTTTGTCACCTGGCAAGTCCATAATTGCCAAGAAAGTTTTAATAGGCCACATCATTGATCTAGCCAACGTTCCTGTTACTTGTGGATAAAATATAAAATTGCCTGAGTGAGTAGTTGGATCTCCAAAGTAAATTTTAAGATCACCATTTTCAACCTTAACCGTAAAAGTTTCTTCTTCACTATTGGCTTGATGCTGTTTTTTCAAACGTAAAATACCTGCTACTGTGGGCTCAAATTCTATGTTCCAAGTAGCACCTTTAAAAGAAACACTTTTAATTTTATCTTCTACTACTGATTTCTTCATAAACCTATAATTATTTACGAAATCACTAGTTTTTGTTTCAAACAAAATAGCACTAGGCTGTACACCTTCATCAGTTTTTTGTGTAGAAACTGTAATGATAGCATTTTCATCATAATCTTCAAATCCCAAAATTGTTTTGAGTTTGCTTAAGTTTGGCATACCAAATGTGCCATCAAACTCAATAATTGGAGTTTTAAAATTACCTGAAAATATAACGCTTTTGTCCTCAGACAATGCAAACATCTGTGTTGATGTTTTAGTACCCACGATTTTAATTAGGTCTAGCTTACCTAATCCATATGTATGTTCAACTAAATCTTGTAAATTATCTTTCATGTTTTTCCTTTATGTTTAAAATATTTAGGCATTTATACGTCGTATAATAGTGGAATTTATTGCGAATGTCAATACTAGTTTACCCAAATGTAAACAATTGGTCAAATGTTGAATTAGTATTAGTATTACTACGCAAATCCCAACCTAATACACCTAGCAAATTTTCTATTTTTTCATCTACTAATGTACGTTCCATTTCGTTATCATCAAATGGAAGTTCACAGAACCAAGCAGGTAACCTTAATTCATCAGTTGGATATGCAATACTAGTGAACCCTAACGCATTTTGTTTTAGTTTACAAACGATAACCTTCATTCCATCAACGATTTTCATAGAATAATTGTCACCATTAACTCTGCGTAAGTAGTTATAGTTCAATGCCGCTCTAACATGTCCTGGCATATTAGCACGACCAGTTTTACTGTTAGCTTCCAAGTCTCCATACGTTGTAAGTTTGTTTACACCTTTAGGAGATCCTTTAGTCCAACTGTCCTGTTCACTTAGTGTTTTCTTAAACTCTTTGATTTTTTCAATGACTTCTTCGCGGCTTTTACCCTCTTGCAATACCATACACAAGACGTCCATCAAAAAGTCTTGAATGTATTTAGGAGTATCCGCTCGTTTCAAATCAAGGCCCATAGCCTTAACGTCACCCATTTTACCGTCTTTATCTTTGCGCTTACCTTCTTTGTCAAAGATATTGATAGCATAACGTTTCTTTGTGATAAACAGTGTACGATCACCAATCAATTCACGGCCAGCCTTGATGATTTCTCCATTCTTTCTTGGAGCATGAAATGCTCGTTCCATGAAAGCAGGAAATGAATCGTTAGCCTGATCGGCAATACCATCATACAAGCCAATACAAGTTTCTTTATTCCACTCTAATTCACCACCTTTTATTTGTGGTTGCAAACTAGCATAAGCACTAAAGTAGCAACTGTCAGTATCTCCATAGACAATCGCAGAACCATCGTGGTTATATTCACCAGTGATTGTTTCATTGATGGTACTCATCATATGCTTAACAATCTGTCTACCGCTTAGAGTAACACTTTGACCGATACGCTTGTCATAGAAACGACAATGCTCGTTTAATAGTGCGCCGTATGCTGAGTTAAGCAAAATCTTACGCACTAATTGACGCTTATCCCAATACTCTTTATCTTCGTCAGTAGTAGATTCTCTAAGTTTCTTTTGCATGACCTTACGATCACTATACCAACGTGATAGTAGACCAGGAATCACACCTTCTTGGTCATACTTAAATATAGTACCATTAGCACTAAGTATCCAAGGCTTGTGACTATCAAAGATTAATTTCCAAATCTCTGCCGCACTCATTTCTTCACTACGACCATCTTCATAGTCTAGTGTAAGCATTGTGCCGCGTTCTTGGTTCATAATAGCAGTATATTCTAGTGAGCCAAACAAGCCTTCCCATAGAATACTACCAGTTACGGCATCGTCATCTTCTTTAGCACGTTTCTTTTCGTTGGCTAACCTTTTGCCTTTGTCTTGCATGTATTGGTTAGTGAGTGATTGCCTGACCTGACCGACAATGGTCTCAGGGGCCATGTTAAGAGCGCGGATTGCTGACGGGTAAAGACTGTTAATGTCAACTGCTCCGACCCATTCGTGAATGCCCCTTTTGGGCGTAGCAACATAGGCACCTGCCGCTTGTTGTTCATCATTACTTCCTTCCTTTCGTTTTTTATCAGGGACTACTAAACCACGCTCATGGGCTTCGTTCATGATTGCCATTTCAATCATTGCAACTGAACCCATCACTGTTGGCAATAGCACTGTGTTCTCATGTGCTAGAGCATTTGCTAAATCTAGAAATTTCAACTTGTTGTGAATCTTAACCAACAACATAGTATCCTGCCTGTTATACTCAAGGAACTTTTTAAAGTCCTTGTTATACAATTGGTCAAGAGTACCTTCATATTGTGTTTTATTTTCACCAACTTCCATCTCACCGATAGAGTCTAGTTTATAGCTATGGCGACTTTCATAATTGTATTTTTTGTACAACTGTAGATAGTCCATGTGAATACGACCAACTAAGTCATATGTTTGCTCTTCTTTTCCAAACCTTTCATAAGTTCTTGGCTTAGGCATCTGACCCATCAAACAAAACTTACGGGTATCATCTTTACTCATTACCCTAGTAACACGATTGATCATGTAGGGTATGTCGTATCCTTCTGAGTTCCAACCAGTTAGAACATCGGCATTGTCAATCAACTGAAAGAACATATCAAACATTTCCTTTTCACTTTTAAAAAGGATAGTGTTATCAAATTCTCCTACAATTTCTTGTGCCGTTTCTTCGGACATATGTTTAGGAGCAATACATAGAGTAAACAATTGGTCTAGCCAATCCAAATACATACTAATTGCTGTTACAGGGTTGAATGGATCACTAGTGGGACTAAAGCCCTTTTCAGGATCAAAATCAACCTCAATGTCAAAGAAGCATGTATGCAACTTAGGAGGATCAATTTTCAGATAATTCTCTGAAAGGCAGCGAAAGACTACATTGATATCACTTTCAAATAATTTCTTACCTGAATGAATCCTACGCTCCTTTTCAAACTCAGCACGTTTTCTTGTACTGAATTTGTTTACAGGATCGCCATAAAGACTACGATATTTGCCCTTAGGATCGCTGTAATAAAATGTATAGTTAGCAGGGTACTCTTTAAAAGTCCTTGTACCTTGGGTAGTCCGTTCTACGACAAATATCTTGTCGCCATTGCGGTCATGTATAGCGTCTACATAACTCATAGGGTTTTGCCAACCGTCTCCAAAATCGTATTGAGTTCGTCATGGTCTTTGTTAGTCTGACCCAAACTAGCCTTATGAGCAATTTTTACTGCTTTCTTCAATGTGCTAGCCTTAATCTCTAGTTCTTCGGCTACTGCTTTAATGGTATCATTCAAGCCACCGTTTAGTGTATCAATTTCATGCATGGTAGCCATGCCTTCGTTGATCATTTGGGTAAGCTTAATTTTTGCTTCTGCGCTAAAAGTTCGTGCAGTCATAGATTCTCCTTGTGAAGTAATTTAGTATACAGTATGTGCGTAACAAAGTCAAACTTTTTGCGTAATTACGGGTCAATTACGCTTTCATTAAGTTGTTGACAAATGATAATAGTAGTTTATGATGGGCAAATTCATGCCAATATGATTGTAGATAGGGTCTGTCGTACCAACTTGGCATACTTTCAGGGTGGCACCCAATCAAACCAATTCGTTTTTGGTAGATAGCCATTGGATCACCATTGGCATAGGTTGACACAATACTCATTTTATTTTGGTCACCTATCAATGCACACCCATCATAAAAGTACATTGATTGTGGTTCATCATTCCATAATACATCTGCTATGGTTGCATAACTTCGTTTAATATCGCTTTTACGGCGTTTGATATATTGTACTGGTTCTACATCATCAAGCAACTTAAAATAGTATTTGCCTGCCCAGTATGCTCCCATGCAAATGCCCAAGTACCTACCACCGTTATGAATATATTCGGTTACATCATCAGCACGGTTTTTAAGTAGATGTTCAAACGAATCGCTATCGCCAATACCACCAGGAAAGGCTACAATGTGATACTTCTTAAGTTTTTTTAATTTAACATCTTTAAACGGCAATATTTCTATATTAAAGTCACATGATAATGCTTCGTACATTCCAGAGCAACATAATACACTGCATTCTGGATGATTCATGAATAATGCAATACTAGGTTTAATTTAACCACCTCGCTCAACAATTTTTTTAACAGTAGTTCTTAATCCAGGATTAACCTTTAATGCATGTGGCATTAGTTCGTGTCTGATATAATTTCTAGTATAATTAGTGTCTTTATTGCTGATATCCTCACTCCATTTAACATGGTGTCGTTCACACCATGAAATGAATTCTGTTTTTGGAGTAGTTAAAAATGGTCGCATAACATTTCCACGGACATATCTATGTGGGAGTTTTGCTTTTCCGTGTAATGATGACCAAATATATGTTTCTACACAATCATCTAAATGATGTGCTGTAATTACCGTGTCAAATCCACGAAGAAAATCGTAACGCTTATTTCTCCAAAACTCTTCTTGACTTAATTCTTTGGGTTTGGATTCGTTTAGTTTTCCAAAGAATAGTGGTAAATCATGTTCACTACAATAATTGGCTACAAATTGATATGCAGCATCGCTGTTAGGTGTACTATGATGATAAAAGGCCACAGTAACCTCATGATTTCTACGCAAGAAATCTAATACAGCCATACTATCTACACCGCCGCTACAAGCAACGGTCAATTTTTTGGGTAATGGAAAAAGTAATTTAAGCATCTGTGTATGATAACACAAGATGACTTAAAGATCAAGTATCATTACAGGGTTATTACCCGCCGTACCCACTACTTCAAACCCAAAACCCTCATACCATTTTGTTAAATCAAATGGGTTATCTTCGTCGGTATCTGAGATTAATATAATGGCTTCTGCGCCGTTATTAGCAGCATCATCAATTGCGTTGCTTACTAAATCATTACCAATGCCTTGACCACGATAATCATCATCTACATACATGTTTCTTATTAACCCCAAAGTTTTATACCGTTTTGCGATATTGTCTATTAACTCAGGTGTTGCACCTTGACTTTGTAAGTAGTTATTAATATTGGGTTTATCTGTAGACATAACATACCCTTCTAACGAACCACCTTCGGTATGTTGTGTGATTGATTTCTGTTCGGTAATAAATTCAAAATGTCTCATTGGAAAATATGGTGATTCTTTTCACCGTATATCTTAATATACTTGCCAGCTAAACAATCTGCCATGACTTCTATTGGGCTGCCAGGGTAACTAGATCCCGGTTTAATCATATTCAATTCACCTTGTCTGACATGAACCAATTCGTGAAATACCGTTCTTAGTATGTCAACCAAATTACGGTTTTTAGCATATACCCAAACACTGTTATCACCATCAGTATGGCTACCAGTATGATGATTAGTTTGTGCTTCTTCAGTATCCATGCTTAGTTCAATTTTGGGAGTGGTTTGTAAATTCAACTTTTTAGCAGCCCAATCTACAAACTTTTCTACTTCTTGTTCTAAATCACATTCAACATCAGATTCGTCTAATTTTCCTTTAACCCAACTATCAGGACTACGATTAAATTTTTTCACAAATAAATCATTCAATGCATCACTACTAAGTTCATGCTTTTGTGCAATTATCCGCATTAATTTATCAATGGTATTATAGTTGTGTTTGGATAGGCCAGGGAGTTTTTTATATAACTCCATAACCGCAGTTTCACCAACGAATGATTCAGTTATCATTTATATTAATTACACCAAGATTGTTTTGCTTCGCCAAAGTATGCTCTAGCATAATTATTTGTAATAAGTTGTTCACGTAAACTCTTACCATCAAGGATTACATCGCCTAATACACGCCCACCAAATTTATCCCAGTCCATGATAACAACTTGGCGTTTTTGTGCATGAGATACTAAATCTTTTGTAAATGCGGAAGCAGCCTGTCCTCTTTGATCTTCTTGTGGACATTTGGCTCTAAATCCTTTTTCAGGAGTATCTACACCAAATACTCTTATACTAAGTTCTTGTTTAAGTGGAGGTGGTAAAAATGTAGCCTGAAATGCTACTGTATCACCATCTAATACTCTAGTAATAGGGAAATCGTATATAACACCTTGTGGTGTTTTTTGTGCGTCAACCGTAGTTGATATTACCAATAATGCGATTGCTATAATTTTTTTCATAATATACTCCTTTTGTTATCCATTTACCACATGACGGAGAACAAACCTATTAGGATCTAGCGAACTAGCACTATTTCTAGCCATGCGGCGATAATCATCTAAACGACTCAACGCGGCTTCATCATCGTATGCCTGAAAAAGTTCATATTCTTCACCAGTTCTACTGTCATAAATTTGATATTCAGGCATCCTACTTGGTGGTTGACCAAATGCAGGTTCAGCAGGGCCAGCACTTACTTTTGCTTGAATAGGCTGAATAGGTTTTTGTATACCTCTTGCTCTTTTAAGTAAAGTTATTAAGTCTTGTTTCTGTAATTGTCCAGATGAATACTTGGCAAAAACATCAAGTGCATCGCCTTTAGTTGTAGGTTTTAATAATTTATATAATTTTTTAAGATATTCTGTACGATATTTTTGTGGGTCACAAGCGGCATCTAATGCTACTACAAATCTTAATAGTGTATTTTCTAATTTAGGTATATCTTCATTTAACCAATCGCCACCTGGGCTGCGAAATTCAATATAACCCTCTTTAGTATTAATACTAACATATTTGCTAGTATTTCCACTATGAATAAGTTTTGCTGCCTCTACACTTAAACCCTTTCTCATTTCATCAAAAAAGGTAAGTAACTCCGGTTCACTTTGCATATAAGTGGCTCTAGACTGTAAACTACTCATTGCACTTTTTGCGAAACTATTTGCTGAACGACCAAATTGGTCTAATACATATTCATCACCTAATAATAGCGCAAGTTTTACATAGTCTAATTTTTCACGGCTGCACCCAGGTACACTTACATTCATGTGTAAACCTGTACTTCTATTAGTATAACAAATATTTGTTCTAGCCCATTGAACTACTTCATTTAAACTATTGATCATTTCATCTAAGGGCAATGGATTACTTACAAATTCTAAACCTGAATCACTGGGTTCTTTCTTTGATGTAAGACTACCATCTGGCTCTATAGTGTAAGTATCATTTGGTTTACTACGGCCAATAGGTGTCCAATCGTTGCCTCCGCTTGACATATAATAAGAACCGTGGTAACTATCACTTACCGCTATGTTGTTAAGACCTAAGTCTGTCATAAACTGTAAAGCAACTTGTTTTATAGTTCTTTCACCTCCAACCTCTGGATATGTCCAATATGGCCAAGTAATGTCATAGCCTGATTCAATATCACTCATGAATCTAATGCCTGAATCTCTTAAAAACTCTCTTTCATTTGAGTCATCATTCATATATTCTTCAAGCATAGATTCTCTAAAAGCCTCATCCGCTTGATCATATATTTCATTACCATGACCTTCTTCTACAGCCTTTTCAACTATTTTTTCAAGTTCATCTCTATCTTCATATTCAATATTTTCTTTTGCCCATTGATATACATGTTCGGTTGGAGAATGATCCCAATCTTCACTTATTTTTTCACTTACCCATTCTGTATATTCTTCTTGTAATTTGCTATGTAATCTACCAACTTCAAATGGGCTATTCCACTCACCATCGGCTTCAAAAAATTCATATATTTGGTCAAGACTTCTTGCAGGTTGATCTTCATCATAATCAGGTTCTGGGCTTGAATCTTCATCTTCACCTCCTGCAACATCAGGCACATACATTTCAAATTCCATACCTGCCATGGCACCGGTGCCTGCTGCTAACTGCTTTAATGAGCTTGGACTCATATCTATTTCGTCCAAGACTTGGGTTTCGTTTAAAAATTCTAATGCTCTCATATTATTATTTAGTTAATTACCCCAATTTGCTAACAATCCAACCTTGTATAAAAATGGAAGATTGTACACATCATTATAATAAATCTTTATTGAGTTATTGATTGCTTTAAATTCTTTTTCACCAGCATGTACTGGGAACAAATACCAATGTTTATTAATCGCACGAGACAGTGTATTCGAAGGGCCTTTATTTACACCTAAACTTTTTGCTCCTGCTTTTGTCATTGACTTTTCAAATTTCTTTTGAATTTTAACTAGTTCAGGATTACTATTAGCCTGTTCACTTACATTGACCCAACCCCACCCTGATATCATAACACCGGGTGTTTTACTTAAACTGATCCAATTTCTACGACCACCTACTGTTTGGCTTTCGCCTGCTATTAATTGTATTCCCTGATCTCTAAGTGCTATCTTATATAATAGATTACCGACACCCATGCCACGATATTCTTCTGCGACAGTAACGAACTCTACAGTATATGCAGGTTGTAATGGAAAATCTTTTACTGGAGATAATACTAAGTCACCAATTATTCTATCAGTGTTATTAACTATAATAACATGATATTGACCAACGTCATCTTTTGGAATAATACCATATCTTAAATCCTGATCATCAGGTACAGGCTTTAACTTTTTAAACATCGCACTTATTTGTGTGCTAGCCGCTCGTTCTAATTGACCGATATAATCATCACCTTGACTGAATATTTCAGTCTGTGGTATTCTAACAATAGCATCTTGTACTATTTCTTCGTCAACCACAAATTCATTAAGTCTCATTACTCACGCTCAGTTTTAAGTGTGGAATTAATAAACCAAGCTTTTTTACCATACAAGTCTTGTAGTTCAGCCATGTAATTAGCAATGCCTTGTTGACGCTCATTTGTTGCTTCATCAAACATATTAACAACTAATTGGCTTAATGTGTGACAATCTTGTAATAATTCAGCAAACATTAATTGAGCACGAGGAATCTTTGTTTGGTCTTGAATAATACTTAATTCAGCATATCTAGATAAACTGCCTGGTGTGTAATGACCTAGGATTCTAATATACTCGGCAATTGGATCTATGGTAGCATTTACATCTTCATATAATGTATTAAAGAATTCGTGATATTGTGGGAAATTACTGCCTTCAACATTCCAATGAAAGTTTTGTGACTTGATAGCAAACGCTTGTGTACTAGCTAACAGTACTTTTAAATTATCTACTAACATATCTTTGGGTATCCTTTTCTGTTCCAATAAAAATCATAATCTTTCATTTCTTTTTTCCTTGGCAATGAGCCTTTTGTGAAAATCCTTTTGGATTGTTACAATTAATACTTCTCTTATACTTATTACTCCACTTCTCATCTAATTCTTCTTGTTCAGTAGTAAGAGCCATAAGTTTCTGTTCACCTTTTCTAAGAAAAGGTTTATTTTCTTGTTCATACGAACCTGGCATTGGTAAGCCTTTTGTTTCACTTATTCCTTGAAGAATTGAACTCTCGGAAGTTTTCTTTTTAGTAGCAACATTGATTGCTTTACCACTACGCTCGGGGTTTGGATCTTCTCTACGCTTTCTAGCAGCCGCACTAGCACGACCCTTCTTACCTAAATTCTGTGCTTTACTTTGTGGTAAACATTTTGGTTTACCCTCACTATCATCTCCTCTAGCACAATCACCGCGTATCTTGCCATCAGGACCAAATCTTACCCACTTCTCTTTGAACCATTTATGTAAGTTTTCATCAGTTTGTTCTAGACCTTCTAATATAGAACTTTCATTTTTTGTGCTATTGCCCCAGTTGCTAGCACCTTTTTTGCGACACTTTACTAATGCACCACTGGCATACGCACTGGGCCATACTTTATAACGGCTCTTAACTTTATAGTAGCAAGCATCTTTCTTTTCGTTAATCATTTCTTCACTAAACATTGGACCACCGCATTCAGGACATTGTTGGTGGTCTTCATTAGTGTTCTTCACACAGTTAGGATAGCGTTTGCCAAACATGGTCTTCATGCCTTCTTTATGATAACCTTTCCAACATGCCTCATCAAGTTCTTCTAGTGTCATTGTTTGCTCCCATACTTGACTATCTTCTCCGCGATTTTTATCCCAAAAGTGTTTACCAGCTTTGGTTTGATCACTACTGCGACGAATAGTAAATCCAAGACTCTTTACATAATCGTAAATGGTTTTAGCGATGCCTTGACCACGAAACTCTTCATCTATAGCAAGATCAGCAGGTACTAGAGTACTACCATCACGGTCAAATACTGCATAACCAGCTTGATATCCATCTACAGATGGACGAATGATTACCTCAGCTCCATCAGCCACAACATTTAATTGTATACCACCAATGTCAACATTAGTGCCTTCCGCCATACTTTCTCCTCCGCCGCCATCACCACCGCCTTCACCAGATTCTCCACTACCATAATAGCCATAGCCCGGGAAGAAATATCTGCCTAAGGATCTTGAAGTTTTTTTGTTTTTCTTTTTTCGGCCTTCCGCCACACCTTGCTCTGTTACTGTCTTTACAATAGTTACAGTTCCTCTATCATAATCAATTAAGTCAGTGAGTCCAGGGTAACGGGATTTTAGATGTATGTCAAATCTGTTGAAATCTTCAATAGCGTCATTGTCAAATGCTTGCAGTGCCTGTGAATCTTTTGGACTAATCGTCAAATTGGCCATCACCCAATCAGTATGGTTAGGTGCATCTTGTTCTTCATCGAGTCCTTCGTCTTGTATAGTATTCCATACACTACGGCTTACTGGTTTCCAAGTCAAGTTGGGTATCTGAGACAAATAATTTTGGTCTGAGCCTTCCGCTACACCTTGTTTACGCAATGTATGCTTTTCTTGGCGAGCATCATAATCTGCACCTAACCGTTTATAAATGCTAACAGCGGCATTATTCGTATCTGTATCTGATGTTACATCATACTGTTTACTTAAACTTTTTAACAAATCTGTATAAAGACCTTTGCCTCTTAACTCTTCATCAAACACTTGAGAATATTCAACTACTAGTGAATCACCCGCTACATCTGCCCAAACACCAGCAACAGTCTTACCAGCAGGATCAGTTACTCTAATAAATGTGTTTACATCTATATCTGTTTTAAAAGGCACTTCACGCCCTGCTTCAAACTTCCAAGTGTAACCTGAGTCAGTTTTTCCACTAGTTGATATCGCAGCACCTTCAGTCACCTCTTTGTCTTCAGGCTCTTTTTTCGGCGGAGGCATAATACGGTCTAGTTCTTTTTGAAACTTTTCTCTATCTGCTTTATTTTCAGGACTATTTTGTTGTTTTTTTAAAGCACGATTAAAACGCAATTGTGCTGGACTAGGTCCGCCCCAGTATGATTCGTTTGTTTCTTTCTCTTCAGGTTCTTTTTTTGGTTCAGGATCTTGACCTAAATACTTTTTTGCTGCTTTTAATTGTCTAACTACACGCTCAGGTTCTGTTTCTTCATTCATTCTCCAACCTCTAACTGAGTTTGGAATCATTTTTTCACCCTGACCACGCTCATTAAATCTTTCTAAATTTTTAATGACTTCTCTAATCATTGCCCCAATATCACTAGTGCCTAATTCTTCTGCACCAGCGTGAAAAGATGCAACATCCATAGCCGCATCATGTAATACATCTTCTTCGTATTTTGTACTGATATCAGGATAGCGTGATTTTAACCGTTTAACTAAAATATCAGTTAAATGTTCTTGATCAATACCTTCTAATATGTATTGAAATTTTCTTAAAGTATTGGCCATAGTATCAAATTATTTAGGGTACATCGGAGCAAGACCTGGTTTGAGACCTTGCATTGATCCATCTGCCTGTTGTTTAGCATTGGGCCAACGACTCAAATAGTCTTTAAGCCAAGCTTGATATGCTTCAGCCATAGCTTCTATTTCGTCCCTAGGCAATTCATGAATGTTTGGTAATCTATTAGGATTGATAAAATCACCTTTGGCATTTACAGGAATACCATATTCTAGTTTATGTCCTAATGAACTTTTTGTAATTGGACCATCTTTGCGATAGTCAATTTTTCCTGCTTGTTGAGCAGCATGTTGATTTATTGCTTGTTGTCCTGCAAATTGGGCGTTTGTAAATTCTTGAGCTTGGGCTGGTGTCAATCCTGCGGGAGGCAATGACATTCCACCTGCATGAGCACCGCCCCCGCCAAAAGCAGCAGCACCAGCAAGAGCGGCGCCTGCTAGTTTGCTTTTCCAACCTTCTTCAATATCTTGTTGTTTAATCTTTTTTGCTATATGATGACCTTTGACTATCGTACTCTTTTTCAAAGGTGGTTTGTCACCTGTTGATTTCATTGCTTGTGACATACCAACAGCATATGGATTTACTTTTTTAGTAGCACTTTCACCTGCCATACCATTACCAATAACTCCACCAGTCATTTCATTTTGTATAGCCTGATGTTCGTAATATTCACGAATAGCAGTTAGATAGTCATTAGCCTTGATAATCTTTTCTTGTACCCACCCTTCAAGACCTTCTTCTTCGGTTCTATTTTTTAGAAGCATATAAGTTTTTTTAGCATTCTTATATGCTTGATATAAGTCACTTAATGCCATTTCAACTTCATGGTCAGTTCTATCTTCCGCTTTTGAAATTAGTCCTGGCTTGAATCTTTTGCTTTGTCCAGGAACTATAATTAAATCATCTTCTTCCAGTTTTGCTTCTGCTACTTTACTTTCTGAAAGAGAGTTGCTATATGGACCTTTTTTCTTACCGTTAAGTTTATCTATTGGCTTTAGACCTTTTACCTCTGGGTATCTACTTTGTGTTTCTCCCATAGGTTTAGCAACAGTGGCTACCGATCCTGAACCAGTAGCACCAGCAGACGTTTCTAAGATAATTTGATTAATTTTCATAACAGTATTCCGTACTAGATTAAGTATTTATCTTAACCTGTTATGAACGATACTTAGTTTACCAAGAACTAATTATTTATTGTGTTGGGAACGCTGATGTTGGTGTTGTGATAGTGCGAGCAACGCCTTTGGTAATTCGTAAGTCTTGGAGATACCCGTTTAGTGCGCTTCCACCAACACGGTCTGCGCCAACATACAAAATGCTGGTTTGATTAAAATTGTCCGTTACAGCGCCGCCGCTGGTAGCGTCTGCCGTTCCGTTTAAATAGACCTTTAAGTTTTCGGTTGCGCTTCCAGACCGGACAACAGCAAAGTAATACCAAGTAGCCGAAGCTAATGAGGTAGCGCCGGTCAAGTTAGACGCGGTATAGCTAAACTGAAGTTTGTTGCCAGAAGTGACGTTGACAGACCACCCAGTTGACGCCGTGCCTTTACTAATAATCCCGTAAGCAACACCAGTTGCCGACAAATAAACCCAACCGTCAATTGTAAAATCTCCCGTACCAAGCTGAAGTTGCGGCCCGTCAATAGCCGTCAGCCAGTCGCCGGTTCCGTCAAACTTCATGCTCGTTGGCGACCACTTAGACTGTGTGGTGCTGGCCTGAGCATCCCCGATTGTAATCACGTTGTTCTGTACCGCAGCGTCGTAAATTCCTGCGTTGGTTCCATTGACAAGTAATGTGGCACTTGCACTGACTGGCGATGTGGGAACAGTTATTGTTGTCTGTGTTGGGTCATATACAGGCGTCCCACCAACAATAAAACGCAAATTAGAGACGTATCCATTGAGATATATTGATACTCCATTCCAGCCAATGCGATTTGCCGTAGATGAAACAAAATTAGTAGAGTTTGTTGCAGTTGCTACTCTTGTTCCATTTTTGAATAGTGACAGTGTTGTTCCAGACCTTGCTATAGCAATGTGATACCATTGCCCTGTAACTGCCGCAACAGTGTCATTCAAAAGATATGCTACATTTGATTGTCCAACTGAAAATTGACTGGATGCGTTTAATGCTGTAGAAACTCCGTTGATTGACCCGTCGTATATATTTCCTTGATTTAGTGCGTTAAAATACACCCAATATTCAAGTGTGAAATTTCCCGTTCCGGGGTTTAATGTCGTTGAATTGGTCAACGACAGATAATCGCTTGACCCATTAAAATACACACTTCCACCATACGCCGCAGTGGTGTACGAAGCGGAGGGTGAAAACGGTTGGAATGCCTGGACTTTGGGAGTGCCGCTGAGTGTGATTGCAAGAGCATTGGCACTGTTGTCAATAAAACGGTTAGATTGGCAGGTGAGAAGAGATGTGTTGGTGATTGCGGTAAGCGGGGTTGTCGGTGGCGTGAAGTTGGCGGTGTAAACTGCAGTTCCTTTTACAATACGAACATTTGAAAGATATCCCGGAAAGTAATCATTAAAACCAGTTGGAAAATGCCCAAAAGTAATATTACCAGTGTTAGAAAATAGTGCCAAAGCAGAAGTTACTGTAGTTTTTGATACCCCATTAACATATACTGTAAATGTCGTTCCATTTCTTACAAGAGCAACATGGGCCCATGTATTAAGTAATGAAGCATTACTAGTTATAATAGTGCCGCTCGCTATATTCCAAGAACTTCCTGTACTACTTAAATATAACACTAAATTTGTAGAATTACAAATTATTGAATGACTGTAATTTGTAGTGTTAGTGTCGGCTGTATTATAAATTTCAGCAAGATTGCTCACGGTTGAATTTAAATACATCCAAAATTCAAAAGTAAAATCACCTGTGCCAAACTGTAAAGCAGTAGTAGTAGGAACGCTTAAATAATCCGTGGTACCATTAAAATAATTACTCCACTGACCATTAGGCCAATACGGAGTCACAGAACCCTGCGTCGGAGTTCCGTTGCGAGTAATCGTGAAGTTATTTGTACTGTTATCTAAAAAAGTGTTATTTGTTTGAGTATTAGTGCTTGTTGTGTTCAATAATAAAGGAACATATGGAAAATATGGATCGCCAGCTACTGTAATTAATGCTCCACCTGTAACTGCTGCACCTGTAATTGTTATTGGCATATTGTATTTAACTCCATCTGATGATTATTATTTTACCAAGTAATAGTACCAGTACCTTGTGTGAAACGATACACTCTATAACCTGATCTAGTGGGTTGGTCATAAGTTAAACCACCAGATATTGATACCGGCGCTGTATATGTATTAGGATAAGCAATAATAACTATACCAGAACCACCTGCACCCCCGCCCCCATTATTGCCTCCGCCACCTCCGCCACCTCCACCAGTGTTTGGTGTACCAGCAGATCCAGTGTTAAACTCTATTCCACCTGCTCCTCCACCACCACTACCACCAGCGCCAACAGTTCCAGAGAATCTAACTCCACCTCCACCTCCACCTGCATAAGTAATTGACGATCCAGTAATAGATGATGCGCTACCGGCACCGCCTGCACCAGCAACATTGTCACCACTGTTTGCACCGACAGCACCTGCTCCGCCACCACCAGCACCAGTAGTGTTATAATAATAAACTCCTGTACCGCCGTTATTACCTTGAGATGGAGAAGTTGATGGTGTATTACCGGCACCACCTACTATATTGTTGTAGCCGTTGCCACCGCCACCTGATCCTCCGGCTGGGGGAGATGATCCATCACCACCTGTACTTCCATAGCCCCCACCTGTAGCAGTAATTGAAGAAAATACGGAATTTTGACCAATTTGACTAGCCCCACCACCGGCGCCAACTGTTATAGTATATGCGGTAGATACTGAAACAGATAAAGTTGAAGTTCTATAACCACCGGCTCCGCCTCCACCACCATGATTTCCGCCACCTCCTGCCCCACCAGCAACTACCAAGTATTCAACTGAAGTTGGTGTCGATGATTGTGTTGTTATTTGATTACTTGCACTACTATTAGCACTATTACCTATGGCATTTGTTGCGTACACTGTAAATGTATAAGAAGTACTAGCGGTTAAGCCACTTACTGTAATTGTACCTGAACCTGCTTGATTTAATGTACCGGTAATATTTCCTGGGCTGCTAACCGCTGTATAACTAGTAATTGTACTACCTCCATTACTAGCAGGTGCAGTAAATGTGACTGTAGCAGTTGTTGGACCGGTAGTTGTAGCAGTACCAATAGTAGGTGCACCAGGTACTGTAAATGTTGTGATACTATTGCTTGCGCTACTGTTTGTGCTATTTCCAATTCTATTAGTAGCATATACAGTAAATGTATAACTAGTATTTTGGGATAGTCCAGTAACAGTAATAGTGCCTGAACCGGCTTGACTTAATGTACCGGTAATATTTCCTGGACTACTAACTGCGGTGTAGCTAGTGATAGATGCACCACCGTTATAAGAAGGTGCAGTAAAAGATATTGTTGCTGTAGTTGAACCAGTGGCCGTTGCTGTGCCAATAGTGGGCGCATTAGGTACAGTTAACCCTTCAATAATTATTCCTGATCCTATTAATAGTCCAGATGTTAATGTCATGCCCATATTATATTTAACTCCACTTGATGATTACGATGCCGCTGCCACCGTTGCCACCGTTTGATCTATATGTACCGGTTGGTGTATAAGCGCCGGCACCTCCTCCCCCACCTAAATTAGCAGTACCATTACTACCAGTTGTTAATCCACTAGCAGAACCAGCACCACCTCCACCTGATCCACCCGATCCGCCTGTACCACCGTTATATGTTCCGCCGCCGCCTCCACCAGCATATGTTACTGAAGTACCTGATAAAGATGATGCTGTGCCAGATCCACCTGCACCACCTACAGTTTCGGACCCATTACCACCAACAGAACCCGCACCGCCGCCTCCACCACCTCCGTAATTTGGGGCAGATGAACTAGCAGTTCCGCTATTGTTTCCTTGAGATGGTGTTGTTGACGGTGTATTTCCTGCTCCAGCCGCTCCAGAAGTAATTGGACCACCACCAGAACCACCAGACTTTCCAGCGTAATTTATGCTTGGGGAAGATATTTCTGATCCACCGCCACCTCCACCTGTTGATGTTATAGAACTAAAAATTGAATCATTTCCGCTGACCCCTGCGGCTTGAGATGTAGTTGCTCCATATCCACCTGTTCCGCCAGCACCAACAGTAACAGTATAAGAAGTACCGGCAGTAACAGAAAGTCCTGTTGCGGTACGATATCCACCTGCGCCACCACCACCTGATCCTGTTCCACCAGACCCACCACCTCCACCTCCAGCTACAACCAAGTATTCAACTGAGGTTGAACCTGCTGGTGCTACCCATATTCCAGAACTGTAGAAAATTACTGTATTAGGTGGTAAGTTTACTAAGTATGCGGGAGTTGTTGGCGCTAGTGTACCAGAAGAAGTGAATGTATGAATAACATAGCCACCTGTGCAAGTAACCGTTCCACCAGTAAAGTATTGAACAACTCCTGAATAGCGTATGACTACAATGCCTGAACCGCCATTACCGCCTCGACCGTCACTCCCCGCACCACCACCAGCACCACCGCCTGTGTTTGCAGTTCCATAAACTGCGGCAGATGACCCGCCGCCCGTACCACCGCCTCCTACGCCACCTGCTCCCCCAGTAGCGTTAGCGCCGCCGCCACCACCGCCAGCATAAGTAGTAACAGTTCCAGATATGGCAGACGCTATTCCTGCACCGCCATTGCCACCTGTAGTTGTATTTGCTACTAAACCATTGGTTCCTGCACCGCCACCGCCACCGCCAGCACCAGCATAAGCACTTCCATTTGCACCAGCATTTCCTTGTCCAGAGATGCCAGAAGCGCCCAAACCAGTAACATACTGCGTAGCGCCACCGCCACCAGAACCACCCGATGCGCCATTTCCACCCGGTGCTATACCGCCAACAGCGACTAAAGATGCACCAACTCCGCCACCCGTTGCAACAATTCGCCCTGTAAAAGCACCAGAAGTTGTAGAGTCAAAAACAGAATTTTCTCCATTTGTGCCTGTACTAGATTGCCCAGAAGTACCAGTACCACCAGCACCTACGGTCACAAAGTATGAAGTACCCAAAGTTATGCCTGCATAGCCAGCAAGCAATCCACCTGCGCCACCGCCGCCAGCTAATTGACTTCCCGCACCACCACCGCCAGCAACAATCAAATACTCTACTACAGTAGGAGGGACACCTGTCCAATCACTATTTCTAATTGCTTGAGCAACTTGGCTCAGCGTCCACATTCCACTGTATGCTGGCATCTCTATTATCCTTATGCTGGTATTACGACTTCAGTCCAACTTGTTGTTTCTTCATCCCATGTATACATCTTACCATCTGATGGCATAGGTGTAGGTGGATTCCACAAACATGTTTCTTCATCTAATACCCAACTAGCATATGGTTTAGGTGGAATAAAAGCATCACGTTCACTATCATAAGTGTACCCGATGCCTGCGTAATTCTTACGCAATGGTGTGCCACCTTGTGTATGTACTCCACCTTGTGTGTTATAACTGGTTTGAACCCAACTACTAGGATCACCCCAATGTCCTAATTCAAGAACATCACGCTCAATCACAATCACTTGAGTGACTATGCCGTTTTCTACTTTTGCAAAATGTGCCATTTTATTTTCCTCTTATTTTAGAAAGTTATTGAACCACTACTGGTCCAAATATATATCTGATATCCATTGTTGTATAAAATTTGTGGATTGCCTGTTGTGCTTACAGGTGGTGCTAGATTTCTTGGATAACGAATGATGACTATGCCGGAACCGCCAGACCCGTTAGTTCCTGAGTTTGCCCCTCCACCTCCGCCGCCTGAGTTTGCCCCTCCATTACCACCTCTGCCACTAGCTACGCTATCTTGCCCATTGTTGGTTGATCTTGTAATACCACCAAGTCCTGCGCCATTTGTGCTAGAACCGCCACCGCCTCCTGCACCACCATTACCACCGCCCCAAGGATCACCAACATTACCAATATACGATCTACCCCCGCCACCACCTGCGTAGAATATAGAAGTACCTGTTATAGATGAACATATTCCAGCACCGCCATTACCTTTGCAATAAACACCAGCAACAATACTTCCCCCAACAGAACCAGCACCACCTCCCCCGCCACCACCAAAGGCTTGAGTATTAGGATTGTATGCTGCTGGATTGCCTGTCCCACCAGCAAATCCTTGTCCTGATGTTCCAGCACCTCCAGTATAAGGCCCGGCAACACTATACCATTGCCCACCACCGCCTCCAGAACCGCCAGAACTTCCATTAGACTCTTGAGCACCACCAGCACCACCGCCAATTGCAGTAATTGAACTAAATACCGAATTGCTCCCATTTGTCGCTGACGGTCCACCACTGCCAACAGTAATAGTTAACGCAGAACCTGCCGCAACAGCAAAACCAGCCGCAGTTAATAATCCACCAGCACCTCCACCACCAGTTTGTGCCCCACCGCCACCAGCAACAACAAGGTATTCCACCGTGCTAGTCTTTTGATCCGTCATGGGATTAAATGTTGCGCTTAGAAAACCTCCTAATAAAGTTTGACTCATAATATTATCCTTAGAAGGTTATTGAACCGCTACCCGTGTATGTGTACACACGGTTCTTGTATCCTAAACCAGTTGCGAATGGTGAGAGTTGATTCCATGCCACAGTTCCTGCTACTGATGCGGCGTAAGAGTTTGTAGACCCATCTGCTAAATAACCGCCGGAAACCGTATTCAAAAGCAATTGCGTATTTGTAACAGCAGTATAAGGCGTTGTGGTTGCAGTATAATTAGAGGTGTATAATCCAGTGCCTTTTATTACACGAATATTACTCATGTAACCTTGCAAGCCGTAGTTGTTATAATAACTCGACCCCATAAAAGACGGGCCAGTTGAGCCAACGGTGTAATTAGTGGTGTCTGCTCCGGAACTAACAAGACTTCCGTTTACAAACCAATACAATGTTCCGCTAACCCTAGATACCGCTATGTTTAACCAAGTGTTAATTGATGGCGTTCCGTAATTAGGATTAAGTCCTGATTGCGTAAATAATTGCAGTCCACCGCTGTTTTGAAAAATACCAAGTGAAGAATTAGCCGGATTACTAGCGCCACGGAAATCTAAAAGATAACTCGTTCCACTAGCGCCGCTGGTCGTACTATAAAAATTAGTCCAAAACTCAATCGTAAAATCACCAGTGCCAAAAGCAAACCCGGATTGAGCCGCGTAGTAGATCCAACTTGATGTGCTTCCCGGCAATAAACTCCCCGACCCGCTGGTGCTGACTGTTGGGCTACCAGTAGTTGCGGCTGCTCCAGCGTATATATCAGGGTAACTTAGGATGACAATACCGGAGCCACCTGATTTTGGACCTCCTGCGTATCCGCCGCCGCCACCTCCTCCTCTGTTTACTGTACCATCTGCATCACCATTGCCACCTCCACCTACACCACCTGTACCATTAGTCGGCCCACCTCCTCCACCTCCACCAGCATAAGTTGTAATAGTTCCAGAAATAGCAGACGCAATTCCTGCACCACCATTTCCCGCGACTGTTGAAATTGCGTTTAATCCAACTGTTCCAGCACCTCCTCCACCCCCACCAGCATACGGACTTGCTGTTGCGCTACCTGCTCCACCAGTATTGCCTTGACCGAACGTACCCTGTTGTCCTGTTGAATTATTCCCGCCACCTCCAGAGCCACCTGTACCACTAGCCGCTGCCCCGCCGCCAATGGCTACGATGCTTGAAAAAACTGAATTTTGTCCTTGTGTATAAGCACCGCCACCACCACCAACTGTTACTGTGAGAGCAGAACCAGTCGTAACTGGTATAGATCCTTGAAGTAATCCTCCTGCACCACCGCCACCTTGTGACGCACCTCCACCACCAGCAACTACAAGGTAGTCTACTGCTGGGGGCGAGAGTCCATTAACTGGGATTGCCGTTGGCGATATAGTTGAAGTGGTCGCAGACCCAACGTTTGTAATTGTGGATGCGTTACTACTATTATCAACAATTGTAGCGTTTTGTAGAGTTAGTAACGAAGTGCCTGTTATATTTCTCAGTGGGGCTGATGGAATTGCAAAATTAGACGTATAAAGTGCGGTACCTTTTACGATACGGAAGTTACTAATGTAACCATTCACATACCAAATTGCTGTTTCTTGTGCACCAATGTAAACAGTCTTGCTAACCGATCCTATACTATTTGCATTAGTATAACTGCCAACGCTTGCACCATTCACATACAGTGTTATTGTTGACCCGCTTCTAACACCTGCAATATGATACCACACTCCAGTTGTTATAGTAGCCGAATAAAAACTTGTTCCAGCGGTTGTTAAAAATCTAATAGTATTATTGTTTTGAATTTGTATTAGCCACTCGTCTGAAGTTCCAGTAGTCCAAGTTCCAGCAAGAACATAGTAATTTACACTTAAAGAACTTAGGTTAATCCAGCCCTCAATAGTAAAATCACCAGTCCCAAAGTTAAACGCTGAACTATAAGGAACAGTCAAATACTGGCTAGTACCATTGAACACACCAGCAGAAGTGCCTGCGGGCGCAATCCAAGCCTTTTGAACTATGCCCTGTACTTGCTGTCTGAGAGTGAATAATCCTTGTGCCATTGTTATATTCTTAAAAAGTTATTGTACCACTACTTACCCATACATACACTCGCCAACTGCCATCTATGTATGTTTGTGGGCTTCCAGTCGTTGATGTTGCCGAGGCTAGATATGATGGGTAACGGATGATGACTATGCCAGAGCCTCCTGAGCCTGATGGTGCAGGGCCATTTGAACCCCCACCGCCACCACCACCTGTATTGGCTAAACCACCACCACCGAACGATGATGCTGAGTAGAGCGCACCATTACCACCCCCGCCACCACCACCCAAAGAAGCGTTTGTTAAAGTAGTAGCGCCGCCGCCGCCGCCAGCGTACTGAACTTGTGTGCCAGATATGGATGAACTTAATCCTGTCCCACCAGAGCCACCACCATAAGCGCCAGCATTACCGCCTACTGAACCTGCGCCACCACCACCACCAGCAGAGTTATAAGTTGTGTTGTGTGTTCCGCCAGCATTACCTTGTCCAGCCGTTCCAGCCGCACCTCCACCGCCAAAAATTGATCCACCACCACCTGAACCGCCAGTATTACCCGCTTGTAAAGTCGTTCCTCCACCGCCACCACCAGCAATTGCGGTAATAGAACCAAAAACAGAATTAGAGCCGTTGTTTCCAACTGCACCTGTCGAAGTATTTAGCCCTGCACCGCCAGCACCAATCGTAACGGTGTAAGAAGTTCCAACTGTTATAGAAAACCCTGTTGCAGTTAGTAAACCACCCGCACCACCACCGCCACCGACACCCGAAGTATTAGTTTCACGTCCACCCCCGCCACCACCAGCGACAACCAAATACTCAACAGTGGTAACTGGCGAATTCAAACCAGTTAATGCTGCTGAAAGTATTCCGCCAGTATAACGCTGTGACATTGTTAGATTAGGTTATAGCTTCGTAACTTGCTACTAATTCCAGTGCGCTGGCTGTTCCTACTGTGGCTACCACACTCTGAGTTTCTGTTACATAAAATGATGTAGTTTTATCTGTTAGAATCAATGACGCATTTGATGGTACACTAATTTGATATGCTATTCTATACGCTGTACCACCACCACTAATAGCACTATTAATTGAAAGAGTTATTGGTACTGCATTACCAGTAACATTTGAAACAGTTATATTTTCAATTTTATGTACAGTATTTGCTGATGGTGTCAATGCGGTCCATGTATTGACACTTGTATTAGCGGGAATCAAATAGGTGGTATTCCCTGTTATAGTTGTTGCCGCTAGAATATTTGGATTGGCCATTTAATCGCTCCCGAATAATATTGATTGAGCATAACTTTTTGCCGGTGTAATACTCAATGTAGTTGTTAATCTTGTATTTAGCATTAATAACGATGTTGAGATTACTTCCATATCCGAAAAGATAACACTTTTAATTGGCAATGAAGATACGGGAGGAGAGAATGTGGTTCCACCTGCTATTCTAACTCCACCTGAGAATGTTACTGTCATATTTCACCTGAAGGTTTTAATGTAGGTGGAATACCCGCTCTACTAGTATTAAACCCAAATGCTTTGGCATTCTTTTTAATAGAATTAGGTTTCACATCCACCGTTAATCCGGTTTTCCACCGAGGATCATTTTTCTCTTTTTCACTTGGAATATACCCACTTGCTTCTGATATTCCCCCGCGATACTGTCTATCTTTTAGTCCACCATATGGATTTATTGGTGGTGTCTTTTCAGCAGCAAATTGCATTGGAGAATCTTCATCTATATCCTGATACATAGTTTCAATCGTTAACTTTTCACTATGTAACCGATCCCTTAATGCGTATAGTTTAGTAATTAGCCCCTGACTACGCAATGCTTTAAACGCTAAATTCTCAGGACCAAATTCACCACCTTTCTCTAACCCTGCTTGTCTATATCGCTTGATAGTCTTTAATACTTCTAATATTTTTTTTAAGTTTTTTGATCTTAATGCTAAATGAATTAATTTTTCTAATTTGTCAAATTTGGCTTTAGTTGCGTTTTGGTCTAAGTTTGCTCTGCGCTTAGTGGGATATCTTAACCATTTATCTTGTAATAAACTATACTCACCTAAACTTTTTACAGGTTCGGCTTCATCTTGTACATATAACTCTACAGGAATACCATGTACAGTAATGTTATGTGAATCATTGTAAATAGTTTTCTTGGCATTAAACAACTCACGGTATACATCATCATTGTTCATATTACTCATATCTACTATAATATGTAAATCTAAATCACTATGTGGTGTATAACTATATGCTGCGTTGGATCCTGATACAGTAATATCTTTAATGTTTAAGTTTTGTATACCTAAATTATCAGTGAAATCCTTTGCGATTAATAATAATTGCTTTTTTACCTGTGGTAGTAATTTTTGACCTACAAATAATTTAGGATTTAATTGGTTATGGAATGTTACTGCATCCGATAACTTAAATGATTCTAGTGTTTTAATGTCCATGTATATATTTATCTGGACTCAATTATTAAAAAAGGGGCTTAAGCCCCCTTTTTATGCTGGCTTAATTGATGTAACTTCTTTACCGTCTTTGTCAATTAGTTTTAATCCTGTTGCCATTTGTTGTTCTAAGAACATTGGTCCAACAGTCTTAAGTAAGTGTTCTTGATTTTCCATACAGAAAACATAACTACCACTATGGCGTAGTAATACACGCTTGTCTACCCAAATCTTTCCACCTAAATCACGCCAATTTTCGCAGAAGGTCCAATCCTCAGAATAATAACGATTTTGACGAACCGCTGTATCAAAATAAGTTTTCAAGTGCTGATCATATTTTGGATCAAGTCCAATATCATTCTTGTATTGTTTAACTGCTGGATGAGTTTTTAACTTTTCAAATACATGTTTCTTCATTAACAAGAATCCTGTACCTGCTTTACTAACTTCTTGTAATCCATCGGGTCCTTCTTCAGCACCTTCAAATCCATTAACTACCCATTTGATGGGCATAGTTTTCATTGGATACAATCCACCAATAACATCTTTATCACGGTTAAGCAATACTAGTAGATGCCATGGTTCCCAACCAATATCTGCGTCAACAAAGAATAAATGTGTAGCATCAGGCATATCTAGAAACTTAGCAGTCAATGTGTTTCTTGCACGGCTGATAAGACTTTCATTGACCATTGTTTCCAATGTCCAATCAATGCCAAGTTGTCTAGCAGTATTAGCCCACTTAATGAAACTCATAAATGTAGATTCAGTAAGCATACCACCATAGCATGGCATTGAAATATGAACTCTTGTAGTACGCAAGAAGTCTACATTAACTTGAACCTGACCGGCTTGTGGAGCTTGCTCTGCTGGCTTCTCTTCTGATGTTTGTTCTTGTTGTGCCTGCTCGGCAATTTCCTGTAGTTCTTCTACAGGGACTGTTTTTTCTTCTGACATGTGATCCTCATAAATGATACAGTTATTTACTGTACGAGGATACTGTCAAATTATTTTTCTTCTAAATAATCTTGATTTATATCTTCATTTAGTGTGTCAGCAGTATCAGCAGCACCCATAACCTGATCTAACATAGCAACAACATTGGCTGCTAATGCAGGATTCTTTTGTGTTGCAGGATAAAGACTCATAACCATTGCGGTTTTACGCTTATCATTTAATGTGGGCCATGCATTACGAATCTCTGTAGCACTAGTAATACCAGGTCCAAACTCTACTGTAGGTAAATATGCCATATAAGCATGTTTAGTCAATGGTTCTAAATTGTTTTCATTTCCTTTATAAGGTAGTAAGTAGTTGCTTAATGGCTTACCTGTTCTTTTACCAACAGGCACTGAACCATCAGGATTTAAACTCCACGGTAAAGGTGCTTCGTTTTTATCTTTTTCACTACGAACAAAAATTAATATAGTATCTTCAGGATCACCGATTCTTTTAGCAATCTCAGGATCTTGTGATGAAAACTGTCTTGTAACTTCTACAAAGTTTTTAGGAGGAACACCTGATACTTGTGCTAATTTCTGTTTAACCTTAAAAGGAAATGGTCTATCTTTTTGTACATTAGTAGCACCGACTACTACATCGGCATCAGGAAATGTTTTTTTGGCAGTGTTATACAATGCCATATGTCCTGCATGAAAAGGATGGAAACCACCCGAAATTACTACCAAAGTTTTCATTTATTAAGCGGCTTTTGCTTTTTTAGCTTTAGCTGGCTTTACTTCTTCAACTACCGCTGTTTTAGCTTCTTTTCTAGCATTCTTAACTTCAGTGATTTCACCACGGCGTTGTTTAACTAGTTTTGCTACTTCTTGCAGTGCTTTACGGGCACGAGTTCCTGCAGCGGCATTACCACTTTCAAATTTAGCATCCTCTGCTAAAAATGAATCAAAATGCTCTTTCAATTGATCAACTGTTGACATGTGTATCTCCTTATTGTTACAGTTTTTTAATAACTTAATTTTACATAGTGTAAGATACCAGAGTTGAAATCTTCAATCTTGGCTCTCATGTAAACAAAATTCCCTTCGATGTTTGTATATACGCTAGCATTGCTTGCTAATTCAGGTGCTGTGTTAGGCGCAGCATTAGCATTTGCTACTAGCATATAAACTTGAAACCAATCACTACTTGTAGGACTAGTGGCTAGACTAGCCTCAATAACAATGTTACCTGTTACCTGAGTTAATTTAACGGCTACTGTTTGTAAATCACGGTTGCCTAAGTAATATGCAGCCGCTGGATTAGAAGTGCCTGTTACGGTGTATGGGGCACCATTGCCTGGATTAACATAGGCAGTTTCAGGTAACAGAATAAGTGTAGTAGCCTGGCTCATTACGCTGAAACCACTTCTACTACAATAGAATCGCCGACAAGTTCTTGAGCAACCTGCTCTAGTGCTTGCTGAATTTCTCTATTAGCAATAACTACAACATCTTTGCCTTCATGGTCTTTGACAATTTTACTAAACTTGATTACAATTGCATCCTCAACAATCTTTGCCATAAACACTCCGTTTGTAGAGTATTTATCATTCTATTCAGCCTGTTGCCGTTTTTCTAGTTTATATTTTTTACCAAATATATTGCCATGTACTATTAGTAGATAAGTCAACATACTTTCATCATCATAATCTATGAAATGTGCCGCATTGGTATATTTATGTCGCCATGTTCGCGGCATTATAGATAGCCAATGTTCAAATCCTTTACTAGGGTATAAAGATGTATTATTAGTAATCATACTACGCAAATTATCTAATACATTATTATCTACCTTGACTGCTTTAAGATGAATACGAAACTTATGCTTTGGATCTCTTACAAAAGTTTTAGTACCTACATAAGTTAAAACATTTTTAACTTCAGTATATTGAATATCTATTTCTTCACCTAAAGTTTTCAATGATTCAAGTAAAGTTAAATCATTACTAAACACACTAATATTATTACCCTCAATACGGTAAGTCATAAGTTTAGTTGGTTTATTAAGATTGCGCCAATCTATCCAATTTTCAATTGGCTGAATGTTAATTTCAGACCAATCTTTAAAAAATTTAGATCGAGGTCTATCTAGCCTATTAGGTAACTCTATTTTATCATCACAGTATATAGATACCCTGATACCTTTTAGATGAAATTTAGCCCGATACTTAAACTTGTTATAATAGTAATGATCCCGTTCTTCGTACTTATCAATAATTGACTTAGTTGACTTCAATGATTCCATCCTCATTTACCTTGGCTGCTAGTTTTTGAACAGTGTTGAATACAATTTCAGAATCTTCTAATACCGCTGTAACATTAGCATTTTTAATATTGTTGAATAGAATCTTTTTACTCAATGGTACACGAATCAATTCATCAATCTTACGGGCTAGTGGACGAGCACCCATTTTCTTATCATAACCTGTTTCAGCCAAATAAGTGATAACTGGCTCAGTAAGTTTAAGTGTGATGTTATGTTTATCAATAAGACTCTTTTTAAGTTCTTCGGTAAACTTAATAACAATTTTCTTAATGCTCAACATATCTAGTTTGTTAAACTTACATACTAGATCCAAACGATTTCTAAACTCAGGCTTGAAGAATTCTTTCAACGCTCGGTCATCTTCACCTGTTTTTTCTTGATCACCAAAGCCAATGTTATTGCGTTCACTATCACTCGATCCCAAGTTACTGGTCATGATAATAATAGTATTCTTACAACTTACTTCTTTACCATTACTACCGGTAATACGTCCTTCGTCTAGCATTTGTAAAAAGATATTAAAAATATCTGGGTGAGCTTTTTCTACCTCATCAAACAATAGAATACTATGTGGGTTCTTACTCAAATCGTTAATCAAACGACCACCTGATACTTGACTATCACCAAACCCAACATAACCTGGGGGAGGTCCAATCAAACTGCTAACGCTATGTTTTTCTCCATATTCGGTCATGTCATACTTAAGTAAAGGCATATCAAGGTTCTTACCTAACAATTTCGCAAGTTCAGTTTTACCTGTACCAGTTGGGCCTAAGAACAAGAAACTTGCTGTAGGCTTAGTATCATTACCAATACCTGCAAAACTAACATATACTCGCTCAAGGACTTTTTCAACGGTTTCATTTTGACCGTAGAGTTTACCTTTGATATTAATTTCCAAGTTCTGAATCTTACTGAAATTATCACCTTTTAGTTTATCAGCAGGTACTCCAGTATATTTTTCTACTTGTTCAAAGATAAGTTCTTTAGTAATTACCGCACCTTCATTACCCAATACACGCTGTTTAGCACAGGCTGCATCAAGCAAATCAATAGACTTATCAGGATTTTTACGGTCATGAATATAACGGCCTGAACTTTCTACTGCGGCTTTGATTGCTTCATCAGTGATTTCTACTTGATGGAAATCATTCAACCTAGTGCTTAATCCTGACAAGATACGAACAGTACTATCCTGACTTGGCTCATCAATACCAATACGATAGAACCTACGCATTAGCGCCCGATCTTTTTCAAAACTTTCGTAAAACTCTTCCCAAGTAGTACTAGCAATAACCTTAAGTGTACCTTTAGTAATTGCTGGCTTAATCATATTAGCAAAGTCTACACTACCATTGCTAGCACCACCCGCACCCTGCATAGTATGTGCTTCATCAATAAAGAGAATTGCTTTCTTTTTGGTGTTAAGTGCGTCAATAACATGTTTGACTTTTTCTTCAAAGTCACCGCGATATTTACTACCAGCAAGTAGACTACCAATCTCAAGTGAATACAATTGATAACCATTGAGAAACTGGGGGATATCTCCATTGTTGATAGCCTGTGCTAGACCTTCAACAATAGCAGTTTTACCTACACCTGGGTCACCTACCATTAGTACATTTGACTTAAACCGTTTAGCCAATACATTGATAATATCATCAAGTTCTTTGCTACGACCAATAACAGGTTCTAGTTTATTTTCTTTGGCTAGTGTAGTAAGATTGATAGTATATTCTTCTAAGATTTCATCTGCTTGTTGGTCAGACAAATTACCTGTATATTCTTGACCCTTATATGTTTTCTGCCAGTGTTGAACGAACTCAGCCTTATTAATACCATATTTCAACAAGAAATAATGAGCATGGCTATTACCCTCGCTAGCAATACTAAGATAAAGGTCAATAGTTGTTACTTGGCGACGACCTGTAAACAATACTTGTGTTACGCTACGGTTAATAACACGCTCTAAACTATTGGTTTTTCTTGGAGTAGTTTCATTATTTTTAGATTCAATGGCATGCATTCCGTTAAGATATGCATTCACTTCATCGTTCATTGTATCAATATCTGCACCAAAATTAACTAAACACTTTTTGAATGGTGGAAAGTTAATAAGAGACAATAACAGATGTTCTACTGTGCAATATTGATGATTTTTTTCTTTAGCAAAGGCAATAGCCCTTTCAATGATAGTTTCAATTTCGGGTGAATTACTCACATTAGTTTCCTTTTAAATATTTACACAGTTCTGTGTCGCAAAATAGTTTCAGAGATTTCATCGGGCATAGTATCAGGAATGAAGGGTTTAAGCAATATAATTTGGTCTCCGTATAAATGCGAGTTTGGTATGGGCATACCTTGTCTTGGTATTTTTAGTTGCATCCACGGTTGTGTTTTGGGATGTACTTGAACTTCTAATGTTTTTCCACTAATAGTGTTGAAATGAAAACTTGTACCTACAATCAAGTCTAACACACTTATGCTTTGATTACAATACAAATCGGCATTTTTACGCTCAAATCTAAGATGTTGCATGGCATGGAATTCTATAACTAATACTCCATTCTTTACAATGTTTTCATATTTAATTTGACTACCTGATTCAACTCCTTTAGGTACATCAACATTGACTGCTTTAAGCCCAGTAGGCAATTGTAGATTAAGAACTCTTTGTGTTCCTGTATACATTTCTTCTAGGGTAAGCATTACCTGAGTTCTGAATACTTGATGGCCAGGTTGTTGAAATGGATTACCTTGACGCATACCAAACATTTGACCAAATATGTCATTAATGTCAGGTCCTTGCTGAAAATGAAATCCACCGGGGAATCCACCAGGAAACCCTTGAGGCATGGGATTGTCGTATTGTTGCCTCTTTTCCGAATCACTTAGTGTACGGTATGCCTCTTCAATTCGTTGAAAGGTAGCAGTATCACCGCCTTTATCTGGGTGATTTTGACTAGCGAGTTTACGGTATGCTTTTTTAATTTCATCAGGGGTAGCATTTTTAGCTACCCCCAAAGTCTGATAGTGATCTGTCATTCAATGAATATAGCATACAAATTGTATGCCGTCAATTAGTTTGGATTAGCAAAATAAATAGTAGCACCTACTGGTTGTACAGCACGGGCATTGCCATCTGCAAAAACAGTTTTAAATTGTTGTACTTGTGCCACAGACAATTGTATTGGTTGTCTAAACAATACCCAAGAAACAATTTGAGGATATGATTCTTGTGTTAGTTGACGCTGTGGATTACCCCACCATGGACGACTGTTAGCAGGATCGGTAGTTGCAACACAGGTACTAGCGGCACCCAACGTGCCAATAGAAATTGGTGCAGTCAATCCACCGCTGTATCTATAACTTGGTGCTGTGTTGAAGTTGGCCATGCCCATCATTGTTGCAATGTTAAAACTAACAGTCTGACCTGATAATGCACCTGTGCTGTTAGCAGCTGGAATCGCATTAAACACATTGGTCCAAGCTGCATTTGGTGTACTACCGTTACCAACCATGCGTTGACCTAATACTAACAAACTATCTGCATTACATAATCCATAAGGACCTGTAACATCAGCTAGTTTAAAATAAACAAAGTGTACTTCTAGGTCAGTAACAGAATTGTTTATCCAGTGCTCTGATGGTCCATGAAAGTGAAATTCTAATAAACAGTATTGAGAACCACCAAATGTAATGCTAGGGGAACAACTACCTGCATTGGGGTTATTAAGTTTATATGTTCCCCAACGTGTATTGGCAATAGGATATGCATTTACACCACTGGGTGATGTGGCTAGAGTACATACATCACCTGCTCCACTATTACAAAATGCAGAATTTAATGTGTTTTGTGTTTGAAATGTAAAGGTAGCATTCAACCCACTGTAACTAGTAAACTGAACAGGACTACCTTGTGGAGAAGTTGTTGTGATATTTACTGGAGTTTGACTTTGAGCAAGTACAACTGATGAAGTAATACTTAACAGTGTTGCTGTTAGTATTTCTATTATTTTTTTCATTTAATATTTCCTTTAAAAAATTAAGACATCCCGGCAACTTTTTCTTTTGTTCTGCCGTATGCCGCTATACCCAATACTGCACCCATTGCAATATGGTAAAGACCTGCACCTTGAAGTGTTAATGGTTGCCATTGGCTAGTTACACTACCATGACTCAAGGATTGTAATAAACTCCATAATATGGGGAACACAACAAAGTCCATAGTACATGTTAACATATATATCCAGCCCATTGCCGGACGCCATTTTTTATTTATCCAATCTGTGTTGTTATTGGTAACTAATATATCTGAACCTTGTGCAGCATTCGGACCTGATCCTGTAAGTATAGGTTGATTGCCCGTATTCATATTGTTTGTGCCGGTGGATCCCATGCTGTTGGTTGTTCCACCAAATGAACTTGTTGACGCCCCGAACCCTGGATTTGCCCCAAAACCTGTTGTTGCTGATGAATCAAAACCACCGAATGCCCCGAATTCACCTGCTGGTGGTGTGCCAAATGCTGTAGGCCCACTTGCAGGTATGTTGGTTGTTGAGTTAAAGCTGTCATATGTTGTCCCTTTTGGGATCGCTGTAACTGCTGGATCGTTAGCTAATAATTCATGATGGGAATCATCAGTTACTGTTGGCTGTTCAAAATCAGTTTTCTTTGGTAGTATTGTTTGTGACATTTTACACCTTTTTTATTATTATGTATTTATATTAATTACAATTAATAGCCACTAAGTGTACTAAATGTTACAGCAGTATTAGTTATAGTACGATTATTACCACTATTATCAATCGCACTTGAATTTTGTAAGGTCAACAGGCTAGTGCCCGATATTGCGGGTAAATTGGTTCTTGGTGGAGTAAAGGTTCCTGTATACACAGCAGTACCTATTACTATGCGGAAATTTGACATGTAACCATTAAGACGATTAATATTACCATTACTTCTAGTACCAATGTATACTGGACCAGTATTACCTAAGGCATTACTATAACTACCTGCACTAAGTCGTGCTGTACCATCTATATACAGCTGGATTGCATTACTATTTCTAACCAAAGCATAATGATGCCAAGCATTTATTGAAGGTGCTGTAAATCCTCTAGTAAACGCACCTCCAAAAACTTCTACTAAAGTAGCCTGTAGTTGTAATCTACCTGTTGTTTCAGTTCCAATACTCCAAAAATTATGAGTATTGCTATTAAGTCTATACCCCCAACATTCTACGGTAAAGTTTTGGCTAGCAGCAATAGATGAACCGCTAACACCTACATAAAGTTGAGTATTTGTAGCAGCATTGAAGAAAGCTTGGTATAATTGGCTAGAGGTAGTTATACTATTACTTGAGCCACTATTAGGACTATTACCTGCTGAGTTAGTTGCATAAACTGTAAATGTATACCCGGTATTACCATTTAAGCCACTAACAGTAATAGTACCGGATCCTGATTGACTTAATGTACCTGTAATACCGCCGGGACTAGATACCGCGGTATAACTAGTAATAGTAGCTCCTCCATTATCTGCTGGAGCAGTAAATGCGACAGTAGCAGTAGATGCTCCGGTAGCCGTAGCCGCACCGATAGTAGGTGCACCTGGTACAATTGCTGCAACTGCCGCAGTAGAATTAGAATTAGCCGCGGTACTACCAGCTGAATTTGTAGCGGTTACTTGACACCGAATAGTATTACCTACATCAGCCGCGACTAGAGTATATGTGCTAGAATTAGCACTACCGATATTCGTACCGGATCTTTGCCATTGATAAGCATAACTAAAACTGGCTGGAGTGCCTGTCCACGAACCTGTAGTAGTTGAAAGAGTTTGACCGTTTGTTGCTGTACCCGTTACTGCCGGGGCAACTGTATTAACCGGCACACTATAAGTTGTTATAGAATTACTATTGCCACTATAATTGTAACTATTACCAACACCATTAGTCGCATATACTTGAAATGTGTATGCTGTGCCACTGGTTAATCCACTTACACTAATAGTACCTGAACCTGATTGACTTAGTGTTCCAGTAATATTGCCAGGTGTAGAAACCGCGGTATAACTAGTAATAGCACTACCAGCGTCACTTGATGGTGCAGTAAATGATACAGTCGCAGTTGTTGTTCCAGTGGCTGTAGCAGTACCAATTGTGGGAGTCCCTGGTAGTCCTGCAGGTGTTGCAGAATTACTCGCAGCACTATTTGCACTATTACCTGCGCTATTAGTTGCATATACTACAAATGTATATGCAGTACCTGTTGTCAATCCACTAACTATAATAACACCTGAACCTGCCTGATTTAGTGTTCCTGTAATACCGCCGGGGGTAGAAACTGCGGTATACTTAGTAATAGGACTACCGCCATCGCTTGCTGGTGCGGTATATTGTACTGTAACACTAGTATTATCCAACCTACCAGCTGCACCAATGCCAGGTGCACCTGGTACATTACCCGATGAAGTACCTAAACTACCCAATAACATTCCTAATAGTGAGGTCATTAAGTCAACCCAGTTCCTGAAATATACCAAGTATCAGTAGCAACTTTAATAATACTGCATAAGCCATAACTAGCAAGAGTTCTATTACCAGTACTTGCTGTACCGGTTTGTCTCATAGTTACTCCTACACCTTGTGTAACAGTTATTGAAGAAGCACTAGAATTTACAACGGTCAATACAGTACCTATATCAAATGCTGCGGTACTATTAGGAGGCACTGTTACCCCGGCAGATACATAAACATGTTTAGCGCTATCTGTTAAGGCAAAATTACCTGATGTAGTAGCACTTTGTGGTACTGCTTTATAACCAACAGCATACATATTTGAAGCGCCATCAGTTATTGATAGTGTTGTACCGCTCCATGTTAAATTAGCAGATCCAGCCGCTACACCACCATTATTATATAAAACTTGTGTATTAGATCCTCCGACAGGACCTGTAGCACCTGAATAACCACTAGTGCCAGTGTATCCTGAAGTACCCGTATAACCGCTGATACCCGTGTACCCGCTAGTTCCACTGTCACCTTGTACGCCAGCAGCTACAAAAGCCCAAGAACTAAGAGGGCCAATCCCCGCAGTAGAAGAATTAGTCACACTTAATTGTAGTGTAGTACCACTAAATGAATTAATAGTGCCTTCCATATAGTTGGTGTTTGCTGTAGTGAAGAATGCTCTTACTCGTTGACCGGTTCTAAATGCGGTTTGTGTATCTGATAAATTTGTAGTGAATGTGACTGTCCCACTACTTACAATTGTTAGACTTGTTCCAGATGTTAGCCCTCCGTAACCTAGACCTGAATAACCACTTATACCTGACCCTGAGTAGCCACTGATACCTGAATATCCACTTACTCCAGTATAGCCACTTACACCTGATGTACCTGAATATCCACTTGTTCCGGTATATCCTGAAGTACCTGTGTAACCACTGACACCGGTGTATCCTGAAGTACCTGTGTAACCACTGACACCGGTGTATCCACTGACACCAGTATAACCACTTATGCCTGAATACCCACTAACACCTGATGTACCTGAATATCCACTTACTCCTGAATATCCACTTACTCCTGAGTAACCACTGACACCTGTGTAACCACTAACACCTGTGTAACCACTTACTCCAGTATAGCCTGAAGTACCTGAATACCCACTGATGCCTGATCCTGAATATCCACTGACACCTGTGTAACCACTTACTCCAGTATATCCACTGATACCTGAACCTGAATATCCACTTACTCCAGTATAGCCACTGATGCCTGTATATCCGCTAGTTCCAGTATATCCTGAAACACCTGAATAGCCACTTACACCCAATGTACCTGAATAACCACTATATCCTGATATAGCGCCCGGCGCATAAGCATATCCACCTAGAGTTGTGACTTGTATTATTTCTCCATTACTTGGTGCAGAACTAAATGTCAAAGTTGTACCTACTACAGTGTATGCTGTAACAGGTTGTAACACACCGCCTACTGCTGCTAGTGTATAATTAATACTTGTAGGTGTCACACTTAGTGTGAATGCTGTTTGAGATCCATTGCCAGTAAAATTATCTACAGTTGAAGTTAATGTACCACCTATTCCACTATATCCACTTACACCTGAATAACCTGAGAATCCACTTACACCGTTAGTTATTGCTAAGATTACGGGTAAGTTATTAGCAAAATTAGTAGTGCCTGTTCCGCCTGAACCCACTGCCACTACTGGGACAGTCCAATATCCAGTATTATTTGTAGGAGTACCATTAATTTCAAATATCTGATAATTGTCACTCAGTGAGGTATCTTGTATAGTAATATTTTCTGTTTGGCTTAGTAATGCTAAGAATATGTCAATATCAATGCTATCTGTGGTTATATGATTTATGAACAGTTGAGTAGAATTTATTTGTGTACTATTATTCCAAATAATATCACCAAGTCCAGGTGGCGCACTCTGAGTATTAGCATCAGCGAGATAGTTGAAGTAACTACTTGAAATACCCGGGCTACCACTAAAGCCTGAAAGACCTGAATATCCACTGATTCCTGATCCTGAATATCCACTTACACCTGATCCTGAATATCCACTTACACCTGATGCACCTGTATAACCACTTACTCCAGTATAGCCACTTATACCTGATGTACCTGAATATCCACTTACTCCAGTATAACCACTTACACCTGATGTACCACTTGTTCCAGTATAACCACTTACGCCCGATGTACCTGAGTATCCACTTGTTCCTGTGTAACCACTGATACCTGATGTACCTGAGTATCCACTAACACCTGATGTACCTGAGTATCCACTAACACCTGATGTACCTGAGTATCCACTAACGCCGGTATAACCACTTTCGCCTGAATATCCACTAACACCTGATGTACCTGAATATCCACTTATGCCTGATGTACCTGTATACCCACTTACGCCCGAGGTACCTGAATAACCACTAATACCTGTATATCCACTTACACCTGATGTACCTGAATATCCACTTATGCCTGTATATCCACTTATGCCTGTATATCCACTTATGCCTGTATATCCACTGACACCTGAATAGCCACTTTCGCCTGAATATCCACTAACACCTGATGTACCTGTGTAACCACTGACACCAGTATACCCACTGACACCCGAAGTACCGGTGTAGCCCGAAAGACCTGAATACCCACTGACACCAGTATACCCACTGATACCCGAAGTACCGGTGTACCCCGAAAGACCTGAATAACCACTAGCACCATCACTACCAGTTCCACCTGAATAGCCACTTACACCTGATGCACCTGAGTATCCACTTGTTCCAGTATACCCGCTGACACCTGTGTATCCACTTACTCCGGTATATCCGCTAGCACCAGTATATCCACTGATACCTAACCCTGAATAACCGCTGTAACCTGATACAGCACCTGGTGCAAATACATTTCCCCCAAAAGTTGTAACCTGTATTACTACTGTGTTTACTGGAGCCGAACTAAATGTTAATGTAGATCCTGTAACTGAGTATGTTGTTTGTGGTTGTAATACACCACCTACAGATACTATTGTATAATTTATATTTGTAGGTGTAGTAGACAGTGTGAATGCAGTTTGAGATCCATCACCTGTAAAATTATCTACTGTTGAAGTTAGTGTGCCACCTTGTCCACTATAACCACTTACACCTGTATAACCGCTTATACCTGCTGCACCTGAGTATCCACTTATACCTAACCCTGAATATCCACTGATTCCTGATCCTGAATATCCACTTACACCTGAATAACCACTAATACCATCGCTACCAGTACCACCTGAATAACCACTTACGCCTGATGTACCTGAATAACCACTAACACCTGATATACCTGTATACCCACTTACGCCCGATGTACCTGAGTATCCACTTACGCCCGATGTACCTGAGTATCCACTTACACCAGTATAACCTGAAGTCCCTGTATATCCACTCACTCCTGAATACCCTGATTCTCCTGAATACCCACTGATACCTAAGCCTGAGTATCCGCTAATACCCGAACCTGAATAACCACTTATACCCGACCCTGAATATCCACTGATACCCGAATAACCACTAGATCCGCTACCACCGGTGCCACCTGAATATCCACTTAATCCAGCAAGTTCACGAATACTAATAGCCACTCCATTAGCAGGGGCGCTGGTAAATACCAAATTTGAGCCTGATACTGTATAATCAGTTATCGGAACTTGAAGTAAACCGTTTTGAGTGACGAATATGCCATTAGCAGTATCGCCTGAAGTTACAGTAAAGGTTGTTTGAACACCATTACCTGTATAATTAATAGTATTAAAATTTCCTAATACTGAACTTAATGTAGACCAAGATAGATTACCACTACCATTAGTAGACAATATAGCGTTATTAGAACCACCAGTAATAATGACATTACCTACAGGACCTAAATTACTGACTCCACTTACATTAATATTACCTGTGCTAAAAGTATTTGTACTAGCATTAAAAACAAAGTTACCTGTATTTACTTTTGCTGTTTGATTGCTACCTGCTGCACCAACTAGTACAGGATATAATGTAGTAGTGCTTGTATCATTTGTAGCAAGTATAGTATTTGATGGGCCTGCTGCGCCACTGTATCCACTAATGCCTATTCCACTATAACCACTAATACCTGAATAACCACTAGCGCCATCTTGTCCGTAATAGCCACTGCTGCCTGAGTATCCACTAACACCTGAATATCCGCTAGTACCATTGCTACCTGTGACACCTGAATATCCACTAATACCTGATGTACCTGTATAACCACTGGCACCTGATATACCAGTATATCCAGATATTCCTGAAGTACCCGTGTACCCCGATGTACCTGAATATCCACTCACGCCAGTATAGCCTGATGTACCACTTGCACCTGTGTAACCGCTTATACCCGAAGCACCAGTGTATCCAGACATGCCTGAATATCCACTAGCGCCATCCTGACCGTAATACCCACTGCTGCCTGAGTATCCACTTACGCCAGTATATCCACTAATACCTGATGTACCTGTATAACCACTAGCACCTGATATACCGGTATATCCAGATATACCACTTGCACCTGTATAACCACTGATACCCGAAGTACCGGTGTAACCACTTACGCCAGTATATCCACTAATTCCTGAGGTGCCTGAATATCCACTAGATCCGTTACTACCAGTACCACCTGAGTATCCACTAATACCTGAATAGCCGCTATAGCCAGTAGGATCAGTCCAAGTTAAATTACCTGATCCATCTGTCTTTAATATGTAACCACTAGTGCCACCAGCTATATAAACATTAGATACAGTGCCTAAATTAGCACTAGTAGTTGCTTGTAATGTAGTAAATACGCCAGTGCTAGGAGTAGCATTGCCAATTGGTAAGTTATTGATTGCACCGTTCGCTTGTAATACCCAAGCATATCCTGTCCAAACCCAAGTTTTAGTACTAAAAGTATAGGTTTGTCCTACTGTAGGAGATGTTGGGAATACAAAGGTTGCCATAATATTTTTATCTTAATAGTATTTAGTTACCAAGAGATAGTACCTGTACCACCAGTAAAGCGATATACTCTGTAACCTGATCTTGTAGGTTGGTCGTAAGAGAGTCCACCACTAATTGATGATAATGGTAAATATGTATTTGGATAGGCTATAATGACTACTCCGGAGCCGCCTGGCCCACTAACTGGTCCTCCTCCTCTTGAACCTCCGCCACCACCACCAGTGTTGGGAGTTCCTGCAATACCACTACTAGGATCTCCGCCTCCGCCCGCTCCGCCTCCGCCACTGCCGCCTGCACCGCTGTTGGAATTGCCGGCACCGCCACCACCGCCTGCATAATAAGTTGCCGCGCCTATTATACTATATGACAATCCTACGCCGCCTGGTCCTCCAGTATCTTGTGTACCGTTTGCACCAGCACCGCCAGCGCCGCCGCCACCACCACCTGCATATGATCCACCTGGATGATTTGCTCCACCATTATTGCCTTGTCCGGCGGTGCCTGCACCTCCGGATCCATCTGGTGCACCTCCACCGCCACCCGATCCTCCGCTTCCACCATTTCTTGTTGTGTCTGAAAGCCCAGCTCCACCATAACCGCCGCCCAGTGAGGTTACACTAGCAAATACTGAGCTAGAACCAGGATTACTAAGTGATGGATATGATACACTAGCTCCACCACCACCGATTGTAATTGTATATCCAGTTGATGCGCTAACTGCAAACGATGAATTATAAGATAATCCGCCCGCTCCACCACCTCCACTAGCACCCGCTCCGCCCGCACCGCCACCGGCAACAACTAGATATTCAACTGAAGTTGGTGCTACCTGAGCAGTAGTAATACTATTACTCGCTGCGCTATTTGCACTATTGCCTATAGAATTTGTAGCATATACAGTAAAGGTGTAACTTGTACTCGGTGTTAAACCACTTACAGTAATAGTACCTGAACCAGCCTGACTTAGTGTACCAGTAATACTACCAGGACTGCTAACTGCGGTGTAAGAAGTAATTGTACTACCTCCATTTGACACTGGTGCGGTGAATGTAACTGTAGCAGTACTACTACCAGTTGCTGTAGCACTACCTATTGTAGGTGCTCCAGGCACCGTAGCCGCAATAATTGTTAAACTAAATGTTCTAGGACTATCTTGTAATTCAACGTCGGTAGCAGTAATAGTAAAACTATATGTAGTATCCGATCCAATAGTCACAGTACCACTAAGTAATCCACTGCTAGATAATGACAATCCTGTAGGTAATGTACTACCTGCTTGTAATGCGTATGTTATAGCACTATCACTAGTAGCCGAAAGTTGTGTACTGTAAGCAACAGCAGAAATACCACTAGTTAATGTACTACCTGTAACCCAAGTAGGAGTACCACTAAATGTAATACCATTTACTTTACTAGCCAATCCACCATTTGTATCCGCTACATATAATATATAAGTACCAGCGGCTGTAGCCGGTAGTTGTGCCCTTAATTCTACAGCACTAACAAAAGTAGTACTAGTTGCTGCAACACTGTTTACTAATACTTGACTACCACTAGTAAATCCAGTACCAGTAATTTTAATATATCCACCTGAGGTGCTAACAGCAGTATCATCTAATACAACATAACTACTATTGGTTATTTGAATAGTAGTGATTCTAGGTCCTTGGAGGCTATAAACCGAACTAGTTTGTATATTGTCTGTTGTTATTTGCGTTGTCATTAATAGTCCTTACCAGCTAATAGGACCTGTACCGCCAGTAAAGCGATATACTCTATAACCACTTCTGCTGGGTTGATCATAACTGAGTCCGCCAGATATTGATGACAATGGTAAAAATGTATTTGGATATGCTATGATAACTACCCCAGAAGAACCGGATCCTCCGGCGCCACCATTATATCCACCTGCTCCTCCTCCACCGCCACCTGTGTTAGCGGTGGGTGCATTGTATCCACCACCATTTGTGCCACCTGCACCACCTATTCCTGATCCACCACTACCAGGTGTTCCTAACTCATTACCACCGCCGCCGCCACCTGCGTAAGTAACCGAAGATCCTGTAATAGAACTAGAAGCGCCTGATCCACCTGCACCACCACTGTAGTTACCACCAGCACTACCAGCGCCTCCTCCTCCACCTGCACCATACGGCGGATCACCACCGGGTTGACTTCGTGTACCGCCCACTCCACCTGCATTACCGCCACCTAGACTGGATCCACCATATCCGTATGAATTATCACCCCAACCACCGCCACCACCTGATCCACCTGAAGTTCCGTTTTCGCCAGCACCGTGAGTACCTGTTCCTCCAGTACCGCCACCATATGCGAGTACGCTAGCAAATTCACTGTTTGATCCATTATTATTTCTTGTACCTCCACCACCAACTGTTACAGTGTAACTAGTACTTCCCGATACTGCTATAGTTGAATTATAATATCCACCAGCACCACCGCCACCAGATGATCCAATTGCTGTACCACAATCTCTGCCGCCACCTCCACCAGCTAATACTAAGTATTCAACTGAAGTTGGAGCTACTTGAGTTGTTGTTATCTGATTACTTGCTGAACTATTAGCGCTATTACCTGCGGCATTTGTAGCATATACTGTAAATGTGTAACTTGTACCTGCGCTTAATCCACTTACTGTAATAGTACCTGATCCTGCTTGACTTAATGTGCCAGTGACATTGCCAGGGCTACTAACCGCAGTGTAACTGGTTATTGTACTACCGCCGTTGCTTGCAGGTGCGGTAAATGATACAGTAGCAGTTGTAGTACCAGTAGAAGTAGCAGTACCAATAGTAGGTGCACCAGGTACACCATATGGAGTAGCAGAATTACTAGCACCACTGGCAGTACCAGTACCATAACTATTAGTAGCAGTAACAGTAAATGTATATGCAGTTCCATTTGTCAACCCAGTTACAGTAACTGGACTGCTTGCACCGGTGCCTGTAATACTACCTGGACTACTGGTAGCAGTGTAACTAGTAATACTACTACCGCCAACATTTGCAGGTGCGGTAAATGTAACTTGAACTGATTGGCTGGCTGATCTTGTTGCTGTACCGATAACAGGTGCACCTGGAGCACCTTGTAATATTACCATACTAAACGCACGGTCAGATGTATTACCTGCATTGTCAGTTGCTCGCAATGTAAAATTGTAAGTAGTATCACTACCTACATCAGGTGCAGTACCAGTAATAGCACCTGTACTTGAATTCAAACTTAATCCACTTGGCAATGCACCTGAAAGCACACTGTAAGTAATCGTAGCACTTGCATCAGGATCGGTAGCTGAGACAGTTACACTAACTGAGCCATTTCTATAAATTGTACCGCCTATTTGACCAGCAGTAGTAACCCAACTGGGACTACCACCAGTATCTATACAGGCTAGTTTAGTAACTGTTCCACTTAATTGTGTTACTTTAACATCAAGTGGTCCTTGTGCTACGGTAAAATCTTGAGGTGTAGTGGCTATTAATTGACTTGAATTTACAAATGTAACTACAGTAGCGCTATATTCTGTATTGTTTACATCAACAAATTTAACTACAGCGTCATTAGTAAAATTAGCCCCATTTACAGTAAATTCAGTACCTGTTTCTCCATTATAAGTACCAGGTGATACGGTACTGATAGTTGGAGGAGGAGCACCAAATGTTGCCCATCCACTGCTAGTATATATTTCCGCGAAACCTGTTTGTGAATTATATCTAATTGTCCCGGCTATTGGACTTCCTGGCCGTTGAGCAGTATTTCCAGTAGGTAACTGTAAATTGCCTGTAGCATTTACTCCTGCAAAAGAGAATGATGAATTGGCATTTACCGCGGCTGGTTCAATTCTAAGTAATGACATAATTATATTTATTGATTACCAAGAGATAGTGCCTGTACCGCCAGTAAAGCGATATACTCTATAACCTGATCTAGTAGGTTGATCGTAACTGAGTCCACCGCTAATTGATGACAATGGTAAAAATGTGTTTGGATAAGCAATGATAACTACACCAGATCCACCAGAAGCACCGGGTTGGTTATCACCACTAAATGTAGCGTTGTAGGCTCCACCTCCGCCTCCTCCACCCAAGTTATTAGTACCACCTGTAGCGGATCCACCAGAATATGGTCCACCCGCACCGCCACCGCCAGACCCTCCGGCACCACCGTTTCTCACGCCACCTGGACCGCCGCCATCTCCTGTTCCGCCGCCACCGCCACCACCTGCGTATGTTACTGATGATCCTGTAATAGAACTAGCTGAACCATTTCCACCAACACCAAATGAATTATAAGGTCCTGCTGCTCCTGCTCCACCACCACCACCACCATTAAATGATGCTGATCCGCCATCTTGTCCAAGTGTAGAAGCACCGGCATTTCCTTGCCCACCTGTACCGCTACCACCACTGCTGTTAAATCGTCCAGCTCCACCACCTCCAGATCCACCAGATCCACCGTTTCCAGTATCACCTGCTGCACCGTATCCACCACCAATTGTGGTTATAGATGCAAATACTGAATTATTACCTGGACCGCCGTTAGTTGCTCCATTAGTATTAGGTCCACCACTGCCTGCTCCACCTGAACCTCCACCACCGACTGTAACTGTATAACCAGTGCTCGCAGAAACTGATAAAGTAGAAGTCAACATACCACCAGCTCCACCACCGCCACCAAATCTTGACCCACCTCCACCTCCACCAGCAACAACAAGATATTCAACAGATGTTGGGGCTACTTGAGTTGTTGTTATGCTATTACTTGCACTACTATTAGAACTATTACCACCTGCATTAGTTGCATATACAGTAAATGTATAACTTGTACCTGGGGTTAATCCACTAACTGTAATAGTACCCGAACCTGCTTGACTTAGTGTACCGGTTATACTACCAGGACTACTTACCGCTGTGTAACTTGTTATAGTGCTTCCACCGTTGCTTGCAGGTGCAGTGAAAGCAACTGTAGCAGTGGTAGTACCAGTAGAAGTAGCACTACCAATAGTAGGTGCACCAGGTACTGTATACGGTGTAGCGGAGTTACTTGCGCTACTAGCCACACTAGTGCCATAACTGTTTGTAGCGGTTACAGTAAATGTGTATGCTGTGCCATTTGTCAAACCAGTTACAGTTATAGGACTTGTTGCACCTGTCCCTGTAAGGCTGCCTGGGCTACTTGTAACTGTGTAACTGGTAATTGCACTACCACCAACATTTGCAGGTGCAGTAAATGTCACTTGAACTGATTGACTTGCCGATCTTGTTGCAGTACCTACAGTAGGTGCACCAGGTGCTCCCTGTAATATTATTATACTAAATGCGCGGTCAGATGTATTACCTGCGTTGTCTGTGGCTCTTAGTGTGAAGTTGTATGTAGTATCACTACCAATATCGGGAGCAGTACCAGAGATAACACCGGTACTAGAATCCAATGATAATCCGCTTGGAAGTGCGCCTGAAAGCACACTATAAGTGATAGTAGCACTTGGGTCAGGGTCAGTAGCAACAACCGTTATACTAACTATTCCGTTTCTATAAATTGTACCACCAATTTGTCCTGCGGGAGTATACCAACCAGGACTACTACCAGTATCAATACAATTTAATTTAGTAACCGTTCCACTTAGTTGAACTACTTTAACATCAAGTGGTCCCTGTGCTACTGTAAAGTCTTGCGGTGTAGTAGCAAGTAATTGACTAGAGTTAACAAAAGTAACAATCGCTGCACTGTATTCTGTGTTATTTACATCAACAAATTTAACAGTAGCGTCATTAGTAAAATTAGCTCCATTAATAGTAAAAGATGTACCTATTTCTCCATTAAAAGTACCTGGTGATACTGTGCTTATTGTAGGTGGTTGTGATCCAAATACTCCCCACCCACTGCTAGTATATATTTCAGCAAGACCAGTTTCTGTATTATATCTCATTAATCCATATGCTGGACTATTAGGTCGTTGTGCCGTATTACCATTAGGAATTTGTAAATTTTCAGTGGCAGTGAATGTATTAGCCGTCACATTCGCAAAAGAATATGATGAACTAGAATTTATTGAACTAGGGTCTATTTGAAGTATTGCCATGATTATATTTATTGTTTACCAAGTAATAGTACCAGTACCTTGTGTGAAACGATACACTCTATAACCTGACCTGCTTGGTTGATCGTAAGTTAATCCGCCGGAAATTGATGCAGGCGCATTGTATGAGTCAGGATAAGCAATGATAACTACTCCAGAACCACCGGCACCTGCTGTACCACCAGAGCCATTTCCACCTCCACCGCCTCCAGTATTACTAAAGCCATTATTTTGGCCGTTACCTGCACCACCACCACCTGCACCGCCAGATCCAGCAGTACCGCCATTAAGTTGGCCACCACCACCGCCTGCATAGTATGTAGATGAACCAGTTATACTAGATAGATTTCCTATACCACCATCGCCGCCTTTATAAGTTTGTCCACTTTGTCCAACAGCTCCGGCGCCACCGCCACCGCCTGATCCAAAGTTTGGACTGGTTATACCAGAGCCACCATTATTACCTTGTCCGGCTGTGCCAGCACCGCCAGCACCATCATAATGGCCACCACCACCGGATCCACCAGCAGATCCATAACCAATACCTCCACCGTCGTCACCGGCGCCACCTCCTCCTCCTACTGTACTAATCGAAGCAAATTGACTAGCTGTTCCATTAGATCCTCGTCCTGCAGTTAAATTACTACCAGGTCCGCCACCGCCAACGGTTACAGTGTATGCAGTACTTGCTGAAACAGATAGAGTGCTGGTTAACATTCCGCCTGCACCTCCACCGCCACCTCTACCACCAGATGCACCACCTCCACCACCTCCACCAGCAACCACTAGATATTCAACTGATGTAGGTGTTGCAGATTGTGTAGTTATACTATTACTTGCACTACTTGCAGCACTTTGACCAACAGCATTAACCGCTTTAACTGTAAATGTATAACTTGTACCTTGAGTTAGTCCACTAATACTAATAGTGCCTGACCCTGCTTGACTTAATGTTCCAGTGACACTACCTGGACTTGATGTAGCAATATACTGAGTAATCGCTGTACCGCCATTACTAGCAGGTGCAGTAAATGTAACTGTTGCCGTTGTTGTCCCAGTGGCGGTAGCAGTACCGATAGTAGGTGCACCAGGTACTGACCAAGTTGTAATACTGTTGCTTGCACTACTTGCAACGCTATTTCCGACACTATTAGTAGCATATACAGTAAATGTGTAAGCAGTACCAGTAGTCAATCCATTAACAGTAATAGTACCTGACCCTGCTTGACTTAATGTTCCTGTAATATTTCCCGGGCTACTAACAGCCGTGTAACTAGTAATTGTTGCTCCACCATCGTATGCTGGAGCAGTGTATGTGACAGTAGCACTAGTTGAACTCACTACTGTAGCAGTACCAATTGTTGGTGCGTTCGGCGCAGTTATCAATGATACTGCACTAATCCAATTTCCATTATAGTAAATTTCCATAAAGGTTGTACTAGTATTGATTCTAGTATATCCATTATACGCAGTAGCGGGTCTTTCTGCCGTAGTTCCAACTGGTAAACCTAATGCACCAGTACCTGTATTTTGTTGATTGTTGATTGCTGTAATAGAACTTGGTCCAGTAGCTCCACTAGTTCCTGAATAACCACTAGCACCATTACTACCAGTGCCACCTGAATAACCACTTATTCCTGAGTAACCACTAGCACCATTACTACCAGTACCGCCGCTATATCCACTTATACCTGAATAGCCACTAACTCCATTACTACCAGTACCACCTGAGTAACCGCTATAACCACTTATACCTAGTCCACTATAACCTGAATATCCACTGCTACCTGATGTACTAAATGATTGTGCTGCTTCTAATTCTGCCCAATTGTTTGATACCCCATCATTGAAGTACATTGTCAAAACTGCTGTATCAGAGTTAACCCACAAATCACCTATATGAGGACTAACAGGTGGAGTACTTGAATAAGTTACATTAGCGTTAAATCCAGAGAATCCTGATACCCCTGAATAACCACTAGCCCCATTACTACCTGTACCACCTGAATAACCACTGACTCCGGTGTATCCACTTGTGCCTGATGCACCTGTATAGCCACTAATTCCAGTGTATCCACTTGCACCAGTATAACCTGAAGTACCACTAGTACCAGTATAGCCACTAATTCCAGTGTATCCACTAGTACCTGTGTAACCACTTACTCCAGTATATCCGCTTACACCTGAATAACCACTAGCTCCATCTTGTCCGTAATATCCACTAGAACCTGATGCACCACTATATCCACTGACCCCAGTGTATCCACTGACCCCAGTGTATCCACTAACACCACTTACGCCTGTATACCCTGATACTCCAGTGTAACCACTTATACCGGTGTATCCTGAAATACCACTATAGCCACTGACACCTGAATAGCCGCTAGCGCCACTGTACCCTGATGTATCTACTGGGTTGACCCAACTTAAATTACCTGATCCATCAGTTTGTAATATATAACCACTAGTACCACCTGTAATAGTAACATTGCCTACTATCCCTAAATCAGTATTACCGGTTACGGTAGCATTGCCGAAAGTATAACTTCCAGCATTGTTTAGGTTAAACGGTTCTATTTGGGTGATATTTCCTGACATACTGTATTTATGTCTTTATCTAGGTGAATACCAAGTGAATGTATCATAGTCTAATACCCAATTTGGATCGGGTTGAGGTGGTATAAAAGCATCATAGTTTTCATCATAACTATAGCCAATATCACCAAAATGAAATCTAAAATGTGGATCGTGACTAGTTTGCTTCCAATTTGTATCACTACCAAAAACACTTCTACAGAATGCTAATCCTATGTTTTCGTTTATAACACCATCGAGTGAAGTATCAGAATTTTTAACATAAAATAATTGTTGAACAATATTATCTTCATCTAACCTAGCAAAGTAAACACCTTCACAATTTGTTGGTGAGGGTTCTTCCCATAAGCATGTTTCTTCGTTCAACAACCAATAATCATTTGGTTTTGGTGGTATAAACGCATCACGCTGTGGGTCATAACTAAAACCAATACCAGCATAGTTTTTTCTATATGGTGTGCCACCTAGATTATGTACACCACCGTATGTATTGTAACTAGTGCGTTTACAAAGTTGTCTACGAAAATTACCATAATGAGTTTCCCAATCATAGTTATTTTCATCTAATCCAGTGATAACTTCTGTAACAATCAAATATTCATTTAAGAAAGCATAATGTGCCATTTTTTACTCTTTAACTAAAGGTTACCGTACCAGTGCCGGCTGTTACTGTGTAGGTTTTATAACCGGTTACTGAAGTGCTTAGACTAGTAGTTAATCCACCTGAGAAGGTCGCTGAGTAATTACTTGGTACACGCAGTATGACGATACCTGAACCACCTGCGCCACTAGTACCTGTGCCAGTACCAACCGATGCTGCACCTGCCCCAATAGTTACAGTATATGAAACACCGGTAGACAAGTTAGAAGCGACATTGGCTAACAATCCACCGGCGCCACCTCCACCATTACCAGCACCTATTCCAGAATCTGCGCCACCCCCGCCACCTCCGGTGTTAGGAGTACCGGATGTACCATTCGCGCCTCTACCACCTGCACCTCCACCTCCATTTCCACCTGCTCCAGCAGAACCGATTGCCGTACCTCCCCCACCACCACCAGCATAATAAGTAAGGGTGCCATTGATCGCACTACCATATCCAACACCACCAGCACCACATGTGCTTCCTGATCCATTACCACCAATACCACCAGCACCACCACCTCCACCGCTTACATAAGCTGAACCAGTGTATACTCCTGAACCACCTGCATAACCTTGACCAGCAGTGCCAGCTCCGCCTGCTATTGATTGATTTGCTACATTTATAGGACCGCCGCCACCACCGGAACCACCTGCTCCTCCTACAGTGCCACTAGCAGCGTTCCAAGCTCCTCCATAACCTCCACCTGATGCGGTTATAATGTTAAAAACACTAGCACTACCTGTATTACCACTAGCATAACCACTGCTAGGTGTATATGTAGCACCACTACCTCCACCAGCAACTACTAGATAATCTACTGTAAAAGTGGGACTAGTAGTAAATGAAATTGAGCCAGTACCTGCTGTGAATTTGGTATATTTAACACCATTTGACAAACTTGTGTCTGCTGTTAGACCTGAGCCAACATTAATATAATAATTAGATGCGTATGCTAGTATGACTACACCGGATCCACCTGCTGTTGGACCTGCTCCGCCACCACCACCAGTATTTGGTGTACCAGGAGTAGCTGTTGAAGTCGAACCGTATGCAACAGTAGTACCATTTCCACCTCCACCTAATCCACCAGTATTGGTAGTTCGTGTTCCGACTCCTGCACCACCACCGCCTCCACCTGCGTAGTAAGTAGAAGTACCTGTAATAGAACTTGCATATCCAACACCACCTGCTCCTGTTGTTGTGCCTGGATTGCCAACACCCCCGGCGCCTCCACCGCCACCTCCAGATTCTGGCGAAAGGTCTTGTCCAGCTCCACCTGCGTAACCTTGTCCTGCGGTAGCCGATCCGCCTGAGGTTGCAACGTCTCCGCCTCCTCCTCCACCTGAGCCACCACTATTACCGTTATCTCCCCCAGTAGATGAATCACCGCCGGCTCCGCCCCCTATAGCGGTGTATGTATTAAACACGCTATTTGTTCCATTATTGTCTACTGACCCACCAGCACCAACTGTAACTGTATAACTGGCCCCTAAAAGTATAGTGCTAATAGTTCCAGTTAGTAACCCACCAGCGCCACCTCCACCTGACCATGCTGAAGAATTAGTATAAGCTGATCTATTGCCAGGACCACCTGATCCACCGCCACCAGCAACCACTAAATAACTTACATCAAGTGGCGAAGTATTACTAAAATAAACTGGGCCCGTGCCAGCAGTGAATGTAGCAATCTTATAAGCACCACTAGTAACCACGCTACTAGTCAATCCTGCATCGGCTGTCAAATAGAATGCAGCTGGGAATTTGAGTACAACTATACCTGAACCACCCGAACCACCCGACCCATTTGATCCATTGGTCCAACCACTGCCACCGCCGCCACTACCTGTATTTGATGTAGCAGAGGTTGATGAAAATACTATTGTAGTACTACTACTAACCCCACCTGAACCACCACCAGCAGCACCTATGCCACGAGAGCTGGCAGAAGCAGCACCGGCGGTACTTAAGAATCCACCTCCACCTCCACCAGCATATGTTACTGCACTGCCAGTAATTGTAGAAGCAGTTCCTGCCCCACCGTCGCCACCTTTACTTGCTGACGCAGCAGAGCTGACAGAACCCGACCCACCACCGCCACCAGCACTGTAATTGGTGCCTGCTTGATAACTGGTACCGCCAACGTACCCTTGACTGGCTGTGCCCAAACCGCCAGTGTAAGTAGCCCCGGCGCCACCGCCACCGCCACTGCCTCCAGCAACACCTGCGTAAGCAGCACCGCCACCGCCACCCCCACCAATTGCGGTAATAGAACCAAAAACAGAATTACTACCATTGGTGCCAACACCTGATGATGTGTTTCCGGCACCTCCGCTGCCTACAGTAACAGTATATGCAGTGCCAACGGTAGCTGTTACTACATTTTCGGCTGAGGCACCACCGCCACTGGTTCCTGCACTGGTTCTCAATCCGCCTGCACCACCAGCACCAGATACGTCAAACCCGCCACCTCCACCCCCGGCTACCACAAGAAAATCAACACTAAGTGTAGTACCACTAGCACCACTTACTACACTCATCCAACTACTGTAGTTAGCATCATAATATTCTACTACACGCAAGTCGGTATTGTATCTAGTATAGCCGTTGGCGGGGCTAACTGGTCTTTGATCAGTTGTACCAACTGGTAACTGTAAGTAACCAGTATCGTTTACTGTAGTGTTTTTAAGGGTGGCCATTTACATATTATTCAGTAGGTACTGCTATCCAATCTAATTGATCTTCATCCCAAGTATATCTACCACCATCACTAGGATATGGTTTATATGGATCCCAATTACAAGTATCCTCGTTTAATGTCCAACTTGGATATGGTTGAGGTGGAATGAAAGCATCACGCTGTGGATCATAAGTATAACCTATGCCTGCATAATTTTTTCTATAAGGTTGTCCACCTAATGTGTGTTGTCCACCTATTGTGTTATAACTAGTACGCTTACACAATTGACCACGGAAATCACCATAGTGTCTTTCCCAATCAAAGTTGCTTTCGTCTTTACCAACTATAACTTCTGTTACTACATAATTTTCATCTAAAAAAGCATAATGTGCCATTTTTTTCTCCTTTTTAATTAACTAAATGTTATTGTGCCTGTTCCTGAGGTAAACGTATAAATTTTATATACTGGATTTGAAGTATCTAGTGAATATGATAATCCAACACCGATAGTCACAATATAACTAGCGCCTATTCTTAATATTACGACCCCACTTCCACCGTTTCCACCTGTAACAGTTACACTACCTGCACTGGCTCCCCCACCGCCTCCTCCGCGATTTGTCGTTCCAGCAGAACCATTATTACCCCCTCCACCAGTTCCAGGGGGTGCTCCGGCATTACCGCCACCTCCATTACCACCTTGTGCAGTTGATCCCTGTGTAGAACCACCTCCACCTCCACCAGCATAATACAAACCTGTCATAGCGCTTAATTTTCCGATACCACCTGCACCGCCGGTGCTATTTGCAGTACCATTTCCACCTGCTGCGCCTGCCCCACCCCCACCACCGCATGATGTAGATTTGTTACTTTGTCCTGTACCCGTGTGCGATCCACCTGCATTTCCGTATGCTCCCCCGGCTCCTCCTGGATTTGTTGCAGATCCCGCACCTGCACCACCAGATCCAGATGCATTGCCATTACTGGTGCCATCCATACCCTGATTATAAGCAGGGTTTCCACTATATGTTCCACCACCTGCGCCACCATTAGCAGTGACACTACCATACACTGTGTTACTACCAACACCACCTCTAACACCAACAGAACCTGCACCACCTTCACCACCGGCTGCAACAGTAATTATTTTGGAGGTGCCTGACACTAGATACTCAGTGCCTTCTATATATGCGCCGGCACCTCCACCTCCACCTGCGGCATCTGTACTAAAGCCACCTCCGCCGCCTCCGCCACTACCAACTACTAAATAAGTTACTTCAATACTTGGACTTTGATAGATAGGTCGCCATGTTGCACTTACACTATCGTACCACTCAATATAACCTAATGTTGTATTATAGCGTGTCATGCCCTGTACAGGGCTAGCTGGCCGTTGTGCCGTAGTACCTGCAGGCAATGTAAAGAATTGTGTATCGTTAATGGTTGAATTTTTAAGGGTTGCCATATATTACCAACTTATTGAACCTGTGCCACCGGTAAAGCGATATACCCTATAACCTGATCTACTTGGTTGATCGTAACTTAATCCACCGCCAATTGAAGATAGTGTTTTAAATGTATTTGGATAGGCTATGATTACAACTCCGGATGATCCATTTCCGCCGGCTCCCCAAGCAGGACCGCCGCCGCCTCCACCAGATCCTGTGTTAGCATATGGTGCTGAATAACCAGGAGTTCCTGAATTACCATCACCACCATTTCCGCCAATACCAGATCCACCGGCTGTAGCTGTTCCACTACCATAGCCACCTCCACCACCTCCACCACCATAAGCGGTAGATGTGCCTGTTATGCTACTATACGCTGCCGATCCACCGGCTCCACCGCTAGATCCGGATCTATCACCACCTTGACCGCCGGCGCCGCCGCCGCCAGCTCCATATAAGTCAACTGCTTGGCCACCTCTATAACCTTGGCTTGCATCAGTAGTGCCTCCGTATCCTTCATCTCCGCTACCTCCGCCACCGCCACCACCTGATCCGCCAGCAATACCAGGACCTCCGCCTCTGCCACCGCCGCCGCCACCACCTGTTGTACTAATACTAGCAAATTGACTAGTTGAACCATTAGTTCCTCTATTACCATATCCACCAATTCCGCCTGTTCCAGAACCACCAACTGTAACTGTATAATTAGTACTCGCTGAAACCGATAATGTAGAAGTCAACATACCACCTGCACCACCACCACCTGCGTGATTAGTTCCACCACCAGCACCGCCTGCAAGCACTAAGTATTCAACTGTTGATGGTGCTACTTGATTTGTTGTTATACTGTTACTTGCCGAACTACTAGTACTATTACCATACGAATTAGTAGCATATACAGTAAAGGTGTAACTTGTACCAGCAGCTAATCCACTAACTGTAATAGTACCTGAACCAGCTTGACTTAGTGTACCGGTAATACTACTTGGACTTGACACAGCAGTGTAACTAGTAATTGTACTTCCACCTGTATTAGCAGGTGCCGTAAATACTACGGTTGCAGTTGTTGCGCTTGTTGCAGTAGCAGTACCTATAGTAGGTGCTCCAGGTGCGCCCTGTAATATTACCATACTAAACGCACGGTCAGATGTATTACCTGCGTTGTCAGTTGCTCGCAATGTAAAATTGTAAGTTGTATCACTGCCTACATTGGGAGCAGTCCCTGTAATAGCACCAGTGCTTGCGTTTAGAGATAACCCAGATGGAAGTGCGCCTGAATACACTGAATAAGTAACCGTAGCACCTGAGTCAGGATCTGTGGCTGAAACAGTTACGCTAACTGATCCATTTCTATAAATAGTACCACCTATTTGACCAGCAGTAGTAACCCATCCAGGACTTCCGCCCGTGTCAATACAATCTAATTTGGTAACTGTACCACTAGCCTGTGATACTTTAACATCAAGTGGACCCTGTGCTATAGTAAAATCTTGGGGAGTTGTAGCAGTTAATTGGCTGCTATTAACAAAAGTAACAACAGCAGCATTGTATTCAGTATTATTTACATCAATAAATTTAACTGTGGCATCATTACTAAAGTTAGCACCATTAATAGTAAAAGATGTACCTTGTTCACCACTATAAGTGCCAGGTGATATAGTGCTAATAGATGGTGGAGAAGAACCAAAAATAGCCCAACCACCACTAGTATAAACTTCAGCATAGCCACTAGTTGAGTTATATCTCATCATTCCAACTGTTGGAGTATCAGGTCGTTGTACTGTATTACCAACTGGTAATGTAACAAACCCGGTATCGTTAATAGTTGTATTCTTTAGCGTGGCCACTATAACCTACATTATCTTTGACTTTTAAGTGAATCTAACTCTGATTTAAGAGTTTTCATTGCTTCAATTAAATACACGGTTAATTTACTATAATTAATACTGTATGGCTTACCTGTCTCATCATAACTAATCAAGTTAGGTAATATGTTATTTACTTCTTCAGCAATCAACCCTGCTTCTCCTTTAGCAGTACCATCTTTACGATCATAAGTGAATCCCATTAATTGTACAATACTATCTAGTGCATTTGTGATTGGATTTAAATTTTCTTTAAGAGTAATACTTGATGTTTCTGTTATAGTTGCTGCTGTTACTGTACCCGAACTACAAGTTAAATTACCAACATTTAAATTACCAGTAACATTGCCTGTACCTGCAATATTAGCACCAGTACCAGTTACAGTAAGAATTGCGGCATTACCTGCTACACCGAATGTAACATTACCACCTGAACTTCCTATGTTGACATTACTAGTGCCATTGCTTATACTTGCTGAACTAACAGTAACCGTACCAAAACTTAAATTACCTGCACCGTCAGTAGTTAGGTATTGACCATTTGTTCCACCAGTAATCTTTACATTACCTACAGGACCTAATGATACATTACTAGCACTAGTAAAATTAACAGTTCCTAGACTAGTTAATCCTGTTAACGTACCAACACTGGTTATATTTGGTTGTGCTGCTGTTGTTAATGTACCAGTTACATAGTTAGCACTTATGTAATTAGCTCCACTAATATTTCCACCTGATCCTGCACCAGTTGTAATAGTACCGGCTACATTTACTCCAGTACCAGTTACTGTCAATACGGTGTTACCAACTGCTGCGATTGTTACATTACCATTCGCTGTAGCAATAGCAACATTACTATTGCCGTTACTAACTCCATTTGTACTTAAACCAGTTAATTGACTACCATTACCAACAAAGAAGTTAGCAGTAATATTACCATCACTATTACGAACCGCTACTGTATTTGCTGTTGCTGCTGTTGCGGTATTATATCCATCTAATAAGTCAGCGTTTAGATTAGTAACTAATGTAGTACTAGTAACTGTTAAAGGACTAGTTCCAGTGGCAATGCTAGATACTAATTGTCCAGCAGTTATAATATTACTGCCAGTTATGTTACCATTTGCTGTAATCGTACTATTACTTGTAAATGCACCTGATTTCATTGGTGCAAATGTAGAGTTAGCCCAATCAATTACAGTAGTTGGTTCTGTTGCTACATTAGTAAATAATTTCCAAACACCATCATTATGATCTCTAACAAATCCTGTATAATAATAACTACCAGTAGTAAAACTGGCTACAATACCTAAATCATACAAGTTACCTGTATTATTAGCGCCCATAATGATAAGTGGGTCACCTACAACCAAATCTGTAACATTGCTATAGTTCAAATTACCCGTAACATTAAAGTTACCGGTTACATTAATATTTCCCGTAATTCCAACAGCACCTGTAATACTAGCGCCACCATTTGAAACTGTCAATCCATTAGCAATATTCGCAGAACCATTACTTCTAATATTTGCACCAGTAATATTTCCTGATGCTAATACTATACCTGTTCCAATATTACCAATATTAGCATTACCGGTGCTTGTATTAGAACCAACCATTGCTAAATATGTAGCACCATCATTAGTAAACTGCCATTGACCAGCACTTTCTGTCCAACGCAATTGTGTTGCTGCTTGATCACCGCGAACTACTCTTAATCCAGCGTTATTGCTAGGTGCACCTGTAGTTTCAGCACTAATATCAATAATATTATCTTCTACTGTTAAACTAGTAACGCTTAAATTACCACCACCACCATTAACATTTAAGTTACCAGTAATAGTAACATCGTCATTAATTGAAACTGAACCACTACCATTAGCAGTAATTGTCAAATTAGTATTAGCAGTTAGAGATGAAAGTGTATCAACATTGATTGGGTTACTAAATCCAACTGGTCCGCCGTTGCTACTAGTTACATAATTACCTGCTTGAATCTGTAGTGGACCTTTTACGGCGATTACACCACTGCCAGTTGGATTAAACTGAATATCACCTGAACCACTTGTACTTAATTTAACAGATTGATTAATGTCAGCACTAACAACAATCGTATTGCTACTTTGCTCTAGTGCTTTTACACCGTTAATGTAAAGAGATCCTGGACCAATGAAAGCGTCTTTAAAATATGAAGTTGTGTTGCCTAGACTAAATGTATTGTTACTTGTAGGAATAATATTACCCGTAATAATCATTCCTGAACTAGATACTTGTATAACATTACCAGTACCATTAGCACTAAATGTAATATTACCATTTGCTACAGGAATATTTACATTTGATGTACCGTTACTAGTGCCCGATGTACCTGTATTACTATTTCCTGATATTACAAAATTACCACCATCTGGGTTGGTCATGATAATAGCATTACCATTAGCACTAATAGTAGCATTACCTAGTACAATAGTATTACCTGCTAGATATAAATTATTCCAACGATTAGTAGCATTGCCCAAATTATATGTTACATTGGCGCTTGGATTGATATTACCTGCTACAACCATGCCAGTACCGGTAACGGTAACAACTCCACTATTACCTGCTACACCAATAGTAACATTACCATTAACAGCAGGTATATTTACATTACTTGTGCCATTGCTTATACCTGATGTAGTGACACTAACTGTAGTAAAACTTAAATTACCGGCTCCGTCTGTTTGTAAATATTGACCTGCACTACCGCCGGTAAGATATAGATTAGCGATTGGACCTAAATTACTAATACCTGTTGTAGTTAAATTATCAACCAATAAGGTGTCATTACTTCTTAGTTCTTCAATTGTTAGCGTTGACGAGTTTGCAACTAACGGGTACTTATTTGCCATTTAAAATTCCTTCACTATATTTATTCGGTAACAGATACATTTAAAAATGATCCTGATCTTAGTCGTATTGGGTATTGTCTAAGAACAGGATTAGGTGATGATAGATAACTATTACCATTTCTTAAATTTACAGTGACATAATATGTAGGTACAGTTTTCCAACCTAATGTCTGTGATGCCCCGTCAGCGATTACTCCTAATACTTGTTGCGTTGTACCAACTGTATTAGGAACAGTAAATGATACATTTGCGGCTATGTTTGTAGGTGCTGCTAAACTTACTTTATTACCCGCTGCGTTTTGAAAACTTAAAGTATTACCTGCACCTAATACGGTTACATTGCTAACAGTAAGCGTATTAGATAATTTATTAAATAAAAATCTACTACTTCCAGCAAAATTACCTGAATCGTTAAACTGAACATAAGTGTTAAATCCACCGGGACTTCCTGCTACAGTAGACCAAGTTAATATGCCATTACCATCAGTAGTTAGTGCTTGTCCATTGCTACCACCGGTAATATTAATATTGGCTACATTGCCTAAACTTAAATTACTACCATTGAATGTGACATTGGGTATGCCACCAAATGAACCATTTGCGTTATATTGTAGTTGGGTATTTGATCCACCTGGTATCCCTGGACTTGAATTACCAGCTTGAAGTGTAGATACTTCAATTTGAGCACCATTGGCAGGAGGACTTACAAATGTTATATTTGCCCCTGATAGAGTATATGAATTTCTAAGTAGAGTTACGCCATTATAGTTAACACTGGTTTGGTTAATATTACCAGGTGTTGTACTTAATTGAAATGTAGTTTGAACACCATTTCCTGTGAAATCATCTACTGTTACATTAGCACCTGATCCGCCACCTCCGCCAGTACTATTAAAAGTAATACTTTTTGGATTACTAGTATTACTAGTAGTAATAGTTATTCCAGTACCAGCAATAAATTGTACTGTATCTTCACCTACAGCAACAAGACTAGGTTGTCCTGTTACTTGCCAAGTCTTAAAAGTACTACCTAATGTTATTAATGCGTTGCCTGATCCAAGATCGGTAACACCAAATCCACTAGTACTATCAAATTTTAGTGTGCTAACGCTAGCAATGCTATTAGTGACATTGCCACCGGTTGCATTACTTAGAGCAACGGTTAGTGGAGTAGTTGATATACCAGTTAGTAAACTACCATTACCTATGTAAAAATTGGCTGTGACATTTCCCGTAGTAATTACATTGCTATTACTAGCATTTAATGTGATATTTCCGACCGTAAGGCCGTTTTTAACTACGAAATTTCTATTTGCCACAGTTCCATATATCCCTGTAAAGCTTAACTAATAGAGGTTAACTGGTTGGTTGAATATATGCTGCCACAAGATTTACCTTAGTATTTCCACTTAGTGTAGTTGCATAAACTGCCACATTACCTGATATTCCATTAATATTACTTGTTATTTCAACAATATCCGCTGTTACATTAGAACAAATTGAACCATACACTGTTATATATGAATTTGATCCATCATGTACTAATAAAGCCTCTACTGATTGATATCCGTCATCTCCTGCTGCTGATACGACATATTTAGCAGTTCGGTAAGTCGACGGATTAAATTGGTCAAGAACTGTATTTGTAGTTACAGCAACGTTTGTTCTATTGCTTGTTAGTCCACCGTTAAGTTTTAAGTTACCTGTAGTTGTATTACCTGAAACTACTAAATTGCTTAATGTACCAACACTGGTTATATTTGGTTGTGCTGCTGTAGTTAATGTACCAGTTAATAAACTAGCGCCAATTGTTCCTGAGTTAGCATAGATATTACCTGCTGTAATATTTGCGGTAACTGCTAATGAGAGTAATGTACCAACACTGGTTATATTTGGTTGAGCATTAGTAGTTAATGTGCCTGTAAAATAATTTGCTGTAGCAACATTACCTAAGTTAGCATTGCCACTACTAAGATTTCCACTTACTATTAGTGATGTTAAATTACCAACGCTTGTAATATTTGGTTGTGCTGCTGTTGTTACTGTTCCTGCTGTAGTCGCACTATCAGCCGATACAGCATGAGTTGCATTTGCAACTGTACCTGTAACATTAGCTCCAGTAATATTTGCTAAATTAGCTCCACTACCAATGAAATAATTTGCTGTTACAGCATTGCCTAAGTTAGCACTGCCGACTACTGTAAGAAGATTAGTTGAACTATTAAATGTGAAGTTAGCACTAGCGCCAAAATCACCATTACTATTAAATTGTATATAAGTATTCGACCCTGCTGCTTGTTGGAAGTCAACTGGGCTACCATTCGCATAGTAATAGTTGTCTGTTAAAATACCACCAACATTAGCATTTCCACTAATGTTTGCTGAACTAGCAGTTATTTTATTAGTACTAGTAATATTATTAGCAGATAAGTTGCCAGTAATATTAGCAACGCCATTTGATATTAAATTACCACCAGTTATATTAGCAGATGCTTGTAATGTGTTAGCACCAATAATACCTGAGTTAGCGTAAACATTGCCACTAGTTGTATTTCCAGTAACACTAAGATTTCCTAATGTACCAACACTAGTTAAACTTGAAGTTGTAACGCCACTAGCAAGAGTAGTACCGCTTAAATTAGCTGCATTTGCTTGAATATAAGTATTACTTGCAGCAGTTAATTGACCTTGCTCATTTACTGTAAATGTTGCTACTTGATCACTGCCACCATATGAACCGGCTGTTACTGTTGTGTTGCTAATACTAAATTGACTACCGTTTAAAGTTAATCCAGTGCCAGCTGTATAACTACCTGCCCCAGAGAATTGAACAAATGTAATGTTAGTTGTACCAACAGTAACTGGACTATTAGTAGTACATACCCAACCTGTATCAGCGTTAACTGTACCTTCTTCTACGAATACGAATGCTCCTGGAATCTCACCGCTAGGAGAATTGTTATCAAAATCAGTAGCTCGTGTTAGTACGAATACTGCACTAGCAGAACCTGTTGCAGTAACTACATATATACCATTATAAGGTTGATTAGCATTAATCTCATTTTTAATAAGAACTCTAGCACCTGCGCTTGGTGTTCCACCGTCAAGTGTTAATGCACCATTAGCACTAGCAGTAATAGTTGCACCAACTCCTGATGTTCCGTTATTATATGTATAATTAGGCAGTGCTGTGTAGGACGCAAACTGAACACTGCCTTTAGGATCTAGACCTTGTGCTGCTGTATCAACATAATCTTTTGTTGCAGCATCGGTTGCTTGAGTAGGAGTTGCTAATGAAGTGATTCTAAAATTACCAACATCTACTGTACCAGTTCCAGTAGGTCTTAAATCAACATTGTTATTTCCTGCCGCTGCTGTAATAGTAACACTGGTTGACTTACCTAATACATAATCGGTAATTACATTAGTATTAGATTGAATATTGCCTGAAACTACTAAACTACTTAGTGTACCAACACTTGTGACATTTGGTTGAGCATTAGTTGTTAATGTACCAGTTAATAAACTTGCTCCAACAGTTCCTGAGTTTGCGTAGATATTACTGCCAAGTACATTGCCAGTAACGGTTAGTGTATTAGTAGAACTGTTAAATGTAAAGTTAGCACTAGCACCAAAGTCATTATTACTATTATATTGAATCTGTGTATTAGATCCTGCCGGTTGTTGAAAATCTACTGGACTACCATTTGAATAGTAATAGTTATCTGTTTTAATCCCTGATACAGAAACGTTTCCGCTAAAATTGGCTGTATTACCCGTTAATTGTAAATTAACAGTAGAATTGTTTGATGTTACATTTGAGGTGACGCTTAGGAAATTAGCAGTACCAAGATTACCTAAGTTAGCATTTAGCGTTTTAATATTACCACTAAAATTAGCAGTGTTTCCGCTAAGTTCTAAATTAACAGTTACATTGTTAGATACTATATTGCTAGTAATATTAGCAAAATTCGCAAGTAATAAATTGCCTGCATTAATATTACCTGCATTAATATTACTATTAGATGCATCAATTGTTACATTGCCTACTTGTAACCCATTTTTTACGACAAAATTTCTTGTGGTCATATTTTTTTCTCTTTAATATTAATCGGGAATATATGTCCCAATATAATTTACAGTAACATTTGTTCCTAATCCAGTACCCAACAAATAAACAGTGTCTCCCTCTATGTCTGTTGATAACATTATAAGATCATCACCGGTTGTTGATAAGCTCCCGTATATAGTAACTATACTATTTATGCCGTCATGAACTAAAAGGACCTCAATGGCCTGATAACCCTCGTCTGCACCTACTCTAAATGTGTATTTTACCGATCGATATGTGGTTAATAAAAAACTATCTACAATCGTATCAATATCTACTTGTATTGATTGTTTACTAGAAATTAACCCTTGGCTAGTTAAAGTGTTTACTAATAAATTTGTTCCAGCAAAATTTACTGCACCTGTTGCAGTTAAATTAATAGCACTAATAGAATTGGCAACTAAATTACCTCTGGCTGTAACAGTACCTGTTATAGAACCCATTGTTACATTTGACTGCAATCCTAGATTAATGTTATTGATTGATGAATTAAATATTCCTGCTGTATTGCCAGTAGTTACAACTGTACCCGAGCCAATTGTGACACAACCCAATGTAGATGTTAAATAATTACCAGTTGCTAAATTACCAAAGTAAGTAGTGCCAACTACTCGTAGACTGTTGTTTGTAACAGTTAATACATTGGCAGTATTAGCGACTCTAAATGTAACATTACCATTTGGTAAAACAGCTACATTACTAGTACCGTTTACAAGGTAAGTGCCTGCTGCGGCAGCAATGTTGGTAAGTAATCCGCCATCACCTGCAAATAAGTTACCGTACACTGTACCGGTATTAGCGTAAATATTTCCACTAGTAGTTAAAGAAGTTAGAGTACCTAATCCAGTAATCAATGATTGATTACCAGTTAATACTACACTAGAGTATAAGGAATAGTTTGCGTTGGCAACAGTACCAACAATGTTAGAAGCATTTACATTAAAGCTAGTTCCTGCAAAGTTAGCATAATTCGCATTAGCAGAATTACCACCATTGCCTCCTGATTGTGCTATCCAACTTAAATTGCTTGCGCCATCGGTAGACAATACATATCCACTGTTTCCACCACTAATATGTACAGTATTAACATTACCTAAATTTATATAAGGACTATGAGTAAAATCTACATTACCATTAGCAATCATATCCGCATTTGCGGGAACTATAATTTGCTGAGTAACTTTAACGATTGGTGCAACAACATTTCCTGAAACTACTAAATTAGTTGTGTCTGCACTAAGTCTGATATTTCCCATATATATGGTGCTGCTTGCCAACCATAAATCTCTAAATCTATGAGTAGTATTACCTATGTCATAACTAATGTTTGCATTAGAAAGAATGTTCCCACCCATTGTGAGTGAGGTTAGTGTACCTACACTAGTTATGTTGGGTTGGGCATTATTACTAACCGCAGCCGCTAATGGAACAGATCCAACTAAATTAGCAGCAGGTAAGTTAGTTAAGTTAGCACCACTACCAATAAATAATCCTGAATTAACAGCATTAGATATTGTCAGTGTATCAGTAGTTTTATCATAAGTAAAAGCGGATTCGCCACCAAAACCACCGCTATCATTAAATTGAACCGCACGGTTACTACCACCTGGATTACCAGTTCCACCACCGCCAACAGCCATACCACCCGGGTCACCGGTATAAACACGAATCGTATTCGTGTCTGGATCATACCATAAACGACCTTCTTGACCTACAAATTCATCTGGGTTATCTACCCTATTATCTCTACTTGTAAAGAATTTTTGAATATGTGTCGATGGCATATTCCTTTACCCTGCAGGAAAATTGTGCGGGGAAAATACCGCTGCTAGTTTTTTAAGTCTTTCTAAATCAGTACCAGTAGATTCTTCTTCTGCGTCTATTTCATCTTGAACGGTAGGCTCAACTGTTACATCATCAGTTTCAACACCTACGGCATCTTTCATAGTAGATAATTGTTGTTGTAAAGGAGGACTCCATTTAGCTTTACCATCACTGCCATATTCAATGCCTGGATTAATTACAGTTTTTTTATCACAGTCAGGAGCTGCTACTACTGGCTGCTGAGGATTTGGTTTGGTAACTTCTTCTTCAGGTGAAATAATTAAATTCAAAGTTTGAATATTAACTGTTTTACCCGGTCCTATTAAATCTTCAAGTCTCATATTATAATCCTGCCATGGCTTTAAAGTTCTTTAATTCTGTATCATTACTAGAATATATAGGTTTGGGTTCTATCTTAGCTAACAGTCTCATTTCGTTTAATTCTTCTTCACGCTCTTTGTCTATTTTATATTTATTTGGATTTAGTATGATAACCTGTTGTAATACTTGTTCGTCAGGTTCGTAATCTTCACCGTCAACTGTTACTGTCCATTCATTAACTTTTATATCTGTAAGTGTTGTTAAATCTGATAATAATTCTACAATTCTGCCAGGTGCATTGGAACGGCGATTCATCTCTACAAATACTAAATATTTACCAATCTCAATTTCACCATCACTAAGACTAGCATCTAATACCCAATCATATCCACGCTCAAACCAATCTACTAAATCTTCACCTGCTGCTGAAGATTTAACAATAAAGGCTAGTGTTACAACGTCCTTATCTTTACCCATTTTAGCGGCATATTCATCTACCGATACGGTTGAAACTATTTGATTTTCCATATCATGGTAATCTAAGCCTTCGGTAATATAGGTTTTATTATTCATAATTATACTGGTGCCTGTACAGGTGATGCAGGAGGTGCTCCAAGTGGTGCACCCATATCCATTGGAGATTGAGCGCCTTGATCTCCGGCGTCTTGTTTATCTAAATCGTCCTCATAGGCATTCTCAATTTCTTCTAAGTCAATAGTTTGATCAGCCAAATCAATTGAACCTTCTTTAATATCGTTCATCAATTCTTTAGGCATTCTTATTTGTACAAACCAAACAGGGCGCTCTTCCATTTTTGGATAGCGAGTTCCCTGTACGAAATCTTCATAATTTTTTACTTCAACAGGAACTTTGATTCTTGATTTAGCAAACGCTACATCACATCCAATAGTTGCTAGTCGTTTTGCCCCACGTGGGTCTGGCATTAATTTATATGGCCACATGAATACACATGTGACACTATATTTACCTATGTCTGGGCCCTGTACTAATTCCCCTAGTAGCCAATTTTTATAAGCATAAAGATCGGCTTCATCTAATACACGCTCAAAATCAAGTAATATGGACATTGTACCATCGCTTGTAAATACTCCTTTTATGGAGCTTACAATACTTACAAAGTCAATGTCATTAAAAAAGTTATCTGCGGAATGTTGTTTCATCTAGTATTTATCTTAGAGGAATATATTTATGTAGAATCAAAAAAATATGTTGAGCCTAATATTTATCAATTATCTCTGTGTTTACCTAGTACGTTATATCATACCTGAACAATCTTTAAATACTTTTGAATGTGATTACATTCTTAGCTCTAACAAAGGAGATCAAGTTGAGTAAAAGAAAAACTAGTGCGTTACGCAGTAAAGAAGATCCTAGACAAATACAACAAAACAGAAACGAAGTGAAAACATTCTACATGAATCAATCTAAAACAATAGACTTCAGCCAAGCTCAACCCCGAGCCAAACGGAAAGCTGTTGAATTGATTCCAAAGTCTCAAAACCAAGAAAAATACATGATGGCCCTCCTAGATGATGAAACCGATATAGTCGTAGTTTCAGGACCTGCAGGTACGGGCAAAACTTATCTTGGAATGTTAGCCGCTATTAAGGCTATGAGAGAAGGTGTCTGCGAACAAATTATTTTAACCAGACCCGCGGTCGGCGTTGATGACGAAAAACATGGCTTCTTGCCTGGCGACTTAAATGCCAAAATGGAACCTTGGACTCGTCCATTACTTGATGTTTTAAAAGAATATTATTCAGTTAAAGAAATAGCCCAAATGCTAGACGAACAAATCATTGAGATAGCACCACTAGCATTTTGTAGAGGTAGAAACTTCAAACATAGCTATATTATTCTAGATGAAGCACAAAATGCCACACCTAGTCAACTAAAGATGATTATGACAAGAATCGGAGTTGGCAGTAAATTAATAATCACAGGAGATATTGAACAAGCAGACAGAAAAACTTCACAAAATGGTCTTATGGATCTAATAGATAGACTGGGACAGTATCAAGTTCCAGGTCTAACATCTTGTAAATTTGATGTGCGTGACGTACAAAGACATAAAATTATTGAACATGTCTTAAAGTTGTACTCATAAAAAACGGGGCCTAGGCCCCGTTTTTACTTTTCTTTAGCTGTTATATGGGCTTCTTTCTCTAGCTGCCCAATCAATGCTGGATAAATTTTTTTATAATAATCATTCATCCTGTCCCAATCTGTATCTACAACCTTTCCTTCAATAACGCATTTTAAGACTTTCTTTTCGGCATAGTCTAAAATAACATTCATTAACTGTTGATCGGTTAATTTTACACGCCTAGACATGGATACAGCCTCGTCAATTTGACCGTTAGGCTTTCTTATAAATTGTATAAACAAATATCTCATAATGACAATTCTGCCAAAGTTGCTGCTAATGAAATTTCAGGAATACCTACCAATGGTAGATTGGCAAGACCATTGCGAATGATTATAATATTAGCATCACGCCGTTCATTAGTTGTGCCCCAAAGGTCAAGATTGTCGTACATCCATTTATATGTATCTTCAATGCGTGTTGGATACAACGCAATATAATGTAGCAGTTGTTGACGACCTTCTATAATTTTACCACTTTTAAACAATTGTGCGGCTTCAACTAGAATAGAATCTTCACTTGAATTAGTATCTACATTAGAAATGAGTTTACCTGTATTACTGTTTACTTGAAGTTGGTTTAGACAACGCCTAAGATCAGGATAAGTTCCACGAATATAGTTATCTAGTGTATCTAAGTCAAACTCTACGCCCTCAGTAACAAGAACAGTTGCGGCCCTAGCAGTAAACTCATTCATATCAGGTTTTGCGATATGAATCTTATGACACCTGCTATTACGCAATGCAGGGATAATCTTATGCTCATAGTTACAAGTTAAGATATACCTAACAGTCATATGATATGTTTCCATATCACCGCGCAATGCTGCCTGACTTGGCTGAGTTAGATAATCAGCCTCATCTAGTAGAACGATTTTGAATTTACCAAAAGGCATTGTTTGAACAAAGCCATTGATTTTTTCACGCATATTATCAATACCATTTTCACGGCTGGCATTGATTTCTAGTACATCATACTCTTCCACACCTAGTTCTTTAATAAGAACCTTAGCAAGTGTAGTCTTACCTGTACCTGGATCCCCACTTAATAAAAGATGGGGAATAGATCCTTCACTAATCCATTGCTTGACCTGACTTTTCAGTCGGTCATCAGTAAACACATATTCATCTACATTTGTGGGACGAAATTTCTCAACCCAAAGCCTATTTTTCATTTTTTCTCACCAAATAATTGAAGTAACGACAAGAAGATATTAATGAAATCTAGGTATAAAGTCAAGGCTCCCGTGACTTCTGCTGTCCCAGTTTCATCATAAAACAGCATTTCTCTAATCTTTTGGGTATCATACGCAGTCAAACTCAAAAAGATGATGATAGCAAGTGCTGAGATTACCATTTGAAATACAGTACTACCAATAAAAATATTAATGATACTGGCAATGATAATAGCAATAAGGCCAACAAACATAAACTGACCCATACTATCAAGGTTTGTCTTCGTGAAATATCCATAAAAACTCATAACACCAAATAGTACTGCCGCACCCATAAATGCAGTAATGATACTACCCATTTGAAACACAGCAAAAATGGTAGCAAAACTTAGTCCCATAAGGGCGGCAAATCCATATAGCATAAGAAATGCTACTTCCCTAGATGGGCTACGAGATAGTACAAAAGTAATCGCAAAAATAGCAATGAGAGGTGAAAACATCACGATCCATTTCATTACACCAGTAAAGAAAAATGCTAGTAATTGGGGTGATGTACCAACAAAATAACTAACAAGCATACTGACCAAAACAGCAAGACTCATGTTCTTATAAACACCAGCCATTGCTGTATTGATTGTAGTAGCGTCTGGATAAACTCTAGGGGTATAAAACATAATTAACTCCTTAATGTTTCAAAACTAATAATCTTACCTAACTCTTCACCAAGGTCTTTATCCTCAGTAACAATATGTAATTTATTTTCGCTACGGTCACGGTGTCTATCGTATTGATGGTATTCAACGATGAATCCACCATTTGCTTTATACACAGTGAAGTTCATGCCAAATGAATTTAGGTTAGAGGTCTTGGGTGAACCAGCAATAGTTTGGTTTGCATAAACTTCTCCAACACTAGCATCTTTCAAAGAACTATTGAATTTTTTGTTAAGCCAACGAATAATAAATTGCATTTAGATTACCTTATCACCCATAGTATGATCTAGCACAGGTTCGTCACTAACCATTAAAATATCATTGTTATCTACTTTACGGATAGTAAGTTCACCTGAACTATCTTCAATTTTAATACCGCGAGTCCAACGACCGTGGCTAATTAAAATATATTGACCAACTTGAACATCTTTTTGTTCAGGTCCAATCGCATATACACGACCCCAACGAGGTCTGATACCTGAATTTTTCATATCATCATTGGGAATAATAATTCCACCTGCACTGATACGCTCATCAAATGCCATGTCTGACACAATAACTGCATCATGCAAGGCTCGTAAATTATTAATCTTGTGTGGTTGTATTGCCATTTTTACTATTAATCTCCTTTGATTTAATTTCTTTAACTTCCACTTTACTTTCTTTGACTTCTAAAGCCTTAATTTCTTCAACTTCTAAATCATCTTCAAACTCAGCCTCAAGTTCTTTTTCAAATGTGGTTAATTCTTCTTTAACTACGTCAGGTTTGACCTTGTTTCTTTCAATGGGCTGAGATGGTTTTCTAACTACATTGGCTGAACGGTTACCTACAGTTTTTGCATAGTTTTCGTTAACTCTATTAGTAGCGCTTTTGATTACCTTTCCAGTAGAATCAATTGTGTCACCGCGAGCATTAACTTTCATATTACCAACTGCTCTTGCCTTTTCGTTTTTAGCAGCCAATGCTCCCATGTCTACTACTTTTCCCATTGCTGTTTTATATTTCATAATGAAACTCCTTATATAGAATATTTATTTTAAGAATTCATCAATTGATAAATCATAATATAATGAATTAATACGGTGAACTCCTAACAAAAATAGTACAAAACTGGCTACACTACTACCTCTACCCACGCCCCATACTATATTATTTGCTCTCATAGTATCTACAAAATACTTGAGATAGCGTAACAAATCAAACATTTCCCGTTCTTGGAATAATATTAATTCTTCACCAACTCTTTGTAGTTCTTCATCGTTTTTACACAAGTCTAATACATATTTGGCAATGTCAAAATTCTTATACTCTTCGGGCATTAACCAATTATTTTGTAACCTATTGTCAAATTCTTCAATAGTTAATTTAGGATCGGAATAGACTGTAGTATGTGGTACATCAGACAAATCTAATATATCTGAAAACTGTATGGGTTTTTCTACCAAAACTTGTTTTAGTTTTCGTACAGGGTCCCTCAAATATATTTCACAGATATCACTTTCTGTGTAAATTTGCTGCCCGTACAAATCTGTTTTCATAACTGATTGTAACACCTCTTAAGGTAAATATCAAGAGTTACTTGTCCAAATTCAAGAAAACAATCTCGTTGTCAGTAGAACTGTCTTTTTGCTTCCAAGCTAATCCCAAATCGATCCAATCATTGGTATCTTTTTTAAGTTCAACTATTTTGTCTTTTTTGTTTAATTTCTTTGCCCAATCTGTAATACAGGGTCCAGAATTATTCCACCAAGAAACATTTCTATTCCAAAAATCAACATGTTCATCATGGGTAACATAAAACTCTACATCATCGGATATTAATGATGAAATTTTTATTTGTGTGACATATAATTTACTGTCAGTAATAGTATTAATCTTTTTTAATAACACCAAAGCTATTATCTGATCATATGGTTCTTCGGGCAATGTACAAACTCTTAATCCTGCTTTAATATAATTTTCAATTACAGTTTTATTAGTTTCATGTACAAAAATACAATTGTCTAATCCATTGATAAACAAATGCTTAATACGGTCTAGTGCGATATTTTGTATTGATATATCTTCAACCGTTACTTCCATATAAAGCCTAATATTATAGGTATTAATTAGGAATTTATTTTCATAATATAATCCTGCTTGAAAGGCAAAATCTTTTGATACTCTAGCGCTCATTTTGTTTCTTTATATCAATCTTTGAACTAATATTTTGTTTTTTTATGAGATCATCCATTTTCTTTTGGTATTCATCTTTATAACTACCGATTGCCATTTGTAATTGATGAATTAATGGACCATTTCCAGTCCTATAAGCAAAATTTAATTTTCCAGTGAGATCAGATATCGTAGTTTGTAAGTCTTCTAGTTTTTTATCAGATAAATCAGTTATGAATGGATGCATTTAATTACCATGAATTAAGAGGAATTCTTCGCCAAATATCAGACCCTACATATATGTTAGCAGTTGTAGCAGTAGCATTAGAACTTAATGTTAATGTTGTACCTGCTACACCATTTGTCCTAGATTGACTAATAGTTATATTCGGGCTAGATATAGTTTTAATATAATAGACTGTATTTGCAACTATTTCTGCAATATTTGCTGTAAAAATGATTGGAGCATTAACTACTAGACTAGTGGTATTGTTTAATGTTATCACATTGGTTGTCACTGTAGTGTTTGCAACATTTTTATTATAAACTGTAGAATTATAATCATCAGTAGATACATACAAGTATCTTGCAGGATTAGCAAACATTGTAGTGCCTGAAGCATTTGCCCCAATTGCAATATTAGCCCCACCGATAGATGATGACACAGTAAATGTAGTACTAGACACTACATTTCTTACATAATATGTTGTTCCTACTACGATATTACCTGCAAGTGAAGTACCGGTAAATACTATTGGTAAATCAGTATATAGTTGTGTAGTATTGCCTGAAGTTGTAAGATATGGGTCTGTATTAGCAACGGTGATTGTTAATTGATTAACGCTAGGATCAACTGCTACTGTTCCTGCTACATCACCTTGAAATCCAGTTGGTGCTGGACTTCTTTGTTGAATTTGTGTAGATTGTCTTGGTCTATTATATGGTTCAATTGTAATAGTATTACCGCAATCTAAACTACTTAATCTGTAATCTAGTTGAGATACATTATAAGGGGTAGTAATATTTGAAGTACCAATAATATAATTTTCTAAACTAGTTAAACCAAAATTGTTATTTGATACTACTACTTCGCTAGGCCAAGTGATTACCGCATTTGCATTACTAATTGCCAATTGTAATTGAACATTACTCTGAGTGCCAGTAGGAGCCCAGTTACCAAATTGAAAGGTAGTATTAGCCGTAACAGTACCATATTGTACGTCACCTAATGAAACATCAACTAATACTGTGCCGGATAAGCTATTGCCCAAATTAAAAGTAGTTGCTCTAAAACTTCTCGTACTGGCATTGCTAATCAAAGTATTAGCCATGTTATTGTCTACAGTGGTATTATTTAATGCGGACTTGACAACAACTTTGTTTTGTAAATCAGTGATCTCCGTACCGGCGGTATCAATATTAGTTTTTATAGCATTGAAATTATTCCTAAACCCTTGGCTACTATTATTCTGCCCGGGTGTAGGATAATTAACATCTATTCCGTTTGTATTAATTGCGCTACTCATAATTCATTTCCATATAGTATTTAGTACTGAGATTCGTCAGGTAAAATTGTTTGACGGGGGAATAGTACATAAAAATCTTTACTATCAACAGGATCGGGAACAGGTGTTCCACTAGGTAAACCAGTCCACGTGGGCGGTACTAACCTATTATCATAGTTATATGTCATACTCTTGTCTACACTAAATCTATCAATTCTAAAATTAATCATATTTAATGTATATGGCAAACCATCAGCCTGTGTCCAATTATTATTAATATTATTTTTTATAATTTCTGCACCACCCGGTTGAGTATAACATATTACCCAAGCTTGAGTATACCCCAATGTACTACCATCTATTTGTTGACTAGTCATCCATAATGGTAACAATCTACTATCATATTCTTGCCCCAATACTTGTGCTACTCGGTTACGCATATTATATAAACTATTTGGATATAATGTACGGGCGTATCCTGGAGTTAAGCTGGTATAGTACAGTTGTCCTAATATATCTTCATAGCTGGTAAACACATTTGTTACACTAGTATACCATGGACCTTGACCTAAATCAATTAATACTGGCCAATATATTGAACTTGCCACACTAACACCCTTAGGGTTAACTAAATTATCTATAACTTGACTATACACTACTTCATAAATTATATTACCATTCTCATCTCTTGCAATGGCAGTTTTTAATTCGCCTAATGTAATGTTCCTCCAATAATGATTTCTAGTTACAGCCGCAATGTACTCAGCTACATCACTAGCATATATACCATATGCGTGTTCGTAAATTACACTAGATGCTTTACCAAAATAAATGTCATTGGGACGATATAATAAATCATAAGGTATTAGTGTATCATCATTCAATAAAGAATCAATCATAACTCTATCTTGTATACTAGGAGTAGCTTTTATGTACAATGTATCAGTAGGTTGACTAAATTCTTGCAATACAGTTAATGTAAAGGTTCTATTAGAAAATACTATAGGATAAATTGGTGAGTATGCTTGTATTGTAAAGGTAAATACTGTGTTATCACCTTGTTCTAATAAATTAGCGGTAGGTTGATCTGCTACATACCCAGTTATTTGTCCATTAGACAAAAGTGTTAAATTCGGGGGCAATTCCCCGTCTATAACCCTAAATTGTAATGCAACATCTGCTGTCGCTGATACACCTTTTGTACTTACAGTACCATTAAAAATAGTTCCTAAATTACTAGGAGTAACCCATGTAATAACACCTGTTATTGCATTTGCTAAATTAAATGAGAAGTTAAAAAAGGGTGTTTGTATTGTTGGGTTGGCTGTTTTATAAACAGCAACACCAAAATTAAATTGGTTAATACCTTCAGTTGATATCGAAGGAGTACCTGTTATCCAACCTGTTGCACTGTCACCGGTAAGTGCAGATGGTAACTCTGAGTATACATAAGTAATACCATTGCCATCAAAATCATGTCCAATTATCTTAAATGCAAAATAATTATCACTTTGGATAGTTCCAATAAATGCCAGTGAACTTGGGGGATATGTATCATTATATCCACTATCTATCGGCGGTAATACATAATATCCATAATATGGATCAGCATCAGTTATGTTAAATGATTGTGGTCTAGTATTATATATTGTAGGTGTTCTGCTATTTGCAGGAAAGCCTGGACCACCTTGACTTATGGGAGTATTCTGATTTATGATAGTCATACTATATGACCCTGAATCTCCTCCTAATGGACTGTTTAATGTTAATGTAAAAACATATGACCTAATAGTTGGTTGTCCAATTGAAAGTGTAGGCAATGTAACTGTCATAAATCCTGTACCACTAGCAAGCGCTAATGTAGGACCGTTTTGAGTAGTACTTATTGTAAAAGTAGTACTATCTATGATACTTTTAATATAATAAGTAATACCTGCTTCTAAACCACCAAATACCGAGGCCCCGGTAAACACGACTGGTCTACCAAGAGCGAATCCTGTTGTAGTTAAACATGTAATTATATTAGTAGTTTCTGTTACAGTTGCCGCTGTAACAACTTCAGGTAATGTCACTGACGCTGTAGGTGGTTCAGCATATCCTCTTATTAATCCAGTTTGATTAATTTCTAGTCCTACGGGCAGCGCTCCCTCTATCAATGAAATAGTTACAGGATTCTCTGAATCAGGATTAGCATATTCAATTTGAAGTTCTATCCACACACTGTCGTTTGACGTTAAAATACTACCAGATGGGGTGACAAAAGATGGTATTGCAGTGCCAGAGATAGTCATTGAAAATGTTCTATCTCTTATGTTTCCTAAATTATCAGTGGCTCTTATAGTAAAAGTTGATGTAGTTTCTTGTGTTACTAATGAAGGTGTACCGTAGATTGTTCCTAGGATATCAATTGATAATCCTGCCGGTAAAATAGCACTTAGTAATGTATAAGTTACACTGGTGGCAGGAGCCACTGGTGTGGCTATTAATTGCGTAATAGTAGAAATTCCCGATGGGAAAGTTCCTAAAGTTCCTGCTGGTGTAGTCCAAATTGGTTGTGCCATTTTACCCTTGAAGCAAATTCAATGCAATTTGATAATGATGCTTTCTATCTTCCAATCCAATAGTTCCGCCATTAATTCTTTTAGTCAATGTAACAAAATCATCACGGTCGCAATATTGATTTAATTTATTATTATCCCAAAACCATGCTGCACTAACTAATGCGCCGTTTGGAGTTTCTAAATAGGCTACTGTATCATCAATACTCATGTCCAGTGCCTGTGCAAACTTAGTATAATTATCTCTTCCTGTTAACTGTATTAATCCACGCCCACAAAAACGATATCCATCACCTGATTCTTCAGAACCATTTTTCATTCTGTTAGCATATACACGATTAGCAATCTTTTCTGGTTTCTTCTCGTATTGCTTTGCAGTAGCTTCATCGGGGAAGTATTTTTTGAAAGTAGTCATCAACCCTTTAGCACTATAATTTAAATTTTCTTTTATAGCAGTAAACCCACCTGATTCGTGTGCTACTTGTGCTAAAAACCCTGCTATTCTTTTTGGGTTGTCAAACATTTCATAATATTGACCCACTGTGTTAATCGGTTCAACGTAATTTTCTAAAATTGCAGGTTTTGTTTTTGGACAAATTGCTCTTAATATATCTAATGTTATCATAATATTTCCTTATGCGTATGTAGCGCCTACTGTATACCACTGAGTTGTAGTTGGTGCAATAAATTGTATTGTTGCGTTCGCAACTTGCGTCAATCCTGCATTGGCTGCTAGTGCATTAATTGCTGCCCCAGTTGCAGGGTATACTAATAAACTGTTTGCACTACTATTAGTAATAGTTAATACCATACCAGCTACTGCTGTTGGTAATACTACACCATTGCCAGATAGAACAGTAGAAACAATGTTCATCTCTTTAGTCAATGCTGTAGCAGTACCTTGAGTAGAACCTGCTGCTGATATTGCAGTACCAACTGAACGTATGTGATATGATGTTACTGTTACATTACCTGCTGATATATTACCAGTAGTACTAATAGTATTACTACCAGCAGCCACGATACCAATTAAATTACCGCCAGTTATATTACCTGTACCAGTAATTACCCCACTACCAAAGCCTAAGTTACCGACGTTCGCATTACCTGAAATATTTGCTGTACCGGTGATATTAGCACCAGTGCCGGTTACAACGAACACATTAGCATTACCAACTGCTGATAAATTAATATTGGCATTTGCTACAATAGATATGTTGCTGTTACCATTAATAAATGTACCAGTAAAATAATTAGCACTTACTAAGTTTGCTCCAGTAATATTACCACCGGTTCCAGAGCCTACTGTAATATTACCAACGTTAGTATTACCAGTGATGTTAGCAGTACCAGTGATGTTTGCACCAGTTCCAGTTACAACTAGCACATTAGCATTACCAACCGCACTTATATTAACGTTTCCGTTAGCAGCAGGTATATTAACATTACTATTACCGTTTGCGTGAATACCAATCAAGTTACCACCAGTAATATTACCAGTAGTAGTAATTGTATTTGACCCAGCAGCGATAATACCAATTAAGTTACCACCAGTAATGTTGCCGGTACCAGTAATTACACCACTACCAAAGCCTAAGCTACCTACGTTAGCATTACCTGAAATATTTGCTGTACCGGTGATATTAGCACCAGTGCCGGTTACAACGAACACATTAGCATTACCTGCTGCACTTATATTAACGTTTCCATTAGCGGCAGGTATATTGACGTTACTATTACCATTTGCATGAATACCGATTAAGTTACCTGCAAAAGTAACGTTACCTGCAAGATAACTATTACCTGCTGCTACAAATAATGAATATGGATTAGTAATTGTAGCATTTGTATTAGCAACTGGCGCACCTGCAATATAAAACGTTGCTGCGTTAGTAAATGTAACAGTAGCATTTGCTGCTGCTAAGTTTGGTGCTGCTATTGCGTGTATTGCTGCATTAGCGATAGTAGCACTGGCTGCTGCTGAATTATCTGTATAGGTAGAGAATATTGCACGAATACCCAAATTACCTGTTATAGTTGATACATTGGCATTACCTGTAGCAGCACCTGATGCTGTATAGTTATTTGCAAATACAGTTCCGTTTGCTGCATTAGCAATGATAGTAGAAGCGTTTGCTATGTTACCATTAACTGTAGTAATATTACCTGTTGTAGCAATTAATGTTGTTGTACCTAAGTTACCAGTGTTAGCATTACCTGAAATATTTGCTGTACCACTAATATTTGCTCCAGTACCAGTAATTGTCAATGTAGTATTACCAACAGCCGCTATTGTGACATTGCCGTTTGCAGTTGCAATGTTGACATTACTATTACCGTTGGCTAAAATACCATATAGATTACCAACAAATGTAGTTGCGTATAATGCACCATTACTTGTGTTTGCAACGAACGCAGCGTTAGCGTTCATTTGTACGTTACCTGTTAATGCATTAGTAAAGTTAACATAATAGTTACCTGTAGATGCTGTAGTAATAGTACTATAGTCCGAAACGTTAGCATAAGCAACACTAAGATTAGAAACACGAGTTGTACTTGTTACTACTAACGGCGCAGTACCGGTTGCTATGTTTGATATTAGTTGAGGTGAAGTAACGTTTGCTGAAGCAAGTACTTGAGCAGTTCCAATATTACCAACGTTAGCATTACCTGAAATATTTGCTGTACCGCTGATATTTGCACCAGTACCAGTAATTGTCAATGTAGTATTACCAACCGCTGCTATTGTCACGTTACCGTTTGCTGTAGCAATATAAACGTTACTATTACCATTAGCAAGGGTACCGATAAAGGTGTTAGCACTTATTACGTTAGAACCAGTAATATTACCACCTGTACCGCTACCAACAGTGAGAACATTACTACTAGCATTAAACGCTAGACCACTAGTACTTACTTTTACTGTTTGAGTGCTTCCTGCAGCGGCAACCATTACTGGGTATAATGGGTTAGTTGTTGTATCATTTGTTGCGTTGAGTGATGTTGACGTACCTGCAACACCGCTGTATCCTGATGTACCAGAATATCCACTTACACCTGATCCTGAGTATCCGCTTACACCTGCATTACCTGAGTATCCACTGACACCTGTGTATCCACTTATTCCGGTGTACCCACTGACCCCAGTATATCCACTGATACCTGATGTACCACTTACGCCTGTATATCCTGATATACCTGTGTATCCACTTATGCCTGAAGTACCTGAGTATCCACTTCTCCCTGATGTGCCGGTGTATCCACTGATACCAGATGTACCACTTGTACCAGTGTAACCACTTACACCTGAAACACCAGTGTATCCACTTACCCCTGTATATCCACTAACACCAGTGTAACCACTAACACCAGTGTAACCACTTATCCCTGATGTACCAGTATATCCGCTTATACCTGATCCTGAGTATCCACTGATACCTGATGTACCACTGATACCTGATGTACCACTGATACCTGATGTGCCACTTGTACCAGTGTAACCACTTATTCCTGATGTACCTGAGTATCCACTTACACCTGTATATCCACTAACACCAGTGTATCCACTTATACCTGATGTACCAGTATATCCACTAATACCTGATCCTGAGTAGCCGCTTATTCCTGAAGTACCGCTTATACCCGATGTGCCACTAGTACCTGATGTGCCTGAGTATCCACTTGTTCCAGTGTATCCACTTATACCTGATGTTCCGCTTATACCTGATGTTCCAGTGTAACCACTAATACCTGATGTACCAGTATATCCACTTGTTCCAGTATAGCCACTTATACCTGATGCACCACTTATACCTGATGTACCGCTTATACCTGATGTACCGCTTATACCTGATGTACCGCTTATACCTGATGTACCTGAGTAGCCACTAACACCAGTATAACCACTTACCCCTGTGTATCCACTTATACCCGATGTACCAGTATATCCACTGACACCTGTGTATCCACTTACACCAGTATACCCTGAAGTTCCTGAATAACCACTGCTACCTGATGCTCCCGAGAATCCACTAACACCATTAGTTAATGCTAAGATTAGAGGTAAATTATTACCAAAATTAGTAGAACCTGTTCCTCCCGAACCTGTTGATACTACTGGAAGTGTCCAATAAGTTGTATTATTTGTAGGAGTACCATTGATTTCAAATATTTGATAATTATTACTTTCGGCAGCATCTTGTAAAGTAATTAATTCTGTTTGACTTAGTAATGCTAAGAATATCTCAATATCTACTCCATCTGAAGTAACATGGTTTACATATATCTGAGTAGCACTAGTTTGTGTACTATTGTTCCAAATAATATCCCCAGTTGCAGGAGGCGCACTTTGTGTACTAGTATCAGCAAGATAATTGAAGTAACTACTTGATGTACCTTGTTTACCACTAGTACCTGAGGCACCGCTGTATCCACTAACACCGCTAGAACTACTATAACCGCTTAAACCTGATGTACCACTGTATCCACTTACTCCTGTATATCCACTTGTACCACTTGTACCACTTGTACCAGTGTATCCGCTAGTACCTGATGCGCCCGATGCACCTGAATATCCACTTACTCCTGTATATCCACTGATACCCGATGTACCGCTTATACCTGAAGTACCACTATATCCGCTTATACCAGATTCTCCACTTACACCTGTATAACCACTTATTCCTGATGTACCTGAATAACCACTAACACCAGTATAACCACTTATGCCTGATGTTCCACTTATGCCTGATGTTCCACTTATGCCTGAAGTACCTGAGTAGCCGCTTGTTCCAGTATATCCACTTATGCCTGATGTGCCGCTTATGCCTGAAGTACCTGTGTAACCACTTATGCCTGAAGTACCTGTGTAACCACTTGTACCCGAATAACCACTAATACCTGATCCTGAGTATCCACTGATACCTGATGTACCACTGATACCTGATGTACCACTTGTACCAGTGTACCCGCTTATGCCTGATGTACCGCTTATTCCTGATGTTCCACTTATTCCTGAAGTGCCTGTATAACCACTTGTTCCTGATGTACCAGTATATCCGCTTGTACCAGTATATCCGCTTGTACCAGTATATCCGCTTGTACCTGAGGTACCACTAGCACCAGTATATCCGCTTGTACCTGATGTACCAGTATACCCACTTACTCCTGAAGTACCTGAGTAGCCACTTGTTCCTGAATATCCACTTGTTCCGTCTTGACCATAATACCCGCTACTACCTGAATATCCACTGATACCTGATGTACCACTTGTTCCAGTGTAACCACTTGTTCCTGATGTACCAGTATATCCGCTTGTACCAGTATAACCACTTATACCTGATCCTGAATAACCACTTACACCTGAGAATCCTGATGGACCTTGAAGTGGTCCAATATTGGTATATGTGTTATCGCCATTACTTAATGCACCATCACCTGCATTATATCCACCACCAGCAGCTAGAACGATATATAAATATCCTGCAGGTTGACCAGATGGTAATAAAGTAGAGTTCGCAACTGAACCTTGAATAGCGACTGATTGACCTGAGTATCCGCTTCTACCTGATGTACCACTGATACCTGATGTACCTGAGTAGCCACTTACGCCTGATCCTGAATATCCACTTACGCCTGTGTATCCACTTACGCCTGTGTATCCACTTACGCCAGTATAACCACTGACACCTGATGTACCACTAATACCGGTGTATCCACTAATACCGGTGTATCCACTAATACCTGATGTACCACTTGTTCCTGAGTAGCCACTGATACCTGATGTACCACTAGTACCGGTATATCCACTGATACCTGATGTACCACTTGTTCCTGAGTAGCCACTGATACCTGATGTACCACTATCTCCCGTATAACCACTTATACCAGATGTGCCACTTACTCCAGTATATCCGCTGACACCGGTATATCCACTAATTCCTGTCGTACCGCTTGTACCTGATGTGCCACTTGTACCTGAGTAGCCGCTGATGCCTGAACCTGAATAACCACTTATACCAGATGTTCCGCTTGTACCGGTGTATCCACTGACACCAGTATATCCACTAATCCCTGATGTACCACTTGTTCCAGTATAACCACTGATACCCGATGTACCACTTGTTCCAGTATAACCACTAATCCCTGATGTACCACTTGTTCCAGTATAACCACTAATCCCTGATGTGCCACTTGCCCCGGAAGTTCCTGTGTAGCCTGAAACACCAGTATAACCTGAAACACCAGTATAACCACTGATACCCGATGTACCACTAGCTCCTGTATAACCACTAATCCCTGATGTGCCACTTGCCCCGGAAGTTCCTGAATATCCAGAAGTTCCTGAATATCCCGATGTACCACTTGTTCCAGTATATCCTGATATTCCCGATGTACCACTTGCTCCGGTGTATCCTGATATACCTGATGTTCCAGTATAACCCGAAATACCACTTGCACCTGATGTACCGCTTGTCCCTGAATAACCACTAATACCAGAATATCCACTAGTACCCGATGTACCACTAGCTCCTGTATAACCTGATATACCTGATGTTCCAGTATAACCACTGACCCCAGTATAACCACTGACCCCGGTGTAACCACTGATACCAGTATACCCTGATATACCCGATGTGCCACTAGCACCGGTATAACCTGATATACCAGAATGTCCAGATGCACCAGTATATCCTGATATCCCCGATGTACCACTAGCTCCTGTATAACCTGATATACCTGATGTTCCTGTGTAACCACTGACCCCAGTATAACCACTTACGCCGGTATAACCACTGACCCCAGAATGCCCAGATGTACCGCTTGCACCAGTATAACCAGATATCCCTGAAGTACCTGATGTGCCAGTATAACCAGATATCCCCGATGTACCACTAGCTCCTGTATAACCTGATATACCTGATGTTCCTGTGTAACCACTGACCCCAGTATAACCACTGACCCCGGTGTAACCACTGATACCAGTATACCCTGATGTACCGATTGCACCAGTATAACCAGATATCCCTGAAGTACCTGATGTGCCAGTATAACCAGATATCCCCGATGTACCACTATCTCCTGTATAACCTGATATACCACTTGTGCCTGAGTATCCACTGACACCTGTATAGCCTGACGTTCCAGTATATCCTGAAGTACCTGTATATCCACTGATGCCTGATGTACCGCTTGCCCCCGTGTAACCACTGATGCCTGAATGTCCACTTATACCACTTGTTCCTGAATAGCCCGAAGTTCCTGAGTATCCCGAAGTTCCTGAAGTACCTGTATATCCACTGATGCCTGATGTACCGCTTGCCCCCGTGTAACCACTAATACCGCTAGTACCTGAATATCCTGATGTACCGGTATATCCACTCGTACCTGATGTACCTGATGTACCGGTGTATCCACTCGTACCTGATGTACCTGATGTACCACTTGTACCTGAGTATCCACTAGTACCTGATGTACCCGATGTACCCGATGTTCCAGTATATCCTGAAGTGCCTGAGTATCCACTGATTCCTGTAAAGCCTGACGTTCCAGTATATCCTGAAACACCGGTATATCCACTTGTACCTGATGTTCCGGTGTATCCACTAGTTCCTGATGTTCCTACTGCACCTGAATAACCAGTATATCCACTGTATCCGCTTGTACCTGAAACACCTGAATATCCCGATGTACCTGAAACACCACTAACACCGGTATATCCTGAAACTCCTGTGTACCCGCTGATACCACTATAACCACTTATACCTGTATATCCACTTGTACCTGATGTTCCCGACCCAACTGCTGAACTTGGATTAATCCAAGATAAATTTCCTGAACCATCAGTCTGTAATATATATCCGCTAGTTCCACCAGACATGTGTATGTTAGATGTACTACCTAATGTAACATTACTTGTGCCAGTAAAATTAACGTTACCGGATACTGTCAATGTCCCTGTACTGCTAATGTTTGCTCCACTAAGATTAGCAGTTGTGCTAATATTACCCGTTGCAGAGATTGCATTTGAAGATATATTTCCAGTGACCGTAAGATTACTACCTATGTTAGCATATCCAGTGGCTATAATATTAGCTAAATTAGAAAAACCATTTACTAATAAATTTCCACCTATTGAAGCATTACCAGATAATATAATATTAGTAACGTTAGAAATAGTAGTAGGTAGGTCAACCCATAGAGTCTGAGAGCTAGAAGTAATAGAGGTATCTTGACTACCATTAGCATCACGACCTATGCTTAGTGTGCTTGTGTGAACTTGAACGCAGGCAATGTTAGCAGTAACGATAACATTACCAGTTGGACTACTTACTGTTATACCAGCTCCAGGAGTCCTATTGATTGATGAAACCGCTGCGCCTTGTAGGCCTGAATAAATTTCTGTAAAGTTTTCTTGTACTTTTTGAAAGGCCGTTCTTATCGCATCCGCATCCGGATCGTCAGGAAACGTACCAAAGTCTATATTCTGCTGGCTCATCCTATCATTACCTCTTTATTCTAGTATTTATCGTTTTGAGATAAAGAACGCCATAGCCAAAAAAATACCCAGCTAAGCTGGGTATTTCTTATCAGTTGCTTTTACTTTATTCCTGCTAATTTCTTCCAATCAGCCACAAAATTTTCATTAACACCAGTACGCTGCCCCTGATGAGCAATCACTGGGATAGTTGTCTGACCAGTTGATTTTTGCTTATTCAAGCCACCTGAAATAACTTTAGTCATAAACGCAATATCTTGCTCAAATCCTGCATCTGTCCCTTTGCCTGGACCTCCACCAACTTGATTAGCCCATTCATTGACATTTTGAAATTCATCGTCTGTTGCAATTGCCTGATCTTCCGCTGCTTCAGCATTTTCATCAGCAGTTGTTTCTGCTGCGCCTGAATCAGGAGGATTATCTTCTGCTACATTGTAAGTCATTTGGTCTTCTGATTCTACTTCATCAACCATTTCTTTGTCATCACACTGGCAATCGCTTTCCATGTAACCACACTCATTACACTCTTCTTCATGATCTCCATGGTCGTGATCGGTATGACCTTGTTCTTCTTCGTAATCTCCATCACTACCTGACGTGTCACCGCCAGTTAATTTTTTCATTAATGCCATCATACCATCATGATCATCAACTACTTCAATACCACCTGGTGCTGTTCTAGGAGTTTCTTCACCGGGTGCGAACCCTTTGCTTTCATCTCCACCAAACAAACCTAAGCCTGCTGATTTGATTAAGCCTAACAACTGGTCGGCTTCGCCATCTTGTGCTGATACGCTTACTGAATCAGGGGAACCTTGATGACCTTTAGAGATAGAAACAGTCATACCTTCATTTACTTCTTTACCTTCTAAGATAGCAGTTAATTGCTTATCCCATGATTCAAAAGCAAATTCATCTAGTACATCGCTATCTTTGAAAGTTTGACCAAACGCTTTGAATGTATCGCCTGGCTTACGGGCTTGTTGCTTCATGTATTCACCACGACCAACTTCCATCATATCATCTTCTTCTAATCCATGAGCACCGTAACTAGCCATTGTGTCAACTACATCATGTTGTGATTCTTCACCGACATAACCTAAAATAGGTTGTTGACCATAGCACTCATCAAGACCACACTTGTAACCTTCATGATACTGTCTTGCTTCTTCCATATCATCATGGCGACAGTTATATGCTTGTTTGCTTAAACCATGTGCCTTACCTTCATGATAGGCTGCTTTTAAGTGATGGTCTCTACCTTCTTTAACAGCCTTCTTTTTCTTGTCGGCTGCAGCCTTTTTCATAGATTCTTTTGTATTGCCGTCATTGTCAATATCAGGGAAATCTGGCTTAGCGGCTTCTTTAACTGTTTTCTTTTTCATATCGTATTCAATGTCCTTAGCAACTTTTTTACCCGCACGTTCTGCTTTATTATCCTCAGCACTGCGCTTTTTACCATGTATGCTATCTTTTACTTTTTCATCATACTCAATATCTTTAGCTACTTTCTTGCCTGCTTTTTCAGCCTTATCATCTTTCTTTGCTGCTGCATCGGCTTTTTTCTTTGCTTCGCTAATAGGACTCATTAAACTGTCATTTGGAGGAATATCAGCCTCGTCAGTTTTTTTACGGAACTTACCTAAAGTTTTTGCAAGATTTGCTTGCTTTTCAGTACTAGCAGGATAATCTTCTTTATTAGATAATACTTTACTAGCAAATGAAGATGTACTCATTCCATGTGATTTTGCTTTTTTAGTGAAAGCACCTGGATGCTTGATAGCGCCTTTGATCCACTTTTCATTACCTTCTTCCATATCTTCTTCATCTAGTGGCTGAGTTGTACCAGGCTTTGTTAATTGTACTTGCCCTGTGTTAACTAAATCACCTAATTTTTTAACTTGGTCTGCTGAACCTACAGCAATAGTTTGACCTGTTTGTGTAGTCATTGTTGCAGGAGGCTTTTGTCCAGCAGGCTGGCCTGGCTTTACCATTACTTTCTGTGAAGGACTAGGTGCAGTAGCAGTTGATGTTGTGGTAGCAGTATTTTCTGCTAATACGCTTTCTACTCTTTCAACCCAATCTTTTAAACTTTTCTTTTTAGTAGCGCCTTCTTCTTTATCTTGAGGAGATTTATGTACTGTACCTTTTTTACCTGGTAATGATTTAGGCATTTTACCAATCATAACACTTTGTAGGTCTTTTGCACCAGAGTATCTATCTTTAGTATATGCTTCTCCACCTGCTTTCTTGGGACGACCACGACCACGCTTCTCTGCGCTAGAAGAGGTATCATCATCAGGATCTTGATCAGGATCACCTAACTCATCTGATGTTTTTCCATACTTACCTATTTTACCAGCAACTGGTGTGCCTCTTTTCATATTAGGCTTATCACTAAAATCACCAGTCTTACCTACACGGTATGATGGTGAATAGCTTGCTTCTTTAGCCTCATTAAGCTGAGCCATTTTTGATAATAAATCTTTCATGTCCATTTTTGTGTTCCTTATCTATTGAACTTAGCGCCAGTCGCTGGTTTATTTGGTCTAGTAATCTTACTCATTGGGCTATTGTCGCCCCTAGGATCTTGAGGTATAACTTTGAATGGATCAAATGCTGGTTGAGTTTTTTGTCCTGAATAAGGAATATCAATTTCATTATCCTTCATTTGATCTTTAATGCTTGTCAAATATGACTCGCCATATGCTTTGCTAGCCTCTTTACTGCCTGGTGCTGAACCCATTTCGTTTTTAGTCAATAATGGGCTTTCTTTCATTTGGTTAGCATACTCATCTGATTCTGTATTAATACTGTCGTTATAATCAGTATTAACTAAACGAACCATATCAACATTATATCCACACAACTGTGCTATTTGTTGAACCATTGGTTCTGTAGCTGGATATCTAAATTTACATTTGATAATAGTTACAGATTGATTGCTTAAATTAGGAAAACCATATGGATCTTTTTGAATAGGCGTGGTTGTAGGAGCACTGATATCGATAGGATCAAACTTACTTAGATTGTACTTGAATAAATCTAAGAAGTTTTTATCAACATCACCTGCAATTTTAATCGTGCAGTTATATGTATGCACACTTTCAGTAATATATTTTTTAAGGCTTTTCATTGCATGTTCCCGTATCTAGTATTTATCATTCATCATTCTTTTTAGCTGCTAGAATTTTTAACAACTCATTTCTATCAAGAGCCTTACCTTCACCTAATGGAGTATTTGCTATTTCTTCTACGGCAGGATTGGTTTTGTGGTCTAATGCAGCTTTCTTTAATTGTAATTCTATCATTTTAAGTTTCTTATTAATTTTAGCTGTCTTAGCAGTAATGGCATGATTTAACATGTTACTAGCTACGCTAAATATTTCACTGCTAAATCTGCTATCTACTTGCATACCTAAGTCCATAAGGTCTTTATAACTATTAGTAGCTAAATCAGCTAGACTGTCCATTTCAATATCAGCAACTTCTAATCCTCTTACTTGAGGTAAAGCATTTTCTATTTTTTCTAAATTAGTTAACGCTTCTTTAGTAACTTCTATTGCATTTTCAGGAATAGGTTTAGACAGAGATTCAATCTCTTCTTGTGGCAGTTCAAATAATTCTTCTAAACGTTTGGTCATAATATTATTTAGTCAGGTTTGGTTACCATTTCTAAATAAATCGGATTCAGTAATTACTCTAAATGTATATCCTTGACTTTTACAATATCCCATAGCCGCTTGCCACTTAGCATGATTTATAGCAACAACCATTCTATCTTTTGCACTGGCTGCTTTACTTTCTATAATACTTTGTTTTTTAGGTTTAATTTCTACAACTTCTGCTATTTTCTTGCCGAACTTATTTTCATAGACTACAAAAAAATCAGGAACATAGATAGTTGGTTTACCTGTGAATGGGTGTTTATATGGAATTCTTAATGCTTCACTAGCCCAGTACAGTACATTATTGTTACTGTCACAAAATGTCATAAATGTGAGTTCCCATCCTGAACGATATTTAGGAGTATGTTTTCCTATATATTTTTGAGGATTTTTAGGAGTATAAAACCCTTGTGCCCATTTCCCCATATCATTGTACTACATTTCTCGCTACAGGTTGATTGGGTCTAGGCACAACACTTACCCCATACAAAGAAGTTTTTGATTTCAAACTGTTTAGGTAATAACAAATAATTTTATTCATTTGTAATTTATTACCGCTGCCCTGTATTTCGTCTAATAAATCTAATACATTTAATCCTGTTTCAGTTGCTGCCCTAAACAAAACTGCTGTAAAATTTTGTGCTATAGTTTTAGTTTCACATACGCTAGTGAAGTATCCATATACAATATCAAATTGGTCTGCACCAACTCTTACATCAGTAGAATAAAAAGAATCAAAAATTCTAATAGTTTGATCTAAATTGGATCTGTTATCTATTATTCTAGCCACTTGTTCCACCTATATATGTTACTTGTGAACCTGCATAAGGATATTCACCAATTCCTTTGGGAGATTGTAGTGCTAGCATTGTAGGATAACCGGCGCCTGGATTAGGTGTAGATTGACCAATAGGATATAAAGTAGATAAGTTTCTATTATAATTTGGATTATTTCTTAATGCTACTGATAATCCTGCCACAGATTGCAATGCATCTGAAGTAACTAACCCTGGTGTTTTTTGATAGTTATAAGCTACATTTGGATTGTTTAACGACATATTATACCTTTCTTAATATGGACTCATAAATCCACCAGCAGGTGGAATGTAAACACTTTTTCCTGCAACAGGTCTATTATTACCTTTTGGTGTAACTGGACTTAGTATCTTATCATATGAGCCGTCTAAACCAAATCCTTGAACAATATTACTCGGAGTTTGACCATCCATAGCGCCTGCATTATAAACTACTGTTTCATATCCTAAATCCATTTGAATATCCATTGTACCACCACCTTCTGAATAATTGTAGGTATCATGATTTAATGAATTAATCATTGGATTAATTAATGTATATGCAGTAAACTTATGTTGGTTAAATCCAAATATAGTTATATTTTTGAAGAAGGGTACTTTAACTAAACTAGGATTAGGACTTTCTCCCCAATAACCCCAATTATTATTCCCAACAATATTATCTGTGTTTGTGTAAATGTTTCTATAATTATAATTAGCATCTGTGGCTGCTTGCACAGATCCACCGTTATCCGTAGTTGGTCTAGCAATTCCACCTCTAGCACCTTGAAAAACAGCACCAAAATTTGAACCATCTTTATAATAATATGTATAATATGCATCCCATAATTTGGTAATCATATTATTACTATCATCGTGAAAATTAATAGTAACAGGATTATATTTAATTTTAGTCTGTACGATTCTTTTTCTATTATATTGATTCATGTCAACAGTGTTTATTTGATAGCTAGGCAATTTAACACTTTTAACTAAAAGACCAAAATTAGCACCAGTATTTATATTCTGATCGTATGCTGTTTGGTTAACATCAAAATATACATGAAATAAAAATTTAAGTTTAGGTGCTCGTTCATAAACACCTGTTCTAAATATTTTTGCTGCGTGTTGAGCATCACGCAGATTTGCACCTGAAGCAGAATAGGATTTACCGTCATTAGGAGGACCGGGAGCCCCGGTCCTTCTTTGTAGGTTTTGCCCGTTAGAGTTAGCCATGCGTTACCTCTTAGGCTACGCTGGTAGCTGTATCTGTTGGGTTTCTCTGTTGCTGTGCAGTCTGTCCTACGCCTTCTTCGACTCCGTTGTATCCTGTTTGGATTGCGTTGTCGTATTGTATGGTTAATGCTATTCTAACGTCTTCGTTAGTACCATAGTTGACAGTGTTATAGTTAACTGATTCTAAGAAACATCCAACTAAATACCATGTTTCAAGTACTTGGGGTACTGCAACTCCATTACCACCGTCTAAAATTTCTAAAGTCATTGAAAACTTATAGTCACTTGCTGACGCAGCACTGGCTTGTTCTGCCATGTCTAATTGCTTTTGAACCTGTGCACCAACTGATCTAGATACTGCACCTGAGGCATCGTCACGAATGTTAGCAGTCATGGTCTGCCATGTATGCTTACCTGCCATGAAAATGGTAGAGTTGTATACTGGTAATGTAATCTTAGCGAACGAAAGGTTTGGTCTAGAACAATCAATAACTTGTCTTGTTAATTCAAGTCCATCATTATCACCAAAGTTAAAAAAGTTTAGACGGAATCTAAACTGTAACTTTGGCATCAACAAAGTTTGATTACCATTATTGGTATCGCTTGCTGATAGATTAACTAGTGTTTGTGAGGCTATCGCCATTTTAATTTCTCCTGTTAATATTATTTATCTTTTATTAAGGGGCATTTCTGCCCCTTAATCTTCTTATAGTGCTGCTAACTCACCTGTATTCAAAATACGAACTGGGATGTAGATGAATTCAGCTGCCTTAACAGGCTCAATCGCAACGTCTACCCAAAGCTCATTTCTATCAATTCTAGCAGGAGTGTTGTTTGACTCATCACACACAACTAGATAATCATAGATACCACGTTTTGCTTGTAAGTCAAGCATTAGTGATGTTACTGAGTTTGCAATTTGACCTCTAGTAAATGCATCGTTAGGTTCAAAGACAAACGGACGAGCCGCAATTGTCAATTGACGACGGATGTAAGCAATCAATCTTGCAACGTTAGTTCTATCCAATGCACTTGATGAGTCAAAGCTTGTCTTATTACCATAATTCAACAAGCCATTTCCTGTAAAGAATACCATTGGATTGATAAAGTTAATATATAAAACATCACGAATTCCTAATCTAGTTTTAATAACTTGGAATTCACCAGTTGTTCTATCTACATAACCAATGTTTGCTGCATTATCAATAACACCTCTTCGTGTACCTGCTGCTGCTAACCAAGGATAAGCAATATTATCATTGCGTAAGAATGTGCGTAGCATCATATGTGATGATGGAACTGCAACTTCGTTACCAGATAAATCAAATGCTATTCCACTTGGATAGAACAAGCCTAAGTAAGTATTGCGTGTTACACAACCTTCTTCACCTGTACTTGTAGCACCTGCTGCGTTTGTCGCCCATGCTTGAATATCAGTAGCATTATCAGGTAACCCTAATGGTGTGTCACCTAATATGTAACCTGTTTCACCACGATCGGCGTTTAGTACGACCATGTTAGGTTGTAGTTCAGGATAGTTAGGAGTAGCCATTAGGTTGAAGAAGTTATCTTCATCACGGATAGCTTGATTAGTATCAATTGTAGAGCGTAATGATTCTACAACCATTGCTCTCTGTGCTTTACGACCCATATATGGACTACCGTTAGACTGTAAGCCACTTGATGATACCCATGCATCTGTTTGAGTAGGTAATGTTTCTCCAGGGAAACTAGCTGAGTTAAAATAGTTAACTTTGTATTGCTTAACATTGTAACCTGAACGGCGTGTGTTGAACAATAACATTCCTACTGGATATAGACTTGAGCTTGGTGCATCTAAATCTAAATAATCACTACTTAACAAACTTGCTATTGTTGGAATAGGATCATCTGCTGGATTCGTATTATCGTTAGTTGCCCAACGAGCATCCGCAAATACTATACCAGTACTATTAACTTGATCTGTATTATCTATTAGAACCCATGTATCTGTACCATCAACTGATTGCCAACGAGAAATGACAGGATAATCTTCTAAGTTAGTAGTGTTAACCCATATATCACCATATTCCAATGCTGTTCCATCACTTTGTGTAGTTGGCTCAGTTGGACTTACTATTGGCCCAGCTGGATCAGTAGTATTACTACCTGTTGGAATTGGGAAACCATTGGAATCATAGTTAATCATTTTATAGCCTACCCAACCATCAACTGGGATATTTACCATAATATCAACTTGGTTAACAACACTGTAGAACCAATTTGTATTGTTAGCAGGAGCTGCAACAGGGGCACCTTCGTTTGCTGTATAAGTAAATTCAGACCAATTGCTTAGTTGCACCGCAAAATCTATATTTGGAGTGCCAGACACGTAAGTTACTTCAGATAAGCTTCCGCTACCTCCAATTGCTGTAACTTTTAAAACTAAGTTATTTGCAGGAGTAGCTCCCCCTAGATTAGCCCCTAAAACTGTAAGTGTGTTGCCCACAACATAACTAGTTCCGCCCGATGCTGTGATATCAACATAGTTACCACTAATTATTGAAACATTTACTACACCACTCGTACCTGCTCCACCGGTAACCGCGACGTTACTAAATGATGTTGTTATAGGAGATCCATATTTAACATTAGTATCACCGATAACAAATCCAGCTTCGGTTATCAATCCAGAAGAAACTCCTGTTGCAGCAATTACATCATCAAGAACAATCTCACCACCTTCAGTATGTGTTAATTGTATTGCACCATCAGTTGTTACACTAGCAGTAGTATAATCAATACCAGCCGCTGACCATGCTGTAACAAAATCAGTAGCATCAGTATTATCACCTAAAGACATAGTATAACCACTAGACAGGGATGTACTACCTGGAATAGAAACATAAACTGTTAAAGTATAGGGCCCGGCTGTAAATGATGGGCTAGTATTTGTGCCAGTAACTACTGTAGGACCTGTTGCATATCTTTCCCATAAAAATAAAGGACTAGGTCTTAACGTATCGTTAAATTGATATTGACCATACACTGTTCCTGCAGGAATAGCTTGACCACCGGTAGCATCTAGTGCTGCTGAAGCAGCCCAGTCACTTGTAGCTAATGATACATTTCTATTTACCCAAGATGCTATGGTAGAATCCCATTGAGAAACATATGGCTGTAGTCCAGTACCGGCTGATCCAATTTTCATCCACACCGAACCAGTAGGACGAGGATAAGTTTGTCCAGTTTGCCATAAAGGTTGTTGTGCTGAAGTTCCTGATTCCAGTAAAGGCTGATAATAGTAACCCTCAGCAATTCCCATATCGTCAAGAGCAGTACCACTGTTATTTGTGATACTGACATATTGTGGATTATCATCTATGTATTCAGTGCTTTTTCCAAATATACAAAGTTTTCCACTTCTTACAGAAGCAGACATATTTCCCCAACCCAAAGCATTGATTGCACTTGCAACTCCGGAAACTGTGCCATTACCACCTCCAGCATCAGGAACAGTAATAGTAACATTAGAACCATCGGATATAAGAAGATCAAATGTGTCGCCTGCGTTTAATACAGGATTTGAAGCGGTACCTTGAATTGTGGGCCAATCTGCTTTCCATGCAGAAGAGCCAATAAATGTCCAAGTATTGCTACTAGTCTTGTAAAAGAATTGTTTTGCAGAAGTTGGAGTCCCGGTTAGTTGATTAGCTATTACTGCGTAGTCGCCGATATTACCTATACTGTTAACAGGGGATCCAGCACTTATATAAGCTTCATCAGTAATAACAATAGGATTTTGTAGTGTAAATTGTCCAGTTGTGGCATTAAACTGATATATGCCCCAAGTTGAAGTGGTTGTATCTAACCACCATGCACCATTATCAGGGGCACCAGTTGGACGACCTGTTTGACCTACTAAACTAGCTAAATCAATATCAGCTCTTAATACATAACAACGGTTAGTGACACCCAATAATGAGTACGCTGCTAATAAGCCATATTCATTAAGTTCATAACCCTGAATAGGGGTACCTGCGGTTGTTGTATAGAAGAACGGATTGCCATATAATGTAACAAGATCACGCTGGCTTGTTACTTGATATAATTTACCTGCATTTGCTGCTGTAGTAGCAACTGCTACTCCCGTACCAGTTGGATCAGCTTTATTTTGTGCTGTTGCGACTAATACGAAAGGTACGGAACCGGTTGCGGCTGGAAGATATTGACTTTGGTCAACGATTGTAACTTCAACGCCAGGACTTGTTAATGCCATTTTATTTTTCCTTATTGTAAAATTATGAGGTTTACCACCTAGTTTGCATATTCTTATTTATTTTATTTTTTCAAAAACAGCCATTTAAGCGAACCTTCGAAGGTGAAGATATAAATACAACATGACAATAAAAAGGCCTATCTGTAATACTTGCAACAAGAATTATTGTGCTATTAATTACAAAAGGAATGACATAACTCACTACCGTAGTATTTGCGATGGGTGTGGTAAGACTAGGGCTAAGAAAAAACCTAGAATTTATAATTGGGAAAAATCAGGATACAAGAAAAAACCCACATGTGATTTATGTGGGTTTCGTAGTGTATTTCCAACGCAAATTACCGTATTTCATATTGACGGTAATTTAGAAAATATTGTATTAAGTAATTTGCGTAGCATATGTTTGAATTGTGTTGAAGTAGTAAAGAAAAAAGAAGTTACTTGGAAACGCGGTGACTTACAAGTTGACTATTGATTGAATTTTTTTATGTAGGTCATCTATTGTCCCATCATTAGCAATGATATAGTCATACTCTAATCCAACGCTACTATATTCACTAGCATGAATACCTAATTGTTCAAGATGATTTCTCCCAAGAGCCCAGCCTAAATTACCGTTTTCACCTTTATTAAAGTTTATTGCATGTGAATACCATTCAGGGTTAGCACCTCTTTCAACTCTAATAGTAATTCCACCTGCATTTTTAATAGCCCCTACCTCATTGTAGAATCTACAATCTGTTAATACAATATTATCAGCAGAAGTTCTTAATTTGTTTTCTACTGATGCTACCCAAATGTCACTATGAAATGCGTTACGGCAAACTTCTGTTCCCCAATACTGTAGAATCCATCGTGGAGTAAGATGAGGCATGCCTAATCGTTCTGCCCACCATTGATCAACTTGTTCACGCCATTCTCTGCTAGACTTGGTAGTGCCCTCTAGCATTTCACGATCCCAGTTAAATACCGCTGCTACAGCATCTTTTAGAGAAGCGGCAAAGCTTAATCTTTTATAGCCATGAAATGTAGTCAGATAATCTGCTATGGTGTCCTTGCCAGAATTTATCAACCCGGTAATTCCAATGATCATATGGTAAGCTCCTGTAAATATATATTATATTACAGGAGCTTTACAAAATAAAGTATTTAGGTTAACCTTGAATCCAAGTCAATGGCTGAGAATAGTCTTGATATTTTCTCAGATCGTCCAATAGTGCTTCTTGCAACGCTTTGGATTCAGCTTTCATCGCAGTACCATTTAAAGTAGTGCCGCCACCTGGACCAGCAATAGTACCAAATTTTTCGCGGGCTTCTCCAATGATACCTTTTAGAACTGCTAGAACATAGTCACCAATCCAAACTCCAGCACCTGGATCTTGCAATAGAACTTCAACAGGTCTTTGCACATCAGCCCAAACTAATATGCGTTCTCCAGTTCCCTTAAAATCTCTAACTACTCTAAGAACTTTAGTAACTGGATCAAAAGTATAATTGACATAACCACCAAACATTCTTGCTGCCAATTCAACATAACCGGCATAAAAATCATATGTTGCCATGCCACCGGTATAGTTATAATTTAACAAGTAAGTGTTAAGAATAGCACTTGAGAAAGGATCAAAAGATGTAGAACCAGTACCTGTTTCAAGTCCTACTGTTCTACGAAATAGTGCCCTTACATTAATAAATTCTTGAGGTAAGGTGTAAGTGTCTATGTTTTGAATAACCGTCATTAATGTATACGATTCAGCGGTAGCATTTTGTGCCCGCTGACGATATAGTTTAATGGTATAATTGAATGCAGCCTCATAATGCTGAGGATCTAGTTCAATATCTATAATACCATCACCTAATCGTAATCTTAGGTTAGTGAATAATGATTCTTTTAATTCATCTAAGTTTAGATTAGTAGGTGTGGATAATATATTTGCGGTCATTTTTTGTAATCCTGATATATGTTATTTATCAGGATTACAGGTCATTCTCTTTTCTATTCTCGCTTTTAGTTACATCAAATACACCACTTGGATAGCGACTCATCAACTTATCAACATTGCCCTCAATGACTTTATTAGGATCAAAGCCAAGCGCCCTGCAGGTGTTGATCCAGTACCACATGATATCACCTAATTCACGCTCCATATGAAATAGATTTTCCTTGGTTAGTGGCTTCCCTTGAAAAATCATTTTCTTTACGATTTCATTGAACTCACCACACTCAGAACTAAGTCCTAATGCCCCTGTAATTAACAAAGGCATATTAACTTGCGGACCATACTCCTCAATAGAGTCATCCCTATTATCAGACAATTGGTCTAACCTATTAATAAAATCTGTCAAATAATTACTAGGTCTACTAGTAACTGCCTCTACAAATTCGCTATACTTGTTTAAATCTACACTCATTTTTTATCCTTATTAAAATGCTTTTAAAATGACCATGTGTTCGTTGAACCTTCCTGTAGGAGTAACGGACACTGCCTTAATTTCTTTAAAGTATTTACGAGCAGCCGGCTTGCTACCCATAATTTCTTTGATCTGTTCTGCTGGTTTACGCAGTGTTTTACATTCACTTTGGGTAGTATCAAACCCTAATAGCGTATTACCTTTGACAGTAAAGTATTTACTATATTCGTCAGCAATGTAGTGATGAAGTTTACGCCGTGAAGTATCATAAACCCACGCTTCACTTGCACCATGTAGTTTAGTTGGGTGTAAACTTGTTAGATTAAGTTTAGTAGCCGCATCTACAAATTCACGCAAATATTTAAGTTTAGATACTTGCTTTTCAACTGGAACTGCTTTGCGTTTACGAGGAGCTTTGCTAACCTTTTTAACAGTAACATAACTACCGATTTCGCTAAGAACCAATTCAATAAACTTAATAATGTTTTTGATTTGTTGCTTACTCAAATGCATGTAACCTTGTACAAGTTGGTCATCTTTACCTTCTTGTACCTCGGTAAACTCAATGAGTTTTTTATTCCAAGTTTCAACCATGAAACTAACATGCTGAGGCAATACATTCTTTTTAGCCAATTCATCAATTGGGCGGTATGTATGTTTAGTAGGTGCACCTGCTTGAATGAAATCATCTAGCAAGCCTTCCAATTCACCTGCGGCTTCACTAGCCTTTTCCCGCATGATTTCTTGTACATTAGGCCGATTGACAGCCGGCGCCTCAGACTTAACTGGGCCACCTGTGCGGCTAGCCTCTTTGACTTCGGGTTTATAGATTGTATTCAACAACCTACCGATTTCATTGTCCAAGGTCTGTTTTTCATATTCTACTAATACTAGACCACGGAGTGTCATACGAGACAACCAACCAATCGTTGGGATGATTTCGTTGTCAGCAACACGCCTGATAGTTTTAGCTTCAGTAGTTTTGGCATTCAAGTCTAGGTACTGTGCCAAAAATTCTTTGGCGTCTTTCTTGTTATAAAATTTGTTGTACCAATTGAACGCTCGGGATAGTGCTATACCGCGATCATCCTCAGTAGGCTGAATCAGGAACGAAGGCTCTTCACCAAAATATTTGACATCTTCATCCTTGGGGGTCAGACTACGGACCAAACCAACTTCTTCTACGGCTTTCTTGCTAGCTTTCCTAACCATGATCACTCCTGTTTACGATCTATATATCAATGATACACGATCTGCCATTTATTGTCAAGCCTCGTGCATGATAAATACATATATGCCAAGACTTAGCCTCTACCGTTCCAATAAACAAAACGACTATAGATTTTTAGATAGATCCATATCGGAAATGTTAACTGTTGGTGGAACTGATTTATACATACATAAATATTTAGGTCCTACTAATCAAGGTGCAAGCGTTGATTATACTCAACCTGAGTATTCTACACTAAATCCCACTAATATACAAGACCTGTTGTTTTTAGAAAACCGTGATAGAACATACGATACTAGTATATATCGGTTGCGTGGACATTACAATGTACAAAACTTAGACTTTGATTTAAGTCAATTTGGATTGTTTTTGAATAATGACATTATCTTTATTACAGTACATTATAATGACATGATTGAACTTATAGGTAGAAAGTTAATGGTAGGTGATGTATTAGAATTGCCGCATTTACTTGATTACAACCCATTAAAAGAAACAATACCAGTAGCATTAAAAAGATTCTATCAAATAACTGATTCTAATTATGCTAGTGAAGGATTCTCTGTAACATGGTATCCCCATCTATGGCGCATTAAATGCGAGCCAATGGTTGATAGTCAAGAATTCAGTCAAATACTACAAGAGCCTATTGATCAGGATAATTATTTAGGTTTATGGGATAAAGATAAAACTTATCCACCTGGTTATATAATCACTTATGGCGACAAGAATTACGAATCAATTACAGATGTTCCTGCTGGTGTATATCCACCAAATCCAGCATATTGGCAGTTATCTACAGAACAGAATCTTAAAGATATACTTGCTACATATAACAAGAATCTTGACATTAATAATGCTGCATTACAAGAAGCCGCTAGAATCGTTCCGCAATCAGGATACAATCGTAGTAGTTTATATATTGCCCCAACATATGGTGAATATGAATCAAATGGTGTATTATCAGGAAAGAATGATCAACCTTCACCACCTATTAACTTAATTACTAGCTCAAGTGGAGAACCTACTACAGGTACAGTAGCAATGATTCGTAATCCTAATTACAAAATTGCAAGTCCTGTAGTTAAAATATCTAAAAAAGCATTACAAAGTATATGGGACATAACAGTAGATGCTATAAATGTTTCTACTCAAATTAATTTAGAGGTACTTCAATTAGCACCAAAAAGAATAGGTAATGATTCAGGACAAGTTGAAGGTGATTATATTCTTTCATTAGAGTCTAATGGCCCAGTTACTGGTCCATATGGAACTTCTGATAATACATATGCAACAGGTGATCAAAACCCAGTAGCACCCGGTTTCACTGGTACGGTAACACCACAAATGAATTACCGTGCTGATTGCGATCCTGCATTCCAATATATTGCTAGATCAAGTCCTAGAACATTCGGATATAGTGCAGGCTATTTAACAGGTACAGCAGCAGCACCAAATGGATATCCAGTTGGTACTGGTATATCATTCCCGCAAAACCCACAAGTAGGTGATTATTTCTTACGAATAGATTATTTACCACAATTATTGTATAGATGGGATGGTAAATTATGGATAAGAATTTCCGAAAATGTTAGAACAGATACAGGATTTACTGCTTCAGATAAGTCATTATTGTCCGGATTTATCAATGACTCTAATGTAACTGTATTGACAAATGGTACTACTATCGCTGAAGCACAACCATTATCTTCAATATTGCAACCTCCGTTAGATCCTATCCCACCAATTCCATAAACAAAGGTAATTCAATTGGCACAGTTTTTTTATGATAATCAGATTCGCAGATTTTTAATTCAATTTGCAAAAATATTTTCCAATTGGTATGTGACTAAAGGAAAAGATCCTGCTGGTAATACAATATATGTTAGAGTACCTATTATGTATGGCGATAGTAGCAGACAGGCTTCTACTATAATTGCTAACAACTCGGCTAGTAATTTACCATCAGCTCCATTGATAACCTATTACATAAGTGGATTAGAATATAATCAAAATAGAACTCAAAATCCTACATTCGTTGAAAAAACACAAATTCGTCAACGAGCATATAATGCTGATTCACAAACATATGAAACTACACAGGGTCAAGCATTTACTGTGGAAAGATTAATGCCAGTACCTTATACGCTAAGAGTTACTGTTGATTTTTGGACTACAAATTATAATCAAAAATTAGAAATTATTGAACAATTAGGAACATTGTTCAATCCTGGATTAGAAATTCAAAGTACAGATAACTTTTTAGATTGGACTTCTTTAAGCATAGTATATCAAGATGGATTAACATTTACTAGCCGTAGTATTCCACAAGGAACAGGAAACCCTATTGATGTTATGACTTGGAAATTCTACATGCCCATATGGTTAAGCACAACTAGTAAGCTTAAGAAAATGGGTGTTATTGAAAAAATTATCTATAGTATTTTTAGAGGAAGTACCTTACAAGATATACAAGATGATGATTTACTATTAGGCACTAGACAAAAAATTAGTCCATATGGATACCAAGTATTATTATTAGGTAATACATTACAATTATTACCTTCTAATCAACCATTTGATCCACCTAATGATGAGTTTGCTATTCCTGAAGCTCCAAATACTTCATTATATTGGACTTCTTATTTAAATGCCTATGGAGTTATAAAACCAGGTATATCACAAATATGGTTACAAAACCCATATATGGATACAGAAATTGTAGGAACAATAGTTCCTGATCCACTTGATGATAGATTTTTATTATACAACATAGACCCTGATACACTGCCACAAAATACTTTAAATCCTGTAGCCAGTATAATTAATCCACAATTAACTGGTCCTAATGCAGGCTTGCCAGGACCTATTAATGGTAGAAGATATTTAATTGTAGAGAGTGTAGGGGGCGATTCTTCTACTGTAGCTTGGGGAAATCTAAAAGCCAATGCTAATGATATAATACAATTTAATAGTAGCTTAGGAGTATGGCAAGTTGCGTTTGATTCTGAAAATACAACTTCTATTGAATATGTTACTAATTTAACTACCAACATGCAATATCGTTGGACAGATGGCAATTGGGTAAAAGCAGTTGATGGATGGTATAATGAGGGTGACTACAGTATTGTAATCTAATTAATAATATGATACAATTTGTAGATGAATAACATATCGGCTGGAATATTCTTTTACAGTAAAAACACTGGACGATTCCTGTATTTACTTAGAACTGACGCTAAGAATCCAGGTAATTGGGGTATTCCCGGTGGTAAAATAGAAAGTGATGAAACTCTATTAGACGGGTTAGAGCGAGAAAGTGTAGAAGAGGTTGGTTATTGGCCCGACAATCCTAAACTAGTACCTATTCAAAAATTTGTAAATAATAACTTTACATACCATACCTTTTTTTCTGCTATAGAAGAAGAATTTATTCCTGTATTAAATGAAGAGCATTGCGGATATGCTTGGGTAGGTGAAGGTCAATACCCCAAACCATTACATCCTGGATTGTTTAGTACAGTAAATTTTGATGTAGTACAAAAAAAATTAAACACACTAATAAAAAAGGGACTTTAAAGTCCCTTTTTTTATTTTAGCAGTTTTGCTAGAGTATCAAATCCCATTGAGCCGATAACTACACCTGCTCCCATCATCATCCAACGCCACTTTTCTAATGAACTAACCTTGTCAGTTAATGCTTTATGAGAAGCGTCATTAGTTTCTTGCAACTCTTTTATTAACTTGTGAGTTTCTTCCGCATTTTTGTCAAGGCATTCATGCACTTCCCTCAAGTCATCTTTTAATTCATTGATTTTTGTTTCAATATTATTAACTTGAACTTGAAGGACGGCAATATCAGTGTCCGATGTATTAACGGATAATGCTCTAGTATTTGCCATGATTATGCGTTATTAACTACAACGATTGGGTTAGGTTGTCCATCGTATGTATTAGCAGCGTATGCTGTGTTGAATGTAGCAATAACATCAGGATTCGCTGTAGTCAATATCGCTGTACCTGTACCTGAACCAGTTGCAGTTGCAACGAATGATACACCAGTAATATTAGCAGAAGCACCAACTGCTGTCCAATTTGTAGTACCTACACTAGTAATGGTGTAAGCTGTACCAACTGACAATGCACTAGGAGCAACTGTAACTTCAAACAATTCTGTTTGATAATTGTTTACTGACTGTACATACACTGTTGCAGGTGCTGCTGTTGTTGCAGTAATACTCATTGTATTTGGTGTTAATGCTGCATTTGCAACATTAGCTGTTGTACATTGTGCAGTTAAACCAGATGTTAAACCTGTTACTAGATATTTTTGCTTACCTTTTTGACGAACAATATATCCTGCTTCATCATTTGCATAAACATACGTATTGCCAACTGCATTTACAAGTGATGCCGGACCAGCTAAATATGCAACTTGCTGTCTTCCAGTAGTTGCAGAAGTATTTGCTGTCATTGCTAATGCAGGGCCACCAATTGATGTTGAAACAGTAAACGCAGCCGAATTAGCAATAGTCTTAACAAAATATGTTGTGCCTGCTACTAGAGTACCTATATTAGCAACAAATTGTATTGGATTGTTTGCAGATAAATTAGTAGCATCACCAGCTGACACACCAATAAAGCTACCTGATACGACAGTATTAGCCACTGTTACATCAGTGTTGCCCGTAGAAGAGACAAATCCTACATCAGCATAATTAGTAGATGTACCATTAATGTTAGCAGTACCTACTTGAATAGCAGTACCTGCTACAAAGTCAGTATCAAAATTAGTATTAGCATCACCAAATACTAATGCACTACCAGTAGATGCATAAATTGTACCTGTTCCTTGAATACCAATAGCAACTCGTGTTAATACTTGTGAGCCATAAATTGTTGTGTTACCACCAACTACACCATAACTTGCGCCAGGGTTAGTAGATGTACCACCTGATTGTGCTGTAGAATCAGGATTTTGAAAACCTGTGTCTACTACACCAACCGATACCTTCACTGTTACTGGACCAGCATTTGATAGGTTAACCTTAGTATAACTAGGATTAGCACTTGTTTCTGTAGCTGATACTGTAAAAGTATTAGCTGTTAGTACTTCTAAAATCCAATATGTTGTACCTGCTGTTAGTCCTCCTGTTGTAGTAGCAACTACAAAAGGCATTCCTGCGATAACATTTAGAGTATTTAAATTTTCACTTACTGTAACAACTTCAGTTGTACCATTTGTTGCGGTCAATGTTAACATTACCGCTTTGGCAATCTTTAAAGGGCGTCCCATTTGTTTTTCTCCTTATTATGTGTGGGTTCTAGCCACTACGCGGCGGGGACCGCATAAACTCTCACCATGAGAGTATATGAATATATTTATCTTTTTTGCGTAGTTTTAGTTGTTAGGTCCACCGGCAGATGGTGTCGCTAAAACACCAGTAGTGCCTGTATTAGGATGTGCAGCACCTAATTCTGTAATAGTAAATGGTGCAGATGTTACACCGCTTACTTCTAAAAATGATACTATATTGCCTTGACCTACAATAATACTATTCGCTACGGTATTAGCAGGAATTATTGTACTATTGGCAGTAGCCACAGTATAGGCAACTCCATATGGGTTATATCTCGCTGTTGCTCCGCTAATTGCTACTGCTGCATTTGCGGTTAATGTTAAACTTGTATTATTAGCAATTGCTTTAACAATACCAACAGTATTGCCACTAGTATTACCTATCCAAGCTCCAATATTTAACTGAGTAGTAAATGCAGTTCCTGAACCTGTAACCGTATTGCTGTTAGTAGCACAGGTTACTGTTCCAGTTAATGCAACATTTGGAAAACTAGTAGTATATTGAATAGGGCTACTAGTAGTTGATATCATTATTTTATCTGTAGCGATATTTCCTGATGTTGCTACTGCTGAACTTGCGGTATATGCGTATGATGCCATTTTCTTATTTCCTGTCTAGTATTTATCTTATAGTCTACCTATGGCGATTTCAATGATACCCTCGCCTGAGAAGTTTTCTAATGCCTTACCAATTACTGTACCTATAGTAGGACTATGTGTAGGTCGTGCATAACCATTTCCACCGCTAATCATCATATCGCCTTTACGAATTACACCTCGTACTTTACAAGGAACTCTACCTTGTAGTGCTATAGGAACTGCTATACCTTGACATGTAGCGTTCATTACATATGCAGGATTAGATGACACTACACCTGCTACTTTCATTGTTTCATCAGTAGCTAATGTGACTTCTTTATCCCCACCAAACTCTAATACAGTACCTGGTTCATAATCATAATCTGCTTCATAGTATTCTGCTAAGTCAGCGTATGTAGCATTTAATCTTGATCCTGCACTCAAAGACCAATTGCCTGTAATTGTTCCTACATTAGAATTAGCCCCTGTAGTGAGATTCGCCCCATAAAATGTTGCCACTCCTGTTCCCACTTGACCTGTGTAAGTTGGCAAATATGAAGCAACATTACTATCACCATATGTTCCTGCAAAACTAATTGCTGCACCATTAGCATAATAATAATTATCAGTCTTTATACCACCAGTTGACACATTAGCAGTCACCGAAAGACTACCTAATGTACCTACAGTGGTAATATTTCCCTGTGATGCGGTTGTTAATGTACCTGTTAATAAAGTTGCTGATAGTTGACCTGTACCTGCATCAAATGACAAATTTGCATTTGCACCTAATGCACGATTTGCAGTAGTACTACCATTTACAAACGAAACATAATACACTCCTGAACTTTGTGCGGTTACTACACCGTAATCGCTAACATTAGAGTATGCTACATTTAAATTAGTAACACGGGTAGTACTAGTTACTGTTAAAGGTGCAGTGCCTATTGCTACATTAGAAGTTAAAGTGCTGGCTACTACACTATTAGTAGCATTTACATTGTTAGCACCTACATTTCCTGTTACTGTCAGATATCCTGCTACGTTTACTCCAGTGCCAGTAGCTACAATAATATTTGCATTGCCTGCAACACTTAGTGTAATATTTCCATTGGCTGCAGGAATATTAACATTGCTATTACCATTTGCAAGCGTTCCTATAAAGTTACCACCGGTGATATTGCCAGTCCCTACAATTACTCCAGTACCAAAGCCTAAGTTACCTACATTAGCATTACCTGTTGTAGTAATAGTGTTCGCACCTGCTGCTATAATACCAATGATGTTACCACCAGTTATATTACCTGTACCAACTATAACCCCACTACCAAATCCTAAGTTACCAACGTTAGCATTACCAGTAGTACTGATTGTATTGGCACCTGCTGCTATAATACCAATGATGTTACCGCCAGTTATGTTACCTGTGCCAGTTATTACTCCAGTGCCAAAGCCTAAGTTACCTACATTAGCATTACCTGTTGTAGTAATAGTGTTCGCACCTGCTGCTATAATACCAATGATGTTACCACCAGTTATATTACCTGTAGCCGTTATATTGCTATTTGAATTTAAAAGTGTTGCTGATAAATTTCCTGTTGCGGCGTTAAAAGATATATTAGCATTAGAACCCAATGCATAGTTAGCAGTAGTATTACCATTTACAAATACTGGATAAAATGTACCTGTTGTTTGAGTTGTGACTACTTCAAAATCACTTACGTTAGCGTAATTTACATTTAAATTAGCTACGCGGGTAGTAGAAGTGACAACAATAGGAGTAGTACCTGTTGCTACATTAGAAAACAATCTAGTAGCGGTAACTATTCCAGTAGCATTAAGGTTTGCTACATTAGCATTGCCGTTAACTGTTAGTAAATTTGTAGTATAATTCCAAGTAAAATCTGCGTCACCATCTAATAAATTATTATTATTAAATTGAATAGTTGTATTAGAACCACCTGCTGCCACAGATCCTGAACCACCTACAGCCGAAATAGCTCTACCACCGCTAGTATATGTTGAGTACCCTGAAGAATTGACAGGAGTAGTTAATGAGGGATCTGAATATAATGAAAAAGTATTAGCAGTAATGACATTGGCATAGTAACTATTACCATTAACCTGAGTCATTCCCACTACACCTGTAATAGTAACTAATGCGCCTTCAGTGAAAAAGTTATCAGCCGCTGTAGTAACTACAGCAGGATTAGCTTTAGTAATATTACTAATATTTGCACTAATAGTAGATTTAGGAGTCCAACTTAAATTACCTGTTCCATCAGTTTCTAATACATAACCAATAGAACCACCGTCAATTTTAACATTGCTAACATTACCCAAAGTGATTAGTCCACCTACAGTACCACCACGATTAGTCCAATCAGACCCATTATAGGTAAGTATTTGACCATTGCCAATATTAGCACCATCAATGTCTAAATTGCCAACAGCGCCAGTTATTTGATCAAAATCAATCGCCGAGTAAGAAGTTAATACTTCAATGTTTTCATTGGGGTCAGATTTACCTATATAAAGCTGTTTAGAATCTGTTGCCCAACCAAATTCTGCTTCATCCAACTGAGGTAAATCAACGATATTACCCGATCGTTGTTGTATCTTGCTGATCTGTATTATAGCCATAAATGTAATCTTCTCAATTACATTTATTTATCACAAATATCAGATGAATTGCATGTAGTACTGTTCTACCCTATTAAACCACTTGTCTGTATAGGTATCAAAATCAGCACCTTCAAGAATAAATTCTTGATATTCATTGGCCGCTGAACACATAAAAATAACGCCTTTGCGTATTTTTGTGCCATATACTTCATTATGAGCATTAGCATATGCTGCTAACTGAACAAAATAATCTTCAATCCATTCACGCTTTTTAGGCTTGTTGGTTTGTTTGTGATCCATAATAGATTCACTACCTTCATGCAACCCTACCAAGTCTGTTGTACCAGCATAAATTTTAGGAAAATACAATGATACTTCTGTTCCCCAAAATTCATTACACTTGCTTAGTCCCTGATCAATGATTGACCTAGCCATCAGATGACTTTGAATGCTGTATGGATTACTACCAGGTTCACCTATTACACCTGTTTTGATATAGTCTTCAAGCCATTTGTGCATCCTTGTACCACGACCAGCCGCTTCAGTAGTAATCTCTTGGGCTTTGGCATGTCCTACACGCCTACGCCAATTAGCTAGTGCTTGTTTACTTTCTTCTGATTTTGTTGCATCTAATATAGTAGTAACACTAGGGAGTTTTTCTCCATCAGGTGTTGCATATTTTCTACTACCATCAACTGTGGCTCTTTCAAGGGCTTTATATTTAAATTTTTCTACTATCATATTCTAAAACTTTCGCCGCATCCGCAACGATCTTTTTCCTGAGGGTTAATAAATTCAAAACCTTCATTTAGTCCTTGTTTGGCATAATCTACGGTTAACCCTTTTAAATAAACTATATCTTTAGGGCTTACCCAAATCATTACACCTTGAGATTCATATACAGCATAGGTAGAATCAGGTTGGTCTATGAATTCTAGTGTGTAAGCTAGACCACTACATCCAGTAGTTTTCACGCCTACTTTAATTCCTAGACCTTTTCCTCTTTTTTCTAAAAAATATTTTATTTTATCGGCTGCAAACGGAGTAGCACTTATCATGTTTGCATATTAGCGGCAGCTTGGTTTGCCATTTGTTTAACAATTTGGTTATTTTGTTCTTGATCAGGTGCTTCGGGAGTACCCATATCCTTAAATACTATTTTATCTGATTGGATGTTGCTAATTATCTTATTGAGTGGTGGTTTTTTAATCATTTTGTATAGATCAGTTTTATCTAATACTATATCATATTTCTGAAGATATTGCAATAGTTCATCCGTAGTCATTTCAGGATCAGTTTTACCATTTAATAAATCGGTATGTAACTGATCCGAAACTGCAATTAATTTTACTACTAACGGGTCAATACCATCTAATTCAAAGAGGCGCATACTTACCTCTTTGCTCGTCCAACTCCACCGACAGGTTGTGGCTCAGGAGGTTCAATTTCTTCTCCCGCTTCAGCACCTAAATCAGCGCCGATATCTGCACCCATTTCTGCGCCTACATCAGCACCAATATCTGCTCCCATTTGTGCATCATCAACTGGTGGTTCATTAAAAGCCATTCCAGCTTCTTGACCAGTTAAACCATTAACTGCGGATTTTAATCCTGCCATTGACTCTTTTAAAGTAGCACTTAGCGCATCTAGCTGCTGAGATACTTGGTCATTGAATGATTGACTTTCATTAACACCAATCTCGCTTTCAATACTAGAAACTAATGCAGGTAATTCCTTAACTTGCATTTGCCCCACTTCTTCTAGCATTTTCTGAACAGTGTCTACTAAATCCTGTGCGGCTAAGTAAACTTGTGATTCTTCTATTTTCTCATTCTCTACTACAATTCTTGTAGCAGGTCTTGATGCTAATTGGTTATGATGAGTAACCAATGCCTGTTCCATAAATACTAATTTCATATAAGATGGATTAGACTGATCTTTGTAAAAATCAGGTGATTGTTTAGCCTCATTAGCTAATGAGCGTACCTTCTTTAGCATTGATTTAGTTTCATTCAATGACATTTTATTAAGGTTAAATGCCATTTTATAATTTTCTTTCAATGCTTGGGCAGCATGAACTTTGTTGTTTAAGTCGTTTAATCTCATAGTTTTTGGTTCCAAACTTTATATAGTATTTATCATATTGGCTATTTATTTTGTTCTTTCAGCAAATTGCCGTATTTGCCAAATTTTAGAATCATTAACATACCTATCAAATTCTTTTATCATAAGTTTTCTTTTTTCTTGTTCTTCTGTTAATTTAGCCAAATAAATTATTTTTGAATTCAAATCTTTAGTCTTTTTTATCAATTTCCTATGCATTTCAATTGATACATCTATACCAGTTATCATACGGTCTAAGTGAGCAATTCTGTCAGCCGTCTGAATTTTATTTCTTTTTTCAAATATGCACCAAGTCATAGCATGTTTCGCTGAAGAAAATACCAAAGAATCGTCATTGGTTTTACTATTAACTACGCAACCATGTTGATGGTTATACAATGTATAGGTGTTAAAGACCTGATACGAACCGTCATCATTTCTAAAAATAGAAATGCCACCTGATCCGTGTAAAAATTCTTTAGAAAAGAAATCATTTAATTTGGCTATAGCCTTTTTGTCATCCATGATGTACTGTAAAATATATGTTTTTTAATTCAGGAGAAGCGTCTAAAAAAGATGGAAGTTTGTTCCATTCTGTTCCGCATAATATCATAGGAACACCATCGCAATCTCCGTATAATGCGCCCAATTCTGTTACACCATCATCAAACACACTTGGGTGCTGTACATCAAAGTCAAATGTCCAACATGGATATAATTCGTTTTCTATCTGTTCAAATAAAAACCCAAAATTCTCAAAATTATCAAACCTAATTTCTATCTTAGAAGGCATGTTAATTATCTCAGGCTGTGACCTTAGTGATATGACTTGTAATACTGTATCAAAATTGCACTGAGTATTTCTTTTTTGAACCCACTCATTCAAATCTTGACCTTCATTAGGTCTAGATCGGTTTAATACTCCAGTATGTGTAATATCAAACATTGTGTAACAAGAAATTCTATAACTCATACACATATTTATAATGGTAAAAAACCCGAGAATAAATCTCGGGTTTTTGATACATTGAAACTAAAATTAGTTACTGAATGTAGCTGATGCACTACCAGTTGTAGTATTAGCAACTGAGGCTTGTGTCAATGCTGCGTTAACAGCAGCAACGATATTAGCGTTAGCACCTAATGAATTGTCGATTGCCCATGCACCTGTTGGGTACACTGCGAAAGCCAATGTGTTTGTGCTTGCATCGTTGTACTCATAGATATAAACAGTAGCTAATTGCTGAACTGTTTGTACAATGAGGTTAACTTGAGTTGTGCTGAATGATGTACCACTAGCTGCCAAAACTGTGAAATAATCTAACTTTGGACCTTGTGGCTGAACTGTTACGTTAGCTGTTACTGCATTAACTGCACCAACGGTATACGCAGGTGCGTCAAAGTTCATTACTGGTTGATAGTCACCATGTGTACGGGTGAATTGTGCCATTTTAAAATTCCTTATATTTGTTGAGACCTACTGTCCCATACAATTATTTATGCCAGTTACAAAAAATATCGGTTTTGACTATGCTCTTCCAGCCAAATTCTGTCTACTAAAGCCCATTCTATCCACAAACTTAAGCCCATTAGAAACGAATCCTTCTTGGGTTTGTGTACCATCTTGCAGGTATCCTTTTACAGGACTGGCTTCAGCGGCTTTGTTTAGTTGCTGAACTACATTCATCTTAAGATTGTATATGTCTATCCATATAGTAAATGCCCCAATTAAGCCTTCTTCGTTGGCTTGTAGATGTTCATCTATCTTAGCCCGCATCTTATCAGTCATTGGTCTAGATTTAACAAATTCCATAAATCCTTCTAGTAAATTACTTAAATCTCCTTGAACGATTCGTTTATTAACATAAACTGTAAACAACTGATTAAATGTATTTCTAGCCTGAGGGGCAGTATTCATTAACTGTTGAACTGCTTGACCATATTTTGCTATATCTTGTTTGGCTTTTGCTAATAATTTTTGATCCAACTTTAAGTTAGGAGTGACAGGCATCTTACTAGGAATGATAGCAACATTGCTGTTGTTCTTAAGTTGTCCTATTGTCCCGTCTAGTGGTACAGCAGAATCAGTGTTAGGTGCTTCAGGTTCTATATACTGATGTACTGCAATGCCAGCAGTTTTGCCTGCCATTAATTTACCAGTTTCACTATCAACATCCACGGTATATGTTATACCATTAGGATTGGCTTTAAATTTATACAAACCATTGTTATCTGTTAATGGTTGGCTGAATAGTAAATCTCCCCAATAATATCCTTGGGTACCTGCGCTTGCCTTTTCTAAACCGGGCCATATTTCAGCTATTAGTTTATGCAAATCAGAACGATCTACTTCACGGGCTAAATCATATTCTCTGAATTGTTGAGGACTATAAACTTGTCTGCCTGTACCGTCTTTTTTATTAAACATATGCTTGTCCATGATGCTAAATCTACCTTTAGAATCACGGCCAAATATAAGCGCAGGGTACCCATCCCACTTAATAGTAACAGTTTTTGGATTTGAAACTGTTTTTACGATTGCATCTACTGCTCTTTGAGCACCCTGAACATCTCCCAAAAATATCAAATCTTCAGGATGGTCCAAGTGCCCTTTATCTTCTGTCAACGGAGGTATAGATAAAGTCTCTAACTTATTTCTAAGAGAGGCTAAAGACTCGGAAAGATTCATTTTTGACCCCAGTATTTTACTGGTTTCTTTTTACTTTCTGTTACTCGTGATGCCCATGAATCACTTGGAGCATTATTAGCCGGTGCTGCTGGTTTTGCTGCTGCAGGACTACTAGCGGGTTGCTGAGTAGGTTGGCTTGGTGCAGCTTTTTGCTCTGTATCCTGTGCATATGACACAGCATACAAATCATTTGCTAATTTTGTAAGTGCTGCTTTACCCCTGTCTTTACTATAAGTATCTTCTACATTTTTAATTAAACTTTTAATATGATTCACAGAATTGGCATCACCAAGGCTAGTGCCAGTCATATATTGTTTGACCCATTTAGTCAAAAATTGAGATATAGTTTCTACTCCAGTTGGTGCAGGTGCTGCTGTCATGGCAGCAGGTGCTGCAGGTGCTGCTGGATCAGCCTCACCCATAATGCTTTCAAAAATTGCGTTTAATTTATCATAAGTAGAACTTTCACTAAACCCTGCTCGGCGCATTTGTGCAATCTGTGCGGGTGTCCTTTTGTCTGCTGCAAAAGTCTTTTTGTTTGGTGGAGGCATGTTAGCCACCCGTTTATCCCTAGCTATATTGTTCTGCATAGACTTTACTTGCATTGCATGTATTGGAGTATTGCCAATGGTAGGTCTACTTGGAGGAGCTGTAGTAGGGGCAATAGAAGGTTTAGATGCTGCTGGTGCTGCTGGTGCAGGTGCAGGTGAAGTAGGTTCTGCAGGCTGTGCAGCTGGTGGAGCAGACTGCGGTGTTACATTCGTTGTTATTCTACCACTAGCAATACCTGAATTCAATGTAGCACTTGCACGACCTAAAAAGTTTTGAAGAAACTTTTCTTTAGCCATTTTATCTTGAATGGACATTGCACCTTCAGGTTTGCCGGTTATTCTATTTCCCAACTGCTTTGCAGCAGCCGCACCGTAATCACCTATCCAATTACTTAATGCTTCTTCTAAACTGCGAACCTCATCATCAATTCTACGGCGTGTCATGGTTTTTCCTTATGCTTTTAGCAAATCTATTTTGATCCTTGCCTTTTATCGCACTTAGAAGTTTACGCTCTAATACCTCAGAGGTATCTTTATCATAGTGTTTGTTAATTAATTCAATTAAATTAATTGCACTAGTGATAATATTATGGGCTCTATTTTCTATAACATGTGTCATGTCACGGGTACTACCAATAGATTCTAATTCTTCTAAAAGGCTACGGGTTTTCTTTTGCATATATAATATCCTAATAGTATTTATGCTGATTTGATAATTATTTCTTTAACCCGTTAAGAATACCCTTTAGTCTAGATTCCGCAGTAGTTGCAATAACTCTTTTACTTTCAGGCTCAATAGTAGCATGTACCATGTCATTTACAGTAGATTGAGTTTTAATTTTATTAATAATGTCATTAGGACTAGGAGCAGGTGGTCTATATGTACTAGCCTCAGGATCAGGATCAGTAATTCGCAAAGTTTCAATGTTAAACTCTAATTCAATCTTTTGACCCACACCACTACTACTTCTAGTTTTCATTAATTGCAATTGATACTGTCCACGTTCACGCATACTACGGCTTGTAAAGATACCAAACACATTATCTGCTGTATTAATTTTACTAATACCACCGCTGATATGACTATGATCAAACTCAATTTCTTCAACTGCACTACGATTCAACTGACTTGCTGTTACGAACAATACATTTAATTCTTTTGCTAAGTTACGCAATTCTTCAGAGACATACTTATCCTTAACAAACAAATCTGAAGGACTGACCTTTGCACTAACAGGCATAAGCAAATCCAAATAATCTACACACAAGAAATCTAATTTTGTACCTGTTTTTATTTGAAATTCTTTACAAAACGCCCGCAAATCATTTACTGTACTTTGTGCTGGCATATATTTAATTTGAAACTTTCCTGCTTTTTTAGCAAGCATTTTGATTTTCATTTCAACATTATCAATATCTTTAAAGATATCACGGCTGCTAGTATCAGTCATCATACTATCAATACGCATACTACACAGCCCTTCACTAAGTTCTAGTGTAACATAAATACCATTTAATCCTGCTTGTACCCAATTTACTGACAAGTTTTGCATAAACAAACTTTTACCTGAGCCTGATCCTCCTGCAAAAATTTGCAATTCTCCCCGATTGAATCCACCATAAAGTTTCTGATCCATACAGGGCCATCCTGTACTATTTTGTCCGTTATTACTTTTAAGTTGAGAAAGCCTAGCCCTAGGATCAGCAAAATAATCTGTACCCATGTCTTTTTGTAAACTAATTTGTACAGCATCTTTAATTAATTTTTCAACAGGATCATAATCACCCTTTTCTAATAAATCGGCTGATTTTAAAATTGCTCTTTCTAATTCTTGGCGTCTTGTGAATTTTTCAAATTCATCTAAAAACCAATTATAATGACCATCATCTAATTCATTAAGAATCTCTACATCTATACCTGTCACTGCTTTGATTTGAGCAGGATCCGGCATTATATTATATTTTTTACTATGTTCTACTAAAAAGTCTGCTACTGGTTTTAATTTACGGTCAAAGTTTTGTGAGTTCATGATGTTCATGACCCTTGTATATAATTCTGCGTTTGTGACCATCATACGCAAAAAGAATAACTGCATATCACTATTATATTCGTTGCTCAAGTTTTCTCCTTTGAATTTCTATTTTGACTTTACTTGTAGTTGCCCACTGTAAAATACTTAACAATGTAGGTAACTTACCATATCTTACTACAGCATCATTAACATCTTTTACATCAGATTCCCAATTCGGAATACTAACACTATATCCTAACTCTAATGCTCTGCTACAAGTTTCTAATCCAGTTTTATCACGATCCGGCACAAAAATAATTCGTCTATTTAATTGGCTTAATAGTTCTACCTGATCATCATTGATTGTGTTATGTGTCAACGCACAACAATTAAGACTTAGTGCGTCAAAAATACCTTCTACCAATATACAAACTTCATAATCAGGCTTTTGAAAATCAATACCAAATACATAACCCGATTGTTGTTGATTGATATACTTAGGTGTTTTGTTGTCTAAGAAACGACTAGTGTAACCTACTATTTTGTTTTGGTAGGTATAAGGGATAATTATTCTATTGCCTTGACGCCCCTTGTCATTTGGAGTGATCATAAACGGATAGTCATTAAGATTTATCCCCCTAGATTGTATATAATCAACATATACTTTATGTAATGGATTATTTACATCAAGTAATTCGCCCTCAGGTAAAGTTTCTTCTTTAAATTTAATTTTTTTCTTAGATTTTTTAACCTGTATTAAATCTAATATATCTTTTTTCTGTAGACTTTCTAAGCTCCAACGCTGTATCTGAGATTCATCTATACCACACCATTGTAAGAAATGTTTTGCATTTTGGGTAATACTTTTACCCAGAGTGAATCCACACTTAAAACCACAATTAAAACAATGGACACTCCAGTTTGGGCCATCGATTCGTAGACCAGCACGACCTCTTTTATCTGCTTTATGCCCACGGTGATGACAACACACAGCATTGAATCCATGCCAACCACTTTGTGTTAGTTTTTTCTTACCCGGAACTATAGTTAATATTTCAAACATATTATGATTATAGCATAATATGAAGTAAAATACAAGAGCAGGTTTACCTTGCCAATATGTTAGTTACCGCACCAGTGTTGCTGACGAATTGCATACGGATATATGGATGGAATCCACGAACAGTATATCCAAAAGTGTCAGTTACATTACTATAAGTTGAAGTAGTTATAGGATACCAATCAGCATCTACAATAGTAGAACCTTCTATAGTAACATCACCGTTGAATTGATAGTAGTGAGTCTGAATAGTAAGTATTGGGTTAGAATCTGTATTGATTACGCTACTATAATATGTATTAGCGTTTGGTAACGCATTTTGTATACTATTGTTAGAATCAATATTAGGGAAAGGTTGTCCTGTAGGAATAGTGATATTTGAACTTGGTACAAAGGCTGGTAACACGCTGTTGACGATATTCATATCACCGCGAGCACCAGCATTTTGATCAACAAACACAGGGAAATTAAAAGCACCAACCGGTATTTCTAATGAATAATGTCCTTGTTGAGCAGGAATATCTTCTATTTCCGCAGCATTTAATATTAGTGCGGCAATACCCGTAGCCGGTAATTGAAGTGTCAATGCTTTTCTAAGTAATACTTCACTACCATCATAACTAATAACTCTACAGGAAATTTCTTTACCTGTAATATCTACTGGTTTTTGTTCTTGATTTAAGAATTGAAATTGTATTTGATTATCCACACCCTTATTTAAAGTTAATGGTTTTGCGTATACAGGCATATATCTCCTCGGTGATGTGCCAGTTAAAAGTACAACAATTTGACGCTGAGTATAAAGAAATACAGCAGTTGAGTACACAGTTTAGCTCCTTTATGTATTTAGTCTCAAAATATTAAATTATTATCTTCTTGGTTGCCCGATTAAATAGAATGTATTGTAAAAATAATAATGATTCAAAATGAATTTTTTAAAAAGCTTAGTGAAACACATCCGTTTATAACGGTATGTTCCTATGCCAGTCAGGATTATGTAGGAATAGTTCAGAATAAAGATGACAGTGTTACTACTATATATGATTATGGATCAATAATAGATAGTAATTCTAGAACTAGATTTTTAGAATTAGGGGATACGTGGTGGTGGGAATCAAATAGATTGATTCCCATTAATTTATTCTTAAAGGAAGAATGGCTTCCTTTTAAACCTTATCTAAGAACTTTTACAAATAAAAGTTTAGTAATATTACATGGTCCAGTATGTAGTATGAACGAATTACACAAACGAAGAAGCAAACGAAGAAGCATCACTCTTGTAAAAAGAATGCCTTGATTCTTCTAGCAAGTTCATATGAACCACAACTAACATTGCGTAGGCACAAGAATGCGAACGCTTGAATACATAACCATCATCACCCTTATCCCATATAGTTTTACTTACTTCTCTCCAAGTCTTACCAATTAAATGTTTTTTAGCAGGACGAATTAGTGCTAAGAACATTGCTAGCCTAGGGATACTATTAACAGGCTCAGGCATTTTTTGTAGTGATTGATAATGATTTCCTAGATGAATCAATTTCTCTACAAACTCTTTATCTTTCAAATTATCCCAATTTGGATCACGCATTAATTCAACTAAATGTAATTCATCTCTAACTTGATTATATACATGGACATTTAGTAAATCTAATTTAAAGTATCCACGCTGTTCCGCATCTGAATAATCAATAGCAGCCATGTCATTAACAGGGTCATATGGAATCTGTGTGATATGTATACCCGTAGCATGTTTACGCTGTGGTTTAACTTTACGCATTGCTGCTGGAATGTAATTGATATGTTGAAGAATCTTTTCTCTGTCTCCAAAATCAATATCAACATCTGATTCAATTTTCATTTATTGCTTTTCCAAATATTGTCAATATCTTTTACATCTTCAACTATATCACCATTTAGGTAATGAAGCAATAGTGCCGGTCTTGATTTGGGCAATGGATTAGGCATACTACTATGTAGTACCCTACAATTATAAAATAGAATAGATCCTTTGGGCATATCAGGTTGAATACAATGTTCTAAGAAGAAATCATTATATAAACCCTCGTAGCACAAATTAATATTATAATCCTTTAGTTGACTTTGAGGGACTAATCCAGTGCTAGCAGAATCTTTATTGATATCACTTAGTGAAATAATACACTGTATACCTAATAGTCTTTTATCGTAATTATATTTTTTAAATCTGTGGGGAGTGTCCACATGTGGGTTTAGCCAAGTACTTTCTTTTTCAATTACTACAATATCACTAGAATAAAATTCAGCATTAGGTAAGTAATTTTTAATTAATGGATTTAATAATTTTTCTATTTCTAAAACTTCTAGCCAATTAATAACAGTTTGTGACCACCATACCGCTATATCAGGTAAGTTTTTTATATCTTCTTTTTCAGCATATTCCATTGTGGAACTAGATGCACGGACTGGTGAAATTTCATCTAAACGATTAACCACATTGTCAATTAATTGTTCAGGAATAAAATTCTTAGTTAATACATAGCCACTTCCATCTATTAATTCATTCATACTAAGTAAACTTTAATAAAAATACAACATATTTTTTTTCATCCACTATCTCGTAACCATCAGTAATTTTACCATCGGTTAGGTGCATTTTAATGCCATACACAGTTGTTATATATTCTTCAAATTCATATGCATCAAAATTTGTTTTACCATCAAGATATTCTACTCTGATTTTTTTAAGTGCGTTCCAATAATTCCAACGATTTTTCCTACGATCTATTTCAGGATCGTCATCGTCGTAATCCTTAAAAGATTTAATTATTGTCATTAACGCAAACAATCATTCAAATTCATCTTCAAAGTAGTCGTAGCCAAACCAAGTAGCAAATTGATCCTTAAATGATTCATCTTCTTTGAGCCAATGTTTAATTGCCGCTTGATCTTCTTCGTCTAGCATCTCGTAACTGTCACGGAAGTATCCAGCCTGTTCATTACTGGCTTCTTCTCTAAGTTGTTCAGCCGTTTCGCCGCTGTCCTCATCATCAGATTCTTCCATTTCATCTGCGGCTTCCCAACTCTCCCAAGCATCTGAGTGTGCTTGTTCGTTTAAATAATCAATAAGTTCCCAAGCTTCTGCTAATGTTTTCATTCTTCAACTCCAAAACGTTCTTTAATCAATTGAGCAGTTTCCCAAAGTGGATCAGCCTCATGATAACTGTACTCGTGTCTATTAACAATGTCCAAACAATCTTTAACAATCAACTCGGCGAACTTTTCGTAATCTTCTAATCTTGGATACTTGAAATAACCATCGTTTATATTGGATTCATTTGTGATCCAGTTGTGATATTTTAATCCAGCCTCATCAGCAAGTTGTCTAATTCGTTCGTTCATCGGCAGACCTCTATAGTAGCATTAGGTTCGTTCCAGCAGGCATTACGGTATTCATAAACAAACTTACAAAGACCGTCGTAATTGCCCCAGCCATTCTCTGGATTAAGTTGTCGAAATCGATCAGGCTCACTGACTAGTATGTTCCAGCCTTCGTCCAGCAGTTCTACAATATCTTCGGCCAATTCCAGTTCGTGTTCATCAGGCCGCCATAACACATCGTATAGTGAGAGTCCATTAGACAATTTGACTTCGGAGGCCATCTTGCTCAAGTTATGAGTAATGTTGTTGTCATAGACTGATACAGGTTTGGGCACCATTAGGCTTACGGTTAAGCTCATTCTTCGACTCCGAAATGTGTTAGAATATTTCCACCAATCCATTCGCATTTGTTCTCATCAGCAAGATCGGCAACCTTAGCACATTTTCTAATAATCAACCGAGCGAATCGCTCAATAAATTCTTCTTGCGTATCCCACTTATCACCGGAATCTTCTCTAGCAGCCTTTAACCAACATTCTCGAATTCGTTCGTTCATTCGTCAACTCCTAGATATTCTTCAATGTATTGTTTGACAGAAAAAGCACCCGATGCTTCTTTTTCTAGTCCGTGTGTAAGATACCCCACTTGAGCAACCTCACACATTCTCATACATTCCTTGACAATCAACTCGGCGAACTTTTGAAAATTATCACCTTGAATGTGCAAGTCTTTTTCGGAAAATTCAGCCTGTTCAGCAAGTTCTCTAATTCGTTCGTTCATAATTGTCCCATGTAATTTTTGGATTATCTCTCTCGTATAGTTCAACTAATTGATCCAATGTCCAAACCGCATCAGTTTCAAAAGTCTCAAGCCAAAGACCAAACCTAGCCCAATCCTCACTGGTCATTGGAGGCACGCCTATTTCATCACCATGAGGATCATCAGTTCCTCTTACATCAATTCTACCGCAACTATAATGTGTGGTGATTTCATCAATTTTAAATCCTTCGCCGGCCTTAAGTCCACTGATAACTGAGTCTTTTTCTAGTGTGATCATTTTAGTTTCAACAAGGCCGCGTTGTTCATACCAATTCATACTGACTGGGCCCATCCAATTAGTACTGTATCTGATTTTCATCATTCAACACCAAAATGTTCTTTAATCTTGTTTTCAATAGCATCGGCTGTAATAGGAATTACCACTTCCTTTGCCTGTCGCAGACATTCATTCACAATCAATTCAGCAAACTTTTCCAATTCATCTTCATAGAATTGATACACACCAAGATTCTGTTTGTGTGTGCTACCAGACTTTAAGGCAAGTTCAAGAATTCGTTTGTTCATCTCATTATTTCCAAAGTGGAAAGTGTTTGCCTACGAGAGTAGCGGCTCTAAGTTCACTGTTCTCTGCCAGCATTCGACAAGTTTCGGAAATGATCAACTCGGCAAACTTTTCTGGAACAAACTCCCTAACAACGAAAGGCACACCGCTTTCAGTGTAGTCCAGTTCCTCCTCGGTTGCCTGTTTTATCAGTTCTTTAATTCGTTCGTTCATCTTTTGCTCCGGTTGTTCAGCGTATGTATATATTATACAGACATGTCAATTTAATGTCAACCTGTTTTCAAGCCCACCTCAACGCAAACATTACCGCATCTTTTTCGTCGCTGAAATGATAATCGATTTTTGTAGCATCATATGTATTGTATCCATCCATGTGCATATTGTTAGTAATATAACTTGAACAATATTTTTTAGCCCAATTCAATGGTTCCCAAAATGGATCGTAAGGTATAGTAACTATCATAGCCACCTCAGCGTAAACCAATCGGCTTCTTTGTCGGTGCGGAGATACAGTTTAGTTTCTTTATATTCTGTATGCCAGCACCAGTGAGTATTTAACGCATAGTCAGGGTCGTAGCGTAGAATATAGAGCCAGAAGTCACGTTCGCAACTAGGGCCCCAAGTAGTCCACGCCCATTCTCTCAGATCAAACAAGCTGGACAGTTTGTCAATTTGATTATGAGTACGCCAATCACCATAGGCTTTTATGTACCATTGGAATTGTTCATGCCCGGTATGTCTTTTATCTGTTCTATCAATTCTAAATTTCATAGTTGTATGATCATGATGAAAATTTACTACTGGCCAATCTAATTAAAAACAAACTAATAGATAATATCAAAGTGGCTCCAGACAGTATTAATATGTTAGTCATTTGTTCATGGCCAATGGCTATTAAATCTACCATATGTCTAGTTAATGCCGTGATAGCAATATAAATTAGAAAACGCACAGGCATATGATTGGTTTTAAAGTAGATCCCAACCATAGCTCCGATTTCCAAGTATATAAACAATAGTAATAGGTCGTCTATATCAACACGTGTTTGGCTAAACATTTCTAAAAAGTTCGTGCCAGCGCTCCATACAGTGGCAGCACCAATACCAAATAGTGCCAGTCTATGAAATATGCCTACTAACGTATTTCCCGCTTTATCTATATGTTCTAATTGTTTTTCCATTTTTAGATCCACCTCAGTTTAAACCACATGGCATCACGCTCATTTTCAAAATGCCAAATATATGAACTAAATTGTTCTCGACCAGCCCAAAAGCAGCACCATATACCATCTCTATTATCCACAACACTCCAACGTTGACCAAATTGTTTAGTACACCAATCAGTAGCCTTCCAGTGATTTGCTTTTCCAGTAAACACAGTATGCCAATCTTCTGGTGTTCTTCGCTTGCGTTTAGTCTCTATCCCCATCTTAACATAAACCAATTAGTATGGCTGGGTTCACGAAATGTCAACACCATGCCAGTTCTTGGGTGATACCCAAATGTTTGCCAACACCATTCATCCATATCTTCGGTGGTATCTCCATCAAAAAATTCATAATCTCTTATGATGACTACTAGACTATCGGCTTGATTGGCTTTTAATAGTTTCATCCCCATCTCAAGATAAACCAACTTGCTAGTTTATCATCTTTAAAAGTAAATTCACATTTTTTTGGAACTTCGCCTGTCATAGGATCCCAAGTAGTATGAAAATATCTAAACTCATAATGTTCATTGGCAACCAATCCATGTGATTTTAATTCACCAAGTATTAAACTAATTTCATTACCGGTTTTATTATATACCGTAACAGTGTTCATGACCAACGCAAAACAAACATTAAGTAGTCCCGCTCATACCTAAATTTAAAATTGAATGATTCATCGGTGATCATCCATCTAGCATGTTTTTCACACTTTTCAATGTGATTGAAAACCCAATCTATAATTGATTCAACATATTTAAGTTCTTGCGGGCCTGAGTTGTGTAATGGTAATTTACATTCATACCAACCTGGTTTACATTCTTCCCATTCTTTTAATGATTCAATGTTATAGTAGTGCAAGGTTAATCAAAAGGTTTTTGTAAGTTTGAATCCTACAGCCATGTCATTTTGACCCAGTTGACCACGATAATTCTGCCGAGCCTCTACAAATGCCATAGTGTTAAACTCCTTAGAGTTTTGGAACTTATGATAAACACCCGTTCTAAATTCATGTACATCTGCGGCTAGGTTAACACTACTATTCTGAATGACATTGAATGAACTATCCAATCCAACAGGGGCAACCAAATCAGCATTAGCACGGTAGACACTAACAGGTTGATATACCATAACACCAATTGTATTGTTGATATTTAGTTTTTGCTCAATACCTGCGGTCCATGCGTAACTTAGGACACTTCCAATTTTCTGAATGTTTTCACTATGCGAGTTGGTCTTTGTGATACCATGGATAAAATTAGCATACAGATTAGTACCAGTGTCAAATGCTTTGTTCAGTTCAACACCGGCAAACTGTGTAGTGCTGTTATTGTTTTTACCATCACCCACAAAACTACCTACACTATTACCCAACCAAGTGTTAGTTTCGTTAAAGAATCCACCTGAAAACTTGACACTAGTATCACCAAAGTTTTTAGTGTAAGCCATTTCCAACATCATGGGTGATGTTTCCAACATGTTAGTAGTGTCACGGTAAATGCTCATCTCATATGAGCCTATTTGTACATTAGTTCGGTCATAGTATGTATTGAACAATGTATAAGGGTTGTGTGACTCATAGGGCATCATTGCCTGATGAGGATTGAAGGGATCAGCTTTCTTGTGTGCAGTAAATGATTTGCCATTGAGATAGAAATCACGCTCAAAACTATCCACTACCATGATGCCACTTAGTTTACCTGTGCTAGCACTACCAGTTGCAGTGTAGACAAGAGGTCTTGCGCTGGCAAGAGTAGTATCGGACAATCGACCTGTAGTTGGGATACCAACCGAACCAACTGGGCTAGTTGCTTTATCAAGATCCATTAGACCCTGACCCATAGTGTATAGACTATAGCCAGGCAGATTCTTGTTAGCAGTAACAAGCAATAACCTTACAATGTTAGAGCCTGTCATCTGTGGCCACATCTGATGAATTAGTGCGGCGCCACCTGAGATAGCAGGGGCTGCCATAGATGTACCAGACATAGTAACCAATCCAGTTGGATTGATAGGAGTCTTAAGTCCAGTGCTAATAATGCTAGTACCGGGAGCCATTAGAAAAAAGTCATATGCTTTGTACTTGTCTTGGCAAACTGAATTAACCATAACTTGGCATAGATGCGCCGCGCCATTGGTTGATGGACCAACGGTCTTATTAGTAACACTGTTCCAATTGCCTGCGATAATCATTCTACCACCCAACAACAAATTACCATTTGCGTCAGTAGCAGTAGCCAACTGAGTAATACTATTAGACCATGCTGTAGCCTCATTGCCTGCGGCTACAACCATGATCATTTCACCTTTAGTAGCAGCCGCCCATACCTTAGCGTCAAAGTCATAGGGCAATTTGCCAGTGTTAGTATAAGATGTTTTATAGATACCCGGGGCAATCAGTACAGGGGTAATTGTGTTACGACTAATAGGAAATGTAACGCTCATGTTAGCAACATCAGCACCCAAACTAGCAGCCCAACTTGCGGCTGTAAGAACGGTTTGTGTGTTCATAGCACCAGTGTTGGTGATCTTACCAACAATCAAACTAGCATCATAAGCAACACCTTGAACACCTACACCATTTTTAGCGGCGGCTGCAATACCTGCAACATGAGTGCCATGTCCAACTTTATCAACGATAGTACCACTATTGCTGAAGTCCTTAATGGCTAGGATTTTGTTTTTAAATTCATCACTGCTGGTGTCGATACCTGTATCTAAAATAGCAATTACACTACCTTTACCTGTGTAACCACGGGCATATGCGGCGTTAGCTTTAATTACATCAAGGCTACGGCTTAGAGAATATTCTGTGGTAGTCTGAGCATAAGACAAACTAGAACAGGCTAGTGCCACGCTTGCAGCCAATATTTTAAATTTCATATCATATCCCTTAAGAATTATTCCCAGCGTAGGGAAAAGTGAATTGCGTCCTGACTATCAGCAAACATAAAATCCATATAGTCTTGAGTCAGTGTTGTTACATATTTAGATCCTGGTGTACCATAATTTTCAAGCGCCCAAATACAAATCTCATCCCAAGATGTTACCGTCATACCCTTGCGCCACGGAATACGAACCTTAAATTTATAAGCCGATTGCACCAAGTAATTCCTTAACATCATTAACTACTTTTGGGTCACGCCTGAATCTTAATGTCCACTGCTCGGGACTTATGTAATCAATGATAAGTTTAACATGGTCTGGATTTATTGTATCTAGAAAATGGACACCTGACTCACTTTGGTACAACAGCCATGGGCTGATTTTGCCTTTGGTCACGGCATAACAGATTTTGTTTTTATTGCCATACCGTAAATAATCCTTATGTTGGATTCTTTCTGTATCGGCAAATTGCATAGTAGTTTCTACACTTCTATGAATAGCATCAAATGGATCTTCATTACGCAAATATTCTATTAAGAATCTAGTGTATACCGCGTCATAACACCATTCATCAATTTTAATTTGGTCTTTTAATAACCAATCTAAGTATCTACTTACATTAATAACATTAACTTCTGTACAATATAAACCAAACTTTGCGAAGGCTGTATAATAAGGATTACGAATAAATTCTTCGTAGGTTTTATATTTTTTAGATGCGCTATTTTTCTTATAGAATTGCATCCAAGCCTGAAACCCTATTCTATTACTTTGTTTGTCTTTTTCTAACCAACGATGTTTATATTCACAAATATGTTTTAATACCGTGGATTCACGAATAAACTCCCGTTTACAAAATTCGCAACTAAATTTTGGTTTAGTCGTTTCCTCTGTCTTTTTCATACTGCTCAATATCCATGTCTGTTACTAATTGATTTAATACCTCTACATCTTCTATTTTAGAATTAGGATATATTTTACTAAGATACATTTTTCTTTTTTGATTTTCTACAAACTCAGTAGATAAGTCCTGCAAATCATCTTTATTTAATTTGGGATATATTTTTGCATAATAGTCTTTAATATCTTTGACCTTTGCCGCTGATTTTAATTTACTAATACTAGGACTGATATTAGGAATCCATTGATGAAATTGTTTTCCAATACCCGGGCTAGCAGCACATAGCATTAACCATTGTAATTTAGGATGCTTTTGTACATTTTCATTGAACATATATTTGTTGGCATAATAGTCAGTGCTACTAATATAATAGTTTTGTAGGTCTTTACTACCCTTAACTGCACTCATCCACATCAACAACATATAAGGAACAAACTTCCTTTGTTGTTCCTGATTCAGTCTATCATAATAACCATAGTCTTTTTTATCTAATGCTGTTAAAGCATTAAACAAATCAAAATCTTGATTTTCAAGTTTTTCGTCGGCAGGTATATCAGATTTTTTCATTAGAATGATTGATTATAGTCTACTATTTCACAATTCCTACTAACTTCTTTTACAAAATAAACACATTTAGGTTTATGACCATCTTCAATAGGTACGCAAAGAAACTGTCCATTCTTTAATCTAGGTGCATACCAAGTTACATCATGGTATACATCTACAATTTCAATTGGTTGAAATGATGGCCTAAAAGAACTCAGTGGATTAAATTCAAACGCACTAAACCCCCTATCATTAACACTAGTCAATGGTAATGTTTCTAAATCACCGTGATCCTTTTCTCCAATCAATATTTGCCAATCTACAGGCATCTTAATTGTATGATTACCAATCTGTAAAACTAGTGCAGGAGCACTAAATGATTCTAAAAATATAAGAGGTATATAATGGTAATCTACATTGCTAGGATTACTGTTATCTAAGATAGCAAATCTGAAATCATCTACTTCATCGGGTAGATTTTCTAAATTATATTTGATGTTGTCTAGTAATAGTATGTTCATGATAATAGTATATCACCGATATTTAAGTTTTTCAATATCAAATGGATATGCAGCCTCTTTATAAAAGACCTTTCGTTGTGTCAAATGTTTTTTGGCAAATTTACAACTGCTAGTTATATCCCAAATTTGGACGAAGTCCTTGTCCTCAGCTTTTCTGATGCCTCGTCCAATACTTTGGATAACCCTAACAAAGCTTTTTCCGGGCTCCAAAAGAACCAAATTAAAAATCCTTGGAATATTAATACCCACACTGGCCACACCATAAGTCGCCACAATGATCTTGTCAGTAGCAGTCGCCACTTCATCATACTCTTCCTTTCTTTCCGTTAGTTTAGTTTCACCACTTACAAATACACTATTAGGCAATCTATCAATTAGTTCTTTTCCTGCATTTACTCTATCAACCAATACTAGAGTATTACCAGTTTCTTTAATCTTTAAAATTAATTGAGCAATAGTATCAAGCCTGTTTTTATCTTCTAATAAATGTTTAAGTTCACTTTGATAATTAGTAAACTCTACTTCATCTTGTAATTGTACGATGTTCACATGGCACTTAGCAAGTACACCTTTGTCTTGCAATTCACTGGCTGTTAACTTACCGATCACATTGCCTAAACTAACAAACAATGCCTGAGCCTCGTGTTTGGCTTTAGGTATAGTACCAGTCAATCCCCAACGAATTGGAATACATGCCATTGGTCCTGTTAACAATGCTTTAAGCCCATCTGCTTTAGCACTATGGACCTCATCAACCATTACACAAACTACACCTTCAATAAATTCACCAATGGTAATATCTGCTTCTCCTGATTTAGTTGCTTTAAGCATGTTATTAAGACTTTGCCAAGTACAAATTGTATGTTGCTTACCTAGGTCTTTTCTATCTCCAAAGTATACTCCTACATCCAAACCTAAATTTCTGTAGTCTGTTTCCGTTTGTACTACCAAACTTTTATTAGGTACGATTACAATACTACGGCCATAATCTTGTACACTATAACTTAGTGCGGCTGTGGTAATAGTTTTACCTGCACCCGTTGCTACCTCTTGAATGCTTTGCGGATTAGATAAGAAGTTATTAATAATCTCTACTTGATAATCACGCAACATAATTGCCTCACCTGCTTTAGGATGTCCTACAGGCCATGATTTACTTTCAAATGCGGTTTCGGACACTTTGTTGAAAGCAAAAGTAGTGGTGTATTCTCTGTTGTCCTCCAATTCAATATCGTATCCTGCACGGTCTAATAGTGGAACAATGTCAGGTAATAAGTTAATATAAGTTGTTCCGCCTAAACTAAAATATGAGATTTTTCCATTCCATCTACCAAGTTTATATGATGGTCTAAACCTAGCAGATGGATCTTCATATTCAAACATCTTCATTAATGTTTTGCGGTCAGATAATTCCAATCCTTCCAATTTAACATTAACTTCGTCTTTGATTATAATTTTACATTTTTTCATTTAATTGAGATTGGAGTTGAGTTTTTCATTTTAATTATTTTATTAAATTGATGGTTGTATATTGTCTGTGTATTACTTGTTAATACTAATAGTACATTGTAGTTTGATTTTGGTATATCTAAATTATTAGAATACAATTTCAGTTTAATTTTTAAGTTATTCAGTATCCTATCTACAGTTTCAGTAATATACATAAAGTTTTTTCTTGCTGTACCTGAATAATATACGGTGTCACATTCTAATTCCTTTAACCACAGCCCTACTAAATCAAAATCTACAAAGTCAATTGTTGGTTCATATTCACTAGCAAATTTTAATTTACCAATATTGGCGATGATGCTAGGATCAATTGTTATTCCATATTCAGATAATTGTGAAATACATTTAATGTCCTTAGACAATTCAACATCTTTAATCGCTTCATCCAAAGAAGAGTTAGATGCGGCAATAATATATCTATTATCAAACGGAATAAGAGTAGGATCCCAATACAATGCCTCATACTGATTAACAGTATTTAACAATTTTTTGGTCACTTCGCAATGAGTAACAGTCTTGTAAATATCTTGTGAAATAGTTACAATTAACTTTAATGCATGGGTACTAAAAGGTGATTCATACCTTTTAAGTTCTTTATTCCATATAAATGTATTAACTAAATTATCTTTTCGTAATGCTATCAAGAAATTTTTATTAAACGGCGCTCTAAAATAGATATGATTATTTTCTATAGTAATATGTGCGTTAGTAAATTCAGGATCACTAGAAACAATTTTAGTGTTCCACCGCATATGTTCAATCATTCCCTGAGATATTCTATGTTTGTCCAATTGTTTTTTATATTTCTTTGTCAATATATTAAACAACTTAACTTGGTTTGAAGTCAATGCTTTATCTCTAATACAAGAAATCATATGCATGTTATGAACAAACCTAAGGTCGTTCATACTCAACCGCATCATCCCGCATTGCATAAAATATAATAGTTCTTCCTTGGTAGTTACTTTTATCATCCTACAAGTATATAGCCATCCAAAAAATTATTCAAGTTAAAAGGCAAAAAAAGGGGGATTTCTCCCCCTAAAACCAAGCAATATTATTAACCGCGCTTCATCACAGTGCTTTCAGCAAGTACACGCCAGTTTGAGGCTGACACTTTAGTCAGATCCGCAATCTTTAGTGCCATGCGTAGCGACAACTCACGGAGTTTGGATTTGTTTGCTTCCATGAAGTTGAGGATCTGATCAGCCTCGTCACCTTCAAAATCATAGTCTTTAAACAAACCACCGTCACAATCACGATGAACCTGCTTGATTCGGAGAATCTTATCACGCTCTGTATCAATAGTCAGGTCAAGAAAGTGACACCGACTTTGCAGAGCCTCGAGGTGATCCTGCAGTTTCTTAGACTTGAGGTTCTCAAACTTCAAGTTAGTGATAAAGATTGCCGAACCTTTGAATTCAAACGACTCGGGGATGCCTTCACGGCGAAGCATAGAACTGTCAGAGTTCCAGCAAATGCGCCGACGTTTACCACTGTCAAGGGCAGCCTTGAGAATGTTCAGAGCCAGATCATCTTGGAAGACTGAATCGCAATCGTCAAAGACTAGGACGTTCTTTGGATCAGAGTACTTGTACAGAGTACAGTACAGTCCAATTGGAGTCATTGCACCTTTGACAATTTCAAAACGGATACGTTTACTAGCAATCCGATCAAATGTTGAGGATTTTTCTAGTTGGTTTTCAACTCCAAACGATTTGCCAACTCCCGGAGGACCTGACACAATCATTGCGCGGATATCACCGTTGATACATGCCTTGGACATGTCATCAAGGATCTGAAAACGGGTAGCAATACGATCCATTGCTTCTTGCTCGGTCTCGACCGCGGGGGTTTTTTGTGCTTTAAATTCTACGGTCTGTGCCATCACAGGTTCTCCATCAAGATATTCTACATTCATAACATTATTTACTTTAACCTTAACCACGCTAATAGCGATTGGAAATTGTCCATCGTTCTTAACGGTGATGTAAGCACCTTTCTTGCCTTGCTGAAAGTCCTTGACAAGGGTGAATCGGGTATTGATCACGGGCAGATTGCGATACTCGCCGTATTTGATAAGAACTTGTGCCACTTGTTACTCCGTTTTCTCAGTGTATGTATACATTATACACCCAAACTCATTTATTGTCAAATCAATAGCCCAACTTAGGGATGCTGATTTCATCCATTTTCCGCTGGTGTTCCTCGTTGCTCTTACGCATTTCTACCAAAATCTCATAGCACCGGCCCATTTGGAACAGGGTGAATCCAAAGGCAACAATAATGATGAGATCGGTCACAGAGTCAATAGTCATTTCATCTTCCTTTTGAGTTAATATATACAGTATACTAGAAGGTCCAATTATTGTCAACCGGTTAGTACTTGAGCACCTGAACTACTTGATCCAAGTAAGCCCAGCTACGGCCGTAAGCAATGCCTGGCTTGCCGTTTTTGATGTTGTCTTCCACATAGTCTACCGAGGCAATGTGAGACATTCCCAAGCCAAAGTCACCACGCACAACTACAATGCTACCAGTACGGATATCGCTGAGACGGATAGTGCTGAGAACGGTTGAGTATTGTGTGTACATGATGTTTCCTATTAGGCGATTACGATAACACGGGGAGAATCGTCACGATCCATGAACTGTTCTCCCTGAAGAGGAGCGGTAAAAAAGTCGGTCTTGAATTTGCGATCCTCGACACCTTCCCAAACCCGCTTGATGAATTTTGCTCGGAAGAGACCGTCGTATTGAATCCCAACGACCTTACCGATCATGTAGCAATTGTCAATACCATTGAAATCCAAGGACTTAACAATATCACCTACTTGCATCACTTACTCCGTTATCTAACTGTCTAAGATTCTATTATATGCCCAAAACCATTTATTGTCAACCTCACTTCTTATAAGGAAAGGTACTCCGAAGCCCGTTTACATCGTTCGGCATCATCACCTAAATTTCCTAATCCTAAATTACATTTATGGCATAACCATCCTCGAAATTCTTCTGTCTCGTGATTGTGGTCTGCTACCCAAACTGATTTTTTATTCTTTCCGTAAGTAGTTAATTTATCTGCTGTGCGTTGACATACTGGACAAGCGTGGTCTTTGGGAATTGGTGGTGCAGACTTTTTAATTTTCGCCACAATCCTTACTTGATTTTTTGCACATTGCCTACACTCGTATCTTAAATACCCTTTACTACCTTCTTTTCCAAAATTATGAACAGGTAAAATTCTATTGCACATGGTGCAAAGTTTTGTATTTTCTTCTAATCCTTCAAATAATTCATGAACCACAGTGACCTCACTCCTGCTAATTTATTCATTCTTTATATACCAAAGATTTGGATTCTTCCTGTGTTTCCGAGCATACAAAATGCATAATGTCTCGGCCCATATAATCTTCCTCAACATCGAGGAATTCTACCTCATCCACATAATGTTGTTCCTGACACTCGGCACACCGTACATAAAAAGCGGCTTTCATTATTAAATTGCCTATCAAAGTTTGGCAATTAACTGATTGTGAATCAGATCCATTTCGGCCTGTTCCACGTAGAAGTCGGTCTTAGGGTCATAGTATTGACCCTCCTTCATATCATAGTACAGAACCCGACCCGAGAAGTTAAACGGACCTTCTAAGCCCTTACGTGGGCCATATTTGGTACGCATCTCGTCCATCTGAAATTTGTCTGCCAAAACTTTGTAACCCACGGTGTTCTCCTTGTATGCCTGATTAGGCTTCAACAGTGTAAGGCTTATCCCACTTACCAACGTTAACATCAATATACCAGCCCACATCAAAATAGTCGGATTGAATATCCGAATTGTCGTGGTTGCCATCGTTCATGGCTACAATCACTTCCTTGAGAAAGGACAGTGCAACGCCGTCATAGTGATCCTTGTACCAGTACGGATTAACATCACAGTAGCCCGAGGTGTTAGGCTTGAAACCACGTGAAACTTGGTAAAAATCATTACCGCAAACTCGGTTACTGCTGCCGATGAAATCAATTTTTCCCGACTTCAGGGTCAGAACCAGGGTGCTGTGATTACGAACACTTAGCGAACCCTTGACACCATACTTGGTCAAGATTGCCTTGATTGTGGGGGCCAATTTCGCTTTACGTTCCTGATTGATATAAGCCATTTGTTTCTCCGTTTTCTCAGTGTATGAATCTATTATACAGACAAGCCCAATTATTGTCAAATTTTGGGCTTGTTGTTTTTAAGCAACACGATAAATCACGCCCTGAGGGGTGATGTTTTTTTGGATCCCTTGCATGGCCCAATCACTTTCCAACAGTTGGAGGGCTTTTTTGTCACGAACCGTCCCACCATGTACCTTAACGCGGATCCATTTTTGGCAGTTAGTGATTGACACTTCCTTAGCCGTATAGACCAACTCTAGTGCCAATTTTACTCGGTCGGCCCTGAGTTTTTGGGCGCTACTGAACCGGCTAGCGTTGACCGCGCTACGCATACTTGCGTCCCTAGAAGCACACCATGCATAGTAACCCGCGCTTTTGAACTGGGTTTCTTTTTCTAGCATATTCATGACAACTCCGTTTTCTCAGTGTATGAATCTATTATACGCCCAAACCGAATTATTGTCAAATAATTAGTTACTCCAATACGCTTCGCTAGCGGGGTTACAACACCAAGGAGTATCCTCGGCAATTTCAATATCCTTACCAGTCATCAGGTTCTTGACGACCTTAGTACCCACCGGGCCATACTTGAGTTCGAACCAAGATTCTTCCACAAAGTTGTAGACAAACTTACCTGCGTTCCGATTAGCACAGGTAGCACTACGCTTGGCACCTGCCTTGGTCTTGAAATAACGCTTGTCTTGTTTCGGAAATTCAGTGTGAAAAACAACGAACATTTTCTGCTCCGTTAGTTAACTGTCTATGTATAGATTATACGCCCAAACCAAATTATTGTCAACCTTCTAGGGCTGAATCGTAATCTTGGAACTGTTCCTCACTATCATAGGGCAAATCGGGCTCATCCAAATCCATGCGGATCTGATCTACCCAACTTAGGGGAACCTCAAGCCGACTTGCAATCACCGTCGGGAATACTCCGTCTTCTAAGAGTTCTTGAATTTCTGTATAAAGCCTGCCCATTGCACTCATATCTAACTCCCTTTTCTCAGTGTATACCTTAGTATACGCTACCACAGATTTAATGTCAACCTAGGCTTTCAACCATTTCATTTGAGATTTGAATTGGATGCTTTCTGAACCATCGTATTGTTCTATGATGAATTCTTCGGCCTCATTAATCCAATAGATGGTCAAATCTTCGGCACCGCCATAGTAACCCTCAGGATATCTATCTTCACAATATGTTACAATGTCTTCAGAAGGGGTTAGATTCTCGACCATTTCTACAACCACAGGATCATAGATCAGTTCAGGAATACTATGCCAAGAATACCACCCTGCTCCATAACCCGGGCTATACAGTACAGCAACTTTACCATCACGGATAACTTTTTTCATTTCAATAATCCTTAGTCTAAGTGTTTTTTTGACCTTTACTAACCCATTGATATGCTACTTCTTCAAAGTCAAAAATCTGACCCTGTTGCCTATAACGATCTTCACATGTCCCACAAACAGTTTGATATACGATGGCTCGGTCGCCATACTTATCTGTACCTTTGGTCATGGTATGATATGAATGTTTGAAATCAAATACCTCATGCCCACAACTTAGGATAATCCTAGCCATTTGTTGATCCAAATTCTTTACCTACATAAAAATCAATCAACCGTCGTTGGATCATAGTAATAAGATCACCGTGATCATCCGGAATGATGAATCGCACAGGGCATTTGCCCCAAGTGCCTAACTTCCGAAATTCTGCAAACCACTCACGGTGCTGTGGATCTGTTGCTTCAAATGCCACCCACGGCCGGCCGATAAATGCTAGTCTACTCATGTGTTCTCCATCAAAAGTATAGTATAGTTCAAACTTGATTTCCTGTCAAGCTATGGACCAGTTTAAAAGTTGGTAATATTTAAAATCATCTCTGCGTTTGGGTACGCCGATACCAGTAATTTTCATTTCTTGTTTAAAAATATTATCCCACAAATGTTGCAATGGATTGTTGATTTCTATTTGAATCTTATAAGCATGATTGTTTGTATCACTAAGCCAATATTCAATACACTTAATTCGTTTATTTTTACGAACCAACGATTTAATTGGAGTCATACAATGTGCCGTTATTTGTAAACTTTTATCAATATTAATTTCACTATCGATGGATCTTTTAATTTCATCTAGTTGAATATCATATTCATAAAAATACGGCAACTTGGCTATGATAGGAATGTATTCTTCTTTAAAACGTTTACTATCACCATTGATATAATTATTCAAACAATCTCTAAATTTAGTAAGTCTAATACCCTTTAGAGTCCACATTACAAATTGATGAGCGTAATAAGTTCGTATTTTATTAGCAATTTCTCGATCCTCATCAGTGATGTTATCAAAAATTTGCGAATCTAACATATTTCTAAGAGGAATCCCACTACGATAATTTTTAGTAGAAGTTAACCGTTTATGTGTTACACTAACTACAAGGGCGTCTTCGGTAGTTTCAATAATTTCGTATTTTTTCACATAGTCTGTGTTATAAGGTTGAGATGTTAGTATATCATTTAAATTAATGGCTGGAATTGATGCTATATTATTCCAGTACAACTGTTGAGTAGCCAGTGCCGCGGCTTGAGAATTATATTGCTTTAACCCTCTAATACTAATATTTGACATTTTTTATCCTATTTGAATGTCTTCCATGCCGGCTGCTCTTAAACGAACTACATGGCCTAGCATAAAGTTTTTTGATTCTAATCCTTTCATAACACCTAACCATTTATTTCTTAACAAGGCTACTTCATTAATAAGTGTTTCAAAATCAATAACTTCATCTTCGCCATCAACATACTTTTCAGCATCACGGCTAGTCAATGCTCTATTATACGCTTCTAAATATTTTTGAAAATGTTTTCGGCGAATTTGCCTAAGTTTAATATTGAGGAAATTTAACACAGCCTCAATTTCTTGAAGCTGGTTAAATCTATGCTCAGTAATACCGGGTAAGCCGGCAATGTTTTTTTCAACATTGCCGTATATGGTCACTTCTTTTTTAGATGAAACTAGTTCTAATTCGTAGTATGTTATGAAATCAGGTATAATAGAAAGGTCTTGCGATATTTTCGTATACCAATTCATTTAAAGCCAATCGTCATAATCGTCGATGTCGTATGGATCATCATAATTATCATCACCGTATTGATCAACCCACCCTTTAATTGCATGAGTTATTTCAGAGTCACCTTGGAAATGCTCTAAAATATCATTTGATGAAAAATCATTATCAATTAAAAAATCAACTAATGTTTCGGCTGCATATTTACGCTCATTCAAATCAATGTGTGTAACCAATGCATCCCACACGGATGAAATAATATCTAGACTCATTCTGCATTTTCCTCCTCAGGTAATACATTACTTATCTTACGATTTGTTTTTTGACTATACTCACTCATTACTTTATCCAAGCAACCATCTGTATTTGCTTCCCATGCTTTGCGAAACTTCTTAATGATTTCACCATCAAGGGTAGTGTAAACAAGACTGTTACCTTCTTTCTTAACAAGTTCAGCCTTTTCAATCATATCAAGCATTCCTGAATAAGGGCTCATACCTGTTTCATAAGGGATTTTAACTTGAACTGATTCAAATGGTTTCGCATAGCGAGTTTTCATAATCTTACATGATGCACGAATACCTCTTACATCACTAATTTTATTACCATCCTCATCTTCTTTGAGTTTCAATTTTTTCATAGCAACTACAATTGAAGATGCGTAAACAAAACCTTGACCACCACTGATTTTATCATCTGGATCAAACATATCCTGACTTGCGTATGTGTGATTAGTAGCAACTAATCCTACATTATGATTACCGAACATATTAACACAGTTACGAACAAGTGCGGTTAGTGCTTTAGGCTTACGACCCATATCACCTTTCATATCACCTGCTTCAAATTGATTAACATCAGTTGGTGTCAATAACATACCCAATGAATCAAGTACAAACAAGACCTTTGGCTTATCAGTTTCAGGTAGAATTTTATATGATTTCATAAATTCTGATATAGTTTTACCCACATCATCAATCATAGCCATATTCAATTTCAGAAGTTTATCTTCATCAGTTGATACACCTAGTGCGTGTAGCCATTTTTCATCAAGGGCATTTTCTGTATCAATCAATACTACGAAGATACCTTGTTGTTGAGCATGGCGTACTAAGTTTCCTGAGCAGATGAATGATTTACCTGCACCTGATTCTCCGGCAAAGACAGTAACCTTTCCAAGAGGAACGCCTTTATTAAAATCACCACTAATGAGGTAGTTGAGAGCATAATTTCCTGTACTGATCCAATCTGTTGGATCATTAAATCCAATTGAAAGTCCTTCAATAGACTTTGTGATATCCTTTCTAAATTTTGATACATCAAAAGGTTTTGCCATCTTAACTATCCAATTCCATTGCCAATGCTTCTTTGATTACCTCAAACAATTCTTCATCTGAAGTACAAAGGATTTTACAAGTTTTCCAATCATTTTCTTGGTCACGACCAGTTACTTCAATCATGTAACCATTATCGTAACGATTCACAGTAAACGATTCGTTTACTTTTTCTAGTTTGTTCAATTTTGTCATTTTCATTTCCTTATTATTTGTGTATTCCACTAGCATATAGTTTATCAGCAAACGATAATTTGTCAAGGATATCTGGACATTGATCCGCAATGCGATCCAATTCGTAATCACTAGGATAATGTCTTAGAGCGGCCCTTGCCTTATCCCTGACTAAGCTGGGAACACGAGGAGTGCGACCTGGATCGCATAACTCCTCAAGTAGTTTTTTGCCTTGCTTAAGGGCACGGAATCTTTCGTCTGGTAATGTCATGGGAATTCTCCTAAGTAAGGGAGCAGATGCTCCCTAACTCCTATTAAGCAGATTTTTGTCTGGCTCGGATCATTGCCAAAATGTCTTGCGCTTTATCGCTTTGAGCATTTTTGGGAACTACAACTGGACTTGATGCTTCATCATCATGGTCATCATGTGGATCTGCTACGGGTGCTGTTGCGGGTGCGCTACTAGTAGTCGCTTGTGTTTGTACCGCTGTTGCTCCTGCAGGTGCTTCTAGACCATATGGACGATAGTATGCTCCCCAACGATCATTATCGTATGGACGACCTTCAACACTTGCTTCAAACATTTCTTTGATAATACGCAATTCAGCCTCACTAGGCTTCTTGGGCAAGAAGTCTACCAAGTTGAAAAGACCGTGTTCTTCAATTGCTTGTTGCTCGGCTTCGGTCAGTGCGCTTTCCCTACGAGACCAATTACTGGTACTGTAGTCAGCATAACCACCTTTGCTGGTTTTAATAATTTTAAAATCCAATCCACGAACATAATCAGTAGGAAGTTCTAGGATCTCGGGATCCATCAAACCAGTACGGATAATAGGAATAATTTGTGGGCTGATAATAAACCTACGAATAGGATTCGCAGGAGTCTTGTCATCCTGAATAGGGTTTTGACGAACGAACCCTTGAAAAATATAACTGCGTTTCTTCCAATACTTGTTAGCCATTTCCTTAAGACTTTCGTCCTTATACCATGGACGAACTTCTGCCAAAATAGGGCAGTTATCACCATACATTTCTACGCATGGGACTTGTACCTGAATTTGTTTAGTATTAGAATCACCTTTAACTCCGTTGAATGGGAGTTTAATCATCGCTCGCTCTACCCAAAAGAATTCATTCTTTGGATTAGCATCTGGAATAAAACGAAGGGTAGCTGAAGTACCTTCATCCATGTTCCAGTGGGGGTAGATTGCGTTATCTGATTGGGCGTTAGAGCCCTTGGTTGACTTGTTTTCTTGCGCTGAAATACGAGCGCGGATTTCTGCTAGACTTGCCATTTGTTTTCTCCTTAAAAATGTGCCTAATTTGAGCCTAAATATGATTTAAATGTCGTTGTCAGGAGACAACTAACACAGTACTAAGTATATAACAACTTTCATGCTGCGTCAAGTGTATTTATGCCGGATATGGTAAACCTCACTAAAAAGTGAGGTTTTTTAGAAAGTTATTTACCCAATAATCGTTTTAGTGCAGCCAATTCTTCTACACCTTCAGTCGTTACTGCTTGGTCAACTGTATTGATAAAGTTTTCATTAGCACCAACTAGTTTACCAACTGCGCCTTTAGGTCCTACCTTTTCGGTTGGGCCTAATTGTCCTACACGCTTTTGGTTAGCATCTAAGCCTTCGTCCATTTCAACTTCATCTAGTTTGTCATACTTAGAACGAATTGATGCCATCTTTTCTTTACTAGCACCATCACGACCTGCTTTGCGTAAAGCATCCATACCTTCTTTGCCATATTTCTTATTACCAAGATATGCCTGTAGCCCGCTTTCTTCTATATCTTCTTCTTTAACTAAACTACCTTTTGTAACTCTTTCAATGTCATGCTTGATTTGTGCTTTCTCTTGTGGAGTCTGCGCTTGGTCATATTTCACAGCCATTCTTTGTATTATGGCTTCGTCTTCACTACTGATATGTGCGCCTAAAGCACCTATGATTCCTAAACCTGCTAAGAACTTTCTTATAGCACCCTTGCCTTCATCTAGTTCATCTTCAGGAATACCAACTGGATTAAGTGCTGTTTGACCACTATCACCTTCTTCTTTTAGACCTAACTGTTTAGCAGATAGATATGCTTTAAGTTTTTCTTTTTCTTGGGCAGTTAATGGCTTGCCTGCTTTTAATTTGCTTTGTAATAACTGAATATAACCACTGTCATCACCCTGCTTATATTCATTTATTAAACTATCTGCCCACTCTTCTAACTGAGAAACTTCTTTAATCTCACCAAGTTTCTTGTGTAATTTTTTAAGAATTGGCATAGCGTTTTCAATTCTAGGATCTAGTGTTTCCTGAACGAATAATTCATTAATACCTGATACTTCACTATCATCTTCCATTAGAGCAGGAGTCCAACTTTCAAAATACATATTGTATCCGCGACGACCTGTCATGCGGCTTAGTGTTTCTTTTAATGATTGATAATGATTAGCACCTTCTAGTACTAAGCGTTGGGTACTTTCATTAAATTGTCCATTGCGGGTAGCACGAACAAATCCTGCCATTTTTTCATATTCTTCAACCAATGATTGAATATGACTAGCGCGGTCATCATATGGTGTGCCACCCTCTGCGATATGTCTAGCATATACTCGGGCAAGACCTGGCTTAGTAGTGTTAAGTAAAAAGCGTTCGCCATTAGCATTTTCAACGAAAATTCTAGAAATATTACGATAACGCTGTTCACCTTCTTCAAGTTTACGGTTATGTTGTAATATTATTTTGACACTAGGTATAGCGTCACTATAACTGGCTTGTTTACCCATTGGATAATACCCTTCTGCTATGTTTTCTTTCTTTTTCATATGATCCCTCTGTGCCATATCACTTGCTAAATGGTCTTTGTTTTCGGTGTCAAAGCCTAACTGACGGCGTTGACTCCACATCTTTAATTGTTGTAAAAACCCAGTCCAACTATCATCAAACGATCCTGATTCTAAATCTTCGTTAGTAGAGTCAGTAATATCATCATCATAATATATTTTTAAGTCTTGGTTACTGTCAATAGTTACCCAAGCAGTGTCTACAGGGTTACCATCTTTTTTGAAAGTAAATTTAAAAACTTCGGCTTCATCAGGAACAGGTACTGTTTCCCCATCGCTGCCTTTTGGTATAGGATCGTAACCCCTTACCTTGAGTAATTTGTATAAATCGCGGTTTAATGAGTCTGTTTTAATGGGCATATAGTATTTATCTTTGTATTAACTTAAGACGGCGAAGAATGGTAATGGTTGAATGTATTCATCATGGTCACGAATTTGTTCTCCCAAGTCATGATAGTAATCACTTAAAGATTGTAGCATTCTAACTGTTAGCAATGATGCCATAATCAAATCATCAGTATCACCTATCTTAGCCGCATAACTACCACCACTAGCAACAAAAGTCTTTAATTCTGATATCAAACTTTTGCTATAAATTTTCATTTTCTTGCTTTCTAATAGCGTTTTAAATTTAGCACAGGCAGTGATTTTAGACTTTTGTGTAGTATTGTATCCTCTACGCTTTTTGCCTGACTCACTTAAAAAAATACCTGGTATATTAGTTTCACCATATTCTGCTAATGATATTAGAGAAGCTTCACCAATAGAATTATTCTCTATACTATAATATAGATTATCAGTTTCCCCTGTACATTCTACGATATACTTGTTTATTTGTGCTAGTAATTTAATCTGATTAGGTATGTCTGTTTTATTATGTTTCCATTCACCAATTTGGGTGGTAGTGTTGGCTTCAAAGATTTGTATAGCAGCAGGATCTCCACCTGTTCCTAAACTTGGATCTAATCCTACTGCGTAAATATTACCCTTCTCAGGTTTTTTATACCAACGAACTTGGCCCATACGGGTGATAGGCTCAATACCTTCTAAATCAATTAATGTACTAGGACTAATAAGAGTTTCATCTGCGATAATAAATTCGCAGCCTATTTCACGACGGAATCTATCTTCTCCTAGTTGGGCTTTCATTTCATCAGCCCATTTTTGATCCCTGCCAGGTTGCTCAGTCCAATGTGCCCTATATGCTCTAAATCCGTTTACACCTAATTCAGTTTGATTGCCATATGAATCTTCTGTTTTATTAGCACCTTTCCAAATAAGAGCAAACTGGTCTTCGTCACTATTTGGAGTGCTAGTGATAATTGCTTTACCACCAGTTGATAGTGTAGGTGTAATAGAAGTCCAAAACTGTTCAGCAATAGTAGGTCGAACGAACGCAAACTCATCTAGGTATAGTAGTGTGATAGACATACCACGACCTGTATTTTCCGTAGTAGTGGCTGAAACTATACGACTACCGTTTTCAAAGTCTAATGAGCCTTTGTTATAAGTAGTAACACCTGCTTTAATATAGTCAGGGCAATTTTCATATGCGTAGCGAATACGCTGCATGATTTCTTGTGCGCCTGTATACTTATGTGCTGCTATAAGGATAGTAGAATCGGGCACGAACATAGCGTACCAAAGTAGATAGCCGGCAGCACTAGTAGATTTACCACTTTGACGAGGCATCAAACTAATACTAAAACGATAATTATGGTATGTATGAATTAACCGTTCTTGATAAGGCCATGGATGATATACCATGCTGCCCTTAGTAGGGTGTTGAATCATAAAAAAGTTATCCATGAAGTATAGATAACCAGTAACTGGGTCGCAACACTTAACAAAATCATCTAATTCTTTTTGTGTTGCGAATTTAGTTTTTACATAGGGGGTCTTAACTAATGATGGTGATCCACTCATAATTATTATTTAGTTTGGGCGTCTTCCCAAACTAATATTTATCTTAAAAAAATACTCACTACATAGTGAGTATTTATCGTTTATTTAATATCTAAGGGTCTAGTTTTTGTAAGAACAATACAGTAAAACTTTTCTTTAAAGTTCTTAATTTCACCATTTTCGCCAGGACTACCTAAATCAAACTCAATACTATTGAATATGTTAGTATCAAACCCAGTTCGTATGAATAATGCTAATAACTGAGCCTCTCCTAAGATACTGTAATGATTTAAGTTAAACTCATGCTGTCTTTCACAGTTTGGGGCAGGTACTTCAATATACATCTTGCCACCTTGTTTAAGTACACGGTTATATTCCATTAAACTAAAGATAGGATATGGACTATGCTCTAACGCATGTCGTAGAAATATAAAATCTACTGACTCATCATAATAGCCATCTTTTTGTGGTAAGAAACTTAAATCATACTTCTTGATAGTATGACCTTTATCCTCACAAATTTTTACATCTTCAGGACTTAGAGTTACTCCAGTTACATCTGTGTAACCACGCTCTTTCATTTCGTCTAGGAAATAGCCCGGGCCACAACCTAAATCTAAAATTTTAGAATCTTTAGGTAAATCTAATGGATCTATATAAGTTTTTATAACTTCTGTAGTTAACTGTTTGTGGAACTTGCTTTCACCCTCACTATAAATGTGACAGTTTACTAGATATTCATAATAAAACTTAAGTTTAACAGTGTCAAATATTTGGTTAACATCAATCATGGTTGGTCTTTCTTTTGTTTACAGTTATTAAAATGCCATCTAGACATCACCCCAGTACCACCTGTAACTCCACAATGTGGACAGTTAATTTGTGGTTTGGGTTTACCTGAATTGGCTATACTATTTTTTAGCTTCCATTCATCGGACTGTATTTTTCCAAAGTTTGGATTATTGATTCCGACTCTAGACCTATTCAATAGGCCTAAATCAGGCCTACCTATTCCTCTTTTTTTGACTGCTCGTTTTTCAATATGGTTTGGTGTTTGCGGACCATAAGGCTTGCGCGGGCCACTCATTTTATCTATTGATTGCGGTGTGTGGGGGATACCGGTACGAATCGGTGAGCGATCATTATTATGTTGATTGTAACTTGCTGAATCATGTTTAGCATTTGAATCCTGTAGTAATTTAGTTTCTAACGCATACATATCAGCAGGTGTACCAGTTGCTAGTATTTCTCGTTTCCATTCATTTGGATTTGATAGTATTAATGGTTTGACTATTTTACTTGAACAGTAATAGCCATCTTCAGGATGGCTTCCCGCTCTAGTTCGGGACCCTATATACCATTTACCAGTAGGTAGATGAATCCACTTATATACATATGCAACCGTCTCCATACATATATTTATTCGCAAACGCAAGATAAATTATTTTTTATACCCTTTAAATCCTACAGCAATACTCTTGGTATTAGTATCTTCGGGTTCTTCACTCTTGGAATAAGGAATTACTTCGTGTACTTCTGTAGGTATAGTCTTTGTGGCTGCTATAAACATATTGTATTCTTCTTCAGTATATGGATGAACTGAATTATACTTCTCAATAAAACTAGCATTATCCATTTCTACTGCATCTTGACTCTTACCATCAGCCATTGCCATAGCCATCCATAAACGATTTAAATGATATGTTCTATCATATCCACCTTTATCACGAACTTTATATATGCCCTTAGATACTTGAGTATGGTTGTGGTTAGGTTTACCATCACTTTCAGTTAAAAATTCATGGGCTCTCATTTTTTATACCCTTTAAAGGGTTTTAAAGTACTCTTAGTACCAGTATCTACCGGCTCTTCACTTTTAGGTGTTGTAATTAGTTTTGCATCACTTGTTTTCATTCCCATTTCATGCATTGTATCATCTAGATATCCTTGCAATGGATCTATGCCTGCGTATGATACTATAACTAAATTTTCTCCCCATGGAGTTTCTTTAGCGAACTCGGGTACAGCATCCTCTTGACGCTGTTTAGCACCTTTTGCTCCTGCTAACCCTACACCAAATCTATATTGAGTATAAAAATCATTATTTTTTAATTTATCAATAACCCATGCAGCAGGTAATGTTCGCTCTACTGCAGGCTGAATAGATCCGGTTGCTTCTGTAATAAATTCTCTAGCTCTCATGTTGTAATTATTAACCCATTGTTAGTTGCTAACTCGTAATCAGTGTCTTGTGTAAGTGTTAATATACTTCCTGGGACTATAGCATTGAATGTTATCTGATAAGAGATAAAATGTACAATAGTGGTATTTGCTGAATTACCTAATGGTAGTGCATACAAGTTAACATTACCATTTTCTACAACCATATCATATTCTGTTATAAGATTTCCAAAATATTGTTGACTTTGTTCTGCCCAATTAACATCGGTTAAACTATTATTAATAGCCGAATATATTATAATATTTTGGCTATCATCATTGAGAACATTACTAGAATTAATCTGCATAGTTGCTTGAGTAAAAGCATTAGCAGGGGTACTTAGAATTAATTGCGGATCTACACCAACAGTAATACTTTGTAATGTAGAGAAGTTTACCGCATTAATATTCGCAAAGTTATTGTTTACCTTTTGAAAGGCAGTGCGTAAGGGATCGCCGTCACCATCATTGGCTGTTGCCCCTACATTAATGACTTCAAGTGTGGCCATATCTATGTTCCAAATCTATATAGTATTTATCACACAGTAGGCTTTTGTAAACTGAGAATTATTTCACGCTTTCAAATATTTTTTTCTGCTCAGTATACCATTCTTGCCAACTCTCAACTTTGGTTGCACAATTATAATATCTCACATAGTTTTCTACTACAACTTTTAACATGTCTGTAATAGGTACTTTATCACCAGGCTCAATAGGTTTTAACGGTTCGCATTTTTCTGCTAATGCGCTAGGATAAGGAGGAAATTTACGCTCTATTGGAACAGGGGCGGTAGCACAAGCAGATAACAATAATATTACTGGTATTAACGTCCTCATTTTTTCTCTCCTGAGGATTGACTAGATAAGTTTACAATCTTATTATGTTGCTCAATGATTTCTTGAGGCACTGGACAATTTTCTATATATTTGATAATCTCTTCTTTTTTAATGATTTCTTTATCAATATATTTTATTATATCATCGCCCTTTTGTTTGATGACCTTGGTTTTGTTTACAATCTTTTCTTGTATTTCTACAGTTTTTTCTACAGCTTTGACTTCTGATACAGCAACTTTAGCTTCTACTTCTTTTACTTTCGATTGCCATATGTGTTCATTTTCTAACCCACCTTCTAAGTATAAGGCAAGTGTTAGTACGAATATACTGATAATTTGAATAGGTAGTTTATACTTACCAACAAATGGTATAAACCCTAATACAAAGCCTAGAATCACACCAATAATACCAACAGTTAATAAACCATGTATAGCGTAATCAGGTAGAACAGATAATATCCACATGCCCGTATTTATCTACAGGAATCAATTAATCAAACTTAAGTTTGAAAAATGTATATTTTTCTTTAGGCAATTTAGCCGTAATAGTATACACATAACCAAAAAGAGTATGATCAACATGTCTATGCCAAGTTGGTTGCTCTATAGCATTATCCATAATCCACTTACCTTTTTCTGATTGTTGGAATTCCCAAAGAGGTTGAGAAGCATAGATATCAGGATCATCAGCATCACCTATACTGAATGTATGAACTTTAGTTTTAATGTAGTCTTTCATACAGCCATTTCCGCTTTGATTGGTCCATGACTACTATATCCTTCTAAATGAATATCATTCATAGTCATTTCAAAAATATCTTTCTTTTCTACGGGTAGCATTAATGTAGGTAAGGGCAATGGATCACGGGATAATTGTTCTTTAACCTGTTCAACATGATTGGTATAGATATGTGTATCACCGGTACTGATAATTAATTCACCAACTTTGTAACCACAATGATGAGCAATCAAATGAGTTAGTAGAGCATAACTAGCAATATTAAAGGGCAATCCCAAGAAAACATCCACTGACCTTTGATACATATGACAACTCAATTCACGGTTCTTGTTCACATAGAATTGACTCATAACATGACAAGGTGGCAATGCCATTTGATCTAATTCGCCAACATTCCATGCACTGAGAATATGTCTACGACCATTAGGATCATTCTTTAATCCATCGATTAGATTTTTAAGTTGGTCTACTTCAATTTGGTCAACTGCAAGTCGTGTGCCACCTTTGTGTGCAGAACCCATATCTTTTTCAATACGGTACTTGTTCCAATGACGCCATTGCACTCCATAAACTGGTCCTAAGTCTCCGTCAAATTTTGCTTTATCTTTCCAATAAGGTGCTAAAGCATTAGGAGTCCAAATTGTAACAACACCTTCTCTAGTGCCATGTGTGATTTCAGCTAGTCTACGCTCATCGTTACTACCTTCAATGAACCACAAAAGTTCACCTACACAGGCTTTCCAAGCTAATTTTTTAGTAGTAACAGCAGGAAAACCTTTGCGTAAATCAAACCGTAATTGTCTACCAAATACCGATAGTGTTCCTACACCAGTTCTGTCGTTTTTTGTTTCGCCGTTCTCTAATATGTCTTTAAGCAAATCTAAGTATAATTGCATTTTTGTGTGTATTTCCAATAATCAGGATGATCTCTGCCCCAAATTTCATATATATGGTCACTATGAACCTCTTCATGTGAAATTCTAAACTCACCGCGCAATTTTATTAAGTCTATAAAAGTATCACATGCGTATTCAGCAAAGGTAGTAGTCAAATGAATTTTAGTAATCTTTCCCCAACATGATTTAATTAATGCTGCCCCGCCCATTATCCATGGTTCATGAAAATATTCTAGGTCATCTAGATGAGCAATTGTTTTAACATTATTAGGTAGTATAATTGGTTTTGTAGTAACTACAACATTAATTCTGTGAGGTAATGGTTTTACTGGAAGACTATCCCAAGTATTACGACCCATAACTACAGTTTTATCCTGAGTTAATTTTTTGAATCTTGACAAATCGCCCTCGATTTTACTCCAAGGCAATCTGTTATGATAGCCTATACCACCTTTTGGATCACAGGCTATAATCAAATTCATAAATTACCCAACAGCCTATCTGTTTCAGGTTGCACCGCATCAGCAATACTTTGAACATTAAGAATAAACTCTATACTAGTAATGGAATCGTCAAGTTCATGAAGCTTTCTACTTACTGCCTCTTCAATTTGATTTGGATCCAATCCTTGGCTTAGAAACTTCTCAATGTTAATTGTTTGTTGGCGTTTACCCTGTAATTTAATAACCACTTTTTTAATAAATTCTACCGGGATCTTTTGTTTTTCAACATCCTCAAGGATGTGTTCCCATTTGGCGATAAATTCTGGTGACATTATGCACTAACTTTTGCTCTTGATTTTCTTGCTTTAACTGGAGTTGCGTCAACAACTGGTGTTGAAGATGCACCAATACCGGGATCTAATGATTTAGCTTCTTCCATTAAACGCCTTGATTCAGCTAATAGGCCCTGTGCTTCACGTTCCATTTTCTGTGCTTGTTCAATTCTTTGTTGTGCTAATGAACTATCACCTAAGATATCACTTGATCCTTGAACACCAGATTGTGGACCACGCATTCTGCGTACTACATCAGCTGGATCTTGTAATCCCATGCTTTTATCCATTTCGGCCAATCGACGGACTGCATCCTCACCCTGTTGCATTTCGTTTAGAATCTTGTTTAATTCATTTAACTTGATTCTAGTATTGGGTTGAGGTGTCATTACGATTTGTTCTGTATTAACCTTTTTAAGTTGACCTTCATGGTGAAGTACATGAAGAATAGGTTTACCGTCTTTGGTGTATGTTCTGTTAAGAGCGTCTGCTAAGTTTTCACTATTCTGACCAATGTCACTTTCAATACATTGAATCATTGGGTCGTGAACGTGCATATTCAATGTTTCAGTGTATGTTACCAAACACATATGTGGCTCTCCAGGGACCTCCCTAAAGATAACTGCTATTTTACGATCACCGTGTTTGCCTACATGTCTTAAGAAACTCATTTCAATCTCCTGATTATATAATTATTTAATAAATTTTGACTACATTGTAAAATTTATTATGACCAAGTTAGTTCGTATAATACGGCTTCTCCAGGATCCTCAAATGCAGGAACCTGAAATTTTTGATAATCTTCATCCATCATAGTAACTAAAGAATACCTACCGTTAAGAGTGGTAGCGATCCATGCTATAGATTTAGCGGTTATCGCAGTTTTAGCCAATACAAAATGCGTTGGCTTAAAATTTAATTGCCTATAAGAAAACCAAGTGATAGGATCAATACCCATTATCGTGTTAGTGTATCTAGCATTTTATATTTTTCATACGCCTCTACTACTGCAGGTGAAGAATTTGTATTGGTTGGCACTACTTCTAACCAAAGGTCTCGAAAAGCAAAGGTAATAGGTAAATACTCACCCTCTGAGTATAATCTAGGTTGATGAATCCTGCCTGAATTGTAAAGTTTGGAAGCCAATTCCATAACGGTTTCAAAATCAAATCTTGAGAAGTCGTACCTTTGAGAATTCCTAGCGTATTGATTACCGTCATCATAATATAACTTAATTACCCCAACATATTGCTCATAGGTTTCACACTTAGTCCTAGTAATAATCATCAAAACTTGGTCCTCGGACACTTCGCCCCTTAGGATACTCTGTAAGCAGCCGCCCAAACTACCACCAATATACATCATAGTGAATTTTCTTTTTTAATAAGATTATAAACTACTAACAACCTATCCAATACATCATTCAATGATGGATTGGTTTTTGCCAATCCTCTAATATCTTTCCAAACTTCGGCTTGCTCTTGTTCATTGATACGAGACCAAGCCTTTTCACTCATTGATATTAACACCCTTTCTGTAGATCCCGCTTTTCTAGCATATATAGTTTCCCCCTTATCGGGGGATTCATATATCAGGTCACTTCTCGTCATAAATTGCGAATGTACCAAACGGGGGATTAGGATCCTTATCACCGTGAATGATCCATGTCGTATCACAATAATCAGGATCTCCCCAACTACCACAAGGGTAGCCATCCGTGAACACAATCAAACGTTTGGGTACAATTGCATTTTCTTTAAGATAACCAAAGACACAATCAAAGTCAGTACCACCTCCACCAACTGGTTCATATGAATCAATTGTGTCCATGTTCTCGCTAGTGAAGTCTTGCGGATTATAAGTCTCTGTATCAAAGCAGAATACATGTACTTTGTATCCGTCAAAGGCATCCATCATACCTGCAATCTCACCCAAGAATGCCTGTCCTTGTTTATCAGTGATAGACCCTGACATATCAAGACTAACTACAACATCAATTTCTTCACCCGGGGTCATACCAGGCATGATAGCATCCATGTGCCAACCGCGACGATTAGGACGCATGAAACTAAAGTCGGTACGAATAGCACTTGTCAAATTAGTTTGAATCAATTCACGCCAAGGCATAACTGGGTTAGTATGATGCTTGATCAACCGCTCAACACCTTTAGGAACAGAACCTGCTTCTGCACCTTGTGCGGCATTGATGATAGCCTGCTTGACTTCCTGACGGACACGCTCACGCTCCTCAGGGCTCATCTTAGGACGACCTTTAACCTTACCACTACCGTCAACCTCTTCGCCGTCACTCTCGCCTTGACTTTCACCTTCCATATGATCATCAATCATTTGGTCGATAAGATCCTCGACGTTAATCTTTTCTGCCTTCTCATAAAGGTCATCATAGATTTCTTCGGCAGACTTACCGTCGTACTTTGCTTCATACAAACAAGGAACTGTTTTGATAAACTCACCGACCTTGTGCCGTTTCAGGTCGGCATTAACGGCGTAGTCATCAGCAATATTCCAAAGCTGGGGATCGCGGGTGCCTCGACGACCGATATGATCGTAGACCACATGTAGTACTTCATGCCCAACCAAGAATTCAACTTCTTTAGGCTTGAGCATCATAATGAACCGAGAATTGTAATAGAATTTCAAGCCGTCGGTAGCGGCTGTACTACACCATTCATCGGCGTTAACCAGTTGCATACGGGTCGCAAGGTTACCAAAGAATGAATGACGGAGAAGCAGACCAATGCGGGCAGTTACCAACCGCTCACGGGCATTGAAGTCTACTTTAGCGTCGGTAGGACCGACCAAGTTCTCAAATTTTTTACTGCGTTTACGCTTTTTAGTCGGGGCAATTACTTCGCTCATACCTACTCCTTTATCGTATATATGCTATATTGTAACATATACCGTATTTAATTGCAAATGAAAAAAGGGGAGTTGCCTCCCCTTTGATCAGTTACCTGCTTCTACAATGTACTTGCCGTATTTCTTGTGGAAGTCATCAAAATGCTTCAACTGACTGGGTTCGATCGGAAGACGATAAGTTTTCAGAGCGACCTTTGCACCCATTACGACCAACTCAGTTTCAAAGTTAGCCATGATGTAACTGAAGAAATTATCAGCCATTTCATGGAACTGTTTGTTAGATACACGCTTGTTGTCAAGCGCATCCTTCAATTCATAGCACAGGCTAATCGTGAGGGAGTACATTGCCGACACTTCCTTGACACGGAGTTCCTTGACCTTACCTGCGAGAATGTCGCTAGGCTCGGGCATCTGACCTGCAACCTTACGGTGTGCCATAAACTTAACAGCAAGACCTTCACCAACAGAACCTGCAACCAAGTTGAACAGGGTATCAGAGTCCGTGTCCTCTTCATCATTCAGCAAATCGCTGACAAAGCACCAACTACGGGGAGTAGCAAATGCGCGGCTAGAGGACTTTGAATCAAAGTCATAGAGATCCTGTTTAGCGAATGACAGATAACCAACCACATCCTTGTGGATGCCTTTGTTAACTGCCCAGTTCTGCCACGAAGTGAAATCAGGACGCATTTCAATATGCAAGAACCGATTAGCAAGGGGCATCGGCATACGATAAGTAACACCCTTGTCACTGTCACGGTTACCTGCCGCAACAATAACCACGTTGTCAGGAAGTTTGTACTTACCAACACGGCGATTGAGAATCAACTGATAGCCTGCAGCCTGTACAGCAGGCGCAGCCGAGTTCATCTCGTCCAAGAATAGACAGACGATAGGATACTGACTAGCAAGTTCCTCGTCAGGAAGATCAACCGGGGGCGCCCAGTCCATCTTGCCAATGTCTTTGTTGAAGAAGGGAATACCACGAATGTCAGTGGGTTCCATTTGCGCCATACGCAAATCAATCATAAAACCACCAAGCTCCTCGGTGATTTCGGAAACAACCTCAGACTTACCGATTCCGGGAGGGCCCCAGAGAAACACGGGACGCTTGACCTTGAAAGCCTTGAGAATTGCTTTACGGGCCTGAACACTAGTAACGGTGAGATTGTCAGATACTTGAGCCATTTCTTACTCCTGTTGAAAAAACTACGATAAAAAGATTATAGCAACTGCCTGAATTAATGTCAAGCAGAAACCTTAGTGATTGTGCTTTGATAAATTTCCTGATACAACTCGGCCATAGCCTGCAAATAGAACCGCATGACCTTACCGGTTGGGGTAGTTAAAGTGAATGTCATTTGAAGTATCCATAAGGGATGCCAACCGTGTAGCAGAGGTACTCATCGTCGCCGCCGGTGTCCTCAGCCTCGTGAATCCAACGCAGAGCCATTGCACGGTCCCGAGCACCAAGTTGGATGATGCTAGCAATACGGGCTTCGAACCGAGTCACAGCCGCAGCCTCGTCCTCGATACGCTGGGCCTCATCACGGTCGATGATAAACTGAAGGGTTTCGAACTCCTTTTGGAAGTCGGCCAGCGTCCATGTGGACGTGTCTACACTACGGGGGCGGAAATTGTAAGCGTCCTTGTACATGTCCCAGTAGGTCATTGCGGCCTGCTCAAGCGGAGTGTACTCTTCCCAAGTCTTGTAAGTCAGTTCGCTCATTTCGCTCTCCTTGTTTCTCACTATAGATATAGTATACGCTTATGCCGAATTAATGTCAAATTTTGGGTTTGTTGCGAAAAAACAACAAAATAATAGGCCCTTGCGGGCCTATTACAGGTTGGTTATTTTACAGAGTCTGTCCTACTCCGTCTCAGCCTCATGCGGCTAAAGAAAATACCTCATCGTTGGCATTTATAGATTTTGCTTGGATTACGTCCATCGCCTCTCGTGTTGTCCACTCATCTACTCATCCGTCAATCGATTCTAGTCACCCCCATCAGAAGCATACTTGGAAGATTTATTAACCGCTGCCTATTACTCTTCCCCAGCGTCACTCTAGTATGCTTTTGGTGGAGGTGGGGGGATTCGCACCCCCGTCTTGCCCGTCTTTTGACTTGCTTCTTTCCTCACGGCTTTTACAACAATACTTTTATTTACTGATTATTTATAAATCTGATAAAAAAATCAGTAGTCTTATCATATTCATCCTTACTTCTTGATAGCCAACGATTATAATTATAGTCTACAATTTCTTGTATTTTATCAGCATTATTAGGTAGTTTTGATAAAAAATCCTTTGCGGCTAATACAGTTTTTTCAACATGTGAATAATCAAGAACATCATAATAATTATAACTTTCATCAATGATAGATGAAAAGGTTTCAAACCCCAAAGATTTAACAGTGTTTAATTGACCTGAACCGGCTTGCACTACAAACGGATGTTTATTAATAATAGACCTATAAAATTTTTCTGTCACTAAGTATGGAAAAATTCCTTTGTCAATATCATAGGTTTCACAAACATAGCTTATACTAGAATTTTTAAATATGTTTGGATCAAATGGCCACCCGCCATCTTCTGCTGTACAACCTTCATCCGTATCGTGTATTTTAGAAACTGAATCCGCTGGTCCTATTAATGGTATAATTTTGTTATAAAAATCTATATCATCGTACTTAGGATATTGTTTCATTCTTGCTAAAATATCTTCTGGTAGTACATGTAAACCTAAAATAGTATTATCAAGTAGATCATGTTTGTAAAAATAATACGCCGCTAAAAATCTAGCGTGTTTTGTTTTAAGTTTACCTATTAATAAATTTAATCCATTTTTTCTATCTTTAATTAAAGTAGTATCGGTCAAATTGCTAGAGGTAATAATACACCTTTTATATGCATCTAATGCATGGTAATCAATAGTTAACTGTTGTCCAATATTAAACGGAACCCAAATTCTATTAGAAGAATCATTATGTACAAATAATATATCTTTATCAATATTAAGTTCGTTTTCCTTGAATAAAGTTGATAAACTTGAATTATGACATTGACCCTCTAATGACCAATCAATGATAATTTTTGTAGGTAACCCTTTAGATTTTCTGTACATGTAAATTTCATAATAATTAAACATTAGTGGATTTTTTGTTAACAATAAATCTTCTCTTAATGTTAAGACTGAAATACCACTAAACAGTTTAACATCTTCTACGATATCTGTATATCTACCAAAAATATTAAAAAATATATTGTATACTGTCCCATCCAAAGTTGATGGGTTATAAACTATAAAATTATTCATTATAGGTTATTCATCTATCTGCGTATAATTCAACACATTACCCGCACCATACTGCGCTTCACCTAACAGTTTGGCTTCCCATGCATTACTAGCCCAAACTACAGTATGAACAGTTTGATAGTCGTTAATTCTAACCCACAATTGAAATTTAAGCATTGTTTATTATTGGCGTACCAATACCTCTTGTGTTACTCCATTGATAACCATGGCTTGTTTAATGTAAGATACCCCATCAATGATTACAACCTGTGATGAGTCTACTATAGTAGATTGTTGAATATAAACTGGCGGTTGTTGAACGATTACTGGTGCAGGGCGGGTTAGTCCATATACTACAGCACCACCAATTACGGCTGGTGCTACCCAACCCCATCCACCTCTATGGTGTTGATGATGGTCAAAATGTCTCATACCATGATGGTGTTGAGCCATGCCACTTAGTGGAGACATGGCTAGCACAGCGGCTAGAATTTTTGTTTTCATTGTACGACCTCCTATTATTGCCAAAAACAACGATTGGGGATACTGTAGTAGTCACACACATAAATTGGCTGACGATTATAATTTGTAGGATACGGACGTTGTTGAATAATAACAGGACCTTGAACCACTACAGGACGACGGTAAGCCGCATCTGCAACCGCTACTCCAACCACCGCTCCTACGAGGGCGGGGGCAACCTGATGACTGGCGCAACCAGTAGCACTTGCACCAAGACCTAACGCTACGACAAGACCAAGAACTCGTTTCATGTTGAACTCCGTTGTGTTACCGATGAATACAGTATATCACCTTCTGTATATTTAGTCAAATTTTTGGAACTTTTCTCTCAGCCAATCCCATTCATAACTCAATTTGAGTTTAGAATACTCACCATCCACACTATCAAAGTATTCTATAGCGTCATTAGCACCCTGAATACTAAAGTCTGCAAAATTTCCATTAGCGGTAGTTAACCATATTTTTAATCTATTTTTACTTTCTTCAGTATTATCATATCTAAGTTTAATACACTCTCTAAATGCAGTTCTCCATGTAGTCCATGCATCACTATTATAATTGGCTGTCCCTGATAATATAGGTACTACCTGATGTGGGCTTTCCATAGTAAAGTCTAATTGATTACCTTTAGTAGATAATGCCAATTTTTTATTATATGCAACAACTGATTGATGTCCATATACTAACCCATTTAATGGATTTTTAGCATGGAATATATAATTCTTAGGAATTTGTAATCTATCAGGTTGCCATGACCAATCAAATTTTGGATTAACAAATAGTTTACCCCAAACAACAAAATACCAATTAGTTTGGCTAGCCTCTGCTGTTTTATGATAAGCGGCTACTCTACCATTTATCCCTTCTATTCTAGTAACTTTATTCGGTAAACCACGAGTTAGTTTTAATAAGTTTTCATAGTTTTCATCAGCATTAGGCTCTCCATTACTTAAAAATACAATGTCTAGTGTGTTACTTGGCACAAGTCTGCTAGCCTTTTTAATGTAGGGATAATCATACAATTGTGTGTCTACATAATTTTTAGCTTCTTTAGGAACTACTATTCTTGTTCCACCAGTACTAGTAATAACAATGTTCTTAGTATCACTACTCCATAAACTAATTGGTTCTTCATCGGTAACTTTTAAATCTTTATTATCTTCTGATAAGAATACAGCATACGGGAAGTCAAAGTCTTCCATTACACTTAATACATGCGAATCGTAATTAGTAATTATAGTAGGTGAATCTAATCTTTTAACGGTTTGATGTTGGTTATAATTGATTTTATTATACTCATTTAATAAAGTCATATTATCAATTAATTCACGAAACTTATTAATATTAACTAAAAAGGTATCACCTAACTTTTGTTTATCGCTAGGAAATACATGTAATTGCTCACGGGCAAAAGGATCACAAACATAACTAAAATCAAAATCGCTATAATCACATATGCTACTGCATATCCAAATATAGTGTTCTTTCTTTTCTAGAAGTTGTTTTAATAATTTCTTAAAGGTCAGTAGATAATTTTCAGAGTATGGTATAGTATTAACTAATTTACCTGATGCTTTATTGGTTAATTGTTGAACAACTTTTGCAGTTTCTTTATTACCATGGTCTACTACATATATGTCATATATATTATCAGTAGCAATTGCAGTTCTATCTTTTACGAAATTAAGATTATTCAAATGCTCTATTATTTTAATCCACTTGGTATCTTCAGCAAATGTCTCACGGTTGATCATGAATGTAGTTCCCCAATGACTCCATTGTGTTCCAAATACATGGACCATTTTCATTTGCCATGGATTAGGATAATAATCAAAATCAAAATTAGTATAGTCTAGCTCGCTGTTTAATATCCAACACAAGTTATTACTTGCCCTGTTGATGCAACGATTGATAGTATCGACCCAACTGTTTAGGTAACGTGTTTTTTGTATGTTGGGAAACTTAGTTTTAAGTTGTTCGTACCTTGCTTGAGATTCTAGGTTGCTTTTATCTACGAAGAATATGTCAGGCTTTTTGAACATTTTAAACAAGGTTTCATCATCAAGTTTTTTATCAACAACCCAATTTAATTCTCTAAGACCTTTCTCCCACATTGTACTATTAACTAGATAAGTTTGTGTTTTTTCACTTTCACTCGAACCAAATGCATGAACGTATTCAGACTCATATTGTGATCTGTCAATATTGGGTCTCCAATCAAAATCAAATTCACTATAATCCAAATCAGGGTTTAATGCCCAAAACATTTCATTTGGATGTTGTTTTACTAAATCATCAAGTGTAGTAGTAATATAATATTTGGGAAAAGTGTCTTTTACAATTTCTTCTACTACTTCCTCAATTTCCTTTTCAACTTTTTCCAAATAAACAATCACTCCATTAGTCTTTGGAGTCATATACCTAGGTCCATCTTCTCTATCTAATAATGTACCAAATTGATATATGTAAGGAGGTGACGTATCATCCGGGTGCCAACTGAAATCAAATGTACTAACGTCCACTTTGCTAGGATTAGTCCAATTAGTTTTATTAGGTAGCTTTTTAGCCTTTATACCATCAACATATTTAACCTGACCAATTGCAGAACCTGATGCTAACCTAGGTATAGCAGTTGGTACATACTGCGGCCCACCTGTTTTTTGATGTTGTGTACCAAATTGATATATGTAAGGTTCATCGTTTGGGTGCGGAACCCAACTAAAATCAAAAGAGGGTTGATCAATATCTTTAGGTATTATCCAATTGGTTTTATTTTCACCTAGTATAGCGACCACACCACTAACATATTTTATTTGTTCAATGGGGTTACCTGATGCCGATATTATCGCACCTTTAGGTATGTATTGAACAGTTGGCATTATCTCTGCTGGATAATAATTATTACCAAATACATATACATATAGTTCTTCGGTTTCGTCAGGATGCCAACTATAGTCAAAATGAGCAACAATAATATTATCTATTATAGTAAAATTTTCTTTATTAGGCAATCTCTTACTACTAAGAACTTTAGGATCAATATATTTTACAGGGCTATTTTTATGTATACCAGGTGTTAAATACCTTGGTCCACCTGTTTTTTGCCACTGGGTTCCAAATTTATATACATAGGGTTCTTCAGTTGCATCTGGATGCCAACTAAAATCAAAACTCGCACTGTCAATATTTTCAGGTACTTCCCAATTATCTTTGTTAGGTAATATTCTAGCTTTAAGGGTAGCAACATATTTAACTTCAGTATAACCTGAAACTACATACTTTGGACCACCTGTTTTTTGCCACTGTGTACCAAACTCATATATATACGGTGGGTCATCGGGATGCGGAACCCAACTAAAATCAAAATCCGTAATATCAATATTATCAGGTATAATCCAATTTGTTTTATTTTCCCCCAAGGTAGCAATTTGATCACTGACATACTTATATTGACCAATGATCTTACCCGAACCCAATCTAAGCCCTTTATTAGGTGGAACATATTTTGGACCTCCCCTATCATTCCATTGTGTACCAAATTCATAAATGTATGCAGGATCTTTAGGATTAGGTACCCAACTAAAATCAAACTCAATTACATCTACACCTTCAGGTATTTCCCAATAAGTTTTGTTTTCACCTAGTATAGCAACTATATCATTAACATACTTTATTTTTGTAGCACCTTCTACAACATATTTTAGTGTAGGCATTATCTCAGCTGGATACTGATTGTTACCAAATATATACACAAATGGCTCTTCGGTTTCATCAGGGTGCCATGAGTAATCAAAGCTATCAATTACATTATTATCAATGATGATAAAATTATCTTTATTAGGTAATCTATTTGCTTTTATAATTCTAGTGTCAATATATTTTACAGGGCTATTTTTATGTATACCAGGTGTTAAATACCTTGGTCCACCTGTTTTTTGCCACTGGGTTCCAAATTGGTATATAAAAGGTTCGTCTTCCGCATATGGATGCCAACTAAAGTCAAAGTTTTCATTGTCAATAATATTGGAATCAAATTCCCAATTATCTTTGCAAGGTAGCGCTTTGACCTTAATCGTATCCAAATATTTTATCTCTGTTGCACCAATTATAGTATATGTTGGACCACCACTGATTGCCCACTGAGTGGGAAATCTATAGATATATGGTGGACTTGTAGAATCTGGATGCCAACTAAAATCAAATTCAGATATATCCACGTTACCAGGTATAGTCCAATTATCTTTATTAGGCAATGCGGTTACTTTTTGATAATCAATATATTTGACTTCAGTGGCATCTTTAACAGCATAGATTGGACCACCAGTTTTTTGCCAGTGCGTACCAAATTCGTATATATACGGCGGGTCCTTGGGATTAGGCACCCAAGTATAATCAAATGAACTATCATCAATATTATCAGGGATATGCCAAACTTTCTTATTTTCACCTAGTACAGCAACTACATCATTAATATATTTTATTTGAGTAGCACCTTCTACAACATATTTTATTGTAGGCATTATCTCGGCTGGATATTGAGTGTTACCAAATATATAAACAAATGGCTCCTCTGTTTCATCAGGATGCCATGAGTAGTCAAAATTGTCAATTACATTATTATCAATGATTATAAAATTATTTTTATTAGGTAATCTTTTTGCTTTTATAATGCGTGTATCAATATATTTTACAGGACTATTTTTATGAACTCCTGGAGTTAAATATCTAGGACCACCTGTCTTTTGCCATTGAGTACCAAATTGGTATATGAACGGCTCGTCTTCTGCGTATGGATGCCAACTAAAGTCAAAGTTAGACAAATCAATATTATTAGAATCGAATTCCCAATTATCTATACTAGGTAGTGCTTTAGCCCTAAAGGTATCTATATACTTTACTTCTGTTGCTCCAACTACAGTGTAAATAGGACCACCACTCATTGCCCACTGAGTGGGAAACCTATATATGTAAGGAGGTGAAGTATCATCAGGATGCCAACTGAAATCAAAATTAGATATATCTATATTTTTAGGTATAGTCCAATTGTCTTTATTAGGCAATGCTTTTACCTTGTGTATACTAACATATTTGACTTCAATGGCACCAGGCATGGTATATCTAGGTCCGCCCGTCTTTTGCCATTGTGTACCAAATTGCCAAATTAATACAGGTTCTAGTGGATCAGGTCTCCATGTATAATCAAAACCAGTATCATCAATATTAGATGGGATATACCAACGATCAAACTCGGGTAATACAGCAACACTGTCGTCCATGTATTTTATTTCAGTTGCACCTTCAACTATATATTCAATAGTTGGTTTATATACATTAGAAATATATTTGTTACCCCAACGGTATATGTAAGCTGGGTCTTTGGGGTTGGGTACCCAACTAAAATCAAATTTAGTTTCATCTATTGGTTGATTAATTACCCAATTATTTCTATTCTCTCCTAACGTAGCGATAATATCATTGACATATTTTATTTGTCCAATTGATTTGCCTGATGCTGCTCTGACTGCATTTTTAGGTACATACTGAATAGTTGGCATAATTTCAGCAGAGTATAAATTATTACCAAATACATATATGTATGGCTCTTCTGTTTCATCGGAATGCCAACTATAATCAAAATCATCTACAACAACATTGTCTAAGATAATGAAGTTATCTTTACTAGGTAACATTTTTACTTTTTGTAAATCAACATACTTAACATCACTATTTTTATGTACGCCAGGTGTTAGATATCTTGGTCCACCTGTCTTTTGCCATTGAGTGCCAAATTGATAGATATAAGGTTGATCTGCTGGACTAGGTTCCCAACTAAAATCAAACCCAGTAATATCCACATTGTTAGGTATTTCCCAATTATCTTTACATGGCTTACGAATAGCACGTTCTGCCATATAATTGTATTCTGTTGCTCCTTCAACTACATATTGAATAGATATTTTATCTTGAGGGTTATTCCATTGATTACCCCAAACATATATATAAGGAGGACTAGTAGGATCAGGAACCCAAGAATAATCTATGCCATAACTATCTTCTAAATGTTGAAACCTGTTAGGCTGTGGTAACAATTTAGCATTACTCGGCATATGCTTTTCATCGGTAGCACCTTCCATTTTGTAAATAATGGTAGGCATTTTTGTACTGTCATACTGATTATTACCAAATACATAATTTAAATTTGGTTCTCTAGGGTCAGGTCTCCATGTAAAATTAAATGTAGATTTATCTATAGGATGAAGTATTTCCCACTTATCCCATTCAGGTAATACCTCTACATCATTAGACATATACTTGCGTTCAGTAGCCCCTTCACAATGGTATTCAAGTGTTGGCCTTAGCTCAGAATCGATATATTTGTTACCCCAAGTATAGATATACGCAGGTTCACGTGGATCAGGTCTCCATGTAAAATCAAATGTAGACTTATTTACTTTTTGTACTTCTACCCACTTATCCCATTCAGGTACTACCGAAATTAAATCAGGCATGTATTTTGTATCAATTGCACCTGGTATACGGTATTCTAGAGTTGAACGTAGATTACCATCAATATATTTGTTACCCCATATATAATTCATAGGGGGATCCAATGGATTGGGTCTCCATGACATATCAAATGCTAATTTATCTATCTCTTGTACTTCTACCCATCTATCATACTGTGGTAACAATTCTACAATTTCTTTCATGTATTTTGTTTTGAACGCACCATCAATACGATATTCTAAACATGCCTGTAATTCTACTGGAAAAAACTTACATCCCCATTTATAATTATAAGGAGGATCAGTTGGATCAGGGTGCCAACTAAAATCAAATTTATTTTCATCAATTAAATCTAATAATACCCAGTGATCGTTCTTTATATTCTTACGAATAACAGGGTCAACATCAGCACGATAGATAATTATATCACTGTTTTTCTTTGAACATAGCCAAGTGCCACTGTCTTTTTGATGTTGACTAGGCCATACATTGTTATGGTCTTCTGCCCATACATCTTCATCGGGCAGGAATTCAAAATCAAAATCCCAATCAAAATTGCGATAGTCACAGAATTCATTGATTATCCAAAAATGTTCTGTCGTTGATTGACGCCTAGCATCTTCTATTGAAGTTGCAAATTTTTCTTTTGGATGAACGTTGGGTTTTTCGCCGTAATAAAATACATCTCTCATGATGTAATTACTTATGACAGAACTTTGACCCCATACAGTTTTTCAAATCTGTCAGCATCGGTCCTGTCATTGACCATTGGCTCACCACGAATGTTCAGACTAGTATTCAACAACATTGGACATTCAGTTATAACGTACCATTTCTCTAATAACTCTCTAATACCCGATCCATCTTTGGGCACTGTTTGTACCCTACTAGTATTGTCGGCATGTGCGATAGCAGGAAATTGATCAGGGTATTTACAGTTAGCAATCACTTGCATATACCTACTATTCCCCCAAGACTTTGGCATGTCAAAGTAATCATGTACATATTCCTCAAGAATGATAGGGGCGAATGGTCTAAACTTTTGTCTACGCTTAATTTCATTTACTCTATCTTTGATATCATCACCTCGAGGATCTGCCAACAAACTACGATTACCTAAGGCCCTCGGTCCAAATTCTGCCCTACCGGACGCAACACCAACCATCCTATCAGTAAGTAAACTATCAAGTAACCTGTGAACAGGATAATCCCCAGTGATATCATAGCCAAGAAAAGCATTACTCCAATTAAGTTTAGTGCCATAGCCAAGACATGCTGCACCAAGGCTATTACCTGCATCACCAGGGTTCGGCATAATCCAAATATTTTCATATATATTTCCTAATAATCTGTTGGCTAAACAGTTCAATGCTACACCGCCACCGTATACTAGATTTCTACTTCTACCTAAACGTTTAGCCTTGCTTACAACTAGAGTTATCATATACTCTGCTATCTGTTGACTACTACTAGCAATGTCTGTTTCTTTAGCATCTTTCAAAAATTCTTTGCTCACCCCAACATGTAGGTTCTGTTTAAAGGTCAATATGTCATCGTCATCTATTAACGCATCAAACATATTATCAACATGATGAGGATGACCATATGCAGCCATGCCCATAAGAATATATTCTTCATCTAGTGGACGCAATCCGACTCGCTCAGTCATGGCCGAATAGAACAAGCCAACACTGTTTGGATATTGCATACTCCATAGTTTCTCATAGGCAGCCTTGCCAGTTATAAGGTCATATCTAGCATCCCAAATCGTCATAGTGTCAAACTCACCTATAGCGTCAATTATTACAACTGTGGCGTCACTATAAGGACTGGTTTGAAATCCTGCTGCTGCATGGCATAGATGATGACCATGTACATGTATCTTTGGTTTACCCATTTGATTATAGATGGGACCTAATAAGTTTTTCCAACTTGGCCAAACAAAACCCTCACCACTACGTAACTGTCTAAGTGCTTTTAACCATGGTCTTTCGTAGTAATGATACTCTATTGATTCTGAATTACAGTAACTTAATGCGTCCGTAAGTAACTTTTGGCATAAGTCTTTATCATGTTTTTTCTTACTATACCGTTCACTATGCCCAGCAAATAGTATGTCGCCTGAATTGTCTACCACACTAATAGCAGCGTCATGGAATCCTGCTGATATTCCTATATAGTTCATTTGTATATGAAAGGATCCCGTTTGCGTAATTCTTTAATTCTTTTACGGTATTTGTATTCTCGGATAATATTCTTAATCCATTTAAATATAAACATAAATGTGCTCCTTATAAGTATTTACTTTTCTACTGTGGGCAGTTTTTGCTTTATTAAATCATAATTATGTTTTAGTATTGGCTTCATTTGCTCATACATTTCACGCAATTCGTCTATAGATTTACTATCAATGAAATCTATTACATCAAATATTTTCATTAATCTTTCTTCATGATTTTCACAGTCATCATAACTTTCATCCCAAAATTCATTGAAGGTTTTATACCCTTCTTCTTTTAAATATTTTAGTGTATGAGGAGGCGCTGCCAATACGAAAGGCTTTTTATACCATATAGGGTGAAATACCTTTTCGCTAAAGTTACCAGTTGGCTGAGCGAATCTAGACTCAGTAACTATATCACAAAACACATTCAAATAAGCATTTTCTATTATCTCATTGGAACTATTATTCAGTATTTGACTATTAGGAATAAATTCGCCATGAGCAGTATCATATAAAGAGATAGATTCTACATCAGGTAAGTCAACACTCAGAGGTGCGTTAGCATTTAGATATGTGATGCCATCTATTAAAGTATTAAAATATTTAGGGTCTCTAAGTGAAAAAATACTAATCCAATTATAGTGCCCTACAACAGGCAAATCTCCCCTAAAATACCAACTAATAGTGCTAGATTTTTGAGACAAGTATGCGGCTAATAATTGCCTATGAGGAGTAAATCTCCAATTTAAACAAATAAATTTTTTATTAAAAGCAGCTTTGACATTGGTATGGAATACTGTTTTTTGTGGTATGGTTCTAATAAACAAATCATCTGTTTCTATATTCATAAAAGATTTATAGTAAGGATAATATGTTTTAGCGTCATAATCACATGTATAAACATTAACATTAGTTAATTTATTTCTGATAACATATTCTTTAATGCTATCTAACTCGTCTGCCCGTAAAGCAGAAGAATCTTCATCACCTTTAAATTCTGAATAAATTGATAGTGTATGTTTCCTAGGTAATCTTGTATAGCCGCATAATGGTTCTGTTAGATAAAATGTAATACCCTTTTCATTTAAATACTGTACTGTACTTTGATCATGTATTATTGTTTCTAGTTCAACAATTTGTTGATTAAGCATGTAAATATACAATGGTTCATTTCTTATATTATCAGTTACTCCGTTTAGTACCCTATTCATATAGTATTGAGATGATTCGGTTTTTGATTCTCTATCAGGAATATTATACCAATGTAGTTTATAGTCAGTTGAGTTGTCGCTAAGTATTTCAGCCGTAATCTGTAAAGTATATCTATCTTCTACACCTATATTAGCAGCAGCATGTTTGCAATCATTTTCCCAAATAAAGTAATCACCTGCTACCCAATTAATAATACCAGTGCCATCTATTTCTAAATAATGTCCGGGTTTCCAATCTTCTAACATTAATAAGATGCGGTGTACATTTTTGTAATCTGCCCCATATAATTTCATATATGTATTATAGTGATCAGAATGCTCAGGCATAATTTCCAATGTACTCATTTTATAAAAAGTAAACGTAAGATTTTTATAGTTGTAAAAGATATCTTTAAGTCTATTAATAAATTCAGGCATTGGGTTTTTATTATCATACATGCTGCCCGTAAAGCTCTTTACGTAATCATAACCTTTAGATACCCATTGGTCAACTTCATCTTGAGTTATCGGTTGTTTAATATATGTAAGATTTTTAACCTCTTCAGTATACCAAAATCTACCAACATGTCCTCGACGCCATTTACTCATTTATCATCTCTAACTAAATCTAATGTCACACAGTGAAAACAACCACCTAATGTTCTAGCATGACGCATTGGTAACATTGCTGATTCAATACCGTATTTTTCTAATTCTATTCGTAAATTGTGTTGGTGTTCTTCTAGAACTACTAAGTTAGGATTGATAGATAACAAATTTACATTTATCCAAACACTAGCATTGCATATACCGGGGTAATGTCCAATATCTATTGGCTCAGTAGCCCATATTATATCCCAATTATGCAATGATTTGGGTAATTGTTCTTTGACATTCGTAATTCTTTTTGGGTTTAACAACATTAAACCCTCACGCAAAAATGCAATAGTACTATCAATATGAATATAACTATATACGTTTTCAATAGTATGTACAGTTTTGCCCAATGACCTTAAGTATTCTGCACCTTTTTTATTACCAGTATTACTAACTAGATAATAAAGGTCTTCATTTGCTCTAATAATATTAGCAGCATCAAAACAAGGATCTATTTCATTTAATGCTAAAATATCAGGATTACCTATACATTCAGTATTATAAATTATATCATCATTTGGTATAGGTGCTACTGTAACTATATTTAAATGCTTCGCAGAACTAGTCCATTCATGGCGTCGTTCACTTAGTGCAGTTGGTGTAGCCAATACTAATTCATCATGTATTAATACCGTATCTCTTGGGCAATAGTTATAATACCTAGGATGATTTGCTTCAGGGCGTAATACCTTAATGTTTTCTTTCTTAAGAAAATCACATAGTGTTTCTAAATCCTGATTCGCTTCTTCTATGACTTGTACAGGATATGGACCACATTCAATCGTACTCACATCTTTTACATCAGCATAGTTAACAGTCCTAACGCTTGTAGATATAATTGGTCTAGTAGCATTATCTGCTATACCAACAATCACGGTTTTAAGTGGATCCCACTCGTTTTTACTTAGCATTTGAATACACTCATTGTTGTTAAGTCGGGATAGTCTTTCCAAGACCATTGTCTAGGTTCAATGTCCTTTACTTCGTGAAATCTATCTAAACCCAACTCAGCAGTTTCAGGTGTCATATAATAATGATAACCCAATGTGTCTACGTCTTGTTCAGCCCATGCAATATCGGGAAGCCTACCATCATAACTCATCTTTTTTAATTTTTTATAAGATTCATAATCGTCGGTTAATATCATGCCACCTCTACCCACATTTAAATGCTTTTTAAATTGAAATGACAAGCACATATATGTATTAGGGATATATCCATCGGGCTTCCAATATACTGCCGCATCAATAATATTATTAGTTATATAATAATAATCATTCCATTTAAAATTTTTAAATCTCCAATCTAGATTTAATTTTTCAAATGTCATTGGAACACTTAGGTAGGTGTGTTTTGGACATGATACCTCAGTTGGCTTTAATAACCTAATACATAGTTCAATAGCGTGGGTACAACAATCAGTTGTAACCGCATATGGGCTGTTATAATATTCTTTTATAACCGTTTCAAACTCAAGTATTGGGTTCACGTTTTTTAATAGATGTTACGTCAATTGTAGCAAATTCTGTAGCCGACATTGCTTTCTTTTCAGGAATCACAACGGTAGTAGTATCAGAAACTTTAACTTCATAGTCGGCATAGTTGCCCCAATCACCTGACTCAACCCAATGTAGCTTAAATGAGAAATCAATAGTTTCATTTAACATTTGTTCTTCATTTAACAAGTCTGTAAAATCTTGTCCATCTCTACCTTCTTCATCGCTCCATGTTGGCTTTGCTAATTTACGGGCACGTTTGGCTGTATTAGCTTGAATTCTACTATAGTCTTGTGCGTAAAAAGGACCTTTTCTACCTAGAGGCGGACGTTCTCTATCGTCAAATATATTATCTACTTGATTAAAAATAATATCAAAATCGGCATCCCACTTGCCGTCATCCGTGATATCAAACTTATAAGTAGCATAATACATGCCGGGTCCAAACTGACTGCCAAACTCTTTTAAATCAATGTCAGGATGAAATTTCACTACAGCTTTATATCCACCTCTAGTTTTCCAAAGCATTCGAAAGAATGGCCACATTTCATTTACTAATGTATTAGCAAATGGATTAATATCTACTTTAATAATATTATAATCAAATTTTTCATATTCAATTTCTTTGATACACTTAGGATCATTCAATTCTATTTTATAATGTTCTCTTGCTAAACTGTGTCTCACTGGATAACCAATTGGAACTTCACTACACCCCTGTATAAAATCGGCAAACATATGAAACGTTTTTACTCTAGTCATGACATGAGTACCGCCCATTGTCAAGTCTTTTGTAATCCAATGTCCTTGATACTTGTGCCAACTAATATTAAATTTATGCGGATTTTGACCTACTATAGTTTCAGGGCCCAAGCCATAACCTACTCCCAAGCCGGCGTTATTAATATTATTATTACGCATACGCCATAGTAGTGTCATGCTATCGGCATAGTCTTGAAAATTTTCAGTGGGGAATCCTACAATCCAGTTTGTAGCAGCCCATATACCCACCTTTTTACCATCGATGAAGTTTTGTTCCATCTCTGCAATCGTGACGCCTTTAGCCATATCGTCCAATACTTTTTGACTACCGGATTCTATCCCATAGTTAAACATGATACAACCACCGGCAGCTAAATCTTTCATGTATTCTAGATCCATTCGGCCGTCACAGCGGGCATATCCTGTCCACTTAATCTTAAGACCTTTAGCGGCGACTCCTTTGACAAAAGCCCTCAACTCTTTTAAGTTGCCATTGACTAAACTATCAATGAACCAAACAACATCTGTACCCTTATTATAGTATAGCCATTCGATTTCCGTAATCAAATCAACAGATTGACGCTGACGATATCGCCAAAAATGTGTCTCTTCGCAAAAAGTACATTTTGCTGTACAGCCCCTACTAATTTCTGTGTTTACTCCGTTAGGCAATTCATATTGACTAAAATCTATAGACTCATAGTCTGGCATAGGCAAGCCATTTATGTTGATACGCTGCTCTTCGGGTTGATCTAGAATCTTAGGTTCACTGTGGTTGATACCGTTTTCTACTTCTTCAAGTAATACTAATAAGTTTGCCTCACCTTCACCCACAACTGCATAATCATAATATGGTTCTACTTTAAACCAACTCTTGTGTACGTTGGGTCCACCTACTGCAATTTTTACATTGGGCAGTCTACGTTTGAGTTCTTTACACATCCACTTAGTTGGCTCTTCACTAATATAATATATACTAAAGCCAACTACTTCAGGATTTAGTTCAACTATATCATCTATTGCTTTACTAAGTACAGGCTCTAATACGGGATGAATATCATTCATATAAGTCTCGCCTAGCCAGTGCCAACTGCTACTAGGATCCCATAGTCTGAATGGGAGTTTTTTATTAGGTTGCCAATCGTTACGATATTCGTTATAGGCTCTAACATTCAAATCCATAATAGTAGTTTCATATCCTGCACTTTTTGCTATACCACTTAGTCTAGCTAGACTAAAGGGCGGCATATACGGACTCCATTCAGGACATAATACCAATACTAATTTAGTATTGCGGGTTTTATAATTAACATATACAGGTGTTAGATTTTTTTGTTCTGTTTTCTTTGCATAGGGCGCTATAGCCTCCATCATATTACGATGTCGGGCATCGGCAATATCTTCTGTAGGCCGTTCTTTAGGAACTAACTTATCTACTGCTAATGACGTTAGGTTAAAATCCAATTATTAGTCTCCAAAAATATCGTCAATAGGGGTAGAAGAATAATTTGTATTTGAATAAAAATGATTTTTATTAAATTCAACGATTTCTTTGATGCCAGATTGCCATTGAATCCATTCTTCAGGTGTTTTATGTAATAATCTAGTTATTTCTTTCCATATTGCTTCAAATCTATCATCATCATTGATAATAGTATCATATGATTCATCTATAAAGGGTGCAAACGTTTTATACCCAAGTTTTCTTAATTCAGATAATAAATTAGGATAAGCAAATACAATGAACGGGTGCATTGCAGGAAAACATTTAAAAGTCTTTTCAGTAATAAAAATATTATCTAAGGTCCCATATCTAACAATACGCGGATGGTCATTATTATAAAAAGTTGTTTCGGTAACTATACTAAAATAACTATCATCAAAATATTTAAGATCCTGAACTTCTACCATTAACGGATTTGGTCTTTCAGGGGTTATATTTAATTTTATTGGAAATTTATGTTTATTTAATTTAATACTAGTAAATTCGTATGGTAAGAATTCTAACCAATTTGGTAACCCTTCAAACGAATAATAACCTTTATCTAGCATATTATGCTCTAGCACTCTATTAAGTAGTCTGATTCGATGCTCACGAGGAACTTTGTTGAAACATAAAAAATCTTTAGATTTTTCTTTAATTATATAATTAGTTAACTCTTTAAGCTCTAACATACTCCACTGAGTATATAAATGAAAAGCATGGGCAGACAATATTGAAATTTTATTTTTCCAATTTTTATTCTTTTTACTGGAAAACAAATCTTCATATATTTGTTCTACTCCGGGCGAAGATGTCAAATATATAAGATTCTTGGAATCAATTTGATTTTCTAATATATTTGCAATGCGGTGAATTTTGTCTACTGCTGGAATTTGATATCCTTCAGCTAAATTATTAAATAAAAATTTAATTTTTCCATTCTTAGAAGCCTCTAATATTTCTTCTACAATCAATTCCGTGGGTCTCAAATGAAATTTTGTTGGACCTGATTCAGCATCAATGAGATGAATAATATCTTTATGTTTTTCCATTTCAGGCCATAACCCAAACAAATTCTTTAAATGACCGGTTTGATAAATTAGATATTGAGAGTTTTCTACACCATATATATTTTTTGGTCTAGTATTACCGTATTCGATAGTTTCAAACTTATAAGATGCATTATGGTCAGAAATCTTCCTCCATGGATCAATTATAACTACTGACCTATAATCACATGGAATATTATTTAATGCATGATGCACCCAATCTTCCCAATATCCAATTAAATATACTTCAGTCCATTCTGTTTTTAAATCTAAATCACCTGTATTTTCATCGTAATAATTAATATAGCCTCCATGTTTTTCAATATAATAACCGACCAACATGCTAGCGCTACCATTTGTGTAAGGTACTTTAGGTTTATATGCTTTACCGATAATAGTGACGTTCTTACCATTCTTTAAACATCTGAGTGCCATACGCTCTGCTTGTACTTCTCTAGCGGTCATTATGCAATCAAACAGATCATAGCCCAAGTCTAATCTATCGGCTAAATACCTTAATGCAATATTATCTCTAGGATGACACGCTCCTGCATCTCCTAAGCCAGCTTGCATATATGCAGGGCCCATAATACGCTGTGTACTATTTGCTAATGCTTTGGTAACAATGTCTACATTAATGTTGCCGTTTGTTTCGGCTACGTCTTGAACCATATTCACTAGTGCTAACTTAGTACTAATAAAAGTATTATAAAAAATCTTTATTGATTCTGCTTCATCCCAAGTACCTACTTCGTACCTAGGATTATTATTCATAAACACATTATAAAAATCAATCAACTCTTGTGCATCACCTGTAATACTACCATCTTCTGTTCCAATGATAATCATTTCAGGGTTTACCATGTCCCATTTGACCGTGCCCATTGCAATCAAGTATGGGTTGTAAATGAATCTAGCGTTAGTAATACAAGGTTCTAAATGATTACGAACTGTCCCGGGTAACACGGTGCTTATAAGTACAACTAGTTGCTTTTTATTAACGAATATGTTTACCTCATTGAGTATATTGATTACTATATTATAATTAAAGTCTTTATTAGGTAAATGACTAGTAGGAGTTTCACCGCCGTATATAGGATCATGTGGTGTTGGTGCAGCAATAAAAATAATATCACGGTCAATGACTGCTTCTTTAATAGTATTCATCATAGGAAACTTAGGTGACCTAGGTTCTATATCATAACCGATTACATCATAGCCCGCGTCTGCCATTACCTCAGCACAGTCTTGTCCTAATTTGCCTACTCCAATCATTGTTACTTTTTTCATTAATATTCCTAAGTTCAAAAAAGATTTTTTAATTTTGTATTTCTATCGTCAACCATTTTATTAAAGGCGATGATCAATTGTGCTTCTGTTTTAGTTGATTTTAACAATGTCATTGAATGTTCTGTATACATTGAAGATTTAGATGTTAACGGTAGACCTATTTTTTTAAGGTATCCATTATAATGCAATGTGTTTGGATGATAGTCTAAGTACCAATCACCATTATGCGTCCTTGAGTATTCATGACCGTGTTTAAATTCACCTCCTAATTCTAAATCAACTAATGCAGGTGGAGTTAAGCTAATAGTGTCTTTATATAATTCCAAAATTTCTTTTAATTTTGGATATGGTGCGGTTTCAATATCCATTTGATAAGTATAAGGTACTCCATTTAACATGAATGAATCAGAAGGCAAGGATTTAAGATAGGTACTTGTAACAGTAATTATTGCTAAATCTCTTAACAAATATCCAATTGGGTCGCAATATTTTCTCACAAATTCTTCATCAAATTCATTTTGGCTAAACATATTACCAGTACTCATCCATTGACCAGTTCTATACCTATCTTCTCTACAAAATGTAGTCCACATCGGCACAACTAAATCAGTATCGGTAAATTTATATCTACAATTTGCTTCAGCAATGCGATTAGATATCATTGAATTACCACCACCGCAATGTCCAAAATTGTAAAATTCAGCATTAGGCATTTCAGATGCTAATACATCAGCCCAAGTAGGCCAATGATATGAAGTAAAACTGCATCCAAACGCAAAGAAGCGTTTATATTTACCAAAATCAATGTTAGATAAATCTGTCATAGTTAATTTAAATGGGTAATAAAATTTTTTTTAGTTAACAAAATTTTAAAATTATAATCGCATATAGGCTTTACATTGATTAAAAATTCTGACAATTCTGTAGGGGATAAAAGAGACAATCTTTTTATTTCGTTTACTATCGCTAGTAATCTTTCCGAGTCATCTTCTACTTCATCGTATGATTCATCAATATATGGACTAAATGATTTATAGCCCAATTCTTTAAATTTTGCTAGTGAATGTGGCCTAGATACTATTATAAATGGATGTTCCATAACAACTGGTTTAAAAACTTTTTCACTGAAGAATCGTCCCGGTTGATTGGCATAATAATTTGTTTCAGTCACTATGCTAAAATAACTGTCATTATACAAATATGCTACTGACTCACTATGTTCAACTCGGTTGACTTCCATATTTTCGGCGTCTAAAAATAAAGGAGGTATGTTGCATATATCGTCTTTGTACATTGTTAACAATGTAGATATCTCTTCATTATGATACGATACTAATGACCACCAAATCAGTTCCCAATTCGTTCCCTCTACCGGAGCCAAACTTACATAACCCCTATCTAATAAATTATTAGCAAATAATAATGCTACTAAAGCAGGTCTGTGTGTTCTCCATCTCCTATTAAAATTTAAAAAAGCTTTACCAAAAGATTTGTCTATTAATTTGGGATTAGTTTTACCGTTTAAAACGGAATTAATATATCTATTACCTGCCCATTCAAAAATTCTAGCCCAAAGAGTTTTAATAGGATGTTTACCCAATTGTAATGCCACATCGTTAACTTCAGTGACTATATCCGCTGATTCGCTTATTAATATAATCTTATGTTCAGGAATGGCTAATTCTATTACAGCGTGTTCATATACTTCATCAACTACAGAATGAAAGGCTTCATGACTATTACATAGCGCAAGGTATAAGTCACCGTGTACTAGCTGATGTAATACATTGTCCTTAATCAAACATTCAGATAAACTAGAAAGAGACCGTTTAAATTCTATGTAATAATAATTATGGTTAGAATATATCGGCAACGATTGATAAGCACTGGCGTACCTAATTGAAGGGACTTCATTATCTGAGGCAGATACAGTATCTATATAATAGAATTTAAGATTATTCACAATCATTGCATTATTTATTGTAGACTATATTACCATATAAATAAATCACAATGGCTAAAACAGTCTTAATTTTGGGAGGCAATGGATATATAGGATCTAGACTAATACATGACCTTCAATATCAATACCAAATGCAGAGTGTTGACCTTTGTTGGTTTGAAAGAAATCTAGGTACTAGTATTACACAGGATTACAATACTCTTTCCAAAGAATTCCTAGGTAAGTTTGATGCCATAATTCTACTTGCCGGTCATAGTTCAGTGAATATGTGTAACGGCGATATTACTTCAAGTTTTAACAACAATGTTAATAACTTTGTCAATTTGGTATCAATGATTGACAAAAAACAAACATTGATTTATGCAAGCAGCGGAAGTGTGTACGGTAACTCTGCCAAAGAAACGAGCGAAGATAGTAATTTGCTATTTAAACCCATAAACAACTATGATCTAACCAAATACACGCTTGATACACATGCACTAAAGTTTATTCAAGATGGGTATAATATAATTGGATTTAGATTTGGAACAGTGAATGGATGGAGTCCAAACATGCGGGAAGACCTAATGATTAATTCAATGACTAAAAAATCAATTGAGTTGGGTACCATTTTTATTAATAATAAAGAAATAACAAGACCAATATTGGGTATCGCTGATATTGGTCTTGCAGTTAATAGTGTACTACAGAATCCAAAAGTTGGAATATACAACTTGGCTAGCTTCTATGACACTGTTGATAACATTAGCCTAATGGTTAGTAGTTTAACTACTTCAAATATAAAAATACAACCTAGCGTAACAGGCGTTTATGATTTTATTATGAACACTCAAAAATTTAAGCATACTTATAACTTTCAGTTTAAAGAGACTATTGACTCAATTGTCAATGATATTGTATCTAAGATAGATCAGACAACCTTTAGCAATAGAAACCAGTTCATACCATATGAGTAAAATAGAATACAATCATGCGTGTTTAGCGTGTGGTAATAAAAATTTGTCATTGGCGCTTGACCTAGGTATTCAACCATTGGCTAACAGTTATCTCAATCTTAAAGATGGGATTGAAGATCGGTATCCTCTAGCAGTAAATTTATGCAGAATCTGCTATCATCTTCAATTAACTCATACGGTTGATCCAAAAACAATCTATAAAAACTACTTGTATGTAAGCGGTACTAGCAAAACCCTAAAAGATTATAGCGAATGGTTTGCTAATTATGTCATTGAAAAACTAAACAAACAAACATCCAATGTATTAGATATTGGATGCAATGACGGAACTCAATTAGATTCTTTCAAGTCTAGAGGGTTTAACACGTTTGGCGTAGATCCAGCAGAAAATATCTATCCTACTAGTTCAGCAAAACATAATGTCATATGTGACTTTTTTGGTCCTGATGTGGTAGATAAAATTAAATATGAATTTGATGCTATAACTGCCCAAAATGTTTTTGCACATAATCCTAACCCACTAGAATTCTTACAAACTTGTAAAAAGTTGATGAGTAACCATACACTATTATTCATTCAGACTAGTCAAGCAGATATGGTTCTGAATAATGAGTTTGATACTATATACCATGAGCATATTAATTTCTTTAATATCAACAGTCTGTATGAGTTAGCCAAAAGAGCAGGGCTATACTTGATTGACGCTATCAAAACTCCTGTACACGGTAACAGTTACTTATTCATATTAAGTACTAAGGATGATTCATCGACCATCGATGACAAAATCAAAACAGAGAAAGCCTTACTAAACATAAAAACGTATACTATATGGGAAAAAAATGTCAAAAGTAATATGGACGAGTTAAAGCGTACTATAGAGTCCTATAAGTTTAACGGCTATAAAATAATTGGCTACGGTGCAGCCGCAAAAGGTAATACACTATTGAATTTCTTAGATATGAAGTTAGATTTGATTATAGATGACAACCCATTAAAGCATAATTTGTATACGCCAGGAACAAATATTCTTATAAAAGGACCTGATGCTATCAAAGAGTTTAGTTCAAATGATCGGCTTGTGTTTATGCCATTGGCTTGGAACTTTTTTACAGAGATTAGTAAAAGAATTAAAACAGTGCGTAATATTGAGCAAGACATTTTCTTAAAATATTTTCCAAAGGTAGAAATAATAAATGTATAAATTTCCCGTTATTGAATTAGTAGACCGTTATTGCATTGCCAAATTAAAATTTGCAAAATTAGGCAATAATAAAGAAGAACTAGACTTCTACACTGAACAATTACATGACATTGATTTTGAACTAATAAAGGACGAACTTGATCAATTATATGAAGTACACGCGGAAGTGTGGGATTTAGAAGATGATTTTAAAAAATTCCGTATTGAACATTTATACGATTTAGCAGAAGTGGGTCGTAGAGCATTGCATGTCAGAGATGTAATGCATAAACGGTACGATTTAAAAAATAGTATGGCAGAAAAACTAAATGACCCAGTAAGAGAAATGAAGAAGTATGGTTAATTTAATATATTAAATTTTTCAATATGTTCTAAAATTTTATCTGCTATATAAAGTTGATCCTCGGGAAATGTATGATACCCAGGATCTACTTTAATAGTACCATCGTTAACTAAGTGTGCAATATCACCATATGGTAAAGTATTATTTTTTTCAGTTAACCAATTAAATTCTGATGCGATATTCATTCTGTCTAATACCATGATATAGGGTATATTAGACATATGCAATTTATGAAATGTTGCATATAAAGCCCATATATCTTGTTGCTGCTTCCAATTTATATTATATAAATTAACTAGATAATCTTTCAATGTGTTAACTTTTTCTATCATATTTGGTATTTTTTTAAACCTTTCCTTATTATCGGCAGATAATAGTGAATTAATTGAGTCAGAAAATAGAGAATGATCAACTTTATTATCATAATTACTGTAAGTATTACCATAATAAAATAAATCGGTAGCATTATAATTTGTTAATTTGTCTATTATTGGAATTTCAGTTCTATCGTAATAGGTAGGAGATGCTATTACAAATGATGCATTATTAGCAATTGCTGCTTCAATTTGAAGACATATTCCGTTATTACTCATTCCCCCATGAGCCAATACTTTTAAATCATACCCTAATTTTTTTGAAATAATTTCTGTAAAATGCGTGTTGGGATATAATGCACTGGGTGTTAAAAAACTATCACCACATACATAAAGTGTTTTCATTTAAAATATAGTTCATTGAATTTAGCAATAGCCCAATCAGCAACTACTTTGTTACCATTAACAGTTAAATGACCACAACCATTAAACATGTTAGTTGGACCAACAAATTTATTAATACTACCTAAGCACTCACGAGAAGTAACAAAATCATAATCAAGAATTACATTAGAAAATACATCAATAAAATCAATTTTTAGGTATTTAAATAATGTTTTGCAAGCGTCTACTTGAATACATGACACATGATGTGCAAACGCCCAATTGAAATGCTTTGTAAAATATTCTTTAACAAATTCTGAATCAAAAACTCGGTTACCATCATCAATAGTTGAAACCTGCTTTTTGACTCCTTCACAGAAAAATTCTTTCCTATTTATGTCGGTATAACTGCAAAATACTAATGGGTTAATCCCATTACGTCGAAACTCCCTTATATCAGTATATACGGTTCTTAATATATACTCATTTGAACAGCCGGGAAGAGCATTATTAATAACAGGTAAATTATAATAATTACCAATTAATGTACTAAATCTATTTTGTTCATTGACTGTTCTATATAGGTCATCCCCTTGATTCACCGCAAATGTTACACTGTCACCTACAAAATATATTATATCATATTTTAATTTAGCTGTGTTGTCCATTTATTTTTACTCAATAATATTTGATGGTTGTGCTCGCAAATCTCTCTAACATTGTTTAAAAAATCAGTTAATTGATTAGGAGATAGTTCACATAATCTTTTTATTTCTTTAACTATCATCAACATTCTAGTTGATTCATTTAATTCATTGTCATAACTTTCGTCTATCCATGGACTAAATGTTCTATATCCTATCTCTCTAAGCAATTCAAGTGTTTTGGCTTTGGCTACTATAATAAATGGATGCTTAACCGCAATAGTTTTAAAAGTTTTTTCACTTAGGAGTCTGCCAGGTGGAGTTATATCACCCTGCATTATTCCTTTAGCAAAACAGTTTGTTTCGGTTACTACACTAAAGTAAGAATCCGCATAAAATTTAGAAATAGAAGGTAAGAGATAAGCATTGTCTCGTTCTTTTAACATTGTGCTATCTACATCTACAGAGAGATCACCGATATTTAAAATTCGTTGTTCATTAGTCGTTAATAATTGAATGAACTCTTCATTGTCACGATGGTAACTTTTTAACTCGGTTAAAATGTCATTCCAAGTTGGGTATTCATAAAACATCCCTGCGCTGACAAACCCCTTGTCTAATAAATTCATTGAGCATAGCAATGCTATAAGTCCTCCGCGGTGCAATCTACCATGAGTCATCATATGCCGATTAAAACTTAAAAACTTTTTATCATACTGTTTATTTTCTAGCGTCAACGGTGGATTAGTAAACATATGTAAAAATTGACTTTTTGCGTTGAACTCAAATGTTCTTATCCATTCAACATTGATTCGTTCTAAATTATATTTTTGTCTTACAATGTCTACTTCTTCTATTATATCAGCAGACTCGGTTAGAAATATTATCTGCTCTATAGGGATATTAGCCCTAACTACCAAATCTCTATATATTCCAGTAATACAACTGTGATAAGTTTCATGAGTATTTGAAATTAATAATATTACTTCCTTATTGTAAACTTTTCTTAATATTTCTTCAGGAAGAATAGTTTCTATAGGGTAACATTCAAATGCATTTCCGTTATATATGTCAATGAACCAATAATCTTTATTTTCATCAAAGTAATATACTTGAAAAGTTACATTTCCTTCTGTAACAGTCTTGTTAACAGGTGCTGTCCAATGCGGTGTACCTACTTTTTCAAAACTAGTATTAATCTTAGGATAAGAGTCTCTATTAAGGATTGCCATTGTTTATAAATTTAGGGATTATAATATCTGTGCCACAGTGGCAATGTTCTTTTTTGCAAATGATTTGTTTAGGTCCAACACGAGAAATATCCTTTAATATATGACCCGCATTGCCACCCATACCACAACTTGCTAAACTAATCTCGCCCACTGGATTGATAAAGATAGCATCACCTACATTGCAGCGCCAACTACTGAAGTAATTATTACCTGCAACAATTACCTCATTACTGTTACACACTTCTGTATGATTATCATCATATCTATTATAACTAACATTGTAGTTTGATCTTTTATCAGGCTTTGGCTTGATTTGTTGATGCTCTGATGTACAATCATTAATGAACTGAGTTTTTGCAGGATCTTTGTATTCCCAAGGGCCAGCATTGACTGTCATTTCATCAAATAGCGGAGTCCATTCTAAGAAGTAGTTTGGCATTACAGTTTTCAAATGCTTACCAAACTCTACTACTTCCCAAAATCTTTCCTCATGTAGTAACATCTTAGTAGCCAAATAGTTTACCTTATCGCATAAGAATATACTATTTTCTTCATACCGTTTTTTATCAGCAAACTCTACATGAAAACTAGCAACTACATCATCAAATAAATAATGATTTTTCTCCCACCATTTTAACGGGCGACTTAAATTAGTATTGACTGCTAATGTAGCATGGGGTAGTTCTTTGTACAACCATTCACATATTGGAATAAAGTTACGCCAAGCAGTGGGCTCACCACCACTAAAGAAAAATTTAAAATTCTTATAACCTATCTCTCTATAACGATTAATGATAATATCTAGATTGTTGATGTATAAGTCTAGATTGCCATCATTGATGTCAGTGCCTCCCCAATTGCCCGGGTTACAATAACTACACCTAAAGTTACAATAGTTATTAACTTGCCAAGTAACGGCCAAGTAAGGCTGGGGAGCCTCTATAGCGATTAACTTTCGGCCCACTGATAAATCTCTTTGAGTTCAGGAATAATATCTTCTATCTTTTCATTTCTAAATTGATCTAATTCATCATTGAACTTTTTAAACTCTAAAATGCCACCCTTGTTTTCTTCACCTACACTTAGATTATAAATTATCATTTTAAAGCCATTGTGTAGTTCAATGTTCACATTTTCATATCTATCTGCATACACACGGTACAGTTCTATCAATCTGTGTTTAACAGACACAGGCAATATCATAATGTTTGCGTACCATGGGTTAGTTGCTAGATTAAATCTAGGGCTAGTTGTCTTATCATCTATTAGATTTTCTTTAATCAGATAATCAAAAAAATCAGGAAAATCAAATATATTCCAAATACTAAGGGTTGGTGTGATTTGAAATTGTGCATGAGGTACTTGTTCTTTTAATGTTCTAATGTTTTTTACAATTCTTTCCCAATCTGTGCCCTTGCGTATAACTTCCGCTACGTCTCCGTGAGCATCTAGGCTAGCCCAAATTTTTAATTGCGGGAACTTCTTCCAATAACCAAGTAAGTCTTTATCTTTATATTTCATAGCACTAAAATTGGTTGTGTAAGTTAATTCAACCTGATCAGTCAACCCATTCTCAACCCAATAATCTAAACACTCATAGTGTTCAGGAGTAATAATAATTTCTCCACCTGCGAAATAAACTTCTAATACATCCGCGAGATATGGTTTTAATTTATTCATAAAACTCATTTCTTCTGCGGTATTGACTACTATCTTTTTAGTTTTAAAATGCTTTTCATATTCAACCGAGCCTTTTTCTTCAATATATTCTTGTGCCCAAAGACTACTACACCCTGGACCGCAACTGCGACATTTCATGTTGCACATATTACTGAAACGCAAATCCATATACTTCATTTGAAATTCAGAAATAGTTCCATCATTATCGGTAGTCTTTGCAATCATGTCAACATATTCAAGACCTCTGCGCTTATTATGACTTTTACGCATAGTCCACGTGCCTAATAATTCTAAATCATAGCATCTTCTACATGCTTCAACAGGTTCATCAACTAACATTGCTTCACGCATTTTTTTATAGTCATCACTATTCATCATCTGAATAATAGATTCGCCATTATTAATGTTTGCAACTGGCATATCACTGTCAGCAACACAGCAAGGCATTACTTTACCGTCTGGCCATGAATGAAAATGCACCCAAGGTAATACACAAAAGTGTTTGCCAAACTTAACTAAATTTTCTATTACTAGTGGGTTTTGCATTTTTACTCCGTCAAATCTTGTAGTTTATTTAATTCAGGGAATGTTTTCCAAAAATTTTCGCCTCGTATCTTATCCCCTGATCCAGTGTGCATCATAAACGTTTCTTTATTAGCAGCCCAAGTATCAGAATCTTTTGCAAAGTTAACTGAATCCGTTACTAAACGTGATAACGATGTCCCATCATCATGGTGTTGATTTGCCCAAGCCAATGCTTTATTTGCAGCCTCAATTTTTAATTCTTTGGGCAAACTCTTACCACTATAGTGACTAGGATGCACTGCTAAGTATAAACTATGATACCAATCATGAGTACGAACCAATCCTTTACTTTTTAGGTATGAGTAGAATTCTCCAATAGTCAAGTAGTTAAACAATGAAAAAACAGTGTTCAATTGGAATGAAATATAATCTAATTCTCTAAATTTTAATAAGTTACTTTCAACTAGACCCCAATCAGTGCCATGGCGTAACCATTCTGCTCGTTCTCCATAATGATCTATGCTACAACTTAGTTCAATCTTTTTAAAGTGTTTCCACATGTCTAACAAATCATAGTCTTTGAACTTAATATTACTAGCATTAGTATTATACCTAAGTGTAATATCCGTACGCTTTTTGCGAATCATTTCCTCCAGCATAATATAGTGTTCTTCAGTCAGAGTAGGCTCGCCACCTGCAAAATATGCCAAGTCAATATGTTCTACCTGATCCAATACTTCACGCAGTAAATTGCCTTTCTCATCAGCATGAATAACTATGGGATGTTTAGGATCATGATTGGCTCGCATTTCTGCTCCCCATTGGCTACTAAATTCACTTCCACATGTTCTGCATTTGAAATTACATATATTACTAAACCTAATATCAAAGTAATGCATTTTGAATTCAGGAACAGTACCATCTTCAAGGGTAGTGGGTATAATCTCATCAAAATGCTTACCAAACTGTTCTTTACTATAGTTTCTGAAACTATGCGGCCCTGCTTCTTCATGTTTATAGCAAAAGTTACATATCTTGTTTGGTTTGTCAGCCAACATGTCTAGTCGTAATTGCTTCATTTGACTGCTATTGAATGCATCTTTTAGAGTAGATTGCTTTGTATTACCAAACGGGACTGTGTAGTCATTACTACAACAAGGATATATATCTCCCTTAGGAGTAACATTTAAATGCATCCACGGAAACATACAAAACACTTTACTTTCATTTAGTAAATAATTTTTGTCCATAATCATATAGAACCGTCTATCATAGTAATCAATTCAGGAAAAGTTTTTTCAAAAGAGTCGTTTCTAAGTTCATCTCGCATTAATGTTTCTTTCAAAAAGTTTTCTTTTTGTGCTTCCCAATCATTGCTTGAATGTGTAAAATTAATAGCCGGTTCAATTAAGTATCCCGAATTTAAGGTTGTCATTTTCTCAACCAACTTCAGAATATTTGGCAAAGCCCGTTCTTTTAGTATTTTAGGCAATACCGTAGAAGCAAAATATTCAGGTGTTGTTGTACATATTAAACTGTTACTTGATTTATTGTTAATTATTCCAAAATCAATAAAATACTCATATAATAAAGGTAATGTAGTATAGTTATAGATACTGAGTACAGTGTTAATAGACAATGACACATTTTCCGTGCTATTAAACTTTTTTAAATTGGTCTCAACTGTTCCCCAATCAGTACCAGTTCTAATATATTCCGCACGTTCACCTATATGGTCTATGCTTGCCGATATATCAATATGATCAAAATGCTTCCACAAATCAAATATATTTTTATCTTTATATGATAATACACTACAGTTGGTATTATATCTTATTTTAACATGAGTTTTATTTTTCCTAATTAACTCTTCTAAAATAATATAATGTTCTTCAGTAATTAATGGTTCACCACCTGCAAAATAAACAAATTCTACATCATCAACATGTGACAAAAATTCTGATAATAATTTTGTAGTTTTGGATAAATTATAAACAGGTATTTGATGATATGGTTTTAGCCTATTATTTTCTTCTTGAGCCCACAATGTGCTGTAGTCTGGGCCGCACATTCTACACTTAAAATTACAAATATTATTAAATCTAATATCGTAATATTTCATTTTAAAGTTGTTAACAGTTCCATCCTCTTTGGTATTCAATAATACCTCATCAATATTTGAACCAAAATTAGAATTTCCAAAAGATCGCCAACTGCCTTCAGTGTATTTTTCTGTGTTATAGCAATGAGTGCAGGTTGAATTTTTTGTTTCTGATAACATATCTCTGCGTAATTTTTTAAAATTATCGCTATTAATAATAGTTTCAAATGTAGAGCTAGGTGTAAGGGTAGTCATAGGAGTTTCGGTTACACCAACACAACAAGGAAATACATCGCCTTTTGGTGTAGTCATAAAATGAACCCACGGAAACATGCAAAATGTTTCACTTTTCTTTAATAAGTATTCAGTATCGTGTGCCATTTAATCCCCCATTAAATCAGCAAGTTCTGGGAAAGTTTTAACAAAACTTTCCCCTCTAAGAGAATCTCGTTGTTCAGTATTAACTTGAAACTCTTCTTTATATTTTTCCCATGTATTTTGGCTAGGTGCTATAGTCCAATCAATGATGCCCTGCACTAAATGTAGAGTGTTGGGTTTTTTTGTAAATCCCATAGACTTCATAATATCTATCAACTTTAATATTTTAATTTTACCCTCTTCTTTATGGTGCTGTGGTAAAATATTCGAAGTAAGAAATTCAGGTGAACTCATAGTATATATTGAATATGTATTGTCTGTTGATGAATATAGCCCTTTATCAAACAAATACTGATAAAATTCTAAAAAAGTTTTATAATTATACAAACTTAACACTGTATTCATTTGTAACTGAATATATGGTGATTTTTTAGCTAATAAAAAGTTTTCTTCTATTACAGTCCAATCTGTCCCATGTCGTATATATTCAGCACGTTCCCCATAATGATCTACACTGGCGTAAATTTGTATATTATTTGTAAACTGTTTCCAAAGACTCATTAAGTCTTTGTTTTTAAATTTTAAATTACTTAGATTTGTATTATACCTTAACACGGTGTCCGTTCTACCTTGCCTAATCATTTCTTCTAACAGAATATAGTGCTCTTCTGTAATAAGAGGTTCACCTCCTGCAAAGTATGCTTCTTCAATATTAGGGATTTGATTGATTACTTCTTCTAAAAATTCTTTTTTATTATTTTTAATAATATTATGTTGGTAAATATTATTTTTAATGTTTTCTTGTTCCCATTGACTACTCCAGTCAGGTCCACATGTTCTACATTTAAAGTTACATATGTTACTAAACCTAATATCAAAATATCTCATCTTAAATTCAGATAAAGAACCATCTTCGTTTGTAGAAGCAATTACATTATCAAAATGTTTACTGTATTGTTTATTTGAACTAGAACGAAAACTTCCCAATAATAAATCATCATGTGCGTGACAGGTCGAACACATAGGATTCTTAACATCTGATAGCATGTCAAGTCTAAGTTGGTTCATTCCTTTAGAATTGACAATTTCTATCATACTTTCTCTAGTAGTATTACCCAACGGACGATGAAATCCAAACTCATCAATAGGTGTTTTTGCTATACAACACGGTAGTGCATCACCACTAGGACTAGTAGTGAAATGAACCCAAGGTAACATGCAAAATGATTTGCTTTCTTTTAGTAAATGTTCTTTATTCATAGTGGATTAAGTGAATTTATTTCTTGACACATGCGATAGAAACCCAAGTATTCAGGGAAGATAGATAGCATATCCGTTTCTCTACGCTCATCTAACTCATTGAACCAATTATAAAAGTCTCTACGTCCTTGTAACAATTTTTCCTCTGAATAGGCTGTTTCAGCCATATAATCTACTACACGTTTGAATTTTTCATATTCAATCGTACTAAACGCATCTGCTCTAGTGTCATCGGTATTATCTTTCATATAAGATAATGCTTCATGCATATATGGCATAAACTCTTCTTTAGGTAAAATATTCATATCATACTGAATAGGATCTCTGAGATAAGGGGTATCAAATCTTACACGGTGTTGTGGGTTAGCCGGATCATCATACCAACCATAAATTTTACGCCATTCAATAAATTTTTCAAGGAAACTTTTAAAAGTAGTTACACTAAAGATATTAAATGTAATCATAAAAGTAATAGGACTATCAGTGTTTTTAAGGTAGGTATGAAAGTTTTGTTCCCATAACTCTAAGTCTAACCCAGTACGAATATACTCGGCTCGCTTGCCCCAAGTATCCATGCTGGTGAACAACTTAAAACTTTTAATTTTACCACTGTCAGTAAGATTTTTAACTTTTTCAGATAGTCTTTCTATAAGTAGTGGTTTGGTTCCTAAGTTACTATTAATGTTTAATTCTAACCATGGCATAGGGTCCTGTTCAATTGAATCTAACAATTGCCATGTAGACTTGTGTAGAGTTGGCTCACCACCTGTAATACGCATAATGGTTAGTGTTTTGCGAAGTTCGGGCCACCATTTCCAAAATGCGTCAACATATGGATTGTCATCTTCACGTTGATAAAGTTTCATCCAATCTACATCACAACGATGATTTTGCACTGTGGTCACAGGACCATACTTTTCAATCTCTTTATAAAAACTAGTACTATATTTTGGATGACAGTAACCACATTTAAAATTACATTCGTTTCCAAAGTTAATTTCAATGTATTCTGGGTTTATGTTTTGATTCCAAAGACCTTTGGTAGTCTGCTCATATCTTTCTTCAGTAAAAATACTGGCATTACGAATATGCCTGTCGCTAATATAGTCAGGACCCATTGCTTCAATGTTCCAACAATATTGGCAACCACTGGGTTTACCACCATCTAACATTAACTTGCGTTCTTCTTTTTTTTCACTAGTATTATGAAGTGCTGAAGGGTTATCAATTATTTCGCTTAATGGAATTTTGTGTGGTTGAGGGTGATAACAACTGTGTGTTTCACCTGATTGTAGATACATTGTGACATGATGCCATTTGGCTAGACAAAAAGTAGGACCTACTTCATTTTCTATTTTAATTTTAATGTCTTTTATTCGTTTTTGTTCGTTACTCATCACCATCCTTCGATTCTACGAATCACATCCATTTCAGTAATCAAAGGACCTAAATTATGTTTATCTGCGTTATAATGACGTTTGAAAAATTTGCTTTGCTCTTTTCCTAGAGTACACATAGGCAATCCAAGTTTATCGTGTAGAGCAACTCCTAGTAACGTTGATTCACGCTCTGGGTCTTTATCTTTATGTTCTTCCCATAGTACTGGGTAGTTGTCAAACCACTGCACATTAATATGTTCCCAAGCAGTTAGCATAGTCATATATGTACCAAGTCTTGCGCCATATATTGCCCACATACCATTATCAACGTCTGCACCAACATTGTGCCATATAGTAAGATTGTTTAAATTTCTACTTGCTACTGTTTCTTTAAACTCATCTATAGTTGGGACTGCACCCCGATTCAAGCACATCTTAACACCTTCGCGGAAACCAGCACGCCATGCTTGGAAAGGAGTATAGTTAGGGTATGTAGTACTATAGCAATCATACATAGCCCAATACAAATTGTCAGCACTATCTAAACAAAAATCAGCAACACGAGATAGATCACCGTTTTTTTGGTGTTCATGTGTTTGCATGTCCCTGACATAAGTTTTTGTCCAACTGCTCATACCACCATTGCCATACCGTAATCCATTGACAGCGTTAATTGCTTTCCAACGAAACTGTGCTTGATGATATTTAGGATCTTTGTCAGTAAAGTCTAATTGAAGATTAAAAAATGATTCATCAGGCATATTATCCCCGTCGATTAGAATGAATCTTTCAGTATCACTAGCCTCGCCTGCTGCTTTATGTGCTGCATCACTACCTTTTACTCCGTCAACTCTTTTAGCCCATGGAATCATATTTTTAATTTTGAGCCAAAATTCTTCTTTCTGTGGCTCATCATAGCTAAGATATACGCAATCTAAATCAGCTACATCAACTATATCATAACTCATAAATTCTTAATTTCCACTTAGTTGTTTCTATTGACCCGTCTGAAATAATGCTAATATCTTCTGAAGCACAAGCAGTACCATCATCTGATGGCATTAATTTATATACTACTGCATCAGGTGCTACTGTTGAAATTTTTCCATCAATGATTCTTACATCAGGTCTTGCTATAGCATAAGTTAATGCATCAATTACAATATAATTGCCTTCTAACTGTTGACAACTATAGCAAATAACATTACCCTTTTCGTCGTAATATAACCGAAATTCAGGAGGTATGATTTTGGGTGCTTCCCAAATAATAACTACATCGTCGCTCATTCATATCCTCGCATAATTTTATCACAAAAGTTCTTAACATGATAATGAAGTGGATAAACTTGTGGCACTGTTTGTATTCTTATTTGATTAGGTAAGCATTCATATACAAAAGTATCTGTCCAATTTTCAGTTGGGTTACCATTTATAAATTGTTTCATATGTATCATACTCATTTCAGTAAATGAAGGTATAGTAGTTTTTTCTTTACCGATTATGTGTGCCGCTATGCTGTACACCCAATCAGTGCTAACTGGCTCTTGCGGGTTACACTTCAACGTACTTTTATAATCTTCCCAATTTTCAAAAATATCTCTTACAATTTCAAAAAAAGTTTTAGCAGTAGTAGATTTTTTGAAATAGGTAATAGCATTATAAACGTCAGGTAATTTATTTTCATCAATGAACCTACGATACCCTCGCACTTTTGAAATTTCTTGTTTTAAATTTCTAATAGTAGTACACAGAACCATATCCTGTTGTCCACACACATCAAACCAATGCATGATATTACGGGGAATAATCATATCTGATTCTAATTTAATGGTCTCATCATATGGACTAGCTTCATACACTTGCCAATCATTGATTAGTTTCCATTTACCATTTATATCTAAGTCACCATGTGGTAATGGGATAACCTGATCAAATTTAGAATAATTCACAGAATCATTGGTTACAATAGAAACATTCGCATATGGCATTACTTTATGAATACTTATTGCTAATGTTTCGGCACACTTCACATAATCTACTTCACTGGTATTCTGTGCCATTATAACAAACCCTTGACTCATTTAATTAACCCCAACATGTTTTCTTTATTCATGACATGGAAGTCAGTATCTTTAATTGTAATAAATTCTTTACGAATTTTTCCTCTTTTCCAATTATCAAACATGACAGTGTATTCTACATTAAATTCATCATCGGTATCAGGATAGATAGTCGTATTCTTTCCAATGTGTACTAAATTCCATGGTATAATATCTTCCTTTTTATCTAAATGTCCATTAACTATTCTTAGTGCTAGTGTCAATGCGTAATCGTTTCTAAAAGTATTTGCGATAAACCCATGTATATTTGAGTAATGGTCAAAATTATCCTGAACCATTTTAAGGCAATCAAAAACTTGACGGGCCCTAATATCTTTTTTAAAAGTAATAACAGTAGCCCATAGAGTTTTAAAACTATATCCACTCAATACCTCTTGGGTAGCGTCAGGATTCATTAAAAAACTTGTAGTATCGTGGCAACAGAAATCTGTAGGTAAATTAAAAGTATCTAATAATTTATTAGAATTAATAACATAATCTGCATCTAAGAGTATAGTCTCATCATAAGGACTGAACTCATATGCACGATATCTTCCCTTGTTTATCCATACTCCCCAATCACGCTTATTATTTCTGTCAGGCTCGGTGATTATAACCTTATCAAAAGTGTAAGTAGGATTCTCAGGCAATGATTCATTATCCGTAACTAATGTTACTGGTAAATTTAAAAAGTGATTAGCACGTTTAGCCGTAGCCACAGCCATATCATAGTAATTAAATTTTGGGCTGTTAAACGCAAATAAGAGAACACCTCTCATCGTTTATTCTCTAATTCAACCCATTCTTGATACCAACTAGACATACCATCATTGTATGTAGCATACAATTTATCTTTCAATTCCTGTCTATTTACTTGTACAGGATTATTAAATGTATCAATTAAAATAACCGTTTCATCGGTTACAGAATTTAAAAAATTAATCGTTTCTAAATTGGCGCGCCAAAGTCCACCTTGATCAGCAACAATAAATTTGCTGTCATACTTGTCTTTCAAATAAGATTTGGCTGCATTATGACTAAATCTAGCTTTAGCATCTGCAATTAGTGTTTTAGTATCCATAATACTCTCCTACGAGTATTTAGATGGATACGAGTCAGTGGTATAAAATTATACTACGGTGCCAGTAACTGTGGGTGTTCCCCAGCTAGCAGTTGGTAAATAAACATTTTCGGGTGGTACTATAGTAACAGTAGTTGCAGAACCTGTACCAGCAGTTAAACCATCTGGAACTTCGTCCCAAATTGTATAAAGAGTAATGACGTTGCCTACATCACCATTTGAGCCCTGAGTACCATTTGTTTTAGCAATTACTCTAATAAATGTAGCTAGATAACCAGCTGGGCCTGTGCTGGCTGTTTGTGTAAACAATGTAGTATTAGCTACACCCAATGCATAATAGCCTGAATTTGTAGAAATAGTTGGCGCATTGCCACCTCCACCTACCTTAGTCACCCCGTTATATGAAGTACCTGCAATAGTAACAGAACCTGTTATTGGAGAACTTAGTGCAACGGTTCCCACATTACTTGCTAAATCATTTAACAATAAGTTAATACCTGCAGTATTGTTCGCATGAGCACATGTAACTTTTAACTGACCACCAGCGTTAAAAAAGTAACGGGCCGCGTCACCTGAACTAAAAGTAACAGTATGAGTAAATGTTATAGCCGTTGACCATGTACTACCATATGTAGCAGTGTTTGATGTAGTAGAACCTTGTGTTGCAGCATTTAGTCTACTAGTATAAATTGTTGTTAAATTTGTAGGGATAGCGGAAAGATATGTAATTGTGCCACCTGATACAGGAGTAGCAACTGAAGTAATAGAGGTGCCTTGATGCGAGGCAGCGTTCGCAGTATTGCTTACTAAACTAGCCCATTGACTAGATGCGGCTATGGACCCGCCGGCTGCCACATTGGCTACCGCTGTTTGACCATACCCTGCATTTGTGCCACCTGTTGCCCAAACTGCATTTAAAGTTCCTGAAGTTGTAGTGGGATTACCACCAACTAGCGTGTTAAAATCAGATGCTTGTACCGTTCCATATTGTGCGTAAGTCATTTTTTATCCTTATCGTATGATAACAATAGCTTCTACAGTACCTACACCAGACGATTCTTTGTCAGCTAATGCACGACCAATTGTGTTAAATGCAGTCGCTTCTCCCTCTAGGGCACCTCTAGCAATACCTTGACCAGCACTTACTAATCGTTGACCTTTATGTATTTTACCAATGACTTTAACATGCACACGCCCACCTACTGCTACAGCAGGGTGTGTAGAATCTGAACCTGCGCCTGAATTCATTAAGTACGCAACACTATTTGATATTACTCCAAATACATCTTCACTTAGTTCATACTTAACTGCGGTTATTTCTCTTTCCCCGCCCAATTCAACCACAGTACCTGCATCATATGGCGCATCAGCTTCAAATCTTTCAGCCAAATCAGCATATGTTGCATTAAATCTTGAGCCAGTTGTTAATGTCCAATTACCTGTTATCGTACCCGCAGTAGAGTTCGCTCCTGTAGTAAGTATAGGAGTTTGCACATTTGCAGCAAGAATATTACCATTATAAGTAGGTAAAAAGCTAGAAACATTTGAATTGCTATAAGTTCCTGCAAAAGAGATAGGGTCTCCGTTTGCGTACATGTACTTGTCTGTTTTAATACCGTATAAGTTAGCGCCGGCAGAATTACTAATATAAATTCCACCACTGTTAAAAATTACAGCGTTTGCGCCAGAACCACCTGCACCGCCTGAAACTGTCCAAACTCCTGTTAATGTACCGGCTGTAGTTGCTGAACCAGTAGATATAGTAGTTGTTATTAACCCGCCAATGTTACTAGTAGTAATGTTAGCGTCCGCAATATTAGCATTTGCAGAAACAGTAAGATAGCTAAATGTAGCAGCATTTGCATTGCTGTTATTAGTAGCAGAAATATTATTTGCTTGTAAATTTCCAGTTACGGTTACTGCGCCGAAGGTTGTTGTTCCACCGCTAGAAGTAGATGTTAGTGCCAACCATGCTAATGAATTAGCCTCCCCGTCAGTTGGACAGACATATAGAGTCTGATTGTTAGTATTATACCAAAGTTGACCTCTTAACGGATTTGCTGGAGGAGTAGTATCGGCAAAATTTTCTAGTTGATGTACAAAATTTGTATCTAGTGTTTGACCGTATCCTGCGTAGTTTCTACCCGGCAGTCCAATAGAAGTGCTAGTTGTATTAATTGTACCATCAGGAATGGTCGTTAATACTGTACCATCACTTTTAACAATTGTATATGCCATTTTTCAATTACTCCGATATCTTTTTATTTATCTTAAATAGTTACCAAGTTTGTAAGACTTTGTATTCTTACAGTGTAATCTATTTGGATTTGTCTATTTAAACTTTTTTGAACTGGATGAAAAATGACATGAGTTAATAATCGTGTTATTACTTGCCCATTATTATCCGTTCCATAATTAGCCAATAATCCCAATTCATCAAATACATATTGTCCATCCGTTTGTGTACTATTATCAAATGCATCTTGTCCTGCAGGCTCGCCGTAGTCTAGTAAGCATTGAACTAAAATGTCAGTATAAACCTTACCAGTTACATGTGTAACAGTCATTTTATTTCTTGTAGGATCTAAGTTAAAAACGCTAGTATCATCTACAATTTTAGCATAAGTTTGATTATATAATGCTGCATTTATTCCAGTAGTATTTGGAGGTAGATATGTAATCACCCCGGTTTCGTCTACGCTTGCGCCGCCATTACCAAATGCCATTTCATAAATTTCACCATACCCACGACTGCTTAGTGTGTTAGCAATAGCTTCTGACATGTTTTCATAATTAATAGCGTTTTTCTTATCTACAAATATTTGACCATTATTTGGATCGTAGATTTTCAAAAAACCTTCTATTTTATAGGATAATGTAATCACCGACATTAGTTATCGCCTCTTTTTTGCACTAGAACTTGTTTAGTATTTGGATCTGAAATTTTGAGGTGCGAGGAAAAATAGAAACCACCATTTTCATTGGGTTTTTTTTCGGGTGCTGTCACCTTATTTTCTTGACTTTCTGAAGATTTTTCTTTCATAATATTTATTTATCATTTAATTAACATCGCCATTTAAGAAAACTGCTGCTTGTGTATTACTTATTTGCAACGGATCTCCTAAAGTTTCATTATAATCATATGAGTTCCAAGTCTGATTATATAGTATATTAGTCATTCTATTAGACGATAACAACCCAAATACTTCAGTATATTGCGGAATATAGACCTGCTCGCCTGTGCCATTTGCTCCACGCTGTAGCCCTGTTATGCTGTTAAGATCAATATCTACTGTAGTAAATTTAATCTGTTCCCCATTAATAAACAATGTATTACCTTCTAACACTGTAATTAATAAACTGTTTCCTGTAGTAACACCTGATGTAATCTTAAGTATGGGAGATAAATTCTCCACTAAAATGTAGTAGTAATCACTGCTAATAATACTATTAGTACTCACATTGAATACAGTAATATTAGAAATCAGATTTTTATCAGCGGTTAATCCAATACTATAAATTCCATCGACCGGAGCAGGTGCTGTAACATTTTGTATTACAGTATCGGTCAATCTAGTTACATCATTAACATATATCGTATCATGTATATTATATAATGGCTCTACTAACCAAGTTCTAGTTTGTGTATTTGCTCTATACACTGTACCCTGATTAATTGTATTAACATTGAGTAAGAATACTTGTTCATTTGGAGTCGGAGAAGGCATCATGCTAGTAATGATTACAACGTCACCAGCTTGAATTGTAGCTAGTATGCTTAAATTATTAGCAGGATTTATGCGTAATGAACTTGATGGTACACGATAACCATTAACAGTTACCCATAAACGATCAACATTAACCTGTTCCCACTGTGTTACGTTCATTGTTCCTGAATCATTAGTTAAAACAAATTCGTCACCGTTTCTTTCACTTGATACTGAAAATTCAGTTGAATTAAAAATATCTTTAATATAATATGTAGTTCCTGCGATCAAGCCACCTAGTACAGGATCGCCTAAATCTACCCCAAAGTCAGTAAATATTACAGGGGTTTCTAATACTAAATTATCAGTAGATGATACCGTAATTCTATTTCCATCTATTGGATCAGTTGAGGTTGCAGTTGCATCTACAGTAACCAGTGTGAAAATAGTATCAATCCATACATATCCGCCACTTATATAAGTAGAAACAGTAGTTATCGGATAATTAGTTGCAGTAAAAGCAGGATCATATGCTTGTGAATATAAATCAATTTGAGTATCGTTTATCACATGTACATAAAAAGTAACATTATTAAGTTGGGTAGAACCTAAAGTACCATCAATTCTTACGATATCATTAGTAGTTAAATCATGGGGGACACCAGTGGTAACACGAACAGTCGGCGTGCCTCCTATATATGATATCATTAATCCCGAGCCTGTTCCTGGATCAAAAATACCTCCTCCATTAGTCTGACTGATGGTAAATGTAGTTAAGCCAGGTATAGAATCAATATAATACACTGTTCCGTCAGTAAGAATATTACCAAATCCAGTGCCCTTAAATATAATGGTTTGTCCTATTACAAATCCAGTAGTACTAACACATGTAATTAAATTACCAACTGAAGTACATGATGTTACATTAGTTATAGCAAGATAAGGACTAATAGTATTGTTAACAGATATAATATTTGCTACTGTACTTGACGCCGAGTTTACATCGTACATTGTGCTTAGATATTGTCTATCAGTTAAATTATAAGAAGTAACCGCAATAGTATCACCTAAACTTGGACTAGACACAAAAGTAATTTCATTTAAATTAGAATCAATGGTATAATCTGTATCTAAGACCCTTAAACCATTAACTTCAACAATTGCATTAGTAACATTATCATTACCTACAAAATTAGTTAATTCATAAGTACTAGTGCCGTCACTCAATATAATTTGAGTTTCAGGTATAGTATATCCGTATTGAGTTGGAACTGTTTCTCCAAATACTGCATATGACAAATAATCACTTTGAGTGTTATAAGTACCAACTGCAAATATTATTTTTGCTGTTATGCCATTTTCTGAGATTCCAAAAGCATAATCATTTGTAATTAATTCGGCTCCTCCGGTTGCTGTAGTTAATGCTAATGGATTACCCGGATTATCAGGATCTTCTAATATAAATTCATTAGCATCACTGATACTTAATATATTATACACAGTTTGTGGTATTATAACTCCCCCAAACATTGTATCGCTAAAGGTAATATTTTGCCCCGGTATCAATGTGCCAGTTGTATGGCACGTAACTGTATTAGTAATACCATTGGTTTTAGTTACTGTTTCTGTAGTTCCAAAGACTAATTTATTTCCATTTAAATAGCATATTGGAGGAGTCCACTCTGCACCCGAACCAACTTGAATAATGACCACCATTGAACCTGTATCACTTGAAAGCACTAGTGTAGGGCCTGCTGTGCCAGTACCTATATTATATGTCGTAGAAACAGTAATACTATTAGTTATATAACTAATGGTTTTTACATAATATATTGTGTCTTCTAATATTCCGCCAAACGTTGTTCCTTGGAAAGTGATAGGACTATTTAGCACAAAGTCTCTAACACTTTCACAAGAAATAGTGTTTGTGCCACTGGTTGTAGCAATCGCTACAGTTTCTTTAGGTACTGTGCCTGGGCTAATTACACCGCTGCCGGTGAATATGGTAGCAGAGTAATTACAATTTAAGTTAATCTCATTCCATCCAGTAGTTGTATTAGTTATAATTGGATCAGATTTTGTGCTAGATTTTACTAACTGATTACCATTACCAACTTCATACACATCAATTCTTAATCTGTCTGCAACAGGAGAGAAAGTCAATGGATTATTTAATACTACAACACTGTTAACCCAATCTACATAATAACTTGCATCAGGATATATTGTAGTGCTTACGCCTGTAGTGCCATCAATGACTGAAACTGTTAATTGTGCGGGAGTAGTAACTGCATAAAGGAAACTATAATATCTTTGTTGTTCTGATTCAGGGGTAAGTTCAACCGTTACTACATTGTATCCCACATGTTGATATTCTACTGCTGGCCAATTAGTACCCGGACGAGTAGCTACGGTTAACATTATATTATCAGTAACTACACCTGGAACTAATTCTTCAGGACCATATCCATATGAGAATTCAGCACCCTGCACATTGTAAACTGTAGGATCTACGATTAACACTGAACTATTAGTCCATGATGCACCGTTGTTGTCACTGGTGATAATAGTATTATTGTCTCCTACTGCTATCCAAACACCATCATCTGCATTATAATTAATACCGAGTAAATTTTCAGTTACACCTGACGCAACTGATGTCCATGCATAACCTGTTGTAGAAGTTTTTATTGTTCCTACATTACCTACTGCTATAAATTTACCGTTAGCATAATGTACATCATTAAGATCCTGTGTTCTAGGATATAGATACATATATGTAGTAGTAGTTGGATCGACTGAAGTTAGAGTGATAGGTGATCCACCTAATGTTGTACTAACTTGTACCTGAGTTAATGATGGTATACTAACAATATAATAAGTTGTAGATGAAGAAATAACGTTAAATGATTCAGTAAATCTTACTATATCATTTACATTAAATCCTGCAGTCGCAGCCACATTCAATATATTACTAGAGGAGTTTACACTGGTAATAGTTGTTTCATTAATACCAAACCAAGAATCACCGTTCTGAGAAGTGTATATGACCCCATCTTCACCCACAGCAATAAAAATATTAGTGTCATATGTAATACCATAAAAACCTTTATTAGTTACCGGAGTAGCCTGATTCCAGTTTATACTATCATATGAGGTATATACTAGGTTAATATCTCTAATTGTTTGTAAACCAGTAGAATAATCAATAAATTGACCTTTACCAACTGCAATATACGGAGCACTTAGCGTAATAGTTGATCCGAATACTGAGTATAATTCGTTTGTTAATCCATTAGTAAACTTAAATCTTTCTCTCCATAATACACCATTGGTACTTGTGTTAATATTTTGACCAACTGCTACATAGACCCCATTAAAGTAATTGATAGAATTTAATATTAACTGTCCATCAGAAATTGGTTTTGCAGTAACTTCACCTAAACCAATATAATTTTCTGAAGCTGTCCATTCAACGCCATCTTCACTTAGTAATATTGGAGTAGCCGGATTATTAGTAGTGATTAAATATTTTTCATTAACATAGGTTAAATCAGTGGTTGTTAGGTTAGAATTAGCTAATTTATTAAATGCCCAATCATCGCCGGTTGTACTGTATAATATAGTAGAATACGAAGAAGTATCTGCTACTACAAAATAATTAGTGCCATTCCAAACTACAGATTTAGATTGCACTTCAGTAGGATAGAAAAGCTGATCTTGTAAATAGGTATCAATTTCAAACTGTTGATCAGGTGCAAATGCATTGCCTAAATATGTACTATTAGGATATATTATGCCATCTACTAATTGAGTAAGGTCTATCCCAGGCATGTTTATAGTAGGCTGATAATATCCAATGATTCTGTCTAATGCATTTAATCTGCGATCACCACTAGTTAACAGTTCCCACTTACCAAAAATAAATTCTTGATCACTATTACTCACAACACAAACATATACACGGTTATTATACTTAACTATACTTTGACTAAAGACAAAGGGCTCAGGTAATAAAGCAAAATCTCCAACCTTAGCCATAGTAAAGTCTTGAAGTGAAGTAGTAACTGTTAGGTTAAATACTGAACCATTTGGAGTTTCACTTACTTGAAGTGTAGTAGGTGTGAAATTTACATTGTCTAAGATATAATAAGTTTGTCCTACTACCAATCCGCCAACTACTGTTCCTGTAAATACAATCGGATCATTAACTGAGAACTCACTGGTGTCATCTACTGTTATAATATCAGTGCTTAAATTAGTAGCAGTAACAGTTGTTGTAACTATTCCTGTATAAGAGAATCCAATACCACTTACTGGCACGGTCAATAATGGATTTGAATATACGGCAAACTCGTTTGGTGATATAACTTTTAAGTAATAATTTTCTGTTGCACCGGGAGGGGTACCATAACAAATCACACTTGTGATTTCTCCTGTGCTATTGACTGACTCAACTGTTAATGTTAAATCATTCAATGTAGTAGCACCGCCCATATCTGTTCCCACTATAGTAATAGTATTATTAACAGCATATCCTAACCCTGGATCAGTTATTATAACTCGGTATCCTCCCAAAATATAACTTACATCAAATACAGGAGTAGTCAATATAGTTTGATTGATGGTTATTGTATCAGTCACAATGACAATATTAGTACCTGAACCGCTAGCGGTAGTATCAATAGGTGATCCGCTAGGTAAATATGCTACTTCAAAAGTAGTGCCAGATGAATTTACTACATAATATGTAGTGTCTTCTAATAGTCCTGTAGGTAGTGCTCCAGTACTTCTGAATTCAACTTTTGTACCATCAGCAGGCGCTACAGCTACAGTAATTACAGCCGGGCTTGCAACTGAAATTGATGCAGCCTGTTGTGAATCACCTGTTGGTTCAACCGACCCACTAAGTGTTGTAGATACTTGGATATATGGTTCCCCCACACCATTCATTGTGCCATTACTATTTTGTAGAGTTTTTACCGTCCCATTTATAGACTCAGAAATTTTGAAATGTGTCCCATCAACTATAGTATGTACATAGTACTCAACATTAATTTGAATACCACCTAAACCCACTCCATTGAATACGATAGGCATATCAACATATAATGATTCTGTAGTATCACATGTTATTTCATTTGTTGATGATGAAGTTGAAGTACATTCAATTTCTATAGTGCCAGTATCAATTACATAATAGGTTGTTCCAGTTGTTAATGATCCAATATCCTGAGATATCTCTAATGGCATATTAATGTATATGTCAGTCAATCCGCCACTTAAAGTAGTCAACGCAATAATATCAGGTGTACCTATTACTGCGCCGATCGTTCTATCTATTAATGCCCCGTCTGTGCCTGTTAATCCAACATATTGTTCAGAAGTTTGATATAGAGTGAATCTTTGACCATTTACTTGACCTGGGCTCACTGGTAAATTAATATTAATAATCATATCATTGCCAGTATCGTCAGATAACTGAACCACATTTTTCTGACTAGTTAACAATGCGCTAGTAGTTGTAGATGCAGCTACAGTGGATAAATTTAGTGAAGCCCCGTTAATATTAGAAGATACTTGGAATGTACTAGCATTCACGATGTTTGAAATATAGTAGGTTGTTCCTGATACTAATCCACCAAACGAAGTAGACTCTGCTCCAGCAATTACCATGGTATTAAAAATTACCGGTTCGTTAATTGACAGTACTGAAGTATCATCGCTAGTAGTAATATAATCAGATGATCCATCTGTAGAAACAATGTTTAATGTTGTTGGGTTCTGTTCTTCGGACATTGTAAATGTCTGATTGTCTACAACGGTTGTTATATAATATACTTGATTTTCTACTACACCATCTAACATTGTTCCTGTAAAAAATACAGGCAAGTTAATATAAAATCCAATAGTACCACCAGTACCAGTTGGATTCAATGGTATGGTAAGTGTATTTGTATCTGCATGAGTAGCAGTGACATTTGTAATACCCGGATATATTACTGATAATATTGCAGTATCAGTTACTTCACCTACAAAACATTCTAGCCCTGCAACACTAACAGTTCCGTCTGATAGAGCTTTAATAGGACTGCCAGTGCTATTTTCTGATATTGTAAAATTAGTATCATCAATTATGCTGTTTACATAATATACAGTACCGTTTACTAATCCTCCCACTACAGCACCATTAAATTTAATTGGCATGCCAATATAAAAACCAATTGTAGAACCTGATGCGTTTACATCCGATGGATTGTTACTGAAAGTAGTTAAAGTAATTGAATCATCTGATGCTTGTGTACTTGCTACTTGACGAATCAATGACGAATAAGTTACTACTCTGTCATTTCTGACATCTTCAATTTCAAAAGCTACTCCTTGAGCACTAGCTAAAATAGAACTTATTAGTGGTTGAGTGCTTTGTAATTTAATTGATGAACTTGATACGGCTTCGCTATTGAAGTAATCGCCTGCATAGAACGCTCCGTAGTATGCACCTGCTTGCCAATCTATAACCTGTGAATTGTAAGTAGTTCTATCAAATCTTAAAGTAATATTATTTTCTCTTGCTGGAGCAGCAGAAGAAATAGCCGATGCTTTTGCTCCTACGCTTAATGATTGGTCCCCTGATCCTGTACTTAATAATTTAACACGGTTAACATCATAAATTGCATCAGTATAATTAGAATATAATGCTACAACAACTGTAGGCACTGTCTCTAATAAATTAACATAATACCATTGATTACTTTCTAATCCACCGATTTGAGTTCCACCGGGAGCAACGTTATACTGCACTAAATCTCCAGTTTGTAATAACGGCGCATACAATATAATTGTATTATATGTTGTACTTACGGCGCTACCTTCAAAAAAGATTACAGTAGAAGGATCAATGATTATCTTAGGTAATACAGCATATCCTTGTCCAGGGTTAATTACATCAACACGCAGCACTGAGTCTAAACTCATTACTGCGGTTAGTACAGCAGGTACAGTTGGTGCAGGATATAATGTAGGATCAATATATGCTACAACTTTAGGAGGTTCAGTATAACCTCTACCACCATCTAATACCAATACCGCAGGGAGATTAATATAAATTAGTTCACCAGGAATATGATTAGTTATTGGTGTACCGTTAACACCCCTAGTTAAGCCAACTAAAACATTTAGATTTCTATCTACTGAGGAGAATCCAATTTGTTCAGTACCAATTTGCACTATACCATTAATTGGAAAGCCTTGTGCATTGTTTACTGACATTTCACCTGAGTTAAGTGCCAAATAAGAAGTCAATGTTGTTATTTGTACACCATCTTGACCAGTTAAACTTACGCCGTAATTCTCAAACCAATTAATATATTCAGGTTCTTGCCATATCGGATCAGTTGGTAAATATTGATTAACATCACTAGGATTACTATACACTAGTTGAGGAGATACCCAACGCTGTATACTTGTATTATACTGTGCGGGCACATCAAAATCAGTTATGTTGCCCTGATAAACATTAATACCGGTATATTTAAATAAGAAATCTTTAATGACTACATGATAAGGTTTAACTTCGTTTAAATAACCCTCTAAGAAGTTTTGATTATCACTTTGGAAAACTTCAATAGGTAACAATTCTCGTATAGTATGCCCAACATCAACAAATGATGTTTTATTTAACCACGGGAGATAATTTTGAGTTTCAATTGTTTCACTAACGATATATTCAAAGAGAAGAATCAATATTCTATTTCTATATATTAATAATTCAGAAGGTAGTTGCTCAGTTAATGCTCTTACTAAGTAACGAGTTTCTTCGCTAGGATATGAATCGTATGGGGTAGTGTCAAAAAAGTTATCACCAAATCCTATTCTTGCTGAAGCATAATCCCAAAGTGAACTCTTAAATTGTATTGTCCCGTTAGTAAGTCCTATTCTTATCCATTCACTATTAGTAAATATGTAAGTTTCAGCTAAACCTATACCATTTGTTGCGACGGTTACAATTGTACCTTCTGTAACACTTAGTGTGGCTAAATCAGAATAGATAGCAACCTGAATTGTAGATTTAGTATTGTCATTATACCTCGGAGCCCACCAATTAATTGTTTCCCAATAATTGGTAGTGTCAAAAAACTCACCTGAAGCATATGTAAATGTTGCATCAGAAATTTCAAAAAGTGGATACTGTTTTACTATTTCGTTTAATGTTTCAAAGAAGTTTTTAACAGCACCTAATCTATTGTAGAAGAAACTTTGTCTGGGTCTAACAAGAACACCAGTCTGCACCGCTAGTGGTAAGAATGGATCAGGTACAACTTGCCCTGAAGTGTCAGTTCCCGATAAACTGTCTAATAATCTAGCATATAATGAGTAAGGTTCTGTTTCACCTAAATATGTATTTGGCAGTCCTGGCAAATAGTCATCGGCAAAATTTGCTCTAATTAGATCGTATTGGTTATGAACAACATCAGTACTTGTTCCAGTGCCAAACCCAATATTTAATACTGAGTCGTTTGCGTTTATGTAATCTCCAGCATTATATAGAGCATATACGCTAGGTAACAACGGGGCAAAGTAACTTATCCCTGAATTTCTTGGATTAGCTATATAGGCAGCAATGATACTATCTGCTAATGTTTTGCCTAAATTAGGAGATATAATACCTGTATCTCTTACCCAATAGAAATATATCGGAGTTAGAGCACCAGCTGGATTAATAATATATTGTATTGAATATTTTGTTGGATCGTAAACAGTACCTGAACCAATATAATTAATAGGTAGTACTTCAGATGTTATCCAAGTATAAACTGCAACATCACTATTAGGGAACAATGTGCCCCAATATTTACAGTTATAAGTATTACTGTTTTGGTGATAGTTAACATAACGAATATTAGTTGTGTTAAACCAAACTTGACCAACTTGTGTTACGCCCCATACCAAATTACTCGGAACAAGATCCCCATTATTATAAGTAGCAGGATCGGTATTAGCTACATAATCAATATTTTCTCTGGCTGCACCTAATATCTTACCCTGCAATGGATCAATGTAATCCATGTTAATTAGAGTTTCATTAGTTTGAGCACTAAACAATTGAATGTTCCCAATACTAGTAATATCAACTACAGGAGAAGAGCTTCTATAAACAGACCAATCTTTCTGATTTAATGTATTAGTATATGTTATTGCTTGACCGTTACTAGGACTAAATCCAGGTGTTCCTATAATTACGGAATAATTATAAAAGTCTAAAGCAGTACCATAGTTTGGTTGTAGACCATATTCTAAATCTTGACTGTTTACGTTTTGAGCATAAACAAACTTACCACAATTTATTAAAGTCTCATTGTAGTTAGACAAATAATCAAACATGTATACCGCACCTGCATTAGGGAAGGTATCTAACCATGTAGTGGTATTGTTATCAAACACAGTGTCATTATCTTGATTTTCATCATCTATAAAATCAAAAGTAGTACTGCTAAATCTTGTTCCAACTGGTGCACTAGCAACAAAGCTACCGTACTCATTAAATTTAACTACAGTACCAAACTGTGTGCGACTATTAGTATGCGGGCATTCTATTGTCTGTGTTTGAGTGAATATGTTTATACCTAATTCACCTAGTGTTGCACTATTAGTTGAACTTAATAATATCTTTTCATTTACCTGTGCTAGATTATTATCAACTAATGATAACATTAACTTGCCATCAATTGCAGTTGCAACAATGTTAGGTATCGCCACTGCATTAATAGCGTTAGCTACAGTAGTTGCATTGCCAATTGGAACAGTGACTAAGAAGCCATTAATTAATAAATTTCTAGCGCTAGTTACATTGACAGTACTAGTGCCAATTATCATACCGTATTTGCCACCGCCGTTGGTGTAACGATATACCGCACCTTCTTTAATTTGTGTAACTAATTCATATGGCGCGCCGACAATAATTTCACTTGCATAGATAGTTGTATCTACACTGTTACCAAAATGTACACCAACTTTTGGAGTATTTTCAGTAGTAAGTGTTTGCATCAATGTAAATTCTTGACCACTTACATTAATAATGTCGCCTGCATTTAATGTACTAGTATATACCAAAGTATTAGAAATGATAGCATAGTTACTATCGTCTACTAAATTTCCATTTACTGAAACATAAATTGGAGTATTTTGTACTATAGTAGTAACTGTAATTGCAGAAACGGTAGCAACAGTTACAGCCGCTGTAGCAAATCTACTAGTTTTAATAGTAATATCACTTCCACTAATTGAACGTACATAATATACTTGATCTGAAACAATTTCTGTTCCTGCTAAGCCTGATCCTGTAAAGATAATAGGATCATTAACAGTAATACCTGATGTACTATTCAATGTTAATAAATTACCAGTGCTATTAGTATCAGTTAATGTTTTTGATAATGAAGTTGGTGTCCATGCTAAATTAAATATTTGCGGAGTTAATGGGACACTATTAGTTTGTACTTGGATATTTTGTACAGCACGATCAAACACATATACATAGCCCCAATTATCTATAGTAACGCTATAATCTTTATTAGGAGTACCAATAATTAAAGTATCACCATAATAGTCTGTCGCTAAAGAATAACCAAAATTATCTCCTGCTACAGTCAATGACAATGCATCGCCGTCTATAGTTGTTACTTTTTGATATGTACTCTTTGTTGCTGTACCTGTACCAGTGCCTACCCCAGTGGCTACGAATGCTGTTCCTATATCATCTGATGTAGCACCCACTGTAGTAAAATCAGTAGTGCCCACTGTTGTAATAATATAAGTTTGTCCTGCAGTAAGATTGGTTACTGGAGTAACAACGTTTGACTTTCTATATACATGTACAGTATTATTATCAACATCAGAAACATAAATCCAATTTGTATTGCCTGATATTGCTACTGCACTACCCCAATTTGTAACTCCACCTGGTGCGGCAATTGCTGCTTGGTACAAAATTAAATCGTCAGATAAAGTACTACTTTGAAGTTGGTATATGTAAATTCTCGGGGTAGTTGTAGGTTCAGAAATTACATATATGTCACTATTATGAGAGATAGTAGAACCAAATGAAGTACCTGAAGTTAACGTTTGTCCTAAATCATAAGCTTGTGTTAAGTCATTGAATGTATAGCGGTACACAGCACCGGCAGTAGCATCACCTATTAAATATCCTAGTTGGCTACTAGTGGCTACCGCACTACCAAACGTCACTGAAGAAGATTTAGTGAATTCATTTTGATATTGATAGTTGATACCTTTTCTATAAACAGCCCAACCGCCATCGGTGTTTTCATCTACCCATACGGTATTTTTGAAAAATTCTGAATCTAATAATGGCAAATCTATAATGTTACTAGGTTGAGCAACACGCTGTGATTGGAATTTAAATCCTACCCCTTGACCAGTAATATTAGTAATAGAAGGGTCAATACTTAATGTAATTAATACTCTGTACTGGTCTACAATTACTGTACTGATATAGTACCCATTCACTGCATCAGAAAAATTAACAATTGCAAAAGGTTCATATCTTGTTAAATTGTGAGGAGTTTTAAATGTAACGGTTGCAGTATCATTTAAGTTGTTACTTACATTTAATATTATACCCATTGACTTAGGAGTAAACACTTCCCAACGCTGTAAGTAATTTGCTAACCAAACATAATCACGAACATAAAATTGTGATAACAACACTACCAAATTATTACTATCCACTGCTAAAGGAAGCTGTGAATAAAAATAAGATGACATCTTGACATCATTGAAGTTAACATAGCCTGCTGTAGGATAAACTGTAGATGGCTCTTGTGATGATATAGTAGGTAATATGTTTACTGTGTTTATAGGTCTACCATAATTAAACAATGAGTATATAGGAACTTCTTGTTGAACACCTTCGTTATATACTCCATTTGTAAGTCCAACTATACTTGGATTTCCAGTCATGTAATTTTGATTAATTTTAAATTGAACAAAATTACTGTTTAAAACTCCACCGAATTCACCTGACTTAATAGCCCAATTTTCGTAAATGTCATAGTCAATGCCACCTTGAGGAAGATTTGCTCCCTTAAATGCATCGGTTGCATTTCGTGTTCCTTTATTCTTAATAAAGTTTTTATAAACATTTACCTGTGTAATATCAGTTAAATCAGCAAGTGCTAAATAGTCTCTTGGACGATACCCGATCAACGAGAAACTTAATAAGTCAGCATCATTTTCTAAATTAGCCTTATTTACATCGTAATACAATGTACTTTCATAACTTCTTGTGCTACTATTAGGTAACAATCCTTTTTGAATTTCATCGTAATCTGTACGCTTCCATTCTAATTCATCAAATATAAGTTTTGGTTGAACTATTTTTAATGCTACCCAATACTTGTTTTTGTACAATATTATTTCACCTTTTGTATAGGTAACAGTATTGTTCCATTCTTTAATATTGTCTTGATTATAAATAAATCCTTGAGCATCAACTGTGCCGTTCCAATCTGCACTCTTAGTACCTCTGACCGTAATACGAGTTTGTCTTAATCCAGTAATTAGGTTATATATTATATCATTGAATAATGTCACATTGTCAAAAACAATACCATGTTCAAAATTACTGATATTAAATTGTGCATAAGAAATAGTATCACCATCATTTAATGCGGTAGCAGTAAACAATGTTTCTTCACGAATAATAGCCAAATCTCTATTCTGAATTGGATATAAATTCTGATTTAAAATAAAATTAGTTTGCTGAATAGTTAATGGTTGTACAATATTACTATCTTTATTAAATGAAATTGTTCTTGCAGAAGGATTTAATGTTACGATACTACCTTCATCCCAACCAGTCTGCGCCCAATATAAGAACTCGGCAATCATTTGATTCCAGTTAATTTCTAATTCATTTTCTTGTTGCTCAAAGGTTACCCCTAAGCTTGTTAACCATGCTCCATAGTTAGATAAAAATGTTGCTACTTCCTGCACAGTACCAAACACGGTATTATATGGAACAATTACCTCAACATCACTGTGATCCTGTGACACTTTAACATTTAAATTATCTATAGTAATACGGTCATACTTACCATTATAATATGGTTTTAATGTTCTGAAATATGTTTGCGTTTGTGAATTACCAAATACTGAAAACCCGTATTGTGTTATTTGTACTATTACCCCGCTATATATTACACGGTTAAATGGTTGATTATCATATAATAAAACACTATAACTTTCATCAGGAATTAATAACGATGCGTTTCTACTGTTTGGTGTGCCTTTTTCAACATAAAATTTTAGTAAAGCTTTATCGCTAAACCCTGCAAGGCGATACACTAACCGTACATCTAAATTATCTAATAGTGTTGTTATATTAGCGGTAGCATCTACTCCTACTTGTTTTTCATAATCAATTATCCAGTTAATATAACTAGTTTTAGCAGTGCCTGAACCATAAATTTCAACGTTGCTTATTACTAAGTGACTTCTGTTATTAACAAGATATTGTCCAAATTCTTCGCTATATTTGTAATTGTCTAAGTCTACCCCTAGGTTGAAGAATTCAGCAGGCTTAGTTAATGCTAATATACGCATTAAATCAAACGGGTATGAACTGCTTCTACGGTAGCTGAATTCAACTGGAGCCTCATCACCAACTTTCCAATCACGTTGGAAAATGTTTGAATTATAGTTACCAACTATATTTCTTAACGGTGATAATAAATTTCCTTCACTATCTACAGGAATCACTTGCAACAATTCAGGTCTAACCGCAGCAGGAATTACAACTGGGTTACCATCATTCCAATCTATACCTTCTGATAAATCTGTCCATAATACTAAGTTGTCACTGGTATAGGGTGCAGGACCATATCTAGTTTCCCACCAACTTGGCTTATTAACAAATCCTAACATCTCCCATGGACTAGTATTCGGAGTTGAAGTATCGTAATAATATTGATACATACCTCTCCAATATCCTTGGTAGATAGATTCTCTATTGATTGCGTTACCACTCTGCCAATAATTGTAAGTAAATTCGTTATTAGTTTGATATATCTGTCTCTTATAATCTAAACGATTTTGTCCTACCCAATTTAAAAACCCCGGACTATATATCTCTAACCACTCGTCAAATGAATAATCAGTATCTCTGAAGAAACCAGGCAATACTTCATATTCTTGTACAGGTACAGCACTACTTAATTTTAAATTATTATAAACACGAGTTTCATATTCTAGTAGAGCCTGATCTCTAAAATCTACCAAAATATTTGTTTCAGGAAAATAATCTCCGTATAATTTGTTATACGAACCATCATGCCCTAATATAAAATAAGTAGATTGTGAATAATTTATGTCTAATGCTACACTAGGAATATATGCAGGGTATAATCCCAACTTAGTTGGTGTATTGGGTACATATGAACCATATGTTTGATTATATTCTTTAATAGTAATAATATCACCGGGCAACAAATCTAAAGTTATTGTCAACGACGGCGAATCTGTACTTACCGTGTAATCTTGATTAATTATTAACTGTCTAGTTACTGTAATATTATTAACTGTCCTAGTTAAGTAAACAAGTACTCCGTAATAATTTGCTGAAGTAAAATCATAAATTCTACTTAATGGATATATACTTACATCTAAACTATTAGCAAATGTGTATGTGTTAGTAATATATGCTGCCTTACTAGGTAGCATATCGCTCCAAAAGAAGGGCTGATTATCCGTTTTGCTAAAAGTAATTTGATCTAGTGCATTATCTAAAATTTCAGATGGTGAATAACGTTGAACATAATCTGTATTATTAACTGTGTCTACTAAAAGTGTTTTAAATTTGATATATTCACGGCTGTTAAACAATAATGAGTTAAACAAATTGTGATTTTGTTTGCGTAAAAATACGCTAGGCAATACCAATGATGCACTATTTTGAATAATGCGGTTGCCCCATGGAACTAAATTACCTAAATCTCTAAAGTTGTTTGAACCAAACACTTGTCCTGTAGTATTTGGGTTGTTATAGAACATACTTCTATATTGCCCGCGAATATCTCCAACGTTAGCTACAGTTATATCTTGATTAAAAGGATTATTATTTAAATTAATAGGTATACTATAATATGCCGTTTTGCTTACTTGGTCACTTAATAATAATATTTGTATTACAGTGTTATCAATAATCGTATCATTTAGAGTCACTACCGTAGAATTACTATTTACAGTTACAGTATAGGTAGTATTATCTTGTATAATATTATTAATATAAACTTCAATAGTAGGCCATTGTGTATCTATAGTATTCATCATTGCGATATCGCAAGTGAATGTAGTTGTGGGATTTAATACATCATACTCAAATTCAAATATTTGATATTGAATACTCGGTGATACTGCTGTCTGCCACCCAATTTGTCTTATATATTCAGTTCGGCTGACTGCTTGATGCACATAACCAGTATTAACATTTTGCGTAATAGGAGTTGAACCTTGCACATAGTTAAATTTATCTAAATTTAATGATACGTCAAATGATATATCACCCACATTATCTACAGAACTATATCTTATTGGAAATCCTAATACAATGTCGTTTATGCCTGCACCAATACCATACGCAAATAATTTATTACCTATGAAAGAAGTACCAACATATAAATCAGTATTACCAAAGCTAATTCCATTATCATCAAATACATCAAACAGTGGGGGTTGATTTACCGTTATTTTCTCTTGCGACTCAATCCATTCTAAGCCATCAAAATAAAAATCAAAACCTTGATTAACATAGCCTCTTAATATTACTGTTCCTTGATTAACTAATACTTCTCCATCAGTTGCTTCAGTTAACGTAATAACTGGAGTAGAGCCACTTATAGAAGAAAATCTAGATACATAAATTTTGTTTTTAACATTTATGTCAGTATCGGCTGCAAATATTATGCGTGATCCATCAAATAGAGCATAATTATCTACAGTAGTGTCAGTACCTATCACTGATGCTACGCTAGTACCGGTAAATGATGTAGAGAATTCCCATTCTATAGTTAAAGTAACGGTCGTAGTTGTGGTTACGATATTGGTAATATATGAATTAGTAGGCAATAAATTTGTAGAGTCTGCAACATATTGCCCTATTTCAAATGTACCCTGAACACTTTCAATAGGAATAACTATAGTGGTAGTAGTATTTGATGCTACTGTGCCAATAACTGCGTCATACCCAGTATATGCTGTTACATCAGGGTAATAATTTTCCTGCCCTGCAACTTGGGAAAATGCATCAGTTGTTCTAAAATCAATGAAGTCTACTGGTGCTTTACCTTCAATGCCGGTATTAAATAACCGCAAGTTAGGATAAAATTCAATTATAGGTCGTTTAGCCTTATATTCTGATGTAGCATACAATGTAACTAATGTAGGATCATTGTTATATTCAGCCGTAGCATTAATTACGTCAATATGGAACCATCTATTACTTCTTGACCAAGCATTACGGTCAATACTATTTCTTGCAATAGTAATGTAATCAGGAGTTACAGGAATATATGAAGTTCCTTCCCAATTACCAATATCCCATGCTGTAGTATCCCATGGTACATATGTACTTGATGTGAAGGGGTCCGGTGATATAAGATTACTCACTGGAATTAATTCTATGCTACTACCAACGCCCTCAACATAATATGCGCCAGTTTTATAACTTGCAGGAATTACATCGCCCTGAAATACTACTTTTAATCCATTAGTAAACACTACACCATTTGTTGCAGTGAATTGCGGCTGACCTAAAATATCAGTTTCTACATCTAGCGTATTCGTTATATTACTATCAATAATACGAATTATACCAACTTTGTTTGCACTAGTACCATCTTGATAGTATAGAGTATCTAATGGGGCACTTATAAACGGAACAATGTTTATAATACCAAAAGCAGTTTTATAAAAAACTCTGCTTATCCATTGTGTACCAAAACTTGCTGTTATTTTCTGATTAGTAGGAATAAGAGAACTAGGTATTAATCTGATTACAGGATCTGTTAAATCTCCTATATATTCTATTGTATAGAAATTTTGGTTAACAGTTGTGTAAAAACCTTCTTCTAACAGTCCTTGATTAGTTGTACCTACTAATGTACCTGCAGCATTTGATAAAGGTACTTGCGCTCCACCAACTGATAATGACACTGAAAATTCAGTAGGACTTGAAATACTTTCTACGAAATATAATGTATCAGGTAAAGTTTCAGAATAGATAGACAATCCACCAAAACCGACTCCTGAGAATACTATTGAATTTCCAACTATTAAATTGCTAGTTGAATCACATGTAATAAGATTGCCGGTCGATGATGTTGCGGTTACATTAATAGTTTCAGTAGCTACTAAATCATTATTGTAATCATAATTTGTGTAGTCAAAGAAATTTGAAGTAAATCCAATTTCATTAGATATGCCTGTATTATAAAATAACACTGTTAAGCCGTTTAACGCAGTAACACCGTCAATACCACCTAGATCACTTAGTCTAGCACCGTTGACTTGATTGAAGGGAATATCGCTTACTACATCAACTAAGTTGTTGCCAGGAAAATTATAATTATTTTGAGCGTCTTTTGGAGGAACTGTGAATGTAACTGTTCCTATAGTTGCACCATTATTATCTACACCGTATACATCTCTAGTTTGTAAATTAGGTTGAGTTGGACTATACCCTGTTACACCAGGTGCACCTTGAATCCAAAATTGACCTGATTGATTAACTGCAAAAGTATATGTACCACCTCTTAACAATGTTAATGTTGGGTTAGTAGTTCCTATCTCAGTTGAAGTAATAGGTGTAATATTATACCCATTGATAACATCAGTTACTAAGTAATCGTTAGTAGCAAATACTGTATCAGACGATACTACTACTTGTTCAGGGCCTTCAGGAATCCAATAGTATTGATTAAAATTAATAATCTTATCTAAATTAGTAAACGAATCCCATGAGTAAAATTGACTATTAAAAAGTCTACTATTATTGTCAGTTAATGCTCCTTCAAGTTTAAGAGCATCAAGTATACCTGGGTAACTAATAAAATCTTGTGCTGTAGATTGATTAGTTTTAGTGAATACTACACCTGGATCTAATTGATAATCTGTTCTTACTTTCGTTGGTTCAGTTACATAATAATCTTTGGCATTAACCCCATATCCAAACCTACTACCTACATAACCTTCAATCGTTTTAGTCAGCGGTTGAGCTACAAGTTGGTCCAAAGTAGCCGCTAAAAATTGAGCATTAGTTGGAGTTTGAAATATTTCTGGTAGAAAGTTTAGGGTGCGGATTCTAGTTGCCATATATATAATTATCTAATTTGTAACTCGGCGGGAGTGAGCGCTGCAATAACCAATACATCATCGGCAGTAGCAGCATTGACGAAAATCTCATATGGCGCACATTTAATTTCATATAGATCGCCAAATGACATTGTAGGATCGTTTGGAACTAATACAGCAGAACTAATTAATTCTCCAACCTGATCATGCAGATAAGCACTCAATTCAGAGAAGTAAAAAGTATCTCCAAAATTCCAATTATTAATATTAAAATAAGCATTCATGGCAGTAAGAACTGCTGTACGAATCTCACTATTACTAGCATTTACGTTATTATTTTTTATAACTTTAATAGTACCTCTAAGGTTAGCAGCCGCCTTAGGTCCAAATAATGGCTTGAATATTACACTGTTTAATATTACGCTGTCAGTTAACATTTTATAATCATTTACTTGCCCATAGTCCTGCGTTAGTTCACTGATAGTTGGTTTAGGTGGCATGGGCACTGTGTTCGTCGTATCTTGAATATATTTTTGATAGTTAGTGTAATATGCTTGTGTAACTACATATAAATCAATAATATTGGTAGTTGCAGGATCAATACGAGTTGTATTGTTACTATTATGTCTATATTGAAACTGTAAACCCTGTCTACCTGGTCTGATTGAATATTGTGGTTGCTCTACTAGTAAGTAGTATGGAGTGGTTACTGTAGTATCCTGCACCGAAGTATAGAATAAGTTGTCCCCATATGCATAGAATAATTGACCTAATGGATAATCATATTTTACAACTTCAATCTGAGTTTTAGTTTGATATTGCACTACTTCTGAGCTAGGAACAAGTTGATAGCGTGAAAGATTAATTGCATCTTCTACTAATTCAAAAAATACATAGATCCCAGTATTTGCTCCGCCGGTTGTATAACCAGTAACCGTTTGGAAAAATGTAGGATTTATTATTAATCCACGATTATTAATATCTGTACTAGCAACTTCAACTTCAAAATCATTAATATATCCATCACTCTCAACTGTTTGACCAATAATATTTACTTGAATATCTTTAGCTAAAGGATAGTTATTACTTGGCTGGGTATTAGTGGCTAATACCTTTACAAAATCTTGTAAAATTTTTCCACTAAAAGGATCATAAACTAACTTGTCTCGGTCAAAAGTAAATCTAGTATCTTGTACACTACCAAAGTAATACTTTAATGATCTATAACTTATTGTATATCTTGTATTACCTAAACTTAAAAAATTGATAAAGTAATTAGCATCATTATACTGTCTAATACTCCAGCGATCTTCTGCAATAGTCAATGCATTATTAAAAACAAGACTAAAATTTTGTTGTAACTCCATTCTAATAATACATTCTTGGATAATAGCATTAGATAATGAATTGTCAAATGCAGGCAGTACAGTAGTTATTTGTGCTCCAGCTGGAACATAACCATTCAATGTAACTGGTCCTGATCCATTACTAAAAGAACCCTGACCATTATTATATCCATCACCGATAACACTTAGTACAGTTGTCCAAATAAAAGTTTGTTCGCTTGGTCCAGGGATACCGGCTACTAGACGATTATTAGCATCAAAGTAATATCCACTCGGCGCAACAAATTTAATCAATGCACCAGGTGTAATATACTTAACGTTGTTAGTAGAATACGTACCAATTGGAATTGACGTTTCAGTATTAGAAACTAAGTTGTAAAAATATCCAGTTAATGAATTCGCATCCACTGAACTAGTTTGCCAATAAACTACTCCATCTCCAGATGCTTGGTTAATAGTGTATTGAGTATAATTTTGTGTGTAGTATTGAGTAGTTCTATTGCTTGATAGTACCGAACCAAGAGTGTCTGTTAAAAAGGTAATAATATTACCGGTGTTGTTTATAGTTAACGATAGATAACCATTGGCATCATCTTGCCACATTGCGCCATCTGTAGCAAATGAATTAATGCTTGAATATTTTCCTGTAGGATCAAGTAAGTCTAAATTTTTACTTACACCTACTGAACTTCTGTTGATAGCTTTAGATTTTATAATAGAACTATATAAGGTATACGGAAAGTTATTATAATCTTCACCATTTACCATACGGTTCTGTGTGTAATACCTAGTAGGAGCTCTTTGTTTAATTTGAGCTAATGGTTCACGAACTTGAGCATTTGATACAGGTAACTGTAGAGCTAATGCTACCGTTAGTATTTGTGTTTTTCCAAATCTATCAACATAATTAAATGATACTGAAATGCCTTGCATTTCATTTGGATCAATAGTATATGTTAATGCATTCCCTGCACGAACATATGCTCTATAAGTTCCTACAGGTATTTGACTGAATACGCCGTCGCCGAACGTATATGCTACTTGGTCATTGAATCTAGAAGCTACCGCAAAGATTTTACGTTGACTTGTTTCAGTTTGAAGGTAAGCATCTGCGTATACATTGTCTACTTTTCTCCAAGCTAATCTTGTACCATTGTTTTCATTTAATTGATATAACCAAGTGTCTGTATTATTAACACCTTGGATATCCCCAATGTTAACAACTTGATTAGAAATTTGTTGTTCTAATATAAAATCGTAATTTTGTAATGTCCCTTGCTTAAAATAAAAGAAATATCCGGTGTTAGGACTACCATAGCCTAACTTGTCATTACGATATACCATATTAAATGTACCTGTTGGTGCAGGTGGTATTTCGTAAACATAATCTTCATCTACACTGGTAACACTTACTAATTCAAAATTCATAGTAATACCATCTATCGTGCTAGTGAATGGCACGATTGGCAAGGTATCCTGAGGAATTTTTAATGCGTATTCACTTGTAAGTACACCCAACAAGTCTGCTACGTTACCCGGGCGACCTACTCTTTGAGTATTAACTAATGCTGCATTTATAATTGTGTTGAATTGTTCTAACCAATTTGGGTTAGCAGGGTCATTCCATAGTATAGGAAGATTTCCTAAATTGATTCCATTAAGGTCGTTGATGTTCTGTGTAGTTTGTATGCTTATAACTTTTAGAAAACCCTGTCCGGCTAAATTGCGCTTTGGATTATAGCTAACCAAATTGGCTAACTTGATAACGCTATCTCTGCGTTCTGCTGTATCAATAAAATTTTCACGGGTATTTAAGTCATTGCGGAACGCAAGACCTTGCCCCATAAAAGCAACAACGTCTAATAGAGCAATGAATTCTGAACTTTCAATATAGTCGTTAAAAGTTTCAGGGTAGTATAGACGCAAATAGTCAATAAAGCTTTTACGCAAAGTTTCATAGTCATAACTACGAAAGTCTGCTTCTCTAAATGTTTGGTAAATTGCTTGCCAATCATTTACTCCAAATAATGCTGATTGCCGTGAGCTGGTAGCCATATGTTTTCTCTTTTAAGTATTTATCATACCTAAAACCTCGGGTTTTTAAGAATTATTGAATTAAAATCTGCGAAAGATTGGTATCTGCAAATAAACTAAGAACTTGAGCTTCATTGAACGGGGCCACTGCTATTTCAACTTCAATTAATATACCAAGCTCTTGCGGGAAAGCTATCACACTGTTTACTATTAGTCTAGGGTCTAAACTAGCCACACGTTGGATTTCAGTCTGTAATTTAAATTGTGTATCATTAGTATTGGGTTCAAAAATAAATGACCAAAGAGTAGTTCCATATCCAGGCTGACCTACTTTTTGTCCTTGCCTAATATTTAATGCGTTTACAAAATCTTGTATTACTAAAGGTTCGTCTACTAGTCTAAACTTTTTACCTACAGTATTTTGCCGAACAATATTACCTGTTCCGCCATCATTGCCGGTAGGGGCATTAGTAGTTTTAGGTAAATTGGCACCTAAAGTGCTGAATCCTATATATTGTGGCATAATGTATTTATGTCAACGAAGATAGCTCTTGGCTCTTGGCTTCAAGTTTAGCAACTAAATCTAGTACCTTTTCTTTAGTAGTTTCTAGTTGAGGATCGCCTGGTGGTAATGATTGTTCGGCCGCTTCTAATTGTGATTGAGCTTGTTTTAAGTCTATAGAAAGTGTAGCTACCTCTGAACTTACCATAGTAGATTTTGTAACTTTTTCCTGCGCTGCTTGTAGTGCTGCTTTTGCTGCACTTGGAATTTCGCCGGTAAAGTTTGGTTTAGGTATTTTTGGATCACCTAATAGTGAACCTATTTGTGCGGTAATTTCACTTCTATCAAAAGTGTTTGATGCTACTGTTGGGAGTTTAACAGGAGAAGCACCAACTGACGCAAGTGATGACATTGCTGCATTTATCTCAGCCGCAGCACCCGGGGGTAGGCCACTTAGTGCCAATGATGAAAGACTACTAGAACCTGATTTAAGCTTGTCTAATGCACCACCGAGTTGACCAGCAATATCAGGTATACCTCCAGTTAATCCGCCGGGTATGCCTGCTGTTAATGCTGTTAGAGGATTACTAAATGCTGCTGCTGTGCCGGCAAGACTAGCCACAGTAGATAATGCTGATGCAGGATTACTTAATCCTACTGCACTAGCAACACTAGTGGCGCCGCCTGTTAAACTAGACAATCCTGTACCACCTATAGCAGATGCTAATTTTCCAATTGGACTAGATGCTATTGCATTTGTCACGCCGCCGGCTATTCCTTGTATTCCCGCAGTAGCACCTTGCAAACTTAACTGAGGTGATATATTATTTTTTGCAGCAGACAATGTAGTAGACACTAATGCTCCTACGGCTAATGCAGCAGGTAATGCAGCGGTCAATGAATTAGCTGATTTATTTACTACACTAGAAATAGATTTTTGTCCACCGGGTAGATTGGAGATTCCACTAGCTAGTGCGGATATTCCGCCTAATGCTGTGTTCAATTGACTAGCTCCACGCACCGCATTTGCAGTTGCATTTAGTGAGCCAGCAATATCAGTAGCTTTTGATAATTGTGTTCCTGCCTGTAATATTCTGTTAGCACCTGATAGTGCAGAGTTAACTTGTTTTGAAATTTGAGAAACATTTTTATTGCCAGTCGCAGATCCTACGCTACCTATACCACCTATTATGCCCGTTAACCCACGGAATGCAGCAGCCGGTGTAGTAGCAGAAGAAAGCACACCTATAGCATTTACCGTACCAGACAATGCACCAGTGATTTTACTAGTACCTGGACCCCCTATTGCCCCGATAGTTGACAATGCCCCAGTAGCAGATTTAATTAAATCACCTTTAGAAACTGCATCAGCAGTTTTTAATGCGTTTCTTGCAATGCTGAATAAGTTTTGTGGGATACCTACTTTTAATGGTTTAAGAGTACCTAATATCGCCCCAAACGCCTGTGCTGCGGGTCCTCTAGATGCACTTATTATTGCATTGTTTAATCCCTGTAATTGATTCAACGCTTTAGACGCTTCAGCAATTGACCCAAGGCCGCCTGAAACTGTTTGAGCCAATCCAGCCGCTAAGTTGCCTGCCTTTAATGTGCTAGTAATAGCACTAGAAGTGCTAAGTAGTGCTTTTGCTGAACCACCTGCACCCAATGCATTTGATAAATTAGCAGCAGCTCCTAATGTTTTTCCTAAAGAATTTATAGTGCTAGAGCTAACTAAAGAACTCATTGTGTTAAGTGTAGCCCCTACACCCGCCGAAGCACCTGCCATTATTAATCCTGCTGTAGCGACCGGACTTTCTTTTCCTGTAATTACACCTGCACCTGTTAAGGCAGTTTGAGCTTGTTGGAAAGTAGTTACTTTAGCGTTGACTTGAGCAGGGATATTACTAGTCAATGCCTTTAAATTTTCTGCGCCAGGAACACCTGTGAATAAATTGTTAGTCATTGCAGCCTGTACATTGGATCCACCTTGTACTAAACTGTTAACTAAAGTTGCTGATCCTGGTTTTAATATGCCAGCAGATTCTAATTGTGCAGGAGTTTGCGCCAATGCACCCACTGCCGCAACCGGTCCTTGTGAAGAAGATACAACGCCTGCGCCTGCTTGAATCGCTCTACTAGCCGGCCCTTCAGCCACAGTTGTTGCCGATGCGCTAACCATTGCTCCAGTAGTATTTGAATCCATCGTACCACTGGCAGCAGTTACGGGAGGAACTGTAGCAATAGTCGCCGGTGTTGCGGGTGCAGCAGTAGTGGATGCAGCCGCTGCGGTATTAGTTGCTTCTACAGCTGGACTAGGAGCAGGAGGTAATTCAGAACTTGCACTACTACTAGTTTTAACATCAACACCTTGTCCTGCGTTTGCCCACGGAGAGTGTGCAGGTGCTCTGGACACAATAGTTTGTAATTTACCAGGTGCGGCAACATATCCTTTTGATGAATCATATAATGTGTCAGTCTGTGCTAAAATAGGTATCGCAGGGACAACCTGTGGGGTAGTTGAAGTAGCTCCTGTATTTAAATTTACCTTATCGCCATTGACATACATTACGCCGCCACTAGCATATGAGCCTTCGCCGCCTGCTGCCATACTCATTGCACCATCTACTTTGTGTGTAAACGTGCCCATAGTATAAACACTATTATTTGTGCCTACTTTTTGAGAAGTAGTTTTCTCAGATTCAATATTAATATCTTCAGCTTTAATGTTTAATTTTTTCTTAGCATTAATGTTGATATTATTATCTGCGTGTAAATTTAAATCTCCTTGAGTTCTAATATTCACACTGTTGGTAGAGTACATGTCTATTGTACCCTCTTTGCCTAATTCAATATAACTTTGTCCATTGCTATGAATGATGAAAAGTGTCTGTGCATCATCACTCATTAAAATTTGATGACCAGCAGCACTGCGAATTCTTATAAGTTGGTCCTGTCCTAAAATGTCACCGTCATCTAAAACTATAGAATGACCGCCACGCCTTGCTACTACTACCAATCCTTCATCTGCTGCACCACTAGTGGCTGCATCTACAATAGTCGCATCATCATAACCACCGTCATAAATAGGACGTCCGGGAGTACTTACTCCCCAACCAACTCTACTTGGACTTTCACGTTGTGCGCTGCTACTAATAGCTCCTCTAACAGGGTCTCTAATTAAACCCTGTTGGTTAAGAATCATAGCACTATAGCTATGAACTGGCTTGGGTTGCGTTAAGAAATCTGCGGTATCTGAAATTGATTCATTATTGGTATTAATGTTAGTGACGGGCAATCTAGTTGCACCACCATAGCCTTCTGCTTCACCCTCGGTGTTAGCAATAATATTTTGACTGGCTCCAATTGCGGGCACCATATATAATGCTTCAGGCTTGGGCACACATCCAATCCAATATCCATAGTTAGGGTCACCGTTGATAAAGATACATATAACGGTTGTGCCTAAGTCAGGTGGACTATACCACATACCATATGAACTTGGATTCGCTTTATAATCTCCGAACCCTTCAGTAGGGGCTTTGGGTGTTACAAACCCGTAAAAAGGCGTCATGTACGAAACTGTTACCCAACTTTCAGATTCATCAGGGTTGTCATCTCCCAAATCACTTATATAGACTTGTAGTCTACCAGACCTAGTAGGGTCTATATTATTTTTAACTACGCCAAGTACAGGAACTTCTCTGGTTACACCTCCACCAGAATTTGGTTTACTTGATTTTGTAGGCCCTAGTGGTTTAAATCCATTTTCCATATTAATTTTCCCTGCCGGCGCCTGTAGTTGGAGTAGTACCCGATGATAGTTGTTCTAGACCACTATCATCATTAGCTACTGGTCCATTTTTAGTGTTAATAGTTTCTTGGTTATTAACTACAGTATTTCTTGTAGGATTATTTAGATTGCCATTTGTATCCCTATTAGGCGGGGGAGAATCCGATACTAATCCAACTGGAGCTTTTGAAGCTAACCTCTTTGTTTCAGCATCACTTTGATTTTCTTGTGATCTAGCTCTATCATCTGTTTCTCGTTTAGAGCCTTCATATCCTTGATCAAATCCAAAAGTATTAATAGCACAATTTAATTCTTGAGTAAATTTGCCATTTCTAAACATATGTGTTATATCAATCACTCTGAAACTAATTCCCGTAACTTTCTTTTTAATTTCAGGTGGATAATCCCACAATAACAAATCTTCGTTAATACGCAGCGTTCCAGTACTATGGACATAGTCTAATGCTTCTTTGAAATCTATTTCAATAAATACCTGTCCTGCATTAAAATCTACTCTAAAATCTGTTCCCTGAAAGGGCGTGTATAAAGCTGGATCACCTGGAGGCTCACCTGCTAACCAATCAGGGTCGCCTAAAATTTCAATCTTAGCACTTGCCCAAGCTCCGGGTTCATATAAACTAGTAGTAACGCTATTTTGTGCTTCATATCCTACATCTAATTTACCTTGTCTAGCAGTAGATTGACGTTTACCTTGTGTATTAATTGGAACATCTGCGCCGCCGCCAGTAGACTTTGAACTAATACCATCTGAACCCAAGCTTACTGTAAAATAAGCATTGTTAAGTGTTTGTTCATATTTTATTACTTCAGTATTTTTACCAGTATACCAATAATCATATCTTTTCACTGGGCCATAATACGGAGTAGTTCTATCAGCATATGCAGAAAGTATAATGGGTATTTCATAAGGAACAATGATATATGTAATTTTATATGCAAAATCTTTTAATAAAGGATCCCATGCTGCTTCGGTCAATACACTGGATATATTATACCAGCGTAATTTTTTGTTTGATTCATTTTCTATTGCTTCTTGATCCCCTG